TTGAAGTGGTTCGTATTCTTGACCGTTTGAATCCCGATCGCGATGAAACGGGTTTCTTGTTGTCTAGTGGACGGACCAGTGGTCGTACACATGGATTTGAATCATTTCGTTTAATTTCTCAAGAAGGTTATAACTATCGTCTTCCGACTCACTCGCGTCCTGCAATGGAAGCGATCGTTAATGATCGTGAGGCTAATGCAGCACGAAAAGATATCTTTGATCAAGTTACCAAACTTGAATCAGATAAGTTAAGGCTTCAGGAAGAATTGGAAAAGCTGGATAAATCCAAAAAGGAATATGCTGAACGCAAGAAAGATCTTGAAGACAAGATCAGGAAAGCAGATGACAAATCACTAGAATTGAAAGAAATAGGTTCTAGTCAAGAAATCGATTTAGATACTTTAGTCAATCTATCAGTAGGACGTCTTATCAACATCAAAATCGTCTATACCAAAGATGATACCAAAGAACAACGTGGGGTTACTGTTCCGATCAGTATCCGTTTACTGGTCAGTTCTATACCGAACGAATCAATCGCTCGCATCATGACTTATCAAGATCGTGATAACTCTCTGGTCGAACGTATCCACGATGCTCGATCGGGTCGTATCGAATTCATCCGTGATCTTATTCTCTGTCAAGATCTCATTGACGAATATAAGAAAGCTGTTATTCAAGATCCGACGAATGTTCTGTCTGAAATTACACGTCGTGCAAGCAATAGTAAGAAGTATGGTCTTCTGACTAAGAATCCATCGTTGGTTGCGGCTTCATCTCTATTTGTAATTTCGGATGCAGTAGCTCGCGATATTGAAGGTAAGTTGGGTGGTAAGCTCAGCAATCCTCGTATTCGTGAGAAAGCATTTGAAAACACATACGCTATGATCATTACAGTGGTCAGCGAAGAATGGGAAACCGTTACATTCTACACACGTGGTATTGCACGGGCAGCAACGTTCGGCTTCAAGGAGCTGGAAGGCAAAACCAAGGGTACTGGTCCAGATATCGGCGATATCATGAAAGCATTGACGGCGGGTCAACCGCCTTCATTTTAACGAACATTCAGGAGCTTATCTTCATGTTGAGCATTACCAAATATCTCAAAACGCTTTTACCGCATATTGAGAAAGATCAGATTCTCGAAGATCTTAGAATCACAGAAACAGAACTCCAGAACATCGTATTACCAGCTTATGCGGATGCGGCTGGTTTCTTTTCCAAGGACAAATTCAAATCCAAAGAAAATCTTTCAATTGATAGTCAGATTCGTTCGATTCTGAAATCAACATCGATGGGTCGTCTTCCGACTTTCATTAATGAGTTCAGTGCTCGTCTAGTTATGATCGAAGCCAATATTGGAATCTTGATCAAAATCGTTGATCAAGAGATCGGACGAGATGTCGTTACAGATGGTGTCAGTTCCAAGAAAGTGGTTCTGATGCGTATCACTGAGAAAATGTCTTATATTTCTCGTTATAGTCTTGACCTTCTTAATCTCGTTTACATGAACGAAGCTTCTGAACTTGGAGTGGATGTTGGTGAGATTAAAATGTCACCAGCTGAGATCGCTAAAGCCAAAGGTGCTATCGGTAATCTTGCTCGTCTTCTTCAGTCTTACGGCATTGATGCCAAGCAGTTTGAGAAGGAACTCTTAAATGCACCGGATCTTATCCTGAGCAAAGGTGATAATCAAGACCTTGAATCCATGTATTCTGATACAGAATTGGATCCGATGTCATCTCCTCTTCTCCAGGGTTTTACTGGTAATCCGATTTATCATATCCGAATGGTCGTTGCTGAATGGCAATCCAAACGTTATAAAGTTAGTCAAGATAAGAAGAAAGTTCTTGAACTTCGTCTTCTACATCTGAACCTTCTGAAAGATAAGCAAGGTACGAATCCACGACTTGAGCAAGAAATTGCTTACAATCAAAGTCGTGTGGCTAAACTTGATCGTTATCTGGTTGAAGTGGAACAAGATCTGGGTATCGCTGCATAACCATGCAAAAATATCCGATTCTACGATCTGGGTTTGTCAGTATGACCGATGCGGGTCTGAAACAACCTAAAAGTTCTTTTGATGGTCATGCAGCAGCAATTCTGGGTAAAGAACGCTTAGAACCTGATGACGAACATTTCTATAATGAGAATGTACAGAAACTATTTGTACTGACCCTCAAAGAAGCTAATCTTAATATTCTAGATCGTTTTGAAGTTCAAGAGAATATTCTCAAAGCTGCAGCACAAGCTTTTGGAACTAAGAACTTCTGGGATTGGATTAATTTTCAATCCAGTAGTCCAATCGTCTCATCTGTTCATCAGGCTTTCATTATTGAAACTCTGAGATATATCAATGGTACTCCTCGCAAGACACATATCCAGCAATGGATTCGTTTGCTGGAAGCAGGTTCTAGTCAAATGAAGAACGCTATTCGAAATGAACACTATTTCGAAGAACTTCGTAAACTACGCGAATCAAAAGCCATTCCAGCTGACATGTCAGCTGTTTTTACTAAATGGCTTCGTCAAGAAAATGGTTACTATGATTTCATTTGTAGTATGGCCGCTATCTTTGGCAATCGTCGTACATTAGCTTTAGCGAGTTAATTTAATCATGAAATTATTTAACAGTAATGATTTCAAACCGTCTCTAGAAGAACTAGAGATCGAGAAGATTGTTAATAAAGATGAACAACTAGGAAGCTTAGCTTTCGATGAACTCTATGATGAGCCGGAAGCTGAAGTGAAACAAGAAGATGTGACAAATAAGGAAAACCCTGAGCCAGCAACGGATGCGGCTCAGGGTTAACCTTAAATGTCGACAACATCAGGAGAACGCGTATTGTGAGACAATGAGGTCTCAGATACCGATTCTCCTGATGTTATTAAAATAGACAAATATGTTTAAAATAATATCAAAATACTTTAGTTGTATTTAGAAATTACCTGATATGGTGTGAAGTGGTACGTTAACCGCGTTCCATTATGGAGTCGTTCTCCTTATGAACGAACATTCGAATGTTGTTATCTCTCTTGAAACTGGAGTCCAGAAATGGCTAAGAAGTTTTTTGTTGCACTCGAAGAAGAAGCTGTTGTGGAAGTTACGCCTGAAGTGACTTCCGATGAGGTTCTCGAAACCAAGTCAGAAGTTGAAGAAACTAACGACGAAATGGCCGAAGTTGCTACAGACGTCGAAGAGCTGCAGGCAGCTATCGAAGAAGGTCTGGAATCCGGAGAAACCCTGGTTGACCTCGGCGGTGCCGTTGAAGCGAAGATCGCTGATGGCGAAGGTCTGTCTGAAGATGCCGCGAAGATCGCGGAAGTTGCTATCGAATCGATCCGTGTCCGTCTCGGCATGCCGAAGAGCGTCGGTCGTATTCCGTCCATGGAAAGCTTCAAGGCTCCGCGTCGCCGTCTCGAAGCCTCTCGTGTTGCCCTGGAAGCGGGTGTCTTTGACACCATCAAGAAGATCTGGGCCAAGATCGTCGATTTCTGCAAAGCGGTCTGGGAAAAGATCTTGGCCCTCGTAGGTAAGCTGACGAAGAGCTATGCGACTCTCGAAAAGCATCTCGTGGCTATCAAGTCCAAGGCAGAAGCAGCGACGGGTGAACCGGCAGAAGCTGAACTCAACAAGGGCGGTCTGGCCAAGTTCTTCTCCATCGGCGGTAAGGCTGATTTCGACACAGCGAAGAAGTCTCTGGAAATCGCCGGCAAATTCGAACCTGCATGTAAGAAGGTTATGAACATCATTGCAAGCAAGGCGAATTTCGCCGAAATTGCCGAAATGTCGCCTGAGAAAGCTGACGAAGAACTTCAAGCTTGTTTCAAGATGATTGCAGAAGGATTCAGTTCATCTGGTATCGTCGCTGAACTACCAGGCAACACCATGTTAGTGGTGAAGACCGAAGGTGGTAAGTTCGACATCGAGTTCGAAGCTGGCAAGGAATCGGCGAAGATGATCAAGGCTCTGACCAAGGACGAGATCGTTTCGCTCCTGGATATGGCCATCGCTGAAGCCAAAGCTGGCCCTGAGCTGAAGTCGTCGGCTGAAGATGCTGACAAGACTTTGAAGGCCATCATCACCGCTGCTGAGAAGATCATGGCCGTATTGAGCAAGGGTGCAGATCCTGAAAAGGGTAAGTCTGTGAAGCAAGCTTCAACGATGGCCGGTGCGGCAACGAAGATTGTGAGCAAGCTCAGCGGCAAGCTGCCTGTTCTGCACTTCCAGACGGTCAAGATGGCAGGTGACTATGCGTCAGCTGCTCTCTTGAACTTCAAGAAGGAAGAAAAGAAAGAAGAGAAGAAGTAATCTCTTTTTTCTGAAGTGAGAAAGAACAGCCACTCCTTCCTTCTATAGGAAGGAGTGGCTTTTGTCATGTAGTAAACAGCGGAGCATCCATGGATGATTTAATTCAAAACTCATCTGAAGATCTAAATCATTATGATTCTTATATTGATGAAGGTCTTGAGACGATTGATACATTGGAACAACTTCAAGGATTCGTAGTTGGTAAACGAATCGCTCAAGAAAGCTTAACATCAAATGAAATGACTCTAATCGATATTACGATGAAGTCAATTCATGCTCGTCTTGGTATGTCAGAAGTCAAACAGTATTCGTTGGCCATTGAGAGTTTTGGTTCTGAAGACCAACATATAACTCTGGAAAACGGAATTGTTGATACTTTAAAAGCTATCTGGGAAAAGATCAAAGCATTCTTTGCTGCTTTTATCAAGAAAGTCAAAGAACTGTTTGATCGTCATAAAACAGAACAAGCTGAAGTTAAGACTAAAGAACTTGAATCAGCATTAGGAGTAAAAACAAACAGTAAGATGAAATCTCCTAAGATTCAAAATCATTCGTTATCGAATTGGTTTGGTCTTTATAAGGAAGTGGATTCTATAACTGTTTGGGCCATCGGTGACAGTGTCCTACAAATGTCTAAAAACTATACTCGTGTCATTGATATTTTCTTGGCTGGGTTAAACCATATTAAAGGTATAACCGATCTGGAAACCAATATGGATTATCTTGATGATCTTGAGAAGACGATTGCTGATCATTTTGGTGATGATTTAAAATACAAGAATTGGGGAAAATCCTCAATGACACAAACTGGAACTTATTACAGATATTTTCCTGGAAACGATGAATTTCGTGTAATAGAAAATGATAAAACTGATTATAGTAAATTCAGTTTTTATTTTACGAAATCGACAGTTGAAGATCACAACAATGCTCAAGAGCAAGATTGTGAAGCAATGAATTTAAAAGAAATTGAAAACATGATTAGTCTTATCCAAACGTTTGTAGAAACTAAAAACAATCTTGGTAAGAACATTCTTCATATGGAAGAAGCTTCTAAGATCATTAATTCCATTATCGATAATATCCGTAATGAAAACTTCTACACTAAAACAGATGACATTCATGCTCGTGATCATAAAGTGGGTACTAAGATTAAGTTCATTGAAAGAATCTCTCACTTATCAACGAACTTGATGAAAACTGGTGTTCGTCTTGGTGGGTACATCGACATAATGATCCAAGGTGGTATTACTTACGCCACTCTGTCTGAAAAGAATCTCGTCTAATTACACACCACTCCAGAATGTTCTGGAGTGGTGTGATTTGTATTTTGTTTTGATAACATATACTTTATGTGAATTTCCATCTCAGTCAGGAGTTCTTGTTATGACAAATATATATTATAATCCGTTTGAAGGCATTCCCCCTAGCATCTCACAACAGTATCGTGAAAGAGCATTGGCGATTATTCGAGTGGTAAAAGAATCAACTACCGATCCATTTACAGAATCGAAACTATACCAAAGTGTAGAACAAGAACTACCGGTCTATTTTGAACCATTGTACTACTTTGGTTTTCTTTATACCAATCTTCAACAATTTCTATTATCACTTCAGACGTCTGGTTTAGATGAAGGAAATAATTGTTATCGATTTGAAGCTAATCATTTACATCAAACGGTAATAACAAAAGTAATGTGTCTACATAAAAGTTTCAAGAACAATGAACTAGCTCTAGTATTTCGTATTTGGTGTATCAAGATATGTGAGCAGATTTTAATCGATAACGATTGGGAAATTAAAAAGATCGAGTCCGTTGATTCTGAAACCAATTTGACTGGACTTATTTACATCATACAAAAGAAAGAACAACAGTATTGTTGGAGTAGTCATCAACATCATCTTCATCCAAATGGATCTGGAGAAACACGACTTTCCGATTAATTATTAAAAGGAGTTCTATAGATGAACACTGTTTTGTTTCTAGATTTGGAGGGAACGATCATTGACTCGTGGTCAGATCGTAATATTCTTCATAGTAAAATCGATTACATCAAGAAATGTTTAATTCATCAAAGAAAGAATATATTTTCTGATAACATCACAGAACTAGGATTGTTTTCTTATGCTATCGATGATATTGATGATTTGATAACATTTAAAATCAAACTTCAACAAACAATCGAACATGAGTTAGATCTTAAATTTAATCCTAATTACATACTAACCAAGAAAAAGATTCAGCAGCTGTACACGAAAGTCAAAAAAATTCATTTTAAAGATTATTCTGACTTTAATGATTTCTGTGGTGACAAAATGATGACTTTCTTTTCCATTGCTCACTCTTTGCTGGAATCATCTGTTTCCAATGCAATATTGATCGATGATGCAGTCGGTAATGCAAATATGGAATTCTTTCGTGGTACTTTCTTTAGTGATGACAAATTAACACTGACATTGAAGACTCGTAACATCATCACGAGTTATGATTGTTTCTTGGCCAATATTGTGTCTGGTGGTAAAATCGAAGTCAAAGATTTAGAATTATTATTTTGATGAACAGAAGACCTTAGATAATCTAAGGTCTTTTTTTTTTGTTTTTATATATAAACAGAACATCTTGTGATCAAATACACCAACCGAGTATTATCATGCCCATCGCTGGTTTCAAACCAAATTCACAACATAAGACCAAACCAGAATTACCTAAAACCGCACCAGATGACTATAAAGGTGTAGTCGTCGATGACAAATATCATGCATTACATTCCTTAACTCGCTATGTAGAAGGTTATCCTCTTACAATCACTTACTACGGTCAGATCTTGGGTGAGAACAACGATCCTCGAGAAGTAGATCCTGCTCAATCTGGTGTTTATCAGTCTTATATCCAAATTAAGAATCTGGATATTCGTGTTGATAAACCATTGGAAATGGATTATAATTCTGATAGCGGATTAAGCGTGATCGTTGGTTCTGCTAATATTTATCCAGATATTACTCCGAATACTTACGATTACTTTACCACTGTAACAACGCGTGGTAAATTAGCGTTATTCAGAATTACAGATGTAACACGTATGAGCATGAACCGTGATAGTGTTCATAAAGTCGATTACCAAATGGTTGGATATACGGATGTAACAGGTAATGCTCAGACTTCATGGAACAGTCTGTTAGCAAAAGTTAAGAAGGTCTATTTTTTCAGTGGAGACCGTTTAGCTGAAGGATCAAACCCTCTTTTAAAGGAAGACGAACATAATTCAATTGATGAATTGTTTCGTGATTATAATCGAATTGTAGATTATTATTTTACTACTTTTATGAATCGTACACATCAGACTTTGGTGCTTCCAGGTCAGCCTGGTGCAGTTTATGACAAATTCTTAACTGATTATATTTTGAAGATTGTGAGTGTTCAGGATCATGAAGTTATTCAAATGGTCAAGAAACTTGGATCTGATCAAGATCGTTATATGGAGCAGCCTCAGTTCTGGCGAGCTATCTATGATCGTAATCCTTTATTTATTTGTCAAGCAAATAAGTATATGGGGTTGACAGATCGTCGGCAATTTGTAAGAGATACATATATCGCTGGGGCTGGGCTTTCTACCATTGATAAATATGTCTATCCATTACAAACTGATACATCAGTTGCAATACCTGGTGATCCTTATCCAAAACCTTCTATGCCAGGTCTTCAGGAAACTGTAGGTCCTAATGGAAATATTTGTTCTAAAGGAACAAATACTTTTACAAGTGCAACAGGTGATGTTATTATCTATAAACGAGTTCTCTGTGATTTGTATTATGTTCTTTCCAGAGATTTCTATGACAACGAAGATAATTGGTCATTATTAGAAAAAGTGACTTGGGATTATCTTAACGGAAATGCCTGTCAGTTAAACGAATTAACTGCATTAACAAAACAATATTACTCACTCTCTCGTCTGGAACAGTTCTATTACGGACCACTTCTTATGACATTTATCAAAGATACACGTTACGCACAATACACAGAACGGTAAATACAAATGAACATGATCGGTTCTCGATACGAAGATGCTGGAACTCGAACACCGACGATGACAGATAGAATATGGACCTGGCGTTATAAATGTCGTATACCTGTCTTTCATTCTCGTACAGTTGAAGATGTTCGACGGAATGGTGTTATTGTAACAGGAGATAAGAAACTTGATCAAGATTTGAAGGACGATTGGTTATCTCGTTATATGACCATTAACGATATGATAGAATTCTTCAAACGTGACGTGCCTGTTAGGGTCATAAACGTTAAGGACACGAAAGATATTTACGATACCATTCAAACTCACCTCATGCAGTGGCTTGAGAATATTCGAGTTGGTATGAATGTTCGTGATGCACCTATCGATGATCTTCTTAATATGGATAGATTTGCAGCATTAGTCTATCCATATGCTAAACACTTTTTTACACCTGAAACACTTCAGTCAGAATTAGCAAGAAGTATGTCTGATGTTCAGCGTGTTAATATGACAAACTTCTTTTCTAACATCAATGGTTTGTCTGCATTATCAACGACCGTAAATCCTAATAGTGGAGTTTCAGAACCCATCAAACATGAAGATCGTAGAAGCTTTAAAGAAGGGTTTAAAGCTTCGATGAATAACAATACATTCAGGGAATATTAAACAATGGACGTTGCCAAATGGCAAAGTAGTCCGGTCTATATCACAGTTAGAGACATTGTGAGTGGACCGGACGTTTCCTATAAGTCTCGACTCAGTGCGATATTACATACAACCACTCAGGATTATCCAATCTTTAAAATCTTATCAGAAGACTTTGTTCGTGATTATCTATTAATGATGATGGATACCGTTCAGATCAAAGTTATGATTCCGATGGGTGATTACGCTTATTTGATCTATCCAAATAAGGACAATCTTGAACTTACTGTCACTAAGACATATTTACAATCTATAGGTGATAGTGAAGATGCTGATAAGCAAATTGAACAAGTTCGTTATAAATGTATATTGGATACAAAAAGTCCATCTTTTACTACGAATGATCTTGGAAATTTCTCTCAGCAATCTATGAATTCTACTCAGATCCTAACGATCAAATTCCAGCTTATGGATCGTAATGCCGAACCTCTTCGAGTTAAGATGGTTCAAGGAATCTTTCGTGGTATTACAGCGAAGGATTTGATCACTTCTGTTTTACTTGGAGAAGCTCAGAACATTCAAGTAGATGGTGCACCTGTTGTATCAGGACTTGATCTCGTTCCTCCAGATAACACAGCACCTTTTAATCAAGTTATTTTAAGTTCCGGTACTCATATTTGTGAAGTTCCTAACATACTTCAACAGAAGTATGGTGGTATTTATAAATATGGGTTAGGAGTTTATTATCAACGATATAATAATAACACACCTACATGGTTTGTTTATCCTCTTTATGATTTCGATCGTTTCGATGGTGGACGTGAACAGAATGTGGCAATCTTTTATTTTGCACCACCAAAGTTTACGAAGAATATCGAACGAACTTATAGAGTTAATGGTAGTTTGTTAGAAGCTGTCATTACTACAGATAAGATCCAGGTCAACACAACGGATGTTACACAGTTAAATGATGGTGTAGGGTTTCGAATGCTTGACCCTAACGCTATGATGAAGAAACCTATTGAAGTCGATGATACGGGTGCTGCCATCGGTTCTCGTGCTCGTCTTAATCGAGAAGTAGGATATATTGATCGTGGTGATGGACTTAATTATACACCTGTTGTTAGAGACATCTCTTCTAATCCTTATCATGAAATTTCGAAAGTATCTGCTAGACAAGCAACAGTTATACATTTTGCTTGGGAAAACTCAGATGAGAGTTTGCTCTATCCAGGTATGCCGTGTAAATGCGTCTATATGCAAAACGATATAATCTGTGAAGTCAAAGCGACTTTATTAAATGTTCATGCGACCCGTAATCGACAAGGAACATTAGGTGAACCTGATCGATACGCAACAAAATGTATCATTGCGGTTGCAACCGAACTTAATATCCAACTTCCCGATTATGACTCTGATCAGTCATTTAGTCCAGGATCTAATTAAGAGGTCATTCTTATGTGGAAACGTTTACAGTTAATTCTTAAATCACTTCAATTCTCAAAACGAATAGAAGAACAAGAAGTCAGTACAACCGTTGACGATACTCAAAATGGGGATCGTACTGTTTTTGATAAAACTCGAGTGGATGAACTTTTAAGGAAATGTGATCTCCTTGAAAAAACATCTGATAACTCTTAACCTAAAGGAAGATCATGGCAACTAACGTTGTTCCTCAGTCCGAAATTAATGCACTTATTACCATCATTCTTCAGATTTATTTTGACCAATATCAGGTCACCGTAGATCCAGCTACAGTTAATTCACAATTCATTACAGCACGTGTTGATACTCGAATCGGTTTTGAGATCAATACCACTGTGAATAATGATTATCTCAAAGTTCGACTCTACGCCATTCGTTTTACTAACTCACCATACATTAATCCGTTTCGTCAGGAAGAAGTGATTAACACACCTGGTGGTGTTGGTTATGCGGTTTTTGTCTCTATCTCTGATCTACCGTTGAATTTATTTCCGGTACTTTCTCAGACCCTTAATCCTATTATCGATGACGGTACTGATCCAAACGGAATACAACTTGAAGACTTAACAGGTTATATCCAGCTAGAGACTGGTGAAAATATGGAATTGGAAACCGCTCAGTATTAAAACACAGGACCCTCAGAGATTATCTGAGGGTCCATATTCTTTTTTTATCTTTTTTTAGGAGTTCAATCGTGATCAAGAATCTTCGTTTTCGTCATATGTTCATGGTAATTGGTTGTATTATGGTAGCTCTTTTATACATCATTACCGACCCACACGCGCACATCATTCAAGATCTTCCGTTTGGGGCAAACACTATCGTTCTGATTTCTACACTTCTCAAAGCAGTGTGGTTCGTATCGTTCCTTCATGCTTCACGTCGTGCTATTTTGGACTACATGGATTTGGAAAGTGTGATTAAGATCGCGATCCAAACACCAGAAGGTGCTGGTAAAATTGTCATTGGTGTTGGTGTTATGATGATCGCACTGGCTATCGTAATAGCAGCAGCAGTCTTGAGTAATTAATATTAATTTTAAAGGGAGAAGAAAAATGAATAAGTTGTTAACATTCTTTTCATTACTTCTCTTCAGTGGAAGTGCATTTTGCTTGGATGTTTATACCTATATTCCGAAAAATGCACTTCCACTGCTTCCCATTGTGCAAGAGCAACAGCATCTTGTTTTTCCAGATGCACCAATCCCGTTTTATATCGGTGCTTTGATTGAACAAGAATCTTGTATTAGTCTAACTCATTCAAAATGTTGGACAGCTAACTCCGAACTTAACACTTCACGAGAATTTGGATGTGGAGTTTTTCAGATCACAAAAGCTTTCAATAAAACTGGTGGTATTCGTTTTGATACCTTGGCTGATCTTAAAAAGAAATACCCAGAAGAATTAGAAGATCTTACTTGGGAAAATATTGAAGAGCGACCAGATCTTCAGATTCGTGCTGGTCTTCTTTTAACTCGAGATAACTACGAAGCTTTATCAAGCATTAAAGATCCATTTAATCGTATGGCTTTCGCTGACTCTGCTTACAATGGTGGAATAGGTAATCTCCAGAAATCTCGTAGAGTTTGTGGAATGACAAAGGGTTGTAATCCAGATGTCTGGTTTGGTAATGTTGAAACCACGCTTGTCCAAAGTGACGTAGCGATATATGGAACTAGCTCTCCTAAGAGTATTAACATCGAACATGTCTATCAGGACATGTCAGTCAGGTTATTTAAATATAGACCTTATTTGTATTAACTATTTATACACCAGTCCGCATTTAGCGGACTGGTGTATAAAAGTGTTGTATTTTTCTTTTCGTAAAAGGAATTGAATAGATATACTCTATATGAGGATGTCAAACACAAAAGGAGTGTGGTATGGAATCTTTATATATTCGAATTGGTCATAAGATTTTTCGACAAATGGGAGTTTCTCATTTCATAGAAGCCGATGAAACTGATTTAGAATACATTCGTTCTTCTGGTGTAGATGTTATCGATTTTGATCCTAACGATGCAATAAATATGGTTTTGAAACCTTCTAATTTGATTCAGACGACACCTTATGTCGCCATTGAAGGTCCTGATGGAATTGGTAAAACAACTTTCATCATGAAGCTTTATGAGTACTTGATAAATAAAGGGATCAAAACGATCGCGATTAAGGAACCTGGATATACAAAAGCCGGTGCTTATATCCGACAAGCTATCATGAAAAATGAACTGACACTCCAAGAAGAAATGGAGTTGTTCTTAGCTGATCGTCTCATGACGCAGAATCTTGTTGTACGACCTGCACTCAAGCAAAACAAAATTGTGATCTCTGATCGAACAGTTATCAGCTCTATGGTCTATCAGGGACTGGTCAATCATCGAAGGGAAGATAAAAATCAAGGTCGTAGTCTAGAGGCCGTTCGTTCACTTCATAATCTGGTTCCCAATTTTATCTGGCCAAATAAAGTCTTGGTTGGGCAACTTCCTGTAGAAGTCGCTCTGGAACGACTCCAGGGTCGTAAAGAAGAAAGTAATCGTTTTGATCAAGCATCAATCGAATATCACACACAAGTTCACGGTTTCTTCAATACGACTCATGAGTGGTCAAGACTTGAAACTCATTATCTTGATTTCTCTCTTCCTTTAGAAGAGTTATTGGAAGCAGCTTATAAAGCGATAATGATGAAACCTTTCAGTTTTCCCACCGTCTTTTCTCAAGAAAACCTTCCATGAGTATACTGTCAGACGTTGATATTACAGATCTATGTTGGCCAACGAATAAGGAATTAATCGAACAATTTCTTCAAACTCAGAACCCAATACTTCCGCCTACTGTATTCCAACCAATGATCGAACCATTCTTTGATCATCAAATCAAAACGAGACGGAATCCAAACGGAGAAGGAGAACAACGTATTTTGTCATATGGGCTTTCTTCAGCCGGTTATGATGTTAGACTAGGTACTCATTTCAAAATCTTCAAGAATACAAAATGTCAACTAATTGATCCGTTAAATATGGACGATAGTTACTATGATGACCATGAAGGAGATTTTTGTATTATTCCTGGTAATGGTTATATCTTAGGTCTAACGATGGAAACATTTCATATTCCTCGTAATGTCGTCGTTCTTGCAGTTGGAAAATCAACCTTAGCAAGATGCGGTGCTATTGTAAACGTTACACCAATAGAGCCTGGTTGGAATGGAAAGATCGTGATTGAAATAGCCAATGCGTCTAATGTCCCTATCAAGATTTATTCTGGTATGGGTATCGCGCAATTTATCTTTAATAAACTTTCATCACCTTGTTTGACCTCTTATGAAGATCGAGCGGGTAAGTATCAAAATCAAAATTCACTAGTTACTGCAAAAGTATAACAACAAGTTGTTTTTGTAAAAGTATCTTTTCTTTCTTTTAACAATTTAGAGGTTTGATATGAACGCAATCATTATTATGATAAGTAACTTTTTCTCTAACATCAAGACGTTCTTTACTACTCATATCGGTAACGAACTCAGGAATGCTACAGCACCTACTCCTGGTTTTCCAGGACCACAAGGTATAATGGGTGCGCCAGGACCTGGTGCAGACTTTCTCTACAAGGAATGGCAACGTGTTAAGGGTTATGAAGGAAGTGTTGAAGAATTCATTTCATGGTTTAAAACCAAGACTGTTGAAGTCGAACCTTTCTTCGTCAAATTGGAAAAAGAGTTCAAATCGATCAATCCAGAAGGTGATATGAAAGCTTTCTTGGTTTGGCTTAAAACCAAACTGACGACTATCGAAGATGAATTGCAAAAGACAAAAGAGAAAAAGGAATAAACATGGACTTTGATTACCCGTTGAGTTTCACTGAAAAGTTTGGTAATATCATCTTGAGGTTTTGTAGGGGAGTAGGTTATTTCTCTATCAATCTTTATTTGATGTGTAAGATTGATTTCTCAAGATATATTAAAGATGGAATATCAGGCATGCCTGGTGAACCTGGTCCTAAAGGACTGATGGGTCCTGCTGGAAAATCAGCCTATGAAATCTGGCTTGAAGATGGAAATACTGGTACTATCAAAGATTTTTTAGGATCCTTGATAAAAATTGAAAGAAGTAATGGTAAACAGATCTTCAAGACTTCTTATGGTATCGATCCTAGAGATATCACTCAGACAAACTTAGAACAATCTTCTGAAACAGTTAACAGTGTAGGTATTATCTACGGAATGAATATTCAGTCACTATTTGAATCATGGGAACAGCGTCATCCAAACCGATCTTTTCAAGACTTCCTTGACTGGATTGAATTCAATGTAAAGAAGGAAGAAATACATGAATAGTAGTAATTATTGGGAACAAAGTTACTTGGATATCATGCAGGAGATCCTTCAGGTTGCTGAAGACACTGGAGTTACTCCGGATCGAACGGGTTCTGGAAGGGTCAGGGTATTCGGACGTGATATTCGTGTGGATCTCTCTTCAGGAATTATTCCGATTGTTACTACTCGTAAGATCAACTACGAACATGGGATAGAAGAGCTTTTGTGGATGATCAAGGGATCGTACAATATTGGCGATCTAAAAGAAAACACGAAGCCTATATGGAAACTTTGGGCTATCGAAGAGAAAGATATTGATGCTTTCATTGCTAAGTTCTTCAAAGATGGTGAACCAGAAGCATTAGGTCATCTGAAAGAAAACTTAATGAAACAACATATAGGTTCCATCGGTCCGATGTATGGAGCTTTCTGGCGTAACAATCCAGCGTTCAATGAAACTGCTTTACTACCATTCAACAACTTACTGATGGAAGACATCCCTTCCGATAAGTTGAAACGTTATGGCGAAGAATATGAAGAAATGGTTTTCTTCGTAAAGAATGAATTTCTTGAAGAAGCTAACAGTCAATCGATCAAAGAAGAAGAACTCAAAGCGTTTTTGGATAAGAGGCTCATCGAAACTTCTTTTCCTATTAAAGAACAATATATCAAGAAACGTTATTTTGAATCGAATGACCAACTTGGTGAAATCATAAGAGGAATCAAGCGTCGACCTTATTCGGCACGTCATTGTCTATCCGTATGGATTCCACAATTTCTGCCATATGAAGGAACCTATTCGCCACATGAAAACATTCTACTCGGATTGGGTGCTTTAGCACCTTGTCATGTCTTCACTCAGTTCTTTGTTGAGAAAGCGTTAGATGGTGGTGCAAATTATCTCTCACTTCGAATGACTCAACGGTCCTGTGATTTACCATTAGGAGTTTGTACCAATCTGATCTTTTATGCAACTCTTTTACATTTAGTTGCACATTGCACTGATCTGCGTGTCAAAGAACTTATCTGGTCTGGTGGGGATGTGCATATTTATGCCAACCAAATTGAAGGAGCGATGGAACAAGTTTACCGTTCTCCTTTACCAAGTCCAACGATTAAGATCAATCCGAATGTCAAAGATTTGTTTGCTATTCAACGTTCTGATATCGAAATAATCGATTATCAACATCATCCTCACATCAAGTATCCAGTTTCAGTATAACATTATCAGAGATAGGTAAATTCAATGAATGAGTTTCCGTGGTACTACTACAAAGACGTTCTTCTAAATCCAATTGGAGAAAAGAATGTCCAGAACATATCGCAGAAAGATCACCAACCAGAATCGTTCTATCCATAGGGGATTTTGGTACAGCGAAAACGAATACATTAATGGTGGTTATGTTCATGGTGGTTTGTTAAATGAAACGCTTGATTATCACGTCTATCAGGCTAGAGAAAAAGCGTTTTATCATTCAGATGGAGTTCAGACGTATCATCGTAATGCTCCTAGTCGTTTCTGTAACCAGTTCAATCGTCAAGAACGTTATTATGGTCGCAAGCAATTAAAACCACAATTGTTCATTGATTATGAAGATATTGATGTGCAAAAAAGGCATGGTCCTTATTCTGCAACATGGTTTTGGTGGTAATAAAAATACACCACTCAAAGTTTACCGTCTTTGAGTGGTGTTCTTACGTATATCAGAAAAGAAGTTAGTTTGTATCTCATTCTTGTCATACCAGTAGGAATAATTCCCATGTCCCAAGCAAAGAAAGTAGTAAAGAAGACGGTAGCAGCGAAGAAAGTAACTGTTCCTACCAAATCAACATCGACAACCAAACCAGCAACCGCAGCAGTATCATCATCTGTTCCAAAACAAACATCCGTACTTGTTCCTCCATCTCCCGGCAAGTCAACTCCTGTAAAAATTGTTAAGGGTTTGGTAAAACCTGATCCAAAGCCATCAACCACAATAACTTCCAAGACATCTACCAAGTCTGTAAGTACGAAGAGCAAACAGTTGTCACGTCCTTCCAAGCCACCATTAGTGACAGCAGCCCAAATCGCTGGGTTATTTACTACAACACCCAAACAAAGCACTACGACAGCATCCGTTACAAAAACGGCCAGTGCTGGAAATAATGAAAAGATCTCTTTAGCAGTTGTTGCTTCTGCTATTGCACAAACTCGTCAAGGTCAACCGACTCAGTTCCCTGCATTTAAGACTCGAACTTAGTTTGGTAAATATGATGGTCATATATCTACCTACTCAGGAAGTCCTGAGTAGGTAGATATATTTTCCTCTTTGAAAAAATTTCAGTAACATATATTTAATATGACAATCAATATCGATTGTTACAAATACTTCAAATCACCTACTAGTTAAGGAGATTTAAAATGGAAAAGTTTCAGTTTAGTCTCTTGACGAGTAGACGAGTGTCTGTCACTGTTGATATTCCTACCAAAGTAAGTAAGGATAAGTTTCACGATCTGGTTGGGTTCATCGACAGTTGTATCGACATCGCCTATGATACTCGAGGTGATTATTTTACCAAGATGTTTGGTAAGGATCAATCGACGATTAGGACAAAAGATCGTAACGGTGTTGAACGCGTCGGGAACTATACCGTGACTTGTCATAGTACAGTTCATGAAGTTTTTCAAACTGATTTCTACAAGGAACTTCGGCAGAAAGGTTTTCTAGTTGATGTCAAGGATATCACAATTGGTAAAATCATTAAGGTTCGTCCGACATTCTTTGACGCTGTTTTATTGCTTGATCAATCGTATCGTAGTGAACTCCGTGATCATGCTTTTGGTGATCGTGAAGTATCTTGGTGTGACCAAGAAGGAAACGATATCGGTTTTGGTTATGCCGGTGCTGGTTCTGTTAGGGTCAGTGTTGTTAATGGCGACTATTTTGATGATAAAGAAGCTGATATTCTCATCATGTGTGGTAAGCTCAAACGCGTCGAACGCAACGATTCAACCGGACCTGATGATTATCGAGGTTCATAGTTGATGAACGTTATATATAGACCCACGGCTATCAATGCCGTGGGTCTATATTTTTTTTTATTTAAATCGCATCAAAGTTGAAAAGGTCATCATTAGCATTACCAGCATATGGAGGTAGACGAGAAAGTGTTTTATCTTCACCGTATAAATCATCAGCTAATGGCATTTTTGAATCAAATTCTAAATACATGAGTTTGTATTTCTCATCGACGATTGTATTAATACGATGTCGATCTCGTTGAATAGCGAGATAAGATTTATTACCCCTTTTAAATAAGTGAGTTAAAAGAATACCATCTGGGATCTGATCAAGCTGTGAACTACCTTTGTAATAACCACGTCCAATCAGAGCTTCAACAAACTTATCTTCCGTAACTGTTCCACGAATTAATCGTTTACTTTCACTTGAAAGTTGGTGAGGTGTAATACACGCAATTCCTCTTGAATTAAAGAATACACGGACTCGATTGAAAAGATCAAGGAGATCGTTTCCAGCAGGTCCTGAGTGAATACATCCGGTAGTAGGAAGTTTCTCAAGATAATCGATCATACAAAACTCAATCGCGTAACCACTATTTTCAAGTTGAACGATTTTATTAAACAGATCAATATATGTCCATTCAGATGGATTGATACGATAAAAGAAAACTTCGTATCCATTAACACTAAGCTTCGTTAAAACATAATTCTGGATTTCTTCAACAGAGTAATTACTAATATCAACAGTTTGACCCGTTTCTGTAAACATCATTTGTTTGAAGATAAATTGGAATCTTTCTTCCATGGTATCTTCAAACGTAATTGCGACCAATGCTGGCTTCTTATTAGGAGCCATCGACATAGGTTTGTTATACCGAGCGATTTGATTAAACGTTGATTGAGAAAATCCTGTTTTATATTTATGCTGTAAAGAAGCTGGCCAAATCCAAAACTCACCAGGACGAATACCGCCTTGTAACATGCGATTAAGTCCTTGCCATCCTGTTCTATAGATTCTATTTTCTGTAACCGAAACATGGAAATTAGAAACTACTTTTAAAACAGACTCTGTATCACCTAATCGTATTTCATTAATAACAGCTGAATCTTCTTTGGTTTTTAATGATGCTAAAGGTTCTAGCTGTTTCCAAATAGCTGTTAAGAATTCATGTGTATCAGTAATCTTGTCACGATTAAAATTCCAAGATGCTGATGCACCTGTTAGAACTTCACTAACTTTCAGTTCTCTAAGATGACGATCGATCGTTTTACGGATGCTGATAACAGATTTAAGAAGATCTTCTCCAGTCTGATCTTCCATTAAACCTTTCTCAAATGCTTGGTATAACTTATCGTTATCACCAACATTGATTCTGATTCTTTGAAGAAGACCAGTACGATCAATCCACTGATCATTTGGAGTTAGTAACAAATCGTGTACTGTTTCTTTCAATGCTTGTACAACATCTTTATCACCTCCAAGTCCAAGACCTATCTCCCTAGGCTGGATCTTTTTAATCGCTTCCTCTATCAGAATCCGACTATTGTTATCTGATTCTTTTAGGAGACTCTCTTTATAAAGGAGTGTGACGCACTTCGCCAGCAGAAGTTTGTGGTCCACTTATGTTTTCCTGTTTGTGTAATTGCTTCGGTCTTCTCGACCTGCACAACATGTTACGTTTAAGAATTTTCTTTAGGAGTTTAAAGTGGAAGCTAAGAACAAAGTTGAACTTCGGAATGAGTATTCGATCACCATTATTCCGGATTATATCTATCATTATCTCACAAAGAAGGTGTCTGGAGGTGATCAACTCCTTAACGATCTGACAATTGATCAGTATCTTTCTGTAGATGATATCGCTACATTGATCTTTCTTAATAATCCATTTTTCTTGAAGGTTCAGAAATACGGATTGAATTTAGGATTCAATAGCAGTATCGATTACCTCAGTAAAACACGTCTATCAGGACAAGGTCCTCTTGATTCCAAGATCAAAACTGCACTGACTTGGTCTTATAGCGATAAGATCAAAGAAGACACCTACAACAGTCTATATGGTATATTGGATGAGACCAACCCATCTTACGAGTTTATCGTGACGGGACCCAAAATTTGGCTCAATGTGAAATCAGGGTTCTTCACAATGCTGGAAAACCCCATTACCCGTCTCAACTTTTACCGTGACTATTTGAAAACGGTAGAGAAGACTGTTCTTTTTGCTTGTGCCGCAAATACGGATGTGTTTAGCTATTACGTCAAAGAAATCGTCGGCTAGTCAACACAACCGAAAGTATTCTCTACCTCTTTTTCAAAGGAAACTTGAATGAATTTTCTCGATCGGGATATCAGTCCCACCAACAATGTCATCAGTAGCATCGTCAATCACATCCATGAAGAGACCCGCAATCTTCCGCAAGGTGGTCTGGCAGGCAAGGGTCTCGTCTCTCTCGAGAGCATCACCGATCACGAACGTCGTGCTCTGACTGAAACAGGCAGCATGATCCAGGTTGCTCTCGAAGGTCTGCGCAATACTCTCCAACTCTCTGGTGAATATACTCCGGCTCAGAAGGATGCGGCTGAACAAGCAGGTCTGATGGCCACCAACTGGAATGGTCTGCGTGACCGTACCCTGCGTGATGCATTGCCGAAGGGTGCTGTTTCGGTTCGTACTGTCGCGATGGAGTCCTATGGATTCTCCACCACTGCCGGCGAACGCAGCTATGCCAAGGAATCCTACGACGAGCGTGATAACCGCTCTGCCGTGGCGTATTCGATCACTTACAATCTGCAGTCGGCTCGTCAGGACGATTTCGGTGAGACGCTGTTTCCGACTATCACCATCCCTGCTGACCAAATGGGCGTGACGATCACCGCGAATCTGCTGTTCGTTATGGACAACGTTGATCGTGACGTTAATGGTCTTTCCTACGATCTGAAGCGCAAGAACGTTCTGCGTGCTGTCGCTGACGCTACTGTTCTGCGTAAGGAACAGACTCGTGCTGTTCCGGTCTGGACCAGTCAGTCAGAAGCTGCGTTCGTTGCCACTGGCACTCTGCCGACCAAGACAGTCGACATTGATGGTACAGATATTGTCACTTCGGCACTGTTGTTCGGCAGTACAGTTGATCTGCTCGGTATTTCCCAGACCGACGCCATGCTGGCGCTGGGTACGCAGAACCAGACCGACACGCTGGATCCGATGGTCGAAATTCAGGACTTCTATGTGAGCTCCCTCTCACAGAACCTGATGTTCACCACCCAGAACTTGCCTTACTTCAATTTCGTGCCGAACGCTCAGGGTGATTACAAGCTGCTCACTCTGAATGCCGAGACGAACTCGATCTTGCTGAACGATCAGACACTGAATGCGGCGGGTGGTGCATTGACCGGCGCGCTAGGTGGTATCGCCACGAATCATTGGACGGTCCGTTGCCGTGTAGTGATGACGGGTTCGGTTCGTACGGATACCGGTAACATCCAGGTCTATGGTAACACCTTCAGTGTGTATTCCATTACTGATGTGAATGGTGTCAGCATCGCTCTGACCGACAGCTCCGTGGCTTCTCTGGTTGCGGCTCTGAATGCAACGATCTTCCTCGGTTATGAGCCGCTGGCTTATCGTTCCAACCAGAACCGACGTCAGCAGGGTCAATTCGTGGACGTTGCGAAGGAATACCAGCGTTATCTGGTGCCCCTCCGTAGCCCGATCACGGCTCGTCATCCCGCGCATATCGATGGTCAAGTCGATGCGTCCGACGTGCAAGCACTGATCACGACCACGCGCATCCGTATCGCTAACGAAGCCGTTACATCGATTCTGCAATCTGCGGATCTTCTGGCTGCTTATTCCGACGTTCGTGACACTTCGGATGAAGGTCCGGATGTGCTCGGCGTGGGTCGTTACTACGTTCGCCCGACGTATATCGCTCGGCCCTTCGATGCTTCGACCATGATTGATAGCTTGAAGTCGCACGAACGTGCTGAAGATATCCAGATGGGTATCATCAATGAAATCCGTGATATGGTCTATACGCTCTATCGCGATTCCGAGTACAAGGCAGCTGCGGATGCACTAGCCGGCGGCGTTGGTCCTATCCCGACGGTGGTTCTTGCCACCGATCCCTACACAGCTCGTTATCTGACCGTGACGGGCGATCTGCGTACGCTGGGTGGTGAGTTCAACTTCCACGTCGTATCGACGCTGGATACTCGCTTCCGTGGTACGATCGTCATCACGTTCGCCGTCATGGATGAGCAGCGCAATGTCAGCATCAATCCGCTGAACAACGGCAATCTGCTCTGGGCTCCGGAACTGGTTCTCACCGCTAACATCGGTCGTGGTGGTCAGTATAGCCGTGAAACGCTGGTGCAACCGCGCTATCGCTTCATCCAGAATCTTCCCGTCATGGGTGTTCTGACCGTGACCAACATCCCGGATGCGCTGGGTAAGATTCCTCTTGACTTTGTGGACGTCACGCCGTAACACCTTAGTTGTATAGGGTGAAGCAATAAGTATACCCCACCGCTCTCTTAAGGGCGGTGGGGTATATGTTTATGCTATTATGTTAAATAAGTCAGTGATATATACTTTATATGTCAACTAACTGGAGGTTATTATGTCTCATGAATTTCTTACGATGTCAATCAACATGCGTTTTAAAACTGAAACGAAACTGACAAACGAAGAGTTTGAGAAAATCTATCCAAAGGTATTGGAAGAAATACAAACTCGTTTATTGGCTGCTATTCAACCTAACATGATTTGTCAGTCCAACGGTATTGAATACAGTTGTGATCAACCTGATGTATCAATAAATTTTTAAGATGTTTTCAAATTCTATTTGAAAACTGGAGTTAATGATGAACGAAATATCTTTCACAGAGAAATATGAACCATGGGTTCATCTATTAAAAAGGCCTGATCGTAGTCAATTACCACGCTGTGAAATTTGCAGTAAAATGTACGACGAATACATTTGCAATAATAAACTTCCGTCTGATCCAGAAGAATTGAAAAGTTTTCTTGAACATTTCCAAGATGAAAAACGAAATCAGGTTTGTCATCTTTATCCTATTGGTACTGATAAACTTGATGTTGTTAATAACGATGAGTCGGTTGAAATCAGTGTCGAATTTACATGGGTTTAATCAATGGAGAAATATCATGCATCGTCAACAGTTGTTTAATTTAGCCTATGAAAGAGCTGACACCATAAAGTTTAAACATACCTGGCGTGATGATGACGGTTCTTTTATAAAGATCACTCAACATAAACTGCAACCTGGTAAAATGTTATCAACAAGATGTCAGTACTCTAATATTCGTTTGCTACTGATTGGTACTCGTTGCGGAACATTCGTTATTCGTGAAATCAAACCGTACGCAATCATTATTTATCGTTGTGATGTACCTGTTGGTTTTTCTAGTGTTGAGTTTATCAATCAACTTACAAAAATTAAAACGGATCAATCACGACTATTAAAAGAATTCATTGATCGTAGTTCTTTCATGATACATTCAGGAGACAGTTTAGAAAATGATAAATTAAAACGTCTGATAGGTATCTATCCCACTTATCCTAACATAAGTGAATGGATTGAAAAGATATTAAAATCAGCGTAACGCTGATTTTTAACTGAGAACGAACATGAACGAAGTGAATATTGATAAACCGCTTACACGTGAATCAATTAATTCCATATTGAAAAGTCAAGAGATGATAACGGATTATGAACGTCAAAATGGTATTGATCCTAATCGACTTTTATTACGGACTAAGTATGTTGGAAAACCCTCAGATGGTTCTAGTGACGTAGGAACAGGTTCTTGCTGGGGTGGTACTCACCAGTGTGTAAACCATGAGAAGAATAATGAATCTTAAATGGTTATTATGGGTCTTTAACGATCCTATTAAACGGTTAGAAAAATGGGTACGATTATGTTTTGGTCCTAATCAAGATATTATCAATCATCAAGAATCTCCGGAAATACGTGATCTTCGGTTCTTTGAAGAAGTAACTGAACTTGTTCAAGCAGGTACAATCTCTCGTGAGAAAGCTATAGAGGTCATCAACTATGTTTATGACCGTGAGAGAGGAGTAGTTGATAAAGAAGCAGGACAAGTCATTGTAGCGTTCCTGAACCTATGTCGATGCCGTGGTATCGATGTTATCAGAGCAGCTAATACAGAAATCAACCGTATCAATACAGTGAGTGTAATTTCTCGTATTCGTTTTAGACAAGCTACTAAACCAAAACCTGAAACTAAACAATCATAATACCATCATTACGGGATAATCCCGTAATGATGTGTTTTTATTATGTTATTTCTATCTTCTATGGTAGTGTGAGGGCAATTGGTTTTGAGGAGTCTAACATTGAATATTTGCAATATTAAAAAATTAATGACAGTTGTAGAACGTGCAATGAGATTGGGGATAGTGTTTGATAGTCAGAGTAGTGGGACGACGTTGGTAAGATATCTTGCGACATCTCAGGAGTTTACTGCAGATGGTGGAAGAGCCCACCGCATCACTGGTAGTGCTGTACTAGTGAATGTGCAACAGAGACAAACGCTGATGGGTCCTGAGGCGATTGCATACTGGCTTGGTATACAAAATGAAGAAGCTAATCAGTTATGTTTAGATATTTATCCACACGAGATTATTTCTAAACTGGATATATTCTTATCAATATTAGAAACAACAAACAAATAGCTAGGAATTCTTATGGCTAATGCAAGAGAAGTAGGAATAAAATTCTGTAATCTGTTATTGAGTCAACGTAATAACATTACTAAAAAATTAATGCTTGATAGAATTTCTGATCGTTTGTTTAATGAAACAAATCGAGCAAGTATTGTCATTCAACGTGCTAAAGAACGAGGAGTAATAGAAGCTCTGGATAATGCTATTAATGAAGAGCTTGGTATCACAGGAGAATAAAATGTCTTTAGATGAAATTCCATATCCACGAACAACACCGTTTCAACGTGTTGTTTCTATAACGAATGCTTTCGGACATGTAAAAGGTAATTATCCAAATCCAAGTTTTAATGTAGTTAGAAAACAACTTTTAAACATTTTGGATCAATACGCAGTTGTGATGGTCGCTTTAGGTGCAGATCGTTTTAAAATACAACAAGCAATAGAAACATTAAAAATTGCATCTGAGCCAAGACAACCAATCGAGTTAGCAACCTTCGATATTAAGGATGCTGATGATACGATTACCACCATTCGAACAGGATTAGCAAATCTTAATGTTTTTAGTTTAAGTACTCATTACCTATTAGGGTGTGATGCTGATGATGATACAAACGCTGTATTAGGTCTTGTGTTAACAAGATTCATCACGAGTGATAATGATAAAAGAGCAACTATCGAATATTACGCTAAACGAGGTGTAACGAACATCATCTTCCAGGGAGAATATCCGAATATGCTTGCAGTATCTGCTGAAGATCAACCTAGTGCACCGAGAAATCATATTCTACCAGTGATCAGTGTAACTGCTCCTAACTTCGTGGATATCTAATATGGGTATAACATTAATCGTTGCAGTAGCTCAGAATGGTGTTATAGGAAGAGATGATACCATTCCGTGGAAACTTCCGAATGACTTAAAACATTTCAAAGAACTCACAGTAGGTAAAACTGTGGTTATGGGTCGTAAAACTTGGGAATCATTACCTGATAATTTTAAACCATTACCAAATCGTGAAAATTGGGTAATGACACTAGGTGGAAACAGATCTTGGAAAGAACCCGCTTCTGGTGTTACTATTTTTACTAATCTAATTAGCGTATTAGAGGCAGCTAAAGATAAAGAACTAATGGTAATTGGTGGATCACAAATTTATAGCCAATTTTTAATGTTTGCTGATAAAGTTGAACTGACACTAGTTCATGCTGATATTAAAGGCGATCGTTATTTCAGAAATTTCTTACACAATAACTGGAAAGTGGGTTGGGAGATCACTAACAAGCGTGATTTTGTTGTGGATGAGAAACATGCTTATCCGTATAGTTTCATTACTTATGAACGAATAAGAAAGGGAGAATTTTAATGCTAACACATGTTACACTAACGGGTGTAGATAAAGAAACTGATTTCTCAAAGATCTGGGCATTGAGTAAGCGATTTCCTATTGCTGAATTTGGTATTCTTCATACTAATAATCCAGAAGGTCGCAATCGTTATCCTGATTACGAATTCATTTTGGAGATGTGTCGGTTTAGTAACCGATTTAACATTCCATTTTCAATTCATTTTTGTGGAAGTTCAGTTCATGATCTTCTAATGCGAGATACTCGGTTACTGAACATTGCTTATCTCGCTCCTCGTATTCAATTAAATATCCATAACGAAAAGAAACCAGTTGAGTTATATCGACTTTTACATTTCTTCGATATCTTTAAGAAACCTATTATCACTCAGGAAAATCCTTGGAATTCTGTTCTTAATCAGAAAATCAGTAATAAGTTCCATGAAGTGTTATATGACACTTCTTATGGTCGGGGTGAGATTATAAATACATTCGGTTATATTACATCGAAAGAACGGTGTGGATATGCTGGAGGTTTGAATCAAGATAATCTCATAGAACTACTTCCTAAGATGGAGGTGGCAGCTGGTGATAAACCATTTTGGCTTGATATGGAATCATCATTACGTAACGATAATGATTGGTTTGATTTAAGAAAAGCAGAAACCATCTTAAAACTGGTTCAAAGTTATTACAGCTTTGATAAAAGTGTTAGTTGTCAATAACTTAAATAAAAAATAGAATCAGGTGAAGTAGAAACCTTATCCATTATTCATTTTTTAGGAAGAACTCGTGATGAGTGACGACATTGGTATCATGAGTATAAAAAAGATTGAACTTCCATTTAACACTGCGGTTGGTCGAGCCGCTAGACAGAACTTCAATAAAGATGTTCGGAATGGAAAAGTTAATATGTTTGAATGGGTAGAAGATCAAGACATCCAAAGAAGGTATCATAGTGAGGCACGCGCACTTTTACTTCGAGATGGAGAGAATATGATCCCTGAGTTTCCTGATGTTGAACATATCTTTTTACAGAAATCTGAATCGAAATGATTAAAGATATTTCGATTCAGAATTTTAGAAATATTCTACAGTTTGATTTTATACCAGGAATTGTGAATGTAATTCATGGTTCTTCTGGAACTGGTAAGACCAGTTTATTAGATGCAATTGCATTGACAGATTCGTCAGATTATGAATTCCATGCCATGATCAGACAGATGTATTTTGAACAATCTAAGACTTTGACACTTTATGATTTAGTTCACCTAAATTTCTTTAATCATCAACAATATCTTGAAAGCTTTAAGATTAGATTATTCTTTACCAATACTAGAAATCGGTTATTCGAGATATGGAAAACAGATAATGGTTCAGCGATCTCAGCAGAACTTGGTACTTCTGGTAATTGTCCATTTCTTTTTGTATTCGATTCTATTGATCCTAAACAAATCCTTCCACGAGTCATTTCTTATCCAAAAGTGGATCGTGTTTATCAAAGTCTTAAACACGTTACAGATCGATGGCCGGGACATTACGTTGGACCTGATCGTGTTACCAGTATCTCGTTATTATCAAAATGTTATAAATCTCTCCAATCTAGAAAATCGTTTTGGAACAGTATTCAGTCATTTGTTAATGACTTTGATAATATCGAATCTGTTGGATTATTTAAACACGCTGGTATCGATACGATAATGGTTAAAACAAAAGATCGTCAAGGTATCGTTCCTCTTTATGGATGTTCATATTCCATGATGAGATTATTAAGTATTATCATTTTTCTTCACAGTACGAATAAATCTTACTTTTTAATTGATGATATTGAAAAGGGGTTGTCTGAAGAAGAACTTAAGTGGCTTAGTTCGGAAATATATTCGATTGCTCAAAATCGTAGTATTCAACTTTTCATCACAACACGACGTAAAGATGTGTTAGACCGTTTTAAGAATTATTTTGTTAATAAACCTGAACAAATGAAAACTATCGAGATGAGTCAGGTTTATAAAGTTGAGGATTTAAATGGGGAACCGGTTAGATGAGTTCTTGGTTAATTCTGTTTTTGACAACAATTAACTTGTTTGTCTTGATCGTTTTTATTTTCATTACGAGTTTAAGAGATGAAGCGTTAATTATTTGTCAACGAGAACATCTTGTTTTAAAACACAGATGGGATAATCTTTTTACAATTCAAACTATAATTAGCGACAACATTTTACCAACAATAGGTGTGTTAATAACAAGCTCATTGATTGGATTTAATTATATCAATCTTCATTATTTGTTGTTTGATTATCTTATCCCTTTTGTGATGTTTGTTCTCTTTGTGTTTATTCAGGTCAATTATTTCAAGACGCTTAACAACACGATGAATTTCCTCATCACTTAACTACGCTACGGTAACTGACAATGCAGTGGATTAAAGAAGAACGAAAAGGGATGGACTCAAAGACCCTTAAGACGTATGTTATTCATCCTGGGTCGTGTCTTGATGTTCCAAAAGTTATTAAAGCGGGGGTACGTGATTTTGATGAAGCGTTAAAAGATTACCTCACTAAACACGTTGACAACGAAGAATTGGTACTAGCTTTAGCATCAATCTATAAACTCTATAGAGAAGATGGTGGTGTGATCGTTAAATCAACACACGGTAAATACATTAAATTCCGTCATGAACAAGTGGTTGTTAATTTAATCAAAGAGAATGTAGAGCACATTCGTCATCTTGTCAGTTATATCCATTAATTAAACATCATACCTCTAACACCACTAAAGGTGTTAGAGGTATGATAATTCCTAATTCTTTTTGACTAGATATACTTTAACTGTCACCCGTGCATTGATCATTGGAGTACATATGGCAATTATTGTTGATAACGAAACTCCGATGACTTTCGGAGATAAACGCAGGAAGATTACTAGTGTAGACGAACCGTTTATTCATTTCGATGCAACAAGTCCTAACGGTCGTAGTTTTAAATCAACAACCCTCACAACGAAAATTCCTGAACGACCACATATTTTGTCAGAAGCTAAAACACCAAAACAAGGATTTAATACAATCCTTGCAGTCAATGTTGAACCGACTGAAGTTGCAATACCTGATATTGGTTTTGTTGCACCATACGAATGTATTATTCAGTATTTCAATCGTACTAATAAACTCATTCGAGTAACAGATCGACACAACATTACTGTTGCGTTATCCAAACCTAGATTCTGGGCTCATAATCAAGCAGAGTTTTTGATTATCAGAAAACTGCATCGCTTTCATAATGCTGAAATTGCACGAAGTGTTCTGTATAATTATCAAGTTGATCAAAGACTTTTATCAGTAAGTGATGATGAACGAGAACAAATCATTCGACGTATTAGTAATGAAGATAGCGCTGGTAATTTGAGAAATCAAAATGCGTATCTCGAAATTATCATTGATCGAATCATACCGATTAAACCGTTTAACGAATATGCGTCTATTTATGTCTCAGATCTTGATCTTCTCTTTCGATTAGAAGGAGTTGATATCGGAACACCTCATCCGACTAGTCAAGATGCTGTTTTACAAGGTGAGATATTAGACCATATTGGAGATCGTCGAATTTCTGGTGCTTTTTATGAAATTGTAGATAATGATTCTCATTATTCATCTCGTTATATCTGTTTAGGTAAACAACTGGTACAAATTCCGATTCATCGAGATCCGGGTAAAGAACCAGGTATTTATCATACCAAAATCGATAATATTAATGTTGATCATCTTCAAATTGTCATGAGTCATTCTCCTTTGAAAGACTCAGAAAGTTTGGGTATTTATTCAACCAAAGAAGAAGCTGAGACAAAAGGTCATGTTAACGAATCGCACAAATTAGAATTAGCTCGTCTTGAACGAGAACGTACAAAGCTGGAAGCAACTATCAGACAAACACAGCTTGAGCGTGATGAAGCATTAGATCGACTTCAACACGATCGTAATGTTGAGAAGACTACATTGGAACACGCACGAGATCGATTAGCTCATGAAGCAACGATAGAAGAACTTGTCATGAAGGTATTAAGCCGTCATGAACAAGACAGATTAGACAGATTGAAAGATCAAAGGAAAGACCATTATGAAGAACGATCTGTCGCTCGTAAAGACAGTTCCGAGATATTCAAATGGATACCTACATTAGCAACTGCGATGATCACTATTGGAACTTTCGTCGTAATGCAACGGCAAAATAGTAAAACTTCTTCGAAGGGGCAGAATATATTTGAAGGCTTGAGTTTTTAAAAACACGTTAAGGAGTTAGTGATTGAACAGACTGTTTGCAGAACTTGTCGAACGACACACCCCTAGATATAATCCAGACGTCATGAATGGGCTAGCGTGTCTTTATGTACCGCTAGCCCAAGAATGGCTTGATGGAATTTTTCGTTCTGCAGCGAAAAGTTTCCCAAAAGGATTGACGTACGATGGTTGTGAACGATGTACGCCTTATGAAGAGTATGCTTATGCAACTCGACTTCATGGTAATAAAAGAACCTTCGATCTAGCAGAATCAGATCTATTTCTATTGAAATTGAAGTTTAGTTTTGAAGATGACGAAGGTCATAAAGAAGCTCTTCCTTTCCGTTATATGTATATGCCTTTTGTAAATGAGGCTGATATCTTTAGAATTAGCGGAACGATGTATCATGTTACAGGTGTCCTGTCTGATAAGGTTATTTCACCAGGCATGAATAGCATCTTCGTTCGTCTAATTAGAGATCGATTGACTTTTCGTCATATTGGTCATAGTGTTATGGTTGGTAATCGACGTGAGACGTTTAATGTCGTCTGGTCTGGGATCTATCGTAAACCAACCAAAGAGCGTTCGGCTCCTGTTACTACACAAGCCAATAGTTCGATTGCGCATTATCTTTTCGCACGCTATGGTTTCACTGAAACATTCCGTAAATATGCTGGATTTGTTCCAACAGTTGGACACTATTCACCCGGTCAGACATTTAGTCCTAACACGATTGTCTGCAGAAGTAGTTATTACGGAACACATTCCAAACCCAATACCTTCATTCAGTTTAAATATCAGTCCTCTGATCTTTATCTGGAAATACCTGAAAAACATTGGAATAGTGCAACCGCAAGTCTGGTTGCTGGGTTCTTTTATGTCGTTGATCATTTCCCAGATCGTTTCGTAGCCAATCGCTTAGATAGTACCTTTCTTTGGTCGATCCTTTTGGGAAACATTATTTTCTCAGGTGTCTATAGCGAAGCGAAGCTTTTCGAAAGTATCGATGAGCATTTCAAATCTTTAGATGATTATCTTGATATCATCGTTCATGACAAGTTAAGAGAAATAGGTTGGAACGTAGAAAACTTTTATGATCTTATCGCAAAGATCATGATCGATTTTCCGAATCTCTTACTAGGTGGACAAATCAATGTAAATTCGATGTTCAATAAGACTGTCGAGATTCTTTACTATATGCTTGCTGAGATCGCATTTAAGATCTTCAAAGTTAATTATCAACTTCGTAAATCCAGATCGAAGAAACCACTTACGATCAGGAGTGTTACAGAAGCTTTTAATAAGATCATGACACCTCGCACAATCTTCAGAATCACTAAAGACAAAATGATTGTTGAGACGGTGTCTTATTGTGGTGATCATAAGTATTTCAAACTAACCTCTAAGATCACAGAGCAAGAATCTGGGTCGTCAAGGTATAGACGCAAATCAAAACGTGTTACGTTGAATGAGAGCAATCACATCGATGCAAGTATGGTCGAAGGTGGTAATGTTTTGTTCTTATCAAAATCAAACCCGATGCCTAATACGCGCATTAATCCATATGTGACCATCGATCGTAAAACAGGAACTCTACTTCCAAATCCTGAATTTACGGACGTTCTTGCCAATCTTCAGAGTATGTTAACCCGTACGAATAATTTTAATCCTGAAGATCTAAGTCTTAGTGAAGAAGAATTCGATGTAGAAAAGCCTGAAGATGAACCTGACGACGATATGGATCCTGAAGAAATTGAGATTTATAGTGAAGCTGATCTCGATGACGAATCAGATTAATTCTTAATTCGCTAGAGTAACATATACTCTAGTTGAAGTTAGTAAAGGAGATTTTTGTGACATTACAATATAGATACGATATACCTGAATCACCTTTACTTCAGATCGATAAGAGTCAATTACCTCCTATCCCTGATGTAAATATTCCTCAACTCAATCATATTTTACCAGATATTGCGTTGAGAATTGTTAATCAATCGGTCTTACAGGCCGGTAAGAACCCAATGAGAATGTTTTGTTTCAACGTCTTGAGTTACAACAATTGGAGAAATCAAGCTTTCGAAGATGTCTTTCGTTGGTCTGTTGATTTCCTAATCATGAGCTTAAATAAAACAGCGACGTCACCACAATTTCTTGTTGACCCCACTGTTGATCAAATCTTGACGTTGTTTAGTTCTCAGTTGGTGTTTGATTTTCCAGAGTTACAATCGGTAATTTCACCGCAACATTACGATGCTTCGTGTCAGAATGCTGGACTATTTAACAACTTAAAAGCGGAGATGACTAGAATGTCCTATAATGGACAAGCTTATAATGGGCAACCTCAATATCCTCCTTATCAACAACCTGTTTATCAGCAACAGCCACAGGTTGTTAACCAACCTATGTACATTCAGGATCCTCGGACAGGTCAATTTATACCAGTTCAAAATGGATACCCACAAGTTGGACATCATATTCCAATGTCTGTTCCGATGCAACAACTTCCACCGCATCTACAACAAGGTCAGAGGCATCTTGGTTCAGCATTTGCACGACCTGGTCCACAAGTGGTAACAAGTTTTTCATCACGTCCTGATCCAACTTTAACACGTGATTACAATATTGGTCAATCTGAACCATTGAATCCGGTTTTATCAAAGACCGATAGTCGTATGGAAAATATCAGTCAAGATCGATATTTTCGTCATAGCACAGCTTCAAAACCAAGTCATGTTCCAGATATTGCTTTGTTTGAAGACGATCAAAATGTTTTTATCACTTCCGATGAAACCTTTTTGAATAAAGGCCCAGTCAACTCAACCACTCATTCAGGGGGTGTCGTAATGAATAGACAGCAACACGAAATGTCTCATGGTAATGGCGTCAATACCATCACACATGAAGAGGCCGTAAAAGAAATCGTTGGTGACGGATCGGAATTGGAATATGAAATCCATCCAGGAATTGCAGTTGATCTGAGTCTTAGTGCTGCAATTGCTCAGTATCGACTCGATACCGCAAAAACAGAAGTACCAGAAATCCATCGAAAGTATCTGCTCATTCCTGATTTGATTGTCTCATCGGTCGATGTCAGTTCTTATCTACCGCGTTGGACAAAATGCGATTCCTTATTGGAGCTTGCACTCAAATTACAGATCTCACTATCTGATCTTTCAGGAAGTACTCCTTCAGAGGAACTCAGCAATGCACTGAGTTTGATCAGAGAACTCGATCATCTTCTCACAAAGAAAGTCAATCAGTTTCTACGTGAAACATTGGAAACTGAAACTCTCTGGATCGAAAGTTTTATGGAAGATTATTCAGATCTTGCTATCTGTGTTCTTCAAGAATTCGGAGCATATGGTTCTGAAGAATTGAAACTCTTTGATGCTAGTGTTTGTCAGGGTTTCAAGAGTGAAACAATCTCTCTATGCCTGAAGGAGAGTGATGGTATTCTAACATGCCCAGATGGGACATATGTTGGATATATTCCATCCACATATACACTGACATTGATTCCGGTTGATCGAGTAGATCTAAAGATTCCGGCAGGGAAACTTAAAGGGAATAAGAAAATCATCCTTCATCCCGATGTCAATAAGCTTTTATATGACCTCATGAAGGATCTTCTGTTAGATGGTGATGCCAACAATTTCTTTGACACCGTCAAAGTAGAACGACATATTTTTGTCACGAAAGATGGTGTTCGATATCAGGCGTTCAAAACGTTGGGTAAGAATGAGTTGTATATCAAAGCGATCTGACATTTGAATACGATTAAATTTAAGACCTGGGAAACTGGGTCTTAAATTTTTTGATTTTTAAGGAGGTGGTATGTTAAATCTTTCAAAACGAAAACCAATCATTTTCAATGATACTCCACGAACACATACTGTTATTTTCGAATTCAGTATCGGTCAGAATGGAGATTTGAGGTTTAATGAACCTGATCGATGGAAAGAAAATATAGAAGTATTTGTTCGGAATGCTTACAAAACTATTCAAGATGAATATACAACGCATCAGTTATGTAGTTTGATGCGTTCTTGGACAGTTAGTGAAGAAGATGTTGCTAATGTTTTCATTGAAGCAATCACAAAAGCTGATAGTGAAATAGATAAAGAACTGAGTGAAGCTCGTCTTCTCATTATTTATCGAAATCAGACAATCACATTTTCTGTACAGATCATATATCCTGAACGCGAATACGTTAACTATCTTAACGTAGATCTCTTCTCTACTCGAAGTTCTTTTGTTTCACATGAACAACGAAACGATGTGAAAACTGCACGTTTTCTATTTGTTGTTGAAATGGGTGATTCAATAAGTAGACTTACGAATAACCTAACGATGTATAAAATAAAAACATCGGAAGCACTTGAAAACTTTCTGATCTTCATCGAACAAAATTACAATCGTTTTGCTCGTGCTAGAGTGGAACAGCATCAAAATGCCATCTTAAGACAAGGTGGTAAAATATCTGATATCAAATTGATTAGTCCGACATTCTTTAAACTTGATGATGATATCGGTATTCGTCAACAAGTTACAAATGTTATTGAAAGATTAATCCAAAATCGCATATTGTCAGATTTAAAAGACGATGACGATGTGACAAAAGAAGTTATTCTTTCTCAGCAAATCATACTGGACGTTCGTCTCAATATTGATAATTCCAAAATGGATCCTATTATTATTGAAGGTGAATTATCATCATCAGGAACATTAATTCCTATTTCTAATATTGAAAAAGACAATCGTACTTATGATGTTTATTGGAAAGGAAGTTTGGTCAAACCACCAGATGCGCCAAAATCTATCAGTATCGTTCAGCCTACTGGGTTGATTGAACAAATATTCTCATCACAAAACAAAGGATAATTAAAGATGATACCTGTTATTAGTTCTGGTGACCAATTTACACAAGTAATTTTTCATCGAGACATTAAACCTGATGAAGATATTGATGACCTCATCACTTTTATTCAGGATATACACGAACGTTATTACGCGCGGTATACAACTCAGTCTCCATTATCGCGTTCTGTTCGTATTGTATATCCTGAAAAGTTGGCAGAAATGCTACTTTACCAGATTGACTCACGTAATGATTTTAAAGGTCAAGCACGTATTTATATTACCATCATGTCTGAGAGTATTAAATCTCAACAATATTTCATTAAGGAATATGTTCAATATTCCATTCATTGGCACACTGATGAAAAGGATGAGTTAACAACCATCTGGCCAATTGGATTCCAAGTCTTTCAAAATCATAAGTTCGATGAGAAAGCAATGATCTCTAATGTTGTATTTGATTTACGTGTTTTACATAAAGAGATCGAAGATTCTGAGAAGTTTTATATCGATAAAGCAATACCTAATCTTAAACAGTATTTCGAACATTTGACTTTGGTATTTGAAGCCATTACCAATCAAAAACTGAAAGCAGATTTTTCATCGGTACAAGCAAAACTTGATGATATCATTACGGACTTCTACGAACATCGTATTGAAAATCCTGATGATAATGAACGTCAAATCGTATTCTTAGATGCTTGTTATACAGGCACTGAACAGAATAACGTCGCTTTGGGTATTCATATCAGAGTTGATCGCGAACTAACATCAACTCCATATCTACATGTTACTCATCCGGAATACAAAGCTACAGAAGTTAAAAGAAACGATATTTTACATTCGTACAAGTTTCTTACAGAACAGCCAGTATTTGAAGAAAATGGAAATTAACGATGACTATACAGGTCCAGAAACCTGCTATTGAGTTAATCACATTAAGAGATCAGCTTATTTATTCTGCTGAAATGAGATGTGTTATCACAAAGCACGACATCAAATCATTTTGTAAGGAACTGTTAGTTAATTTCATTGAGCGACAGGAAGAGTTTAAATCCATCGAACTCTTTAAAGAATATCCATTACTTATCGCAGAAATCTTATTTCATCCTGAACTGATGATTAAGCGAATCATGCTTCTTGTTATTCAGCAGATCGGGCAATATAAAACAACTGATGATTCCAAATTTTGTATTCGCATTGGAATGGTAGTTGCTATAACGGCTGATAACGATACACAGTGTGTTGTTTCAGTTGCTATCGAAGAAATAAACCATCCTAGAGCGTGGTTAAGACCTGCTGTGGTTGTTGAAAGTTTCATGACACCAGATCTCGTTGAAGGACTTGATGTAATCAGTAATGACCATCACGTTACTCAATGTTATTCTTTCACGTTTGAAATAGAACCTATAGTACCGGTTTTATATAAAGATATTCCTGACGAATCTGGTATAATCGATCGTTCCATCGTTTTCTTTACGAAACAAGAAATGGTTGATTACTACATGAAGTTTTGTGATGAACTCATGAAACCATCACTTATTTATCAGTATCAAAATTGGATCGGTAACCAACATGTTCCAGTTATAATTTCAAAAGACGATATTGAAAAACAATGGCCAAGTTATCGAGAGAAAATTTATCAACATTTGGTAAGTGAATTCGATGAAGTTGAAGAAATGTATACAAAAACTCCTTCTGTTGTTCCAAGAGGATTTCTTTCAATCATTATTCACCCACCGGACATTACTAATCATGACCAGCATCCTTTTTTAATTCTGGAATTTGTTAAAACGATTGGTCCAGATAGAAAACAACCACTTATTGCAACTACGATTGATACTACTGGACCTATTATTAGTCCAAACAAAATCGTTCATCAATATCTTTCATCAACAACAATTCAATAAACATATTCACACTCCCTACGAATAACTCGTAGGGAGTGTGGTATTTTTTTTTTGATTACGTTTCAGGTACTTCCGGCGGTTTATTATCCGACTCGTCTTCTTCAGGAGTTTCAGGAACTTCATCGCCTGTTGGTAGATCGAATTCACTTCCTGTACCGAAATCATCAGTGCCACCAGAAGAAGATTCAATGGGTTGACCTTGTTCAACACCAAGATTATTAAGATCTTTATCAGTTGCTTTTGCTGTCTCTTTTGATTTCTTAATAAACTTCATCGCAGAGAGTAGAATTTCATCTTTGTATTGAGTCATGAGTTCAAGAATATCATTACTTGGATTACCGTCTTCATCACGCTTAAAGATTTCGGAAATATCTGATAAGAATCCCTCATCAGTAACCCACTTACGAAGTAGATGATGTTTCCAGAACTGTTTGATCTCATCAGCATGAGAAGCAATTTCACCATCGAAGGAAGAGTTAAAGACTTCGCTTGAAATAAAGGAGTTAAGTACTTTATCCAGCAACTCTGCATAACTATTAAAATCTGTAGCTTTAATTTCCTGACTTCCAACATTAGGTTTAGGTAAATCTACCCAAATGTTATCAATGATGATATCAATGAAAGAATGAAGGAACTTATGAGGGTCTTTATTAAACTCTTCTTTATCATTATCGTTAAGATATTTGATCACGTCGTCTTTAGCTTCTACTAAAACATTCATAAGCTCTTTAAGAATATGAGCATCGTTAATACATATATTTCTAACATCAGTTGTCAGATGCTCTGCTGTTTTATCACTCAGTAATGCAATACGCTTAGCAAATAGAGCGTTCTGATTGATAATCGTTGTAGCGAATTGCGCGCTAAATCCTTCATCAACTTGTTCGGGTGTTAATCCAAACGTCATGAAGGTTTGTTTACGTAGATCGTCACTTGTTGCAGAATCAGGTACTTGGTGTTGTAGATTGGCTGTACTAAAATCAAATGATGTTTCAGGAAGACCAGGATGCCCTTTAAATGTAAACATCATACCGGCTCGTTGAATCCATTGTAAAAGATCAACAGGAGAGTTAACACCTAATGGGAAGAATGACTCACGCATTCTCATGACGTCGTGAGAAGCGATCTCAATCGTTTTCTGAGGATCTGGATCATCTGCATCCAAAGTCATATCGATCTTGGTTACATTGATTGCGTTCTTCATTTCTGCCATCACTTTACTAAAGAGAAGAACAGCACGAAGACTGGTTAACATTTTAACTTGATCGAGATAAGATTTACCAATTCCGTTTGGATGATAATCAAACGCATAATAAGTAATGAGTTCAGCAGGTAAATATACAAGTCGAGTCATCTTACCAGCTAATGCACGAGCTAGCATGATACGATCCCATTCTTTATCTTTACCGATTTCAAGTTGAGTTCCGTAAATACCGTTCTTCAATCGAGTAATCATATCGTTTTCAACAATAGAACTATAGATCTCGAGCATGTTATCAATTCGAATGTCTTTTTGACTTTCACTTAAGGTCTTATGAGTCTTCTGAAGCATCAGACCTGTTAAGTTATTCGTTTGATTCTGATTAGCTGCTAATGATTGAAGACCTGAAGTTGAAGAATCTATACTGGATCGTGTGACCCAATTACCATCGATATCAACAACTACGAAATAACCACGATGGTTAGAAGGATCTCCAGGAGGATAAACAGGAATGACAGCTTCTGATGGAATTCTAATCCGAAGTGGACGACCAACAGAGTGGCGTTTCTGACTGATCTTATTTGGAAAGATTGTAAATAACTGTGCTTCAGGACGGCTATTTTTATAGATAAGATTTGAAAACTCTTCATTATTGAGTTTCTTTGGATCACTTACATTATGAACATCATAACTCTCACTCGCAATTTCAGCTGAAGTTGTTCGCTGATGCGTGCTATACATTGGGTTTCTGATAGCACGTTTGATACGTTGTTCAGCAATAGCTTCCAGTAATTTCGGTAACTTAATAAGCTGATAGTTATCCGTTATTTCAAGGAATGCTGCAGTTGTCGAATTTTCTTCAAATATAGCTTCTGGTTTCCCTGAATTGTTATCTTCTTTTATCTGATCGGAGAAAACAAATTTACCTTCTAACGATACTGCATTAGAATGTTTAAAGGTTGGTGCATTATTATTTAAGAAGCTTTCTAATGCAGTAGCTCCTTCTTTTTTGATACCAGATCCCAAAATACCGATTGAGATTGATTGACCGTTTGAATCAACTATCTCATTAATTAGATTCCGATGAGATTCAGTTGCATAACTCCGACCATTAATGATCTCATCGATTGCAGCTTCTGGAATGACAGCAGAGACATACGAACCTGTACGGAAGATAGCAGATCTGAGAATTTCTGGAAGCTCGCTCTTGATATCATAGTAACTTTCTAAATGAGTACGAATAATATCGTTAATTCTCGTTTGGATGTGAGATGGAAGAAGTGTATCAACTGTTTGATAAATAAGGTTATCAGTGAACATATCTTTGGGGGACAAGATACTGCTCACGATAATTTGTTCTGCCAGAACGATATCTGGAAAAAGATCCAGAATGTTATCATTTTCTTTCAATCGATCCTTTTGAGTATCTGAGATCGACTGCATTTTACCTGTGTTAAGACTGTAAAAACTTGCCGGCTTTGATACATCAAAACGAGCCTGCAGGTGGTTTCTAACAGCTTTACTGATTACAGCTGCTGCTTCAGGATTGGTACGCACAAGTCCCAGTTTGGGAATGCTCGTACCTGCTAAATTCCTATTAGGATTGGACATGAAAACGACCTCATTCTGGAGATTTCGTCAATGAAGGATACAATAACGGGAGAAGCGGATCCGCTCAACGATCCGCTCATTCAAAACTATTACCAGGCAAATCTAAATCTGGTTCGGACATTAGGAATCAAATCAGGTAAATCTGCTGATGCGCAAAACACAACATTGATCAATGAATATGGTACGTCTGCAGTTAACCTATCGGATCCAACCACCTGGAAATATTATCTTAATCTTTCAGGTGAGTATCATTCGACCGATACACAGATGACCATCACGTCACTCGATACTCTACTACCAATCACTTTTAGCAAGGAAAATTTAGCAATAAGTCCTAATACCGCTGCTGAATATATTTTTGGTACACGTTACTATCAGACATTAGTTAACCAATATCCTAATCAAGAAGATGTTATTATGGGTATTCTAATGCCCTGTAATATTAACACAGCCATTAATGCAGAAGATGGAACTATCCTTCGTTATCAAACTTCTTTGGTTGAATCCAACGAATATTCTTTAATTAAGAATTTGGAAGATGCAATTAAACGCTATACCGCACGTGTTTATGTTGATGCTTATTCCTTAACAGATGGTTATTATCTCATGGCATTTTATGCCAATTTGTCTCTTTTTATTCTTCCAAAACTTTTTAATCTTCGAGATGCTTGTCGCAATACTTACGAAGCTCATTCTTTCCATGTGAGAATGTTCTTACGAGGATATATGGGACTGGATCAATATTATCCTTACCTTACGCAAAAACAAGCGATGTATCTTTATCGCAATTTACCTCGTTTAGTACGTTATATGGGATATGATAGTCAGTTCTCAGAATTAATGACTAATATCCTTAGTCCTCGTAATATTCAGATGTTTGGATATACAGTTCGTCAAACAAATCAAATCGAAAGCGATTATACCCCAAATACTATTATCGAATCTGAACCACTAAATGTTGTTCAGATTGTTCCTTCTACTGAGACTTTAACACCACAAGACCTGTTTAACAAAGAAAAGACAGTTCTATATGGTACCACAGATTATTACGATGCAAAATTGAACGACGTTCTCTTTGATATCTCACATCAAAATCAAGCGCGTGTCATTACTAAAGATGTTATTACACAGACTCAAGATACGGTCAATGTAACAACATTAAGTTTTAATGATTTTATTCTTACACATTGGGGATATATGGCCGCAGTAGGTCTTTATACTGCTAGTGTAACATTCCAGAATCCTCGCACAGGTACACAGCAGACGATAACAGCCAAAGCTGCGTTTGAGTATCTCTATTACTTATCTTTGTCTTATACCTCACAAGGAATGGCCCAGGATTTAATTGTAGGAATTCCTTCTAGTGACTTAAATCAACTTGTGAAATATAACACAATCACAACACCCGAACCCGTTACTTTAATTCCTAACTTCTTAGCACAACAACATGTTAATACAAGTTCATTGATTTCAGCAAATACTCTGATTGATTTAGTTGATCAATCGTATCGTGATTTGTTATTGACTGATGCTCAAATTTTAATGGCTGGATTTGTTCCACTAACTATTACAAATACCACGAGTCTATTTTATACATTGATTCTAAATGTTTATCTGAATTATATCAATCAAAATACTTTGATCGCTAGTCATCAAGATCCAATTGCAAAAGGGTACGTCAAGAACATGGCATACAACCTTTTTGCAGACACTGTAGTGGAATTGGAAACTTCTTCTACTACTGCAAGTGAGTTTTTAAACTTGAACAACTTAGATTCGTATGAGGTTGTTGGTCAATATCTTCCTCAATTGATCACCAATCTGTATCAGGCTGGAACAGGCATTTCAGTTAATACTTCGTCTGATCAGAAAGATGTTACTCAAGCAATGATCAAAATTATGCGTTCATTGACCAGTTACAATATTCAGTATATCGAAATCATCAGTGAGTCAGATCTTACACTAGCACGACTAGAACCCAATATCTTCTACGGAACTATTAATCAAGGTGATGGGACTCCTGATAGTTATACCACCAACACAGCTCGTTTACCTGTTGGTGTGATTATGCAAGATGTCACTGTCGAATACCTTAGCTAACCTCGGAAAACATTAAAAATGGAAAAAAGTTCATCCACTCCACTTTAATACGTGAGTTGTAAGACTAGATGAATCAGCCTCAGTATGAAAATACTACGTTATTTTGATGCATATCTTGGAATGCCCACTCAGTTCCAAGCTCTATGGTCTTATCATTAAACAACTCTGTGAGATAGGAGTAGTGTGATAAGTAGTAGTCAACTTAAGATAACATTGGCGAGAGTGACTAACAAGTCCCTTACGGGATTATTGGAATTTTTGATGGAAAAGAAACAGAATAATGGAAGACGTATCGTTATCTCAAAATCAGGTCGAGTAAAAGTTAAACCAATTACTTTTGTTAGTGTAATTGGAAGTGATGGTAAACCACTAATGCCATGTAGTGGCAAAAGTGCAAGGAAACTTTTAGATAAAGGTCGTGCGAAGGTAATTCGTAGAGAACCGTTCATTATTCAATTACTTGATCGAACACAAATCAATTGTAAATTACAACCTACACAAATTAAAATTGATCCTGGTAGTAAAACAACCGGATTAGCTATCGTGCGTGAAGATAGACCAAACGAAATTACAGTTATTCGTTTAATGGAATTAGAACATCGTGGCCGTGTTATTAAATTAAAACTTTATAATCGAGCTATGCATCGCCGTAACAGGCGTTCGCGTAAAACACGTTATCGTGAAGCTCGTTTCTTAAATCGTACTAGACCACAAGGATGGTTACCTCCTTCTATCCAACATCGTATTGATAGCACGATGTCTTGGGTTAATCGACTTAGACGATGGTTTCCAATTACTAAAATTGTTTATGAGGATGTTAAGTTCGATACACAACTGGCTCAAAATACTCATTTAGAAGGCATAATGTATCAACAAGGTACATTATTAGGATACGAACTTCGTGAATATTTATTACTTAAATTCGATCATAAATGTGCTTACTGCGGAAATGGGTGTTCTAAAGGTTTTCAAATAGATCACGTAATTCCTCGTAGTAGAGGTGGATCTAATCGTTTGATTAATTTAGTTCTTGCTTGCAAAGAGTGTAATCAAACTAAAGGTAATAAAAGTTATCAAGAGTTCTTAAATTTTAATCAAATTAAGATAGATAAATTTAAGAAACAAATATTAAAACCTCTTCGAGATATGGCGGTTATGAACGCTATACGAAATGAACTTAGATTAGCACTTATTAAAACTGGTTTATTAATTGAAACTGGAAGTGGTGGGTTAACGAAATTTAATAGATTACGTTTTAAAATACCCAAAACTCATGCTCTAGATGCTATTTGTATTGGTTATATAGTTAAAATACATGGATGGATTCATAAAACATTACATATAAAATGTAATGGTAGAGGTAGATATCAAAGAGCAATACCTGACCAATATGGTTTTATTAAAGCTTATATACCTAGACAGAAATATTTCTTTGGATTCAGAACAGGTGATCTTGTTCGTGTAAGATCTTCTATCAAATCTGGTATTAACCCACCACTTTGGTCAAAGGTCAGTCGTGTAGTATGCCGAGCTTCTGGTAAGTTTGTTTTTAAAATAAATGAAAAGATTTATCAACCTTCTTATCGATACTGTCAACGTGTTCAACATATCGATGGATATAGTTACATAACTGTTATATAAATTAGAGGGATTGTGTCTTGGAAAGAAACGTTCCAACCATTATGAAATCATTACTTCAGGCGTGTATGCTAATGGACTTACCTTATACGGTACTTCCTTATAGTACGCTCAATCAGAAGTTGAATATCCAAGCTGCTGCAACACTCAATTCTGGAGAGATTCCGAAATTGAAATATGCGATGGTAGGGATCGGAGGTTTATCTGTCGGAACAGGTGCTGATGGATTCACTTATACGACTTCGTATAACCACAAACCAACTGACACTGGGCTTTTTCAAGAACTTCCTTTTATCGTTCGACCTATCAGCTCCGATATCAGTTCTACCATCCAAGAAAATTATCGACTTCGAAAATTGATTACGGTAGGTAGTGTGAATTACTTTGCCTATTACGGTAAAATTTTGGATCTTTCAACGATCGCTATGGCGCTTCAGAATCGTGATGTAGCTAGCGATGGTTCGGTTAGTATATCAGATTTTACACCAGGATCTAGTAATCTTTCTCCTACACCAACACTACTCTCATCTGGCACAACGGTTACTACTAATGGTAACTATATCAGCGCAACAGGATCGCTACCATTCATTCTGGACGCAAATGATGTTCTGGAACTTCTGAATGCTTCAAGTCTCATCTATGGTGATGAGAACCATGCAGTGATTAGTGAGATTGCTTTGTGCTCTGGTGTTGATAGAGTAGTTACTGTTACCTCCGGGGGTATTTCAACAACCTATACGGAAAGTATCGCAACACAAGTTATGTCGTACTTGTCGACCAACTTTCCATCTGCAGATTGGAGTCAAGGTATTCGATATACATTCGATGTAGGGAACTCCGAACCTCTCTTGACTGTTCAAGTTTAATCCTTTTGGGAACATGATCGTCCCACCGGAGTATTTTAGGAACTACTCCTGGATCGGTATCGATCCAGGATTAGCTACTTGTGGGATCTCGGTCTTTAGAGTATTTGATAATCGATTACAATCGATCGAGGCTTTTACCCTAATAAATAATAAGATACGATTTGAAAGTGAATATCAAGAAGAATTCCAGAGTGAACGGAATGCTAAGATGCATAGACTCTGTCTCGCTTTTAGAAGTGTTCTTTATAGCGTTAATCCTATATTGATTTGTTGTGAAAGTCCTTTCTATAATCCAAAGATGCCATCTGCTTTTGGTTCTCTAACCGAAACAGTTACAGCACTTCGGATGGAGACAAATCAATACAACATCAATATCCCTTTTATTTGTTATTCTCCTCAACAAGTTAAGCAAACGTTCAAGAGGAGTGGTCAAACAGGTAAGTTGGTGATGAGAGAAGCTTTGGCTCAAGATAATAATCTTCGATCAAAACTTATTACGCCAGTCGAAACCTTAGATGAACATGCGGTTGATGCAATTGCTGTAGGTCAAACTTATGCTATTGCATTAGGTTTTTAATCTTTTTAGGAGCACAAAATGTTTCCTCCGTTTGAAGCCATCAAATTGTTTTTCACGGGTGCCAAAGGACTCTTTATCCTTGGGTTTGTAGTTCTTTTTGCTTTCCTTCTACTTTCACACTCGTGTAGTCATCATAAACCGGATGTATCAGTAATCGAATCACCTCCAATCGAATCAAGCATTACACCAGCTATTGTTGAAAACAACAATGCGGCTATTGTAGCAGATCAACAACATCAAACAGATACTACGGCTGTTACTAAAACAGCCAAAGTTACTATTCATAAAAAGATTGCTGTTATCAACAGCAATAAAGCATTAGCAGAACCTGAACGTGAGAAACAAATTGGTGAAGCTCAAATCTCTAACATAGAAGCGATCTATGCAAGTTATTATCCACAGAAGCCTGTACCAGCACCTACTGCTTCATCTGACTCTGGTTCGCCAAACTGGGCAGGAAGTACAACAACTATTTCGTCCATGAATGCATAAAGTGAGAATATATCATGAAATTCAAAACCTGGCCTTTCTTACCATTACTTGCATCCATGTTTGTGATTGTTCTGAATGGGTGTGTAACTGAAAAACAGATCATCCAGAAATCGGATTATGTCTTCATTCCAGTTGGTGCGGCATTAACCACACCTATTATTCCGCCATCTCCGCCTGAGCATGACGCGTATGTAAATGCTTCGTTTGAAGATCGAGCACAGATGCTTTCTGATTATATTGCTGATCTTCTCAAGACTACAAGCGACTTGAATTATCGACTTGGACAAATCGCTGATCAAGATGCTAAAAACGGTGTTTTAATTAAACAGAAGAATCAAGAAGAAACGGATCGTGTGAATAAACTCACAGATGCTGCTGTCAAAACAGCCAAAGGAAATTAGTAATGTCACAAGCAAATTCAGAAATAGAACTGACGTTCTATGCTAAGATTGGAGATCATAATGCTTTGTCTCAGGCTGAGTATTCTGAAGAACATGTTCAACTCGAAGCAAGGCTCATGGATGGTAATAAAATCCGTGTTCGTAAAACAACAAAAATTCCAGATGGGACCTCTGAATATATCTTTACCGCTAAGCGGAAGAATCCTGGTCAAGATGTTGAAGGTGAGAAAATCACTGATACGACAGAGTATTCAGTTCCTGTTAATGAAGAGTTCCTTAATACATTTTCTGAAATTATGGAACAAAAGATTATCAAAACGCGTTATTACTTCAAAAACTCTTCTATCGTTTTGACAATCGAAGGACAACCGACACCGATCGTAATCGATAACCTTGGATTTGAAATTGATATTTTCAAAACTCGTGGTGAGATTTGTGAATATGTCAAGGTTGATGTAGAGGTAGATCCTCTTCTTGCCTATCTTGATGAACACTTTCCAGAACTTGAAAGTTTCAATTTGAAAATCAAAACCTCTACACTTCCTATCAAACTGACTGATTTGATTTATAAACCAACAGCGACGGAAGAACAAAAAGCTCTAGTGAAAGATCTTTGGGAAAACCATTATACGATTAAGCGTTTACCAACAGAAGAACCTACAGCTTAAACACCCTATTCCATGGGTAAGAGCATGTGAGTCTAACCGTGGATGAACAAAACGGACTTAAAGCAGTTGTTCTTAAAATTTATGAAATCGGAAAAGAGTTTTATAAAGACGATATTGAAAATAATCTTCTAGCGATCTATAACCGCCTGAATGATCTTGATCAAGCTATTCTTCTTAAAGGAATACTTCCTTGTTTACTTGAGATCGAAAGACATCCTATCATTGTTCCTGTTCAAATAGAAAGTGATGACGATTTTAGTATCGATGAATATAACCAAATGGAGTTGATTAAACTCAAATCCTGGTTAGTAAAATGTATGATCATTATGATTTCATTCTTTGTTGCCGTTACAACAATCTATATCTTTTTTATCCTTATATCACCGAAACAAGATGGAAGTGTTATCGATGATATTGAGAAATTCTTTGAAGCCATATTTGGGCTATAACAGTCACTACCTTCTACTTAACGTAGAAGGTAGTGACTTGTGATTATGGATCATCAAAAAAACCGATAGAAATGAAGTAGTCTAATAAATCGTAATACTTAGGAAGAAGAGCAGGATAGGCAATTTCCATTAATGGATATAATGTTGAAGTTGTCACAACAACTGTTTGCATAAAATCAGCCAGATGAACTTCAGTATAACATCTTTTATCTTTGACTGTTTCTGTATTCCAATAATTAATTAATTTTCCTGTACTCGATTGAAGTAATTGAGTTGGAACATAATTAGTTTCAAATTTTCTATTGTCTTTGTAACGACGGAAATAACTTCCATACGTTGTAATATTCTTCTTAGGAATTACAATCAGGAAAGTCTGTGAGAGGTTCAGATAAGCTTGTAGGACTGCGTTTGTCTGAAGGAGAGTGTAATCAACCTGGAGAGCATTTGGAACTGTTGTATTGAGTCCTAGAGAAGAAAGATCAAGATAATAAGATGACTCGACAATTTTCTTTTCAATATTAACTTTTGTTAAATCCAACGAAACAGTTCCAGCGTCAACTTTAGTAAATATATCATTCGTTAAAGGAATAAGATATCCACCGAGTGATAGAAGCAGTTGAGAGTCTGTAATATCAACTGTAATTCCACTAATATTAACAATACCGTATAAGACACCACCTTCTTCGGTGGAAGTGACAGTTAATTCAGAAACAGGGAACTTCTTAATAACGCCTATTTCATCGAAGTCGATAATACTAACTCTAACATAACCTGTTATATTTCCTGTCTTACCACCATCTTTAATATAAATCAATTCACGAGTGATAAGATTACCGTTCTCATCTACTGGAAGTATTGTATTATGAACAAAACCATTTACAGTAACAAGACAGGTGTTATCGATCTTAGAAAGATTGGTAGCATAACGAGGCTTCGCCATAATCAAATCGGGAAGATCAGTCAATAACGTATCGGTAGGAATATCATCATAAACAGGTGGGCGATAGGTATTAGGGGACGTATAAAATCCAGCACAACTAAAACCTATTTGATATTCTTCTTGACGGGCATCTTTATAATGAATATAGTCAATTGAATCAACAGTGAAAAGTGGATTAGTGTAAGGTGTGAAATAATCATCTGCAAAATTCTGAGATAAAACAGCATTGAGTAGTGAGTTTACAGCACCTATAATAGAAAAGATTTGCTGTCCTGTAATCCAGAATGGTGTTAAATCACTTCCGGTAGCTGGTTTGATCTGAATATAAACCGTTAAATACTGATATGGATCCATGAGTTCACTAACTGGTTGTGTGGCGTTTTTATAATCACACCAGTTATGATCGATACCATATTTAAGTACCTTGGTTGAAACATAAATATATTGCATCGATTAACTCCCAGGTGTTGTGGGTTGTGTTTCAGTCGGTCCACCAGAACCAGGATTGTATTTGTGAGTGTGTGTATTAAGACTAGTACCAGCTCCTGTAACATCACCTGTAGCGATGAGTTCACCATCAACATCTGTTGTTTTATGGAGATTAATTGTTGCAGCTGAATCAGCATCCCAAGTTCCACTAGACGTATACTGAATAGATTGATTACCATTATTGGTAATATGATCACCCGTTTCAGTAATTTCAGGTCCAGTAGTTCTCACATAAGTCTGACCATTGATTCTAATCATCTGCGAATCTAATTCAATACTATTCGTTGTGAATAATTTGAAATCACCATTGACACTATCGAGAAACATTCTGTTCGTGTTAGTATCTAAAAGTTCAAAAGTACCATTAGCGGTATCAATTGTAATATCATATCCAACTTTCTCATCTCTATTGTTAGATGTATGAAGTTTAATAACTTGATCTCGTGTACTAATCTGTGTCCAGTAAGACGAATCTTGATCATAGGCAGTGCCTTTCTCTTCTAGATTCGAATAAGAATGAATGACATTTTCAAGACGTCTTAATTTGGGTTCACGAAATAAATCACACCAAAAGACATCATCTGTACTACCGTACTTTAACAACATAACCGTTTCACTTTCATAAACGTTTGGAGCGGTATTGCGATTATTACATTCAAGTGGTGCCCATTGCGCAATAACGTATGAAACACCTTTGATGTTAGAAGTAACGTTCACACCTTTATGGTCAGTTCCACTTACATCGTAATTGAAAGCCGCTTCACTAAGCTTACCTTTTACAAGAGGGAGTTCTTCGATAGGTGTGACTTTGATGTAATCTCCGTCATCAGTTTTGTCTTCAACAACGATACCAAACGAGTAGAAGCGAAATCCGCTTCCTTCGCTGTTCATCGGATTCATTTCAAATTTCCTTTAGGGAAAAATAGTGGAATACAGTAAAATTGAGTTAAAGGGTTACAAGCGTTTACAATTAAGTAATATCTCATTGATTAGGTTGGAACCGAAACACACCATTCAGTTGATTCTAGGAATGAATGGAAGTGGTAAGTCATCCTTACTTAGAGAGATTACTCCATTACCCAGTCTTCATACACAGTATGAAAAAGATGGATACAAACTACTTGAGTTCACACACAGGAACTCGAGTTACCAGGTCATTAATCGTTTTGACGGTAAATCTGGTAAGTATCAACTGATAAAAGATGGTATCGACATTTTCCAGGGTACTACCGTCACCGATTTCAGAACTTTAATCAAACAAGAGTTTGGAATCACGCAAGATATTCAATCATTAATCGATGGTGTGACACGATTTTCAACAATGGATATTGGTAAGAGACGTATTTGGTTTACTCTGTTGAGTCAAGCTGACTACACATTTGCCTTTCAATATTACGGACAACTAAAATCCCGTATCAGAGATCTTCAAGGATCTCTTAATATTAGTCAAAATCGTTATCTAACAGAACTATCAAAGGTCCTTTCTGAAGAAGAGATCTTAAAGATTAGAGAACGGTTAAAGTTCTATCAAGAACTCCTTCATCAACTCCTAGAACTTAAACCTAGACTTACAGCACTTAGAAGTGATGTGGAGAAAAAGCTAATTGGTCAAGAAGGTCAATTAGAACAACTCTATAAGAAATTATCACAAGTCCGTCATTCGATCAATAAGACAGTGAATGGTTCTGTTATACAAATAGAATTGAATTTAGAACAAATTCAACAGTTGATCTATAAAACAGAAATAGAGACTATACATGAGCGCAAAGAACTTAATGAGCTCCACCGAGTTCTTGAAGAAGGACATCGACGGTATGATAATTTGCACGAAGCGAACCATTTATCAGCATCTGAGCTCCGGGAAGAACAGAAACGCTATGGAGAAATTCTACTCGAGTTACAACATTCCTTACAGTTCCAAGATTTCATTAGAGTCAACATTTCGGATATAAAATCTGCTTTTGAATCTGTTTATAGCAATCTGAGTGAGATCTTTAGTCAGCTTCCTGAAGACAATCGTAATCTCTCTCGTCAGACAAGAGAGAATGCAGTTAGAAAAAGTCAGGATATTCAAGCCGCTATCAATGTTCTTCAGACCCACATTAATCAAGATCAACATCGTATTGAACAAATGGATGATGCAAAACTCAACCATCAACGTACATGTCCTAAATGTAATCATCAATGGATTCATGGTTACAATGAAGATCAGTACAATGTTATTAAAACAACGATAGAACAAAATCTAAATAAACAAACTAATTTTATTGAAGAATTAACAAAACTTCAATACTTCATTAAAGAAATAGATCGAGTTTTTGACTTACGTTTACGCTATGGTCAAATCGTTCGTTCCTGGCCTATCCTGAGTGTATTATGGGACATTCTAAATGAAGGGGAAGGTCTAACACCCAAACAGTGTCAGCGTGTCTTAGAAGGCGTTCTAAGAGACATTCCTGTTCTGATGAAAATAGATGTTTCCTATAAAGAATTAAAACGAATCCAAGAAATGATTGTTTTAGTTAACCAACAATCACTAGTTGAATTTGATCGTGAGAAGGCCATTATTCAAGAGAATGAATTAAAAGTTTCACAGATTCAAGAAAAGATTCGTTCATTAGAAGAACAACAAAGAGTATTAGAACGGTTATCTGAACTTTTAAAAGCAACTCGAAATTTTACAAGTGATCTTGAAACTCTTTTATCTGAACGAGAACAAAACTTTCAACAGCTTCAAGAAAGTTTAAAGGTTGAACATTTTAATCGATTAATTTCGATATTCAGACAAGAACTTGTTTCATTAGAACAAAGTATTTCAAAAATCGATATACAACAAAATCTACTTCTTCAACTCAAACAACAAATGGTTGAACATGAAGAACAAATTAAACTCTTAAAGATCGCTGAACAAGCTTTATCTCCTTCTACAGGACTTATTGCAAAAGGTCTAACAGGATTTATTAATTGGTTTGTTTCTAGCATGAACCAATTTGTGAAGAACATTTGGGTATATCCTCTAGAGATTTTACCTATTTCAATTCAAGATGAAATTGAACTTGATTATAAATTTCCTATCAGATTCGATCATCGATTTGAAGCTCCTGATATTAAAATGGGAGAAACAAATGCTTCAACATGTGAAATCTTTGATCTAGCATTTCGTATTGTAGCCATGCGTTGTTTAGGATTAAATAATTATCCTCTTCAATTAGACGAGTTTGGATCATCATTCGATCATCATCATAGAAATGCTGCGTTTCAAATTGTAACCAATTTGACATTAAACACAGATGTTCCTCAAATTTATTTAGTGAGTCATCATGAACAAAATTATTCGGGTATGAGAAATGTTGATTTAACCGTTCTCAGTTCAGAAAACATTATTGTACCTGATGGTGTAGTGATGAACAGTAATACATTTATAGCCTAATTATAGAGACCGGGAATTCCCGGTCTCTATATTTTTCTTAAAAAATTATAATCATATATACTCTTATTTGAGTCCTAGTAGGATTTAATCCCTTCCAAGTTACAAGGAGAAGTTCAGGTGAATGCGGTACATCTTCCCATCGCTGATTTTCGCGATCAAATACTTGATTCAGTTTCAAACAGTGCAAATCCTGTTACCATCATTACTGCCGCCACTGGCGCCGGTAAGTCAACGCAGGTGCCGCAATACCTGCTGGATGCAGGATACAATGTCGTGGTAACCCAACCCCGTCGTCTTGCGGCACGTACACTGGCTGAACGTGTTGCTGAAGAAATGGGCACAAAACTTGGTGAGGTGGTTGGATACCAGACCTCTCAAGAGAAGTTCGTATCCGACGAAACACGGTGTTTGTTTGTGACTGACGGTTTGCAGTTAGTCAACGAGCTACTCAACATCAGAAGGACACGTGGAAGCACCGTCCTTGTCCTCGATGAAGTCCATGAATGGAATCTGAACATCGAGGTTCTGATTGCTTGGGTCAAAGAACAAATCATCGCTGGTCGTGACATCAAGATGGTTCTGATGAGTGCCACGATTGAAGCCGAGAAGCTTTCGAAGTTCTTCAACGACGCACCGGTGATCAATGTTCCTGGCCGTCTCTTTCCGGTCACCGTAGCACCGTGTGGTACTTCTCTCCTTCAAGACGTTGTCAATCTGGCTGACAACGGCCACAACATTCTGGTGTTTCAGCCAGGTAAGGCGGAGATCGAGAAGTTGATCGGTGAACTTGAGGAACATCAAGGACGGTTTGTTGTACTTCCTCTCCATGGTGAATTGGATTCAGCTGAACAGAAAAAGTGTTTCCAACACTATGGTAAGCCGAAGATCATCGTCTCGACCAACGTTGCTCAAACCAGTGTCACGATCGACGATATCGATGCGGTTGTCGATAGCGGTCTGGAACGTCGGTTGGAGCTGGATGGTGGTGTCGAAGGTCTGTATCTGAAACCCATCTCTCTGGCTGATTCTAAGCAGCGTGCAGGTCGTGCAGGTCGAACCAAACCGGGTATTTACATCGACTGGTGTGTTGCTAGTGAAGATCGGCTTGAGTTTCCGAAAGCCGAAATCGAACGTGTTCGTCTGGATCAGACCATTCTGAGACTGGCGGATATCGGTTTCGATATGGAGAAGTTGGCATTCTTCCATGAACCCGATCATGCTCTCATTCACAAAACCAAGGAGGAGCTGAAGAAACTCGGTTGCATGGATCAGAATGGTCGTGTTACACCTATCGGTCGAAGTGTTTCTCGTCTTCCGATTTCGGTTCCGTACGCTCGTATGGTGATCGCGGCAGAAAGTTTGGGTGTTGTCAAAGACATCATTACGATTGCTGCGATTCTGGAAACCGGTGAACTCAACGCCAGGAAGACCCAAGATGGTCGGGAGAATTATGCTTGGCGTGGTTACATCAAAAACGAGAAGGATTCAGATCTTATCGCTCAGTTGAATTTGTACAATGCTGCTGAGCAAATGAGACCGCCGGAGATGGCTTATGCTGGCATCCATATTGGTGCTTTCTATCGGGCGCGTACAGCTCGCAGGAATATCGAACAAGCAGTACGGCGTTATGTTCGTGATGTTGACTGCGAAGGTACCAAGGAGAACATTCTGGAAGCAGTTTGTGCAGGAATGGTCAATCACGTTTATCAGAGGAATTACGGTTCATACAGTCGTAGTGACGATGATAAACGGCGTCAGCTCAATCGGGAATCAGTGTTTACCGGTCTTTCTGATTTTGTCATCGCATTACCTTTCGATCTGGAAATCAAAACCAGGTTCGGTAATAAGGTACTGAATCTCCTTCGGATGGTCAGTAAGGTGGATGCAGCTGTTCTGATGCGAGCAGCACCGCATTTGGTTGAAACTCGTAAGGGTCTTAAGCCATACTGGGCGTACTCATGTGGTGTTAAGTCGACAACTGAAACAGTTTTCAATGGTGTAGTGATCTCTTCGGTTGAGGTGTATGATCCTGATCATCCTGATGCGGTCAATATCAAAATCGATAACATGTACACCAGTTATTCGAAGCCATACATCCGGTGTATGCATTACGATTCATTCACACCCGTTCCTCAGCCTGAGCGTCATCTGGTTGGTACACACCCGACAACCGGTGAAGATCTGTATTTTTATGCGATGCAAAATGATCGCGTGGAAATACAATGGACAAGGAATGAACAGGATGCACTTGTGATCAGGAACAAACTGATTGACTACTTGTGTGATGTTTATAACAAGACACCGGAATGGATCGAAGAAATTTCAAAAAAGAAATCTCTTGCACAAAACAATCCCCTTAAGGGTCGTGTTGACGTGAGCAAGTTGCTTGAGAAGTTCGGGAAGTAATTGATATCAATTAAATACTCCAAGGCTAACCACCTTGGAGTATTTTTTTTTGTTTCTTAACCAATTTCAGTAACATATACTCTAGTTGAGATTTATCACTATCAACTTTCATGAGGTTTGTTATGAACCCCTATACGCTTTCCAAAACACCGTCAGGAATGGTTGTTGCAAACATCAGCTTTCCCTGCGGACATGTCGAAGGTTACACATATGGTACTGAAAGCGCTATTTCTCACGATCCTGTTGCGTATGATGGATTGTGTATGAATTGTCGCAATAAAGCTGCCGCCATCACGAATCAGAAGGTCAGGAAAGATAGAATCAACTGACACATCATTCTTAGAGGAATTATGAACATCGCCAATGATACATTGACTAGTTACGAAGAATCTCTCAGCCAATTTGAAGAAATGGCTGAGAACATTGTTGTTTTTAGTCGTCGTTTGATCCGCACAATGGGATTTCTCGAACCTTCGCGCAATATCGATGTATATAAAAAGGCATTGATCAGACATTCACGCATTGGTGACAACTCACTTTCTTGGTTTTTCGATGAAGCACCTATCATGATCAGGAAGATGATGAAATCTACCCGGTCACTGAATCAGAAGACTCTCTTGGTTCAGTGTGAAAAAGAAGATAGTGTTAGCAAACTCAAACTTCTTCAGAAACAATTTACACGACTTGTAAAGAAAGTCGCAAAGAGTCTATCGAAATTGCTTGGATCTATGCGGACAACTTACTTAAGACCCAGCAGGGCTTTGTATGATGTCAACAGATTATTGCAACAGTATATGCGCCAAGCTTCTTATTTGCAATAACAAAATTCAAACAAACATATATCACCAACCAGTTAAGGTTGGTGATATTTTTTTTCCTTTTTGAAAAAATTTCAATCACATATACTTTAGCTGAAGATCATACTGATTTCTTTATAAACCCAATCCGAAGTGCCGGTCTGATTCACGGAGATTCATTGTGAGCAATTGTTTCAGTCAGATGTTTGACAGCTCAAATGTCGAACTTGTCCAGTTTCAGGAGTACTGGCGAGACGGCGAACATTTCACCAACGCGTGCTCTACCACCGTTCCAACCGGTGTTGTTTATAAGTGTTTAGACGAGAAGTCAAATCGTAAAATACTGCTAGTTGGAACCCCTCTCGGTACTGTAGTGGTTTATGAACGCTTCCTTGTTGGGGAAGGAATCATTTACAACACGGCTATATCGAAGTTCATCCCTGCTACTTTCAAAGCAGCCATTAGAGCTTATGCTTCCCTCAATCAGTCCGATCTATTAATTCTTCTCGGTACTCCCGATAAGAGTTACAAAAATATCGGCGATATGATTAATGAGGTTATCGAAGCAGCTCGCCGATATCAAAAACTATTTGAAGGAACCATTGACGATAATTCCAACGTTCCTTCTCAGTCAAGAAAAGCATAATTCATTGTAGTATGTTAGGAGACAAATATGACAGACAATGACAATATTAACAGCACGGTTGTAGGTGCTGCTGTTGTTGGTGTAATCGTTGTTATGTACAACTACTTCAAAATTCGCAACGTCAAAAAGCAACGTGCGGAGTGGATAAGAAGGAAGAAATTGATGGCGCTCAAAAGAGTTTCATCGATGCAGGAAACATCATCGTTGTAAAATCACCACCCATCGTAGTAAGGAGAATCAACATGTCGGACAAGTCAATCGGTGCCGTCGCAGCTCTTTCCATTGTGGCTATCGGTACCGCCGTCGTCTACGGCTGGCGCAGCCTGGTCAATCGCAAGCACAAGAAGCAGATCAAGGAAGCGAATCGGCCGCCCGGCGAACACGCTCACGCGTAAATCTGTAAAGCATAACATACCCACGGCTACAATGCCGTGGGTATGTGTATTTTTTTTGTTCCAATTTGAAACATATATATTTTATTATGGATGCGCTAGAATATATTCTTCTAAGGCCGCAACCTTGTCATTCGCAATTGTAAGATCGTTATTCAATTGAAGAATCTGACTGTAAGGTGTTGTGATCGTTCTATAGACAGCACGATCTGTTTGCAAGGTTGCATCAGCACTGGTTGAAACCAGAACAACCTTAGAAGTCTCTACAACCGTTGGTGTTACATTAAAACCAAGCGATTCAAGGACAACTTGATTGAGCTGAGATAAAAGATTTGTGAGATCAATATCGGTTGGAATCGGTTGTAGTGGTAATACAATACTCGCTGTGCGGTACGGTATACCATTTACAATTGGATAACATTCCACGTAAGTAATAGGAACATAAACCCAAGCACCACGTTCCGACTGAATACCTAGAATCTCGATATCATTTTGAAAATCAGCTTGATAGGCATCACTAATGCTATTAGCAACATAAATGTTATTTTTGACATCTTCGTTAGCTGCGATGTAATCACTAATAGTACGAACAGACTTAAGCGTATATTGTTCGTTAGTACCGATAAGGGTATCAAAGGGAGTCAGTAATTGGTAATAACCTCGGGTACCAATAGAAGGAATATATTTATCGCTACTGGACATATTGATTTCTCGAGATGGAAGATGGTGTCTCAGACAATTTAGAAGGAGGAAAAATAAATGTCTTTTTGGTCACGTCTAGCGATCATTGTTGATTTCTTTAAAGATCTGTTTTTTGATAATAAAGAAGAATCAGATTTTAAACACAGTTCTTTTAATACTCGGAAGTTTACGATCTTTCTATTATTCGTATGTTTGATTTCTTTAAGTTCCTTTTTAAGTAATCGAACACTTTTTCTTTACAAGAAAGTTAAAGAACAAGAAGTGATTATAATCACGCAAGAAAAACAATTGAAAACTTGTACTCCTCCTGCTGTACCACAGACACCTACAGGAATTAGTCAGAATGAACTCCATCCGCCATCAAAACCGATTCAGTAATGAGTAAATCAACAGAGAGTCATAGCAAACTTGTAACTCAATCGGGTGTCTTCTACGTAGATGGATCATGCAGACCCCATAATCCTGGTTATATCGGCTGGGGTATTCATGGTTATTTTTATCAGGAGGTGGTCAGCAAAGCTGTGGTTGTTGAATCATTTAAGCATACCACTCATGGTTATGTCAATATCGCACACGAACTTCCACAACATGCTCAATGTGTTATACCAACCGAATACGTAGACGGTTTTGGTTCTCATTCTGAATTGATGACGAATAACGTTGCTGAGATCCAAGGACTTTATCACCTTCTAAAGTTTCTCGAAGATTACAAACTTCAAGTTGTTCGTGTTTATACAGATAGCGAATATTTAAGAACTTCAATGACAGAATGGTGTAAACGGTGGGAAAAGAACAATTGGTTAAAAGCAGATGGTTCACCTGTAGGTAATCGTGAATTGTTAGAGAAGACTTATAATCTTCTCAAAACACTCCGTCAAACTGGAGTTGATATCCAAATTTATTGGATCAGAAGCCATGATGGTCATTTGGGTAATGAACGTGCCGATATCTTAGCAGGCATCGGTATGAACCATAGTCAAGAACGAAAAATCATTACTTCAATCGAAACATCTGTAGCAAAAGGTTATTGGAAATCTGAGCCAGATCGTAATCCTTATATCGCTTTCTCTAGACTTTATTTTAATTCACTACCAGAATATAACCAAGCCGGTATTTATCATCTCGCAATTTCCTCAGATACTGATTTTATTATCGGTAAACCTTCTGCTTCAATGGGGTATTCAGTTATTTATCTTAACGAACCTGATCAAGTTATTGAGGAAATCAAAAAGAAACAATATCAACATTCTAACGGCATTAACGTTATTGCGTTAATGAAACTGGATTCTGTTTATAGCAAACAGGTCTATCCGTGGCTATATAAATACGGTCCTTACGCTATGTATGGTCAGAAGCGAGATGCTTCACTTTACTTAGTGGATAAGAAACCACTGACATTGGAAATGAACCCTGCAGGGCTTTCACTTCGTGCGTTGGAACATTTTGCATTTCTTGAAGAAATGTTAATAGGGTTTAAAGAACGTGACGTTGATCTTCATTGGTTAGTTGGTGCAATGAAGATCACAGTCCACGATATTACAGACAAATTCTTCAATATCACAACAGATAAGAAAGGTAAAATCAAACATGAACTACTTCCTGATTTTATCGTAGGATTTAAAAACCTTTCGTTAGACATCGAAATTGAACATCGTGAAAAGATGATACCTGTTCGTGTCCCTTACATGTTGGGATTTGATTGTCTTCCACGAAACAATCTTAAATATTTGGAAGATGCAATTCCAATGATTTATCTTCTAACCTGGATAGATGGAGGAATTATGAAATATTCGACTATTATCCAATCAAACTTCGGAGTTGGAATATGGTCTAACTACTTTGCCAATCAGATCGTTCTTCCTTCCTAGAAAAAAAAATCCTAATATTAAATGAGTACTTCTTCCTCCTTTTACAAATTTGGAGTTGTCGTAATGACTACATTTCCCGAAAAAATTTCTGGAGCTTATCGGTACTTAAATGAACCGATCCAGAATCCAATCACGCGTTGGCTTGCGTATTGGTTTAAAACGGAATTTGCACCTAACATGCCAAGGAAGTGGAAACGGGTTCTGTATATTGCAAGTATCATCGCGCTTACTAGTTTCACAGATAAGCCTGATTTCATCTTGTTCGAGAAGATTAACAATCTTTTGAAAATGACCTATAAAGGTCAAAGTTATTGGATTCCTAAGTTCATGCGAAATATGATTTGGAAATCCATCTTGAAAGAACAAATCATTTTAGATGACAAAGTTATTGATGTCACTAATCTTGATGTTTGTGAAATCAATGAAAAAGAATTGGAACAAATATGCAACTTCTTCATTCGTAAAACACCAGAATGGATTGTATATGCACCAACTTCTTTCATCAAAAATGATTTGATGCAATGTTTAACTGAATTGTTTAATAAACGTTTCAATTCCTGTTTGATCTGAATAATAACACTCCATACTCCTGGATATCCAGGAGTATGGAGTGTGATGTGTAATTATTCAAAATCTTTTATTTTATCAAAAAGAAGATTCACGCAAGTGATAATACTAACACCTGCATAATAGAAGACTGCTATACTGTCGATATATTTGGCCAGTTCATAAGCGCCTTGAGCTATATTCTTCACGACTTGTGGAGAAATATCACTCATATCACCTTTGGTAATTTGATTTTCTAAAACCATCAAGACACTAACAGTCTCATTAACAAGTGTTTTAATTTGCGTTAACTGTTTGATGCTAACGAGTCTGGCGAGTTGTTTGGTTTCTCCGATGAGTCTTTTGCTATCGGAATATCGAGGGAGGACGTCGATAAGTCTGTAGCGAGAAGTCGTTGTTGACTCAAAGAAGGAAGCGATTCTTTCTTCCAATTCGGATCGAGCGGAGGTAATCCCTTCATAATTGTAAGAAAGATCTTTAAGAGATGTACGCTGTTCTTTATTGCTGATAATAGACGAGAGAGCAAATCGATACTCCGAGATCAGTTTGTTAGTTTGTTCAAACAGATTGGAACCAATACTGTTGAGAGCCATAACGTAAGGAAGAAACTCTCCCTTCTTAAAGCCTTCTGGAACTTGAACGAGAACCTCCCTCCAACTCGTATAGTAACGTTCAAGTTTATGTCTTTCGGATGTTGCGTAATTTGAATCGATTGCAGTGAGATCGATCTCTTGATCCGGTGTTCTGAAATGACTAACGTAGTCTTTCAACTCGTTCGTCATAATGGGAAGACTTCTACGAAAGAAGTCAATGACATTGGTAGCCATCGTCGATTCAAGAGCTAGCTCATTCATGAACTGCGCTTCCGTAAAACAAGTTGCGCTATTCTCTAAAGCAAGCTTATAAAATTTCATGGATATAATTCCTGGTTTTTAATTTATGAATAGGTTTAAAAAACCTATAACGCTACTCATCAAATAGCGCATGGTTCGCTTATATGAGAAAAATAAAAATGATTCTGAAGCCAGGGTTTAAACCAATTGATCAGCATAAGACGTTGATTAACATTGGCGCTACACTTGATATTCCAACAGGATATTGGGTTCGTGGCATTTACGGTGAATGGGTTCTGATGGGTGGTTTGGGTCCATTAACGGCCATTGTTGGGCCTGGTAAGATGTACAAGTCTACTATCTTACATTATCAGCTCCTGAGTGCGATGGCTAAAATTTGGACTGCTACTGAAACCTCTTGTTCGACGTATGATAGTGAAACGAATATTCATACTCAGTGGTTAAAGAAATTTATGTGTCAATTTCCTCAATTCAGTAATATCGATCTTATTGATGAAGGATCTTGGGTTATTTCAGATTCATCTGCTTATTTAGCCGATGAGTGGTACTCAAAGCTTCGCGAATTCATGCATGACAAACGAAAGAATGCTAAACAGTTCCAAGTTAATTTACCTTTCAATAACAAAGAAGGTAAACGTGCTACAGAATTGGTTCCAACTTTCAGCGAGTTAGATAGTATCTCTGCCATGCATATTAATGCAGCTGCTGATATAATGGATAAAAACAATATCGGTGATTCATCTGGTTCTCATTTATTTATGAGAGAAGGTTTAGGTAAAGCCCAAATGCTTCATGAACTTCCTTCTCTAGGAGCAGCTTCTAAACATTATATTCTGGCAACAGCTCATATTGGTGCTAATAACACCATGTCATCAGGTCCAGGTCAAGCCCCTCCTAAGAAGCAACTTCAATTCCTGAATACCGACACCAAGATTAAAGGTGTTACTGGACAGTTTCTCTATCAACAACACAATTTATGGCTTGTTACAAATTGTGGTTTGCTTTGGAATAAAGATGACAAAACACCAAAATTCCCTAAGTTACAAGGTCAGGCAGTGGTTGGTGATACTGACCTTAATCTTGTTTCTCTCCAACACATCCGTGGTAACGCGGGTCCGAATGGGTTCAAATTGGATATCGTGGTATCTCAGTCGGAAGGTGTTCTGCCCTCTCTCACTGAATTCAACTTACTGAAGGATTATGAATCTTTTGGATTTGATGGAAACGATCGAACCTATCGATTATTTCTATTTCCTGAAGAAACACTTCAAAGAACAACAGTTCGACAGAAGATCGATGAATCAAGAAAACTACGTCGTGCTTTGAATATCACTTCAGAACTGGCTCAGATGTATCAGTTTCAGAAACCTTATATCGGTGAGAAATTGATGACAGCTGATGCACTTTATACTGGACTTAAAGCACAGGGTTATGACGTTGATTTTATTCTTGAAAACACACGAGGGTGGTGGACATATAGTAATGAAAGTGTTGGAGATTACTATCTCAGTTCATTAGACTTGCTTGAAATGTCAGCTGGTAACTATTGTCCATACTGGATGGAAGACGACCACAAAACCGTTAAGAAGCAATTTTTGAGGAAAGGGAAATGAACGATTCAGTTACTGAAGTGGTATCCGAGACACCTGTTCCCGAGAGTCCAGCCCCAACACCTAAGATCAATCGATGGTGGCAATGGTTTCTAATCTATCCAACCCTCGCTATTTCTCTTATGGGAGCCATTCCTACTGTCATTAAAGCGATAGAGTCGTGGCAACTGGGGGTTCCTATCAGTCGAGTAGATGATGCCAAAGTACAAGCTTCATTATGGCAAATCAATTTCGATTGTGTACAGAAAACTATTTTCACTTCTGTCACAACGGAAGAAGGTGTTCAGATTTCATCGGCTGTTTGCAATACCGGAGATGTTTTACTTCGAGGTAAACGTCCAGGTTGGCAACAATTTCAATATCGTTGGGTAGCATGGTCAGATGTTGCAGTATTAACATCCGGCAAAACAGATATTGGAAGTAATGCATTTCATGATTCTGAAAATGCATTACAACCACATACTACAAATGCTTTATGGGTTAGTGACACACATCACGAACAACCTCGTTTGATTCCAATTCAATTCGGTAGTGGTATCGTCATGTGTCAAGTTTTCATTGGCGATGGTATTCTTCGACAACGTATTCAAACACCACAAGGTTGTTTCGATCGCGTTATCAATACTTATACTGGGTGGGTGTTAGGTACATATCCAGCTCCGTGTTCGTGTTAATGAATACGAATATTAAATATTTAGAAAACGTAAAACATCAACATTGGAGCATATTGAGGAATTCTCATGCAAGATCTTAACGTTGGACTATTAAAAGAAGGATTCGAACGTTTCAGTGCTCCTCGTCAAGATGGAGATATTGATCTGGTTACACTGGTTCGAAACCAACTTGTCGCAAGTGGTATGTTTAATGGCCAATCTATCAATGGGTTTGATAACGACCCGATCATTATGGAGGCTGTTGATAAACAATCGCATATTCAGCGATTTCTGCTGAATCGTTATTGGACACGACAGTTAATGATGTTGAATATAGACACCATTGAAATTCGATTGCATTTGATTGCAAATGGTTCGGAAGAAGACTGGATGCGTTTATTTACTAACACCGTTCTTCCGTTTGTATTTCAACATCAACTTCCTATTTATATTCCTTAATTAGTGAGAGACAATCATGGCTGCTAACAAACGGAAACAGGTTGAAATGTTTATTCTCGATAGCATCGAGAGTCTGACTCCGAAGTCCAAGCAGAATCGTGAGCTTTATGAAAAACGATTCAAAGCGATGTCTGATGATGAGTTTAATCGTTTCATGAACAGACTCAGTAGTGGAGAAGAGATTTTAATGATCATTTCTCCTAATCATACTGACGATGGTCTCAGTCTTGATAACAATTTAGAAGTAGGTGATAAGATAGGTCATAGTTTCTTTACAAAGATTATGGTTATCGGTAAAGAAGGTCTTCCCGACCATCTTACTCCAATTGAATATATGGTCATCGATTTACCTGTTCGTCGTTTATCTCAAACCTCTGATAAGAAAATCAAGGTTCCTAAGAGCACTCGTGTTGTTGATTCTTTAACAGGTCAAGTAACAGGTGAATCCAAAGGTGCTGCACTTTCAGGACCTGAAATTCAAGTTTTATCTGCTATGAATCTGGAAGCGCCTTTGATTGAAGCGATGAAACATCGTGGAGGTGATATTCAGAGTCGTATTGCGTTTAATGGGTTGATGTCACGATACGGTTCGGTGAATCTTGCTACCTTGGATAAATATCAGGGTGGAGTAGAATCTACAGCATCACTTCGTACCTTTTTAAGTGCAGCTATGCTTCGTAATAATCTATGATCAAACTAGAACGTTGTGGCTGAAAAAGTACTTCCTTCTGTTTTCTTTACAGAACTTGATGCTATCATCGATACCCGTATGGGTACATTAATGAGGATCGATCCAAACCGTCTTGAAGATTATATCAAAGGTGGTTATTTTACTCGAGATCGTGATGTGTTTAAAGGTGTTGATCAAAATAAATTCCAGGAGCTTTATAAGAATCGTGATAAACTCACACTTCAAGCTTCTATGATGACACCGATTGTGAATTACATACGAGATTTTTGTCAACGTACGTATGAAGGAAATATCAAAACACCCTTCTTACGAGAACCTCGTATTGTTGTTAATCTTTATCCTTATCAATTAACAGAAGATGAAAAAGAGTTATTGAAGAAAGGACTTCAAATTCGAACTGGAAAAATCACAAAGATCGAATTCGTATATATGAAATATGAAGATATAAGTCCTGGATATTTAAAACAAGAAACTTCTGTTATTGCAATTTATGATCCTTATGAATGGCTAGAAACTCATAGTAAAAATAATAATTTACGGAAAAATTCTTGTCCTATGGTTACAATGATCGGGCCTTTGTTGATTAGGAATATAAACGATCTAACCATTAATGCGCTTGAATTACAACGTTATATGGAAATGTTAGCTAAACCTTTTATTGATTTGGAACTTATGGTTTCAAAACTATTTTCAGCCAACGTTTCTGTTAATAAACCTATTAAAAAATAAATACATAAACGTTACTACATACCTATCCCTACTATCAGGGATAGGTATGTAGTGGTATTTTTTCTTCATTAAATCTATATTTGTTGCTCTAATGAGATAGGTTCAATTCCGATATCCAATTCACCAGGCACGAACTCTCTTTCAACAACTGATTCAGGCAGAATACGATCACCCATATTTGCATTTGGACGATAGGTTCGAGTATTGATACTGCGAAGCAATTCAGCAGTTACTTTGAGAACACTTTGAGTATTCTCATCTTTCATTCGATCAGCTTTCAATTTAGCACGAGTGAAAACAGAACGATCAGCTCCATCAAGTAAACCAAGGAGTAACACTTTGTCAGAAGTATGGGCTGGTGGTTTACCGTCCACTGTTAACTCTCGGATCAGAGCTTTACGAACGTTCTGGACATCCAAAACTTCCGTCGTTTCCTCCGGAGTAAAAACATTAGCGTCGGTCATACATATTCCTTTTCAGATATTTTCAATCATACATACTTTCTTTGAGCAGGTACGATGGAGGTTGAAATGTTTCGCTTCCTTCAAAAGAAGAGAGTAATAAAAGTTGAAAGTTCTCATGAAACTTTATTGACACGAATCGGATTGATTCGGAGTGAGCGAGCGATTAGAGTCTTCTCACCTAATTTAGATATAATAAGGATTAGAACTCCTTTCCAATCAATTCAGGAGTATAACCAATTCTTGAGAAGAATCAATGATCGGTTGAGTATTTCAAAAGAAATCAATCCACAACTATTTTCCAATCCATTAATAGAAATTGAATTAAGAGATTGGTTTGTAGATTCCAATAATAACTATTTGAATCTGAAATCAGAATTAGAAGTCTTCAAAGAACGAAGTACAAAACTCGTTCAGAACTACATTAAATTTGAAGCTGATAATTCTAACTTACAAGGAAAAACACTTTTTCATGTAGGTCCAGTATTGAATCAAATAAAAGACATCGTTAATTGTTTAATTATCGCAACGCAATACGATGTTAATCATTCGAATACGAATGCGATCAAAAATTCTGAGCTCCGTTAAAGCATTCGTAAAAAATAATAACCCTACATACTCTATTTGAGAACACCTACGTTTAAAACGGGACGATACGAATGTCTGATATGAAGTCCGCAGAAATTCAGTATGGTGAAAGGATCGGTAGTGGTGGAAGTGACGCGATTTTATCAAGTTACTTTAGAGACATCCTCAAAGATCTTCATATCGATACTAACCGTTTCTTAGCTCTGCTAGATAAATATATCATCAGAGAAGGATTAGCAAGTAATACTGCCGAAATTTCTACATCACGTTCTGCATTTCGTAGGGAATTATTAAACCCAACAATGACCTGGAAAGTTTTTCTCAAAGGGTTAAAGTTCTTAAAAGTCACTAATATTATCATGTCAGTGACAATGTTCAGGGATGATAGTAAAACCACAATCCATGAATACGAGTTCGCTATTTCTGATGAGTTAGTTAAAGATGAGTCAGCTAATTCTAAGGATGCTAACGTGTTGGAGCTTTTTCTAAGACAGATCTTGGATGAGCTTAAAATTAATGATGAACAATTCTCTGACTATCTTGATCATTATGTCAAGATTTCAAAACCGGGTAGTACACCTGTTGACCAGTATACCACGAAGTGTTCGTTAAGGAGGGAAATTCTGAAAGATTACATTAGTTGGAAAATCTTTATAAAAGGTATCCTTTTCTTGAGGACTTATAAAATGATTTTCCACCTGAACTTGTTGTATGAAAACAAACTGATTTCCACTCATCAGAAAACGTTGGTATTCCGGTAATCTCTTTCATGGCAATTGAACCTACAAAACAACCGAGTATCAATTTATTAAATTTAGAAGAATATGAACGGATTAAATCTGTTTACGTTAACATCTTTGATGCTATCACCAGTTCCTTCGTTCTTGAAGGAGATGTTGAAGAACTAAGCAAATACATAGGAGACTTTTATACCTCGTTTCGTTTGTATCAAATTTCATTACCTCAATCAGTGGAGAGAAATAATCAAGTTATCTTTAGTAATGCTTTCATAAGAGATTTCCATCTCGAATTACTGGAACGTGTTGTTTTGGAAATCACACCAATCGGTGAAGATGTTTTTATAAGGTTAATTAATACCTTAGCCAAATCATCATTCACTAGCAAAGCCGAGCCATCCAAAAATAGACAGGATACCGGTATAGAAGCTGTTTTGACTAGCATCGCACAAAGTTTCGAAGATGTTCGTTCCGTTTATTTGCAGAACCCATGGTTGGTTAGTTTGTCTATGCTTAACATGGTGTTTCGAGCAACCGTTTTAGGTCAGAAACCTCTGACTGATCTCAGGTAGTCTTTCTCTCTCTCTCTTTAACAATTCAAGGATTCTATCATGTCCAAGAAGTACAACAAGAATTATGACCGTCAGCACAACAGCGCGATGGGTGATGCCGTTTCAGGCGCTCTGAGGAACAATAATCTCGTCGTCCGCAAGACCAACGGGAAGACAGGCGTATGGAAAGCTGCTGACAGCTGGAAGGGTGATGGTGAAGATCACATCAACATCGACTTTTACGCAGAGACCAATCTCGGCAAAATGCTCGACTTCAGCTACCGGTTGAACTTCAAACATCCCATCTTCCTGAACTTCGCAACGATCAGCGGCTTCTGGGCTTACATCCGTTCTGAAGAACGTTCGGATCGTCTGCGTTTTGCGGTAGGTCGTGAACTGCAGAGTCTCACCAAGCAGTTGACTCAGCGCAAGATTCCCCATCTCAAAGCGATCGTCATGGATGCGGCTTATCAGCGTATCCGTTGCAGCACGCAATTGAATCAGCAGATGTACGAGAACGAACTTCCGTTCGACATGTATCGTGCTGGCGAAACGGGCGTTCGGATTCGTCCGGCGCATCACGATTGGGTTGTGAATGGTTACATGGAGATCCAGAAGGCCATTCAGGAAGGCAGGGAACCGAACTTCAGTTTCCTGTGCGATGATCCGAACAATCCTCCGACCGACATCTACGAAACCATTCGTCCGGTGATTCCGGAATCCACCAAGCGGCGTCTGCAGACTCGTGAAGAAAGCAAGAAGCCAACGACGTCGAAGCCGGTTCACGAATCGAAAACTCCGAAGACATCGAAGCGCGATCGTGATATCTTCATCTTCAAGCCTGATCAGAAGTACACGATCCTCGTTCCCAGCATCAACGAATCGACCGACATTCTGTTCCTCAAACAGTTCCGTCGTACGGTCAAGATCAACGATATCGCGGTTCAGACTGGTCCGGTCGTCGCCGACGTCAGTCTTCCGCTATTGCAGATCAGCGATCATCAGGAACTTTTTCGTGCGGGTCTGATCACAAGTGATGACGTCATTCGTGCAGCACCGATTATCGAACGGACCTTTGTCGATGGCTTCGAAACAAACAACCTGATCAAGTTGGACACGTTTGTGGTAGGCGTACTCGGTGAAATAGAAGTCTACAGCATTCCGCTGTGGCTCAAGCTGATGGATCGGAACATTGATCGGGAAGGTGACAAACAGGTGGTGATGGAAAATTCAGAAGGTGGTGACACCATTAAGCTGAAGCGTGATGTGCTGTTGTACAAGCCGATCGACAGTCTTCTGACCGAGACCGGAGTCAAGCCGCCTTTCGTTGTTGATGCAGAAGATCTTGTTCGTAACCAGATGGATTCGGACAAATACAAGTACATTGTGCTTGGTGTGTCGTTCAACCTTATCATGCTGATGAATGAACAGCCGGGGTTGTTCCTAAGTGGTAATGTCAAGTGTTTTGGTATCAGCACAGGTTCGCACGACGACGATAACAAGGAACGTGTGATGTTTGACGAGGAAGAGCTGAATGCGAACCCGGTGTACGATATCAAGGGCTATACATTCACGTTGTTCCGTGGTCAGATCATTCCTGAACCCACCCAACAGCTGTCTGCCGATGATCACAGCTACGCTCTGAATGTCGACAAGCAGACCGAGGGCGTTTCTGACAAATCGACGGAAGGTGTTTTGGTCGATAGCAATACCTTTGTCGAAGGTAGTGCTGATAACGTCTTCGTCGATGTTGTTGATGGTACCACGGGTGCAACGCTCGTGGACAGCAGTCTCCTCCATGAGGATGAAGTCGATACCAACTTCCAGGAAGATAGTGGCACAACCACGATGTCAACGGAAGTATCAGTAGTCAATGAGAGTGAATTGATCGAAGGATAACTTCACTCTGTTGTTTATAAGAAGAGACCGGATAACACCGGTCTCTTCTTTTTTTTTTATGTCTCTAATTGAATTCTATGGTTATAGGAGATTTTAATGGCCATTCCGGCAGTACGATTTAATTCGTTAGATACAGAATTCAACGTCGCAATGACGTCAATCAAACAGAGTGACCCCTCTGTTATTTTAAATAGCGCATCAAATAGCGTTGCTGCAATTACGAAATCAATACTGAGCTCGATTAGTAGTATGTCGAGAACTATGAGTGCTGGTACATTAATAAGTGATGTTGTTAAAACAAAAAATAGCGTTGAATCAGCATTAGGATTAACTAAAGCACTTTCAACGATTCTGAAAGTTGAAAGTGCTATTCGTAAGGTTAGAGGGATCTTAAAATCAACTCTCAATACCGATAGTTTTTCATCTAAAGATATCAATAATTTATTAACTGGAATCTTCAAGAATGATCCTGTTGTACAAGGATATATGAGGGTTCTTAATAATGGAAAGAATTTATTTGGAGATGTTACTACAGGTAAACCCTATAGACCTACAGTTCATCTTCCAAGTGGTGCTGCTAATCCTCCTGGATGTTCACAACCCGTTTCAGTAGGTAATCCTATTTATGATTACGATACTTTAGTTAAAGCTATAGATAAAGTATCGAATAGTAATTATCCACATACATCTGTTGATAACAATGCGCTACTTCGTCAAACTGTTATTCTAGGTAATTTAGGATATGATGCTAATATGACGGGTGTAATGAAAGCATTAAGTAATACGCCAAATATGACACCTGATGTTTTAGCACGGGCTATCAGTATCGTCATGACAGAACAATCAACGAAAGGCAATGCGACTGCAGTGATTGATATGTCAATAGGTGCTACTGCTGTAATTACAACAGACAACAGCCCTATTAGTTTCGCTCCTTCTATCATCACAGACACTATGGCGCAGTTTACATTACCGCCAGGTTCTACTGAACAAAACATGGGAGCTTTAGGTACAGCATTAGTCAACAGTATTATAGCGTTAGATCCGAATTGGAATATTAGCGATTATGATGCAATTCCAAGTACTCAACATATTCAAACAGTCTCGTCTGATGTTACTGAAGTATTATCTGCTATGGTGGCTGATAATACGTTTAGTGAAAGTGATCTTACTATCACCTTTGGAACAACTGAAGATTGTGTTATTGCAGCAATGATAGCGAATGATCCAAATGGGGTTAGTTATCTACGTCAGTTGGCCAATCAAACTAGCTGTTGTATTAAATTCAATTGTTGACATAATTCTACACACGACCTGATTATTTCAGGTCGTGTGTAGTGTTGTCTTACTGTGTCGCTCCAGAGAAATCAAGTACAGCAGTTTGACGAGTAAATGCCTGCATGAGATGAGCAACTGGATTATTAGTCATAGCAAATCCCCAATAAGCTGGAGAAGTTAGACGAGATGCATTCATAATCAATTTAGCTGCTTTAAGCTTTAATTTCGGAATTGCATAGATTTGATTTTCAATACTTTGACCAGCAATTACTGCAAGATAATCTTGCAAAATATTATCGTCATCCATAGTCATATCAATTCCACCAAAAGAACCTGATGAAATAGGCATGTGCATAATGCTTGAAAGATCCAATACACTGAAGTTAACATCAATACACATTGCGTTTCCATTATCGGAGAACCCTAAATGCGAAGTTCCTCGTGTAAAGGAAAGACTTTCAATCATACCTAAACGAATCTGACACCGACCTCTGTCGTATAACTGACAAAGAAATGGTGCAGTATAAGAAGCTTTACCTGTTGAGCGTGGAAGTGCTGCTACCATTAGCATAGCAAGTGGAATATCCATCGCCATCAACTGTGAAATAGGGTTTCCATAAGGAGAGATTAATTGCATAGTGTAGTTAGCACGAGTTCCCTGGAAAGATGAACTACTCCAGTGTTTAGGAACATCTATATAGCCAGCACCTGCAAGACCTTGTATTGTGTCTGAGAGACCACCAGTGATCTTAGAAGCTACACCAGATAGAGCGTCTGTTACAGCGCTTGCGGCAGCACCTACAACGCTTCCTACAGCACTTCCTAATACATTTCCTTCCATAAGACTAAATCGGGCTTCAGAGAAACCAGATACTGCTCCATTTAGTTTCTGTTGAAGTTCAGATTCAGTTGCTGAGTTAGACCAGCTTTCTTGTTGTGCGCCAGTATAATCCACAATGAAAGTAGCAAATAATCCACCATCTCGCTGAAGTGCATCGATCTGAGAGAAAAGACCGTTTGCAACAGCCTCTGCTTGACCTCCTGGTTTTGGAGTTGTTATATCACCTCCAATACTATTTTTACTAGCAACAGTATCAGAACGAGGATCAATTTCAATACCTATGCCAAGATCATTAGTCATAAAAGTATTGACAGAAGCTTCGATGTTAGTGATTGTTTCAAAAAACTTTTCAAGTAAGACAGTTGTCTTTGAAAAATTATCAAGAGTAGCACCTATTCTGGTACTACCATCACTATTAGTAATAGCTGTTGAATGTCCACCATTTCCTGTCATGGTCTGTTTAACATAACCTAAGAAATCGTGTTGAATATCGTCACTCGTGTCTAGTTTGTTGTATTCTTCGGTAAGTAATTGGTTTGCTACTCGTTGTGCTCTAGTAGCAATAGCATATACGTCAAATGACGGAGCTCTTCCTTTATCATCGGAATTGCCTAAACCAGCATCACGAAATACATCAGGCATAAGATCAGAAAGTGCTGCAAGAAAGTCATTATCTAAGACATAAGCTCTGCCAATATTTTGTTTTTCGTCAGATGCTAAAATACGTGGAAGAATACCACGATTGATAGCCATGGCTTGAACAAGTTGATTAACAGCACTCCAATACATGAACATGGTGGGTTTCATACTGTAGTATTTAGATTTAGGTTTACTTATAAAAAAGTTATAAAGTTTACCTAAGAATAACCCAACTGAGATTAGAGGAAATGCATAAAGCAATGCCCCAGCACCTACGAACTGACCTGCTGTATAAAATATAGAACTAGCTCGACCAGTACGAGCCAGTGTCATTTGGTTGGATTCATAAGCAGCTGAGAAGAATTGAAAGAGAGAATTGAATTGCGGAACACCGAAAGTCATATAAACTCGCTGTGCAGCGTCGTCAATAAATTCACTATATTGACGACCCATACCGTAATTACCATTAAAATCAAGAATTGATGGTGTATTACGAGCATCTTTTAAGCGTCCACCAACTGGAATATCTGAGTATTGACAAAATTGTGGACGTGGATTAATTCCTATACTACCTCCCAATCTCGTATCTGTGAATTTCATGTTAGCTGTACTATAGTAACGATTTTCAACATCGTTAGGATCAGTAAATCCGGCATTAGAAATCATGAATGCATTTTGCACCCAAGACTTATCTAAGATATTAGAAAGAGGATCAATGCCAGACGCATACTGAGATTGTGTTGGTGCAATTTGCCCTTGTTCATTTGTAATGATACGCGGTGCTGCTGAGCTACTAGAAGTATCGGCCAAAAGGTATCTCCTTAATAAAAAAAAAAGATCGATCGCCCACTAAGAGCGATCGATCTCTGTTAATTATTCAATTAAGTTACATTTCGTGTACGAGAAGTATTAATCATTGGCTGAATAACGTCAGCATTACTCGGTTGTTGAGCAGCTATAACCGGTGATGTTGATGAGCCAGACTTCATACTTACGAAAGTCTTAATTAAATCACGGATCTCGATCATAGTATCGAGCGACTTCTGTTGAATATTTAAAGTACTTCCTGCAATGATAACCATGTTATCCAACGGTGTTGGACCCGATTCAATACGATCACTATCTCTCCGATTAGAAGTATAAACCGGTGAAGATGCAGCGATCTGTTTCGGTGGCTGATAAACAGGTGTCATTCCTTGAGAAGATTGGTAATCGCCAGTTGCAGGAGAAGCTGGTGCTCTAAACACAGCAGCTGAAGTTCCCACAACGCTTTGATTCATCGCTACAGCGGGTATCATTCCGGTTCGACCTGATGGTAAATTAGGGAATGATTTAGAAATCGTTACACCACTAATTCCAAAAGACTTAGCGGCAGTATCAAGACGATTACCAATCTTCGTATAAATTTCTGCGATCGTTAAAGCACGTCCACCTTCAAAGAAGATGCCAGGATTACGTTTAGCAGGTCCTGGGAAAACTTGTGCTCCGATCGCTTGTGGATTTGAATGTAGAAATGTTCGTGCTCCACTTGCACCTAAGAAATGTGCAAGGTAAGCATCAACAACTCCAGCTTGAGGATTAGCTTGTTTAACAGCTTGCAGGTTCGACTTCATATATTCGCCTGCCAGAACGGTACTCGCTCCAATATTGCTAGGAGACTCGTTACCTGATAAACCGTATTTACTTCCATACTTGCGCATGGATTCATTCCAAGTACTTGCTTCGAATTGGAATAATCCTGATGCTCCTGTAGAAGAAGCACGCGCTTGAGGATCAAGACCTGATTCAACTGCTGCAATTACTTGCATATGTTTACCATCCACACCCGCTTTCTTAGCATTAACATCAATGGCTTTTAAGATACCATCACGATCCATGGTAAAGTTACTACCATCAGCATTATCACTTCCCATTCCACCCGCTTGAGTACTGGGAGAACCTTTCTCAGTATCGAAAGAAGTTTTCGGTGAAACATCCATGGTGTATTGATTATTCTTGACTACGTTCAATGACTTATTACCTGTCGTATTAGTCATTGGAGCAAGGTTTTGATTTCCTAATTTAGCAACTGCTGAAGACGCATTGTACGTCTTATCATTAGCAGCAGTAGGAACAGTAGCGGGTGTTGTTAAATTTGATAACTTACCTGCTGCAGAACCTGCAGTTGTATTATTCGCTGGTTGTGAATCCGCATTCAAAATAGCAACTTGAAGATCACGATCTCGTTTACCCATAGGACTACCAGCTATAGAGCCAAGTCCACCACCACCTTTAAGTAAAGAAGCGTCTGTCATCTGAGTTGCCATATTCGGATTTGATTTTGCTAATGCAATATTTTCTTGAACACCAGCTGGTTCTATATGCCAAGTTTCTCCTCCTACTGGACGAGTAAATCCATACTTGCGCATAAGACCCATCTTTTCCAATGCATCGACATCTTTAGAATTCACATCTAAAGCTAAACCAAACCCATGCATGCTTCCACCGGGTCTTGCAGCTTTACCTGGATTCTTTTGATATTCGGCAATCTGTTCTTGAAGACTACGATAAGCAGAATTGACTTGAACACTATTACCTGTGGCATCACCATACTCTTGAACCATTCCCATAAAGTTCTTAAGAACAGATGGATTGACGCCATCGAAAGTCACTGACTGATCTTTCAGTTTGATATACTTCATTGCACCATTGCCATCTAAGATAGCACCTGCTGCCAATGTTAGGTTAGACGTACCACCCTTTGTGCCACCTACAGCACTAGGATCAAGAGCGGTACCACCAGAACCTTTACCTAATACTGAACCTTCAGCTTCAGTATTAACAACACTAGGTAGTTTACCATTATTGGAAACCTGATTACCGTTTTGAGTAACGGTATCTAAACGTGTCTGATAGACTTTGTCTTTAGCTGCGTTTAGCGTGTCTTGAGTTACTTTCTTAGTTTGTGCTGCTGTTTCAGCAGCCATTTTGTTAGCAAGAATGGCTTTATCTTGCTTAGTTAAATTCGTTGCTTGTGCATGTTGTTTCTTTTTGTCATACGAAGCCGAGCCGATTAAGAATTCAACTTGTTTATTCACCGCCTCTTTATTAGAAGAGAGAGAAATGACTTCTGTCGGAACAGGACTATCAAGAAGGTTATAAGGACCACCATCGAACTGTGCTGCCTTCAAGAATTTAAGTTTCTCATCCGGAGTCAATTTATCTAATTTATCTAATTTGACTTTCTGATTTGTATTATACAATGCAGTCATGGTATTTAAGAAGAACGGAAGGAACCGTCCTTTGAGCCAGATCTGGAATGGATAGACTTGATCTCGATTAGTAGGATCAACATCAAAGACTTTATAGAGTTCTTCAGCAACCACACTTTTACCTAAGATATAAGCCTTTTTATCTGTAGAACCAGGCGCTGGTTGATAAGCGACTTTACCATCTAACAGATAGTTTTCCAAATTTGCTAGTTTATGATTATAGCTTTCCGTTGATGAAGTTCCAAAGCCGTATTGCATAAACCGGAATTTCTGGAACTCGTCAAGATTGTCGCGAGTTAAATACTTAAAGAGTTTATAACCTCCATAAGCAACTACACCAACAGCTAAGGCACCGAGGACAAAAGGAGAAGCAAAGATCGCACCTAAGGCTGTTAAACCAGCACCCACGATTCCAATACCTGCTTCGGCTACACCCGCTCCTACAACTGCTTCAGCACCTGCTGCAACAGCACCTTCTGCAGCTGTAGCACCTACCGCATCAGCAGCCGCACTAAGACCTAATCTAGCGCCTACTCGTCCTAATACTGAACGAACAGGGGCTCCTACTTTTCCAAGTAAATTACCAGCAGCAGCTCCTAGACGAGTTTTACCCAACATACCTGCAAGTCGTCCACCAACCCCGCCTAGTTTACCTAACGTTCCTCTAGCGAAACTGAAGATACTGCCTAAGTTACCTGTTAAGAAACTGGTAAAACCTTTAAGTAAACCGAAGATACCACCTCCAGTATTTTCTTGGTATCTTGGACCCGCAATAATAGCAGGACCTTGATTATTTAAACCACCTTTCATATTTTCCAGACGAGTACGCCAATCACCTCCACGACGTCCTTTTTCACCCTCTGGATTAAGTTCAGCGGCCGGACCTGTAGAGACTCGTTTAACGGAATTCATAAGACGAGAAAATAGTCCGGGTGATTTGGTAGCAGCTTGTTGTGGGTCCGATGGGTCGTGAGATTCATCGGACGCTCCAGCTCCAAATAAGGAACCTAGCCCACTCATCAATCCACCACCCCAACGGCCTAGACGTCCGCCTCCTAAACCACCTAAACGTTTAATACCTTTCAGACCTTTAAACCGTCCAAATAGAGCTTGTGCTTTAGGACCACCGATAATATTACGCAGTCCGCGAAGTCCGGAACTAACTGCTCCCATAGCAGCAAAACCTTGTCCAGATCCTCCTACTGATGATGTATCGTCACTATCCATCGCAGCTGCGGCAGCTGTTGTGGGAGATGCTCCACTCATACCACCACCCATTCCTCGCTTATCCCATTTCTTCAATATTCCAAGTATCTTTTCAAGAGTTTTGTTCGTTTTACCTGAACCGAACCCTCCTAATATGGAACGAAGACCGCCTCCTAAACCACCAAGAGCACGCCCTCCTAATTTAGCACTACCCGTTAAGAAATCCCCCATTCGACCTAAACCGTCAAAGAGATGATTACCTATAAACCCAGCAGTACTTGATATTGCTGGTCTAGCATAACGGCCAAGTGCTCTTCTGGTTAAACGTCCAACACCACCAGCTGCACCGAAAAGACCGCCTGTCGCTCCAAGTAAGAATCGACCACCACGACCTAATCCAGATATGCCTTGATGTGCTACTGACGGACCATATTCTCCTGCAAGATCACCGACATTAGAGAGTAATCCTCCACCATGACGACGAACAAGACGACCGATAGCACCAGCAGTTCCAAATAGTAAACGACCAGCACGTCCAGTTCCAGCTGCACCTCTACTTGCTAAAATACGAATATAACGACTTGCAAGATTAGCGGTATCGCCAAATAAACTCTTTGAATCACCAGTAGGTTCAATACCCATACCAACCTTACTGATAGCTCCTAATTCACCAAGACGTTTACTAATGTCTCGTAACAGATCGATCGATGTTGGATCTTTCATCTGTTTCTGTTGATCACGATGAAGTTCCTGTATACCTTCAGTATTCATCGATGTCATATAACTCATGTCAACTGCAGTCCCGCCAGGAGCAGCATTATCACCAAAAGTTTTATTGACTTCCTGAGCCATAAATCCTTGGTGTTGATTCTTATCGTTACCACCACGGTAACGATATTTATAAGTTGCCAATCGAGCCAGTCGACTTAACACTCCACGACGACGGTTTTTACCGATATTAGTTTTAGCATTACGATCAGAAAACGTCATGAACGGTTTCTTGTCCGGATCAGGTGTATAATTCGGATCATGCATATAACGTTTCTTACTTGTATCGTAGATTTTACCTTCTATATCTCCGATATTCTCATGCTCGCCTTTCTCATTCGTTGGAATAATCCAACCACTTGCTTTCTTAGGAGCAATACCTTTAGCTGTAATTCCACGAGACTGAATAAGTTGATTATATTTCTGAAGATTAATATCATACCCACCTTGTTTATTGGGTCTAATTAATTTAGCACGAATTAATTCTTCTTGATGACCTTCTTGAATTAACTGTTGCATCATATTCTTAGCAGCAGCTATCTGATTACTATGTGTTTCACCAACATCACGCATTACGTTGGTAATAACACTTTTGGCTTCTTGACTACCACGATGCTTTTTCATCTGTGTAATAATCATTCGACGATCTTCACGAGGAAGTGTTAGAAATGCTTTACTCCGAAATACTTTATTGGAGTTATAATCCATTTCAGGATTGCCTGAGATCGTGTGTATAAACTGTTTAACACGAACAGATTGATCACCTGTTAATTCATTACCAGTAAAAGCTTTTGAAACCTGGTCCAGTTTATAATCCATTGCTCCTGTTGAAGATACTCCAAGAAGTCCAGTACGAATTTTTGATTGAAGTTTACTTGATGTTGTAAACCTACCCCGTCTCCAATCATAAGTAGGCAATTGTCCTAAATTACGACTGCCCATTCGGATCGCTGATGTTTCTTGAAGAATACGAGCCAAATAACCAGGAATCACTTCAGTCAAAGACTTATGAGCTTTTTGACTGAAGAAGTGTGGTGTCATATGTCCAGCAGAATCTCCACCCTTGGTTAAGTTAGCATTTTCTTTAGGAGTTTTAAAATCATTAACAAACATATTCATAAAACGAGCAAAGTCACCCATAGGTCCTTTCTGATTTATGAATTTCTGATAGCCTTTTGATTTTTGAAGTTTATCAATTCCTTGGGTTGGGTTTTTAACAAACCTTGCACCTCGTGCTAGATTACGAGAGACAAACCCACCTTGTGGAAAAAAGCGCCCTAATTTCTTACCTGCTTTGCTTGCAATGAAATCTATTAGAGCACCACCTATTCCATTTGAACTATGATAAAGCATAGACTCGTCTATGCCCATTTCTTTTGCAGTTTTCATCTGGTCTCTTAACATATCAACAGAGTCCAGACCCATTGTTATATCACCTAAACGACCAGCAGCTCCTCTAACATAACCACCCAGTCGTTTTGTTGCTCGTTTAAAACCTCCAGAGATACCTTGCTGAATACCTGAATAAATATTAGTTCTAGCAATTTCTCTAAAACGTTCAGATTTTGTAATCTTCACAAAGTCAGGAAGTGCAGTATTATCCTTGATGGCCTCAAAATAGGCTTTAAAGAGTTCGTTATATTTCGTTGTAGTTTTTAAAAGTTCAGCTTGAACGAAATAAGAACGATACTGAAGTTCTAATGATTTCTTCTGATAAGAAGAGTTCACTGACATTGTATACGAAGCCAATCTCTGAATACCTTCGTTAATATTACCGAGAATATTTGCATTAGCAGAGAATCGTTTGGCATCTAACTTATCTTTGACACGCTGTTCTGCACGATCTCTAGCTTCCTTAGCATCGGTATGATCTTGCATACGACCAAAGATTTCTGTCTGAGCTTGAGTAATAGCCTGATTTTGAAATGCTTCTGCAGATGCAGAAATATTCTGTTCCTGATGCGATTTGAGTTTATTGGTCCATTTCTTGATTCGACGAGATTCTTCAGGAACCAATGAATCAACTTGCCGACCAATACGAGCTAAGTCGGGTTTTAAGAGACGAGCTGATTCTCGATATGTTTCCGAAAGAATTTCACTTGACTTCTTAAGTTCATCAGTGATAATGCTATAAGACTTTGGTAATGCCTTCTTGGCAAAGTCGTTCCAGAAAGATCCTGACTTTAGTTTGCTCTTTGTAGCATCAGCAGTACCACGTATAACATCATGAACAGGTTTGCGTTTCTTACTTGCTTTCTTAGTATCGAAAGTATCGAAACCACCATCAAAATTGAAGTCAAGTTCACTATCAAACCTGAAATCTCCATTATCAATACGACTCTTCTTTTGTTTAGCCATTAAAATTTATCCCTAGTAAAGGGTGAACAACCATCAAAGGATCACAAACATGCTAGAGAACTTTCCACCCTTTAACATCGAGCTTCTTTTGTTATCAGGTAATGAAAGCGTTAAGAATTTAAGACGAATATCGGTTATGGACATTACGTCCGGTATGACCAAAAACTTTCATCCAGACGGTCTTTACTCTACTGAAACTTTTGGTAAAGTAGGAGATGCTCGTCGTTCAAGAAACTTTGGATATGTTAATCTTCAAATTCCAATCTTTCATCCAGTCTATTTCAAAGCAATTACTGATCTTAAAGAACTATACGGCCAGATCATTTCTGGCCGTGAATACGCAACCTTTGATCATCAAATTAAAGATTTTATAAAGTCTGATCCGATCAATGGAGAAACAGGTTATAAATTCTTCTTAGATCACTTTCCAGTTTTGAAATTTACTGAACGTGATTCTGCAAAACGATCGTTTAATATTAAACTGGTAGAGAAGTACCGCAAGAATCCTTTATTTGATAAATTGCTAGTACTTCCTGCAGGTCTTCGAGATTACACAATTGATGACAATGGAAAGCCTACTGAAGATGAGATTAATAATCTTTATCGAAAAGTAATTGGACTCTCCAATGTGATCGAGAATGTCTCTATTACTAGTAATGAAGAATATTTGAATAACATGCGATATAATCTTCAAATCGCTGTGAATCAGATTTACGATTACATTACTAACATCCTGGAAGGTAAAGGTAAACTGATCCAAGGAAAGTGGGTTGCTCGACATATCGATAATTCAACTCGAAATGTCATCACTCCTTATATTCAGAATGTCAAACATCGAGATGATCCGCAGTTTGTATCAGCGACTCAACATGTTGTAGGTCTGTATCAATTTCTTCGATCAATCTTTCCGAAAGCAGTTCAGCTCGTTCGTGATGGATATCTATCAAAGATCTTTGTAGGGCCAAATGCACCAGCAAACTTAATTTCTACTAAAACTCTTAAGTCAGTGAATGTCAATATCGATCCAAGTTTCTATGATGACTGGATGACGAATGATGGACTGGAAAAACAGTTCCATCGTTTTAAAGTCAAAGATCTACGTCATGAATCAATTATGATTAGTGGTTATTATCTAGGTTTGATTTATAATGGACCAGATAACACTTATCGGTTTCTTACAAACATCGATGAACTTCCTGTTAACCTTAAGAAAGAACATGTTCATCCAATCACTTATGCCGAACTCTTCTATTTATCTGTCTTTCAAATAGCACCTGAAACACCCGGTACAATCACTCGATATCCTGTAACTGGATTTGGAAGTATTTATCCTAGTTACAACTATTTAAAAAGTACAGTTACAGGACTCGTTAAATACGAACTCGATGACGAATGGAAGAGAACAGGTGTGATCGCACCAGAATATCCAAAGATGGAAGATTACTTCTTTGATGCGTTAAGTCCAGCTAGTCAGCACCTAGGTCGTCTTGGTGGTGATTATGATGGCGATACAACTTCATTAACATGTTACATGATTGATGATTCAAAAGCGGAGTTTAAGAAACTCCTGAATAGTCGTGATTATTACGTTGCGGTTGATGGATCAATTGCGTTCAGTTCTAGCAATGACGTCATCGATCTTGTATTAGGTAACTTTTCTTAAATCGTATTTACCTAAGGAATAGCATGTTACAACTTTATACGCAATTTTACCGTGAGACAGGAGTACGTCGTTTTAACGAACTGATATCTCCACGTCTTCAAATCTTTAAAGGATTTCCTCGTAATTCAATGTTGCATCATTTCACTCAAGATGATGAAATGTTTCCAGATGCATCAAAACCTTATTTTCAAGGATATAGCAAACGTCTTCCTTTAGAACTGGTTTATCACAGTGACTTAATGGAAGGGCATCCAAGAACACTTCCGTTTGTTCCACAACGTTTTATTCTACCATTCATCAAGAAACATAATCTGTTTCGTTATATTCCTCGAGCATCTGACATACAAATTGATGAACGTACGATGATTGTGGTGGATTACAATCCATTGAAATTCACATATCGATATGTTCATACTCCCATTTCCGAATATCAGAAATGGGAGAGTTATCAGAAAACATTCTGGTCACATATTGGTGCATTGGCATTAAAATCTAATCGTCAACATTTTGTTCTTTTGGATCCAATCATTAATATCCCCAGTTATAACATGTTGTTGAATTATTCTGATAAAGAAGGTATGACGTTAGCTCGTTTATTTAATACTCATGAGAAACGTTTGATTCTTCATTTGTCTAATTTTATCAAAGACGAGTTGAGAGATCGTAGTGTTTTCAATTTGATTCCTATTGAAGCACTGAAGAAGATTAACATGGTTTTCATGTTAGCAGATGGACGTTGTAGCACTTTGAACCTTTCGTACTTTTATAGTTGGATCAAAGGTGATGAAAACGTCTCTACGATTAAAGTATCTTTACAACGTGATCGTAAGATCATGGTTAGAGCTTTACTTAAATACCTATTGGTTATTTCTTCTGCGATTCCTGAAGATGCAGCTGAAACTATTCCTCAGACAGAAGAAACTGTTGAAGAGATTGAAGATCATAATGATGAACACGATTACATCGACGAAGGTCCGATCGAAAGTTTTCAACAAAAGAATATAACCCCCCCTATAGAAAAGAAGTTTCAAGAACCTTTGAAATCTATCGATGCAATCGATGAACTTAGCGATAATATCATCCAGAATCTGAATGACGATATGGAGATTCTGGAACAAAAGAATCGTTTTGATCTTCATAAGCGTGGTATTTCATTAAAAGATAACGAAGTTGTAGAAGTTCATCCTACGACAGTTTATAACCACGAAGATATTCATGAAGAAGTTCATACAGCATTAATACCTAATAATGCCTTAAAGAAGAAAATGGTCGAAGCATTAGAAGATGGAACATTGAATGCTGCTTCTTATAAGAAAGCGCTTCAAGATGCCGATGCTTATATTAAGATGTTAGACCCTTATGGTAGTGGTAATTTAACAGCTCAAAAGACTGAAATCCATCCAGAACAACTGATCATTCATTCAAGTGAGACACAGTTAGCCGATCATCCAACTATCATTGATAAGAGCATGACTCAAAGTACACTTCAGAGTTATACTCGTGATTACATCGATGAACACATGAAGAATGATGTTATTAAAATGGTGGGTGGTCTTCAGAAGGGTGGTGTCATTATTCAAAAACATGAGATCACTCAAGAACATACCGTGATGGGAAATGTAGAAATTCATAATCTACAATTGAAACCTATCAATGGTACTGCTTCTTCAATTTGGTTTAAACTTCCAGTCGTTGAACATGACGGTTCGTTTAAGGTAGCGGGTAACCGTTATATGCTTAGAAAGAATCGTGCAGACTTACCGATTCGTAAGATCAGTCCGAACGAAGTCTCTCTGAATAGCTACTATGGAAAAGCATTTGTTTCTTCGGAAAGTAAAATTGCAAATAGCACTTCTGATTGGATCTTAAAGCAAATCAATAAGGCTTCTTTTGAAGGTAGTGAATGGATCAAAGATGTAGTACCTGGTAATACCTTTGATTCTTATGCCAAGATACCTTATATCTTCGGTTTACTTTCAACAAGCTTCGTCTCCTTTAAAGCAGGAGGCTTTTCTTTGATGTGCGATAACGGTAAGAATATTAGGATGTCATCTCCTAGAGAAGGTATGCGGTGGTGTGGACATGCTCCGGATAACGGACTTCTTTGGGTTGATATGAATAATGACTTTTATATTTTAAAAGAAGGAAAATTAGAACTTTTTGGGGATATCTTTAAAGTTCTTAATTTGGATCCTCATAACTCACCTATTCGTTTTAGTGAATTAGCAATCTTTCGCAAAAATGTGCCAGTAGGTGTGATTTTAGGTTACCGATTGGGGTGGTCTAAACTTCTAGCTTTATTGGAAGTCAAACCACGTTTTGTTGAACCAAAGAAACGATTGAATCTTACGCCAGATGAATATCCCATTCCGTTTAATGACGGTGTTTATATCTTCTCTCGTAAAAATCACTTTGCAACAATGATACTGGCTGGATTCTTAGATTATGCCAAGATGACGAAATCGGCAAGTGTTAAGGATTTTGAACATCAAGATATCTACATGAATCTCTTAACCAGTAAAGGTCTAGGTGCAATCTATCTTCGTGAGATTGATATGTTGTTTGATTATTTCATCGATCCTATCACTGAAGAAATATTAAAAGACATGAATGAACCAGTGACTTTCGATGGATTACTTTTGAAAGCTACTGAAATGTTAATGTCATATCAACATCCAAAAGAATACGATGGTTCCTATACACGTATTCGAGGATATGAACGTTTCTCTGGTGCTGTCTATAAAGAAATGACGGCAGCTATTCGTCAGTTCCGGAGTAAGAACATAGCAGGTCGAAGTAAGATTGATATCAGTCCTTATAAGGTCTGGTCAGCTATCAACAGTGATCCAACTGTAATGTTAGTTCCTGAAATCAATCCGATTCAAGACATTAAGAATGATGAAAGTGTAACCTATGTTGGAGAAGGCGGTCGTTCTTCTGATGGAATGAATAAAGCTTCTCGATCTTTTCATGTTCAAGATGTCGGTGTAATCTCTGAAGGAACTGTAGATAGTTCTGATGTGGGTGTTAATATCTATACCTCTTCAGATCCTCATCTTCGTAATCATCGTGGTCTTAAGAATCATGATGCGGAAGTCCAAAATGCTAATCGACACTGTTCGGCTGTTCTTTTAGCAGCGGGTGCAATGCACGACGATTGAACGTACGTAAATTGTTATTGTTGATTTTTTCTTGATTCAATATCAAGAAAACCACACTTAACATGGGGTTTAGAACCAACAATAACAAAGGTGTTTATCCCGATGGATACATCTATTCGTACTATAGTCCGACTGTAGAGAAATCTACAGTTGAATCTTCTTTAATTGCTGGAACATCTCGTCAAATCCGGTCACCACTGCGAGTCGAAAGACAAAGCCAGGGTTGGAAAAGCCCGGAGTAGAGACAATCAGCAGCCAAGCTCCTACGTCTTCGGATATGGAGAAGGTTCGACGGTCAGGGCTTTGTCAGCCTGTAGGATCAAGCGATCCGAAATGGGAAGCACCCAACCAGGTTAAGCTGTGGGTGAAGATATGACCTAGACTTTAGGGAGACCTAAAGCTGCGCGTAATGGCGCGAAACAGACCTAGCGAGTTTGTTTGAATATTCTCGATGAATCGTATCAATTTCATCTCAATTCAGAATAGTCACGGCATTCCAGCAAAAGGATATCACCCACCTTTTGTAAGAACTGGATTTGAATCGATTATTGCACAACGGACAAATCCTCTTTTTGCTTACTGTGCAAAAGAGGATGGTGTTGTTACTAAGGTAACTGATAAAGGTGTTGTTGTTCAATACAAAAGTGGTAAAATGATCGGTGTTGAATTAGGACGTCAGTTTGGTCGATCTGAAGGATCGATCTTTCCGTTTGATATCGAAGCATCTGTTAAGGAAGGGGAGTCCTTTAAGAAGGGAGATCCCATTGCTTATAACATTTCTTATTTCGAATATGATGTTTGGAATCCTGGTCAACTTGTGATGAAAAACTCATTGACAGCTAAAACTGTATTATGGGAAACCAAACAAACTCATGAAGATGCTTCTTCTATTTCGAAAAAGTTATCAGAGAAGCTTGAGACTAGGGTTACTTACTTGAGAAGTTTTGTGGTGACATTCGAACAGAATATTCATCATGTTGTAAAACCTTCTCAAACTGTTAAACCACAAGACATTTTAATGAGTGTCGAAGATGAAATAACATCTCAAATCGGAACGTTTGGTGAGAACGCTATTGAGACACTGAAAGGTCTTTCTAAGCAATCTCCTCGTTCCAATTATTTCGGAATTGTGGATCGTATAGAGGTCTTCTATCACGGTGATAAGGAACAGATGAGTTCTTCTCTCCGTAAATTAGCTGATCTTAGCGATCAATTCATTTCTGAACAAGCTAAAAGCACCCATAAACCCAAGTTTACTGGGGAAGTGACTGACGATTATCGTGTTGAAGGAACGCCGCTTGGTTTGAATAAAGCCGAGATTCGTTTCTATATCACTGTTAACATGAATATGGGAATTGCTGATAAGGTGGTTTTCGCGAATCAAATGAAAAGTGTTAACTCAGAAGTCATGGATTACAAACTTTATACAGAAGCAGGTGAAGAAATCGATGCGGTTTTTGGATGTCGGTCCATCGCAGCTCGTAATGTGATGTCTCCTTATATCCTGGGTACTACCATTACGCTTCTGAAATTGTTTGCTCAGAATGCGGTCAAGTTGTATAACGAATAAACACGAGGTTCAAATGCAAAACCCAAATGCCGCTGCTATCAAACAAAACGGTACCGTGTTGTCAAATGCTACCGCTCTCGCTCATGCCATCATTGCAGGTATCAGCGAACAACATATTTCGAAGACTCTGAATGACGAATCTTTGACTCGCGATAAGATTGAACATCTTGTTGTGTCCAAACTCACCAGCAACATCATCGATTCTATTTAAGGACATTTGACATGCTTGGACGTTCGTTTAATACTGCTGCTGCATTTGCAGAAGATCTGGCGAAGAAGGGTATCCTACTTCAGCCTTCTATGTCGAGTGTGCTTTCTGAACTCGTCGGACTTTCGACACCGATTGAAAATGATCGACCGGTGCCAGCTCCTATCGATTATGATGACAACCTCAACTTCTACAGCGATATGTTGGAATTCCATAGCGCTGGTGATTTTGGTGTGATATGGGGGGCATCATTCGACTCCAGTGTGGAGAAATTGACGGGGTGTATCAAAGCTCACATCAGTTATATTCATAACACGGTAGTCCCTCGTACAATAGAATTTGCTAAAGATTCCCAAGCTTTCATGGAAATGCTGGGTGGATCCAATGCAGCTTCTGAACTCGAGATCTGTCGTACTAGCATCCCCGATATTGTTCAGGAAGCTGGTTTCTTAAGTCTTCTGGAAACATTCAAATACAAGAAAACAGTTAATCCGAATACCTCAACGTTAAATTTCGACATGGGTATTCCGGATGATTTCTTGACAGTCGCTTCGACCAGCAATACGGCTTTGGATAATTTAGTAGCGAGTTGGTATGTTACCAACCAGTTCAAATATCTGGATTCTGTCTGGTATAGTTTCTTTGCTAGCTCTAACGTGAATAGGAACTATAAAGGTTCTTTCGTCAGTCAAGACGATATGAATTCTCCTGATATGTATGTTCGACTTAATGTGTCGTTAGCTTATTTTCTGATTGCTAACTATTACACGAATCATCTGCCCGATATGATCACGAACGAATCAACTGCTTCAGTGAAGAATCGTTTGTTCGAACATATGTTTTATGCAGGAACAGTGTTAATTAATACTCTGGGTCGTATCAGTAACAATAACAAATCTGATATCCTGGTTACTTATGTGGATACGTTCCACAAGAAAATCACAGTTTCGTCAGAAGTGTATGATCGTTGGTTAACCGCTGGTGGTAATGCTGATATCATCATGGGTATCCTGGTGGGTTCCAAGCGTTTCTATTCGGTTAGTGAGATCGATAAGAACGCTATCGTGCTTCAAGACACCTGGAAGAAGTACGTTCAGGTTTATCTTGAAAGTCTTGAATACACTAAAGCAGCAAGTCTGCGTAAGTTCTATTATGATCTGTTCTGCCGATATATGACAGCTGATTATCAAGAAGATCTGGAACAATCGTTCCTATTGAGGAATCCTTCTTGTCATGATAATATCAAGAAAGAAGTGGAGAAATATCTCCACGGTCTGAGGAAAGAAACACTTTGTGATGTACAGACAATGGCAAAGAAACTGATCGCTGGTTATAAATATCACTTTACTTATGCCGAAAAGTTTGTGAACGACATGCAGGAGATCGGAACATTGAGTGAAAATACCTCACCCGAAGAAGCAGCGTTCATTGCGACGATCAATTATATCGTCGATTATCTCCAAGGTCAGATTCAAATCGTCAGGATTTAATGACCTTATTCAAACGTGACAAAAATATTTGTCTCGATCGTTTAACTGTATTAGAAGACGGCAAGGTACTCACACGAGTACCTTGCCGTATACAGGTTCCTGAGCGATGGATGAATGTTGGACTGGGGAGTATTACAGATGTCACGTCTGTTTATGGATTCTTTCCAATACTCTTCGAAGATGATGTTTATACTGTAATGAACGTTTGTTCACTGATGGATTTAACTCCTTCTCGTACAACGATGGCGACTATTGAAGAAGAATCGTATTATGAATTCCATTTTGATATCGATACGCCTATTATTCGTTCATTAAAATTGATACGTCAAGATACGTTGACGTTTAACGTATTAGACGAATTTATTATGAAAGGAAAGGTTCCTTGGTGGGCAAATGTCGATGACTTATGTTCAATTTTTGATACAGCCGATAAACATGCTGGATCTAAAATCGCTAAAGTTCCACAGACTATTGAGTTCTTAGTAGGCGTTATCGCCCGTCGGATTGAAGAGCGTTCAAAGTCTTTGAGACAAACTGCTAAAGATATTAATGACTATGGTTTGGATAAGATCGAATTCATTTCGTTGAAGTCTGTCTTATACGCCGTGAATAATACGGTCAGTAAATTGTCCGGTGCTTATTTTCACGACGGTATCGTTTCAGCGATTGTAAATCCTTCAACTAAAACAGGAAAGATCGAAAAGATCTTACGAGCCTAATTATGAAATCGATTCGCTTTACATCGACTCGTCTTCTCCCCCAAGGGAAGAAAGGAATTCTGACACCTGATTCAGATGGTTATTACGAGTTCCCTGTAGGTGGTTTGAATGCGTTCAATAGCGCAGGTGAGTATTACACCCTGCAGGGCGCTGAAGATCTTTTTAAGAGTTCTTCAATTCTGATGCGGCGCATTAATAAAGGTGTTCTTAAATCGGAATTGGGTCATCCCAAAAAGCAACCTGGTCAATCAGAAGATTCTTATTTGGAACGTATTCTAACGATTGAGGAAACCAATGTTTGTTGTCATATTCGGGAACTTCGTCTGGATTATGAATTTGGTGGTCGTAATCCACAGTTCAAGAATCCTAAACTCGTTGCTATTATGGCACGAATCAAGCCGTCTGGTCCTCACGGTGCATCACTTGCCGCATCTTTATTGAATCCATCTGAAAATGTTGGATTCTCAATTCGTGGTTTAACCAATAATTATTATGAACGTGGTCAGTGTTATCGTGTTCTAACAACGATCGTAACGTTTGATCAAGTTAATGAGCAAGGTATTACCATGGCAAATAAATGGGATTCGCCTTCACTTGAATCGGTTTCTGAAACAAAAGTAACAGAAAAACAACTCCGTCGTATCGTGGACTCTCGTGAACTGGTTGCGATGGAAAGTACACGTGAACTTGCACTCGATGCTCTCAGGAAAGTTTCAGTTTCTGAGCTTCCTATCATTCCTCTTTATACTAGATGGTAATCTGTTATATCTACTCTTCATCTCTCATTCAAAAGAGATGAAGAGTGTTGTATCAAAAAACAATTCCAATCCAGGATTAAACAATGAAACTTTTTGCTCTTGAGAACGAACCCATCATCGCTGATGTGCCTGATGATCCAAATGCATTTGTCGAAGTGGAAACAACAATCGGTCAAATTGAACACCTGGCTGAAGAAGTGATTCAGGACCATCTGAACGTCGAAGCTGCGCTAGAATCGATTGATACACTATGTGATCTGTCCGGTGTGGTTCAGGGTGCGATCGATGACAAGGTTGGTCTTGATCAATATTCTGCAGAAGCTGTTCGAGTAACGTTGGAATCAATCCAAATTCGTCTCGGCATGCCAGCCAAGAAATTGGCAATGGAAGGATTTGCAAATCCAGACACTCGTTTGACGATGACAGAAGCGGCTCTGGAATCTAATATCTTGGATAGTATTTCCAGAATCTGGACAGGAATTGCCAATCACCTGACACGAATCTGGAATAACATAAGCGATTTCTTCCATTCGTACGTATCTGTCTACAAAAAGTATCTCAAGATGCTGGATGAGCTTGAGATTAAGCTGGAAGGTAAATCAAAAGGTACAATGAAGAAATCGGAATTTAACGATTCCACTATTGCACGTCAATTAACGTATGATGGAACAACCGCTAATGCAGAAAGTGCTTCGAAGTTGATGGATAACACGAATAAACTTTCAACCAAAGCATTTACTGTGGTTGAAAAAACCATCGATTTGACAAGTAAGGTTCTGAAAGAATTGACAGCTGAAAAATATAATTTCGAACCCATCTTCAAAGAACTAATGAAGTTTGAAGAAGAACTACTAAAATCACTTCCTCAAACCAATGAAGGACATAGTGTTTTTGATAAAACTCGGAAATTTGGTCCGACTATTGGTTATAACTTCATGGATGTTGGTAACGTGACGATTGTTATCGATGGTTCGGCATACGAATTCGATATGGTGAATATCGAACGTGGTAAATCAATTGTTAGTATGGTCTCAGCAATTCAACCTAGTGAGATTGCTATGATGATCAAAGAAACCAAAACATTCGCCAAAACATCATTATCCATCATGTCCAAAGACGTTGCTGTTTTCAAGGTGATGGCAAAGTTGTATGAAATACTTCCACAGATCACCAGAACAATCCAGAGTATGATGAAGAAGGATCCTCAGAATAAACAGTATGTCAGGTTAATCAATCGTTTTATTACATCGATTATTCAACTGACCCACGAAATCTATTTCGAAATTCCGTACTATTCCTTCCGTGGGCTTCGTGCGATGACACGTTACATTGAAATGTCTATTAATAATATCAAGACATCTGAAACAGCATAAACAACATAGACTATACACTCACTGGAATAACCAGTGAGTGTATAGTCATTATGTCTTAAAGAGAAGATTGAGCGTCAAGCCACTTAATGAAATCATCTCGTTGTTTCATAGTGGTATCAAGCTTAGATGCTAAGTTACGAATCTTTCCATTTGGATCAGGCCCCGCAAACATTCCTGGTACGTCATGTCGACGCCAATAGTAACCCACTTCTGGAATCTTTATAAGACCGCCTTTCTTTAATGCAGCAATAGCTAAGAACCATTCGCATCCGCTATTGATCGTTTGAAGATAAGGACGAATTAATTCGTAGAGTGGACGACGAACAACCAGGAGATGATGAACTACCAGAACGGAATGTGTAGCATCCAAATACTGGTTGTTAATCGGCTTACCTCGTGGTGATCCATCATCACCGATGATTTGTTCAAGTGTATATGCCCCCATGGCCTTAGGATTCGCGTCTAACGCATCCTGAAGCTTCTGCCAGGCATTCGCTACCGGAATGTCATCAGGATCTGCAAAACTTAACAGATCGCCACCACAAGCATCCCAGACCGCCATACGTGCTGCACTTGTATTTCCTTCAACCAGCTCTCCATAATGGATATTCACGACAGGAGATTGAAGTCCAGTTAGACATTTCTGGTACCAGTCTTGATTGTCTTGACTAGAGGTGATTACTTGAACTTCGATCATGGCGTGAGAGTTTCCGTAGGAAGAGTGTTAGAGGGAATAGCGAATTCAAATTCAGACGCTAATGAATGAAGCTGGAAAGCACTTCCATTCAACGAATGACCGTTGGACTCAAAATATTGAATTCCCATATTGAATTCAGAATACGTTGTGTAAAACAATTCTTGTGATGTGTTCTGCCAAGCACCATTATTAACTCTTACTTGGAACGATCCATTAAGATAATTATACCAGAAACAAAGTGTATCACCCACAGTCCAAGCAAGAGCTGGAACACTAACAGGACTATAATTGGTCGGATAAACATGTCCGTCTTGACCAAATCCAACAGAATTAAAATGAATCTGAAGAATTCCATCTTGATCAACAAGATTGGTACATTTCATTTCGATATAACGAAAATCATCCGTACATGTTGCATGTGTTTGGAAATATGCAACAGGAACTAATTCAGTATTGTTGTGAATTGTATTGACAAGTGTTACTGTTTTGTTGGCAACACTAACACTTGTATCATTTTGATTTGGAACAAATGTTAGATTACGACTGGGGTATTCAATAAAGATATTAAGATTTGCAATACTCGATGTATGTGTATTTGCTTGTTTGGTATAGTAAAATACGGATGGAAAACCAGCCTTACCAATTGGAGTTTTCCATCCTACAGGGAAACTAAATGGTGCTGTATAATCATGCCATGTTTCTCCATCAAAAGAATATACCATTGTGTCAGATCCAGGACTAGAATTCTGATCAGTAAGTGTAATCAGAATACTTTCATACCCAGTAAATGGTCCATCTGCATTGAAATAGAAAATGTTATTTGTATTCCCAGAAATACTATTTGTCAAATAAGGGAAAGTAAGATCACGAGTAAAGTAGTTCAAAGTACAGGTTGATACGTCACTATCAGTGAACCCTGTAGCTGATGCTTTAAATTTTACAATCGTTCCAGGAGTAGCTGCAGTCTGGAATTGACTACCTGAAGAAATGGTTGACCCACCACTATTAGGATCAGAGCCGTCTAGTGTATATGTGAAAGTATAACCTTGGTTAATTACAGAACCGGTATGATCATATAAAACATCGTTTGAATAAATCAAGATGTATGCACTAGTTCCGTCATAAGACTGGATTAATAGACTGGGTTTATTAAGTTTAGGAAGTGAACCCTTCGTATCTGTATTATTATAATCCATTAACTTATACATCAAGTTACTTTGACCAGAGATTGGGAAAGATCTGAATCTGAATTTTACCTCATAACTACCATCTGAATTAAGGGTAAGATTATAAGGAAGATCATTATCGGTTGTATTAAAACTAAAATTTCCAGAAACTGGAAATTTACCATTAGGCCATGAGAACGTAGTAACTTCTCGAACATCATCGATCATGATGTTTGGAAATACTGGGAAGTTAGTAATTCCTGCTGCTGTTAATGGCGTCTGACTAAAATCAGTAACACCAAGTTGAGTTGGATCATTTGTTGCAGTTAAACGAAGATCAGCAATAACACCACAACTTGATGTAGTATTACTCCAATTCACATTCGTATAGAGATAATGAATACCACCATAACCTGTTATGATGGAACCAGTTGAATTATCAAATCCGGTTTCATCATCATTCACAATAAGTTTCTGATAACAAACATTCGCATCTAAAATCGTTATGTTATCTGTAGTAGTACCAATTGTAGCATTACTGCTAGGATTACTCAACGTGAGACTTAGCGTACCACCCGACGTTCCGATATAACCAGCTGGTGGACTAATCGCATCTGACGGTACATGGATTTGATTTGGTGATACCTTTGCAGTCATATCAAAGATATTTGATCCACCACCGTTCGTTGTTAGATCAAAAGTAATCAATAAATTAACACTCGTAATTGTCAAACCAGATAGATAACTCATATCAGAGAAAGCGATCTGAGAAGCATCAGAATTGAAACTGAAGTCATCGACATTATACCAAGTATCATTAATAAAGAACTTAATTGCCGAATCATGATTTATTTCGAACCCAATGGTAACTGGCATCGTAATTGGATTTGGTGGTGTTAAATTTTGACCATTAAAAGTAGAATAGATTTGAGCATCAAATACATTAGTGCCTGTATTGTATTGTAAATACGCTGCGTAAAATGAGCTACTCGTATTTCCGCTACCATCGACCGTATTGATATCGATTTCAATAGTTATATGCTGTTGGAATCCATTAGGCCCAAATAAGAACTCGTGATAATAGTTTTGATCTACTGATGGTAGTGCGAGATTGAAAGTGCGAATACTTGGATAGTAAGTATTTTGGGTATCGTTATTCGTCGCATTATAAATAAGACCATCGGCACTGTCAACAAGTGTGAATTGCGATGTATCATATCCGGCTACCCAATGATAATAATAGGGTTCACCAGTATAAAGTGTAATTGTTTTCTGAACGCCATCATTAACATCCCACGTTGTAGTTCCATCAAGAGCGACATAGTCTACTGATGCTACAGCGGTTCCGTTAGCAGAAGCGTAGTGAGCTGTAACAATTGCAGAAGGTGCGCTATCAATTCCAATATTGATGTCAAGAGATTGACCAGAAACAACACTACCGGTTGTTTGTAGAAATCCTACAGTATAAGTACTTGGACTTCCACCACCCCCGTCGTCTACGGGTACAAAAACATATTTAGATAGTGTTGGAAACTGAGTCCTGGGAAGAACTGCATAGCAAACATATCGATTATTCGCTAATCCGGATGTATAAGATGTGTTAATGATTTCTTCAATCTGAAAAGGATCTAGATTTGATTTATAATCAGAAGTATAGTTAATATAAAAACGACAACTAAAATTATCTGAATCACTATTACTGACGATTTCAAAACCTGTTATCCAACCGACACGAGGTTGAATGAATGAAGCAGTAATCGTGTCGGCTGTTACGGTGATTCCGTATTGAAATTTGTAATGATCCAATATTAACTGAATCAGGCGATCCAACTCGATTTGAGGAACAACAAGCGAAGGCATCTTAACTCCTAAGAGGGATTCTGTGGTACCAACGAGATAACTAAACCATGCCGAATATACATACCGCATTGCCCGAAACGCAACAAAGTATTTTTCGTCCGGTTGTAATAGCGGTCGTGAAACAAGTCCAAGACATCACTAAGATGAAGGATGCGATCATCTACTTTCCTGATGATGATAAGAAAGTTGCAACGTCTAGTGGAACGATTGATAGTAAAGATGATCGTTATGTTGCCACAACCAGTAAACGAATGAACGAAATTACCGTTGAGGAAGAAATCGATAGAGAAGAAATATCTCCAACATTCTTCAATGGAAATGAATATACTCCAATCTTAGAAGATCGTCTTTTAGGACTTATACTATCACCTGTTTATGCTAAACATAACGTGACAGTCACTTTTAATTATAGTTGTCCGAGTCAAACAGAAGCCACTCGCTGGCTTCAAGAGATTCGAATGAATGTTGCACGTCTTCGTGATATCAATGTACATACTGTTCAATATCACTATAATCTACATAAGAAATTTTATGACATTATCAAACAAGTCTATACCTTACGGGAAACACAAGCACCTTATGGTCAGACATTTGATCAATATATTAAAACTCACACCACTCCTCGTTTAACAGTTGTGGGTGATATTGTAGGTCAAGATTCTGTTTTTGCAGTTGCTGAAACTCAAACTGAAATCTATGGTATTTATGAGTTTGAAGGTCTTCCAACAAAACCTGTCAAAGAGAAAGAAGGTGGAATGTGGTCAATTGGATTTACATATCGTTTTAATTATGATAAACCAATTGGATCACATCTTCGATATCCAATCATGGTTCATAATCAAGAGATGCCTCTTGAATTTGTCAGCTTTACGTCTGATGAGACACGCGCTATTGCAAGATCAACAGTTGATTCAAGTAGAACTCAGCGCGCTTTAAGAATCTTCAGAGCTGATACCGATATGGATCGCATCAAAGCAGAAGATGGAGTTATTAAAATTCCAATATTCGATGATTTTAAACCTGCAAGCTATATGCGTTTTACAGCAGGTATTATTCAAGCACTAGGACAAATTACTGAAACTGATCAATCAAGTATTCTTTCTCTCCAAGAATTGGGAGATGTCGTACTAGATGATGATGTTCTTCAATTCCTTATCGAATCAGAATACCCTTATCTTAATCAACCATATAAATCCATTTTTCATGTGGATTTATATCAAAACAATATCATACAAAATTATAGTCATATTACTGTAGATAGTAGTTTAAATATTTCATCAACAGCTATGATGACGCTTCGTAATCAATATCACATTCGCTTCTCAGTTGTAACGGATATTGATTTTATTACTCAAGATGCAATAGCAAGATTACGAAAATATCCAAAAGTTATTTACAAAGTCGTGAAAGCTATTAATCGAGCTTTCCGTGAAAACCCTGAGATGGTTAAATTAAATAGAACCAAACCTTTAACTGAACTAGAATTTAACGCAATTTATCGTGGGCTCTTAGGAAAAGAACCTGGGTTAAAGAATTCTCAAGTCGGATGGAGTATTCATGGAATCTTCCAAAGACTAGGAATCTCACAACAACTGCTTCATCAAATAACCCATGAAAGCAAAGGTCGTCTTAATACAATGATTATCGGTACTTTAGCTTATCCTAAGAACAAATGCGATCTTGGTAAAGAAGCTCAAGTCGGTTATCTAGATATTCCACTTAAAAGTGATGTAAATTATTAATTTACTTTACATCTATATAGTTTGGAGCAATGCAGGTAATATGGGCGAATTCAGCATCCGAACGGAAACCGCATTATAGGAGTTACGACCCTCAACACTTGTATTGTTGCTTACACAAAACGATAGCGACTATCCAGTTACCTGGATAGTCGCTATCTATGATCTTATGAGTTCTTACCGAATATCACAAAGAGATGCTCGGTTCTAATGAACCATCCCAAATCCTTTTAGGAGTTTATTGTGACCAGCAAAATCATCGATAATTTGATCAACGGTAATCTGGCCTCAACAGGTAAGATCACATTTGACAATACTAAAGCGGGTTATTTCGTCGAATTCCAAGGTGGTGATATCGGAAGTTATGCACAGACTGCACGTTCTGGTTTTTACAACTATACCGAATACCAACTTAATGAAGATGGTATTATTTCACAGACTGCTAAAGGTCCGTTGAAACTCTTCATGGGCGGCACAATTAATCAGTTCTTCGCTGGTATTGTAGCGAATAATTTCAAGATCGCTAATATTTCTGCAGAAGCATTGGCTGGTATCGAAACTGTACATCCGAAATTCATTGTCTGTCTATATTGGTATAATCCGAAAGCTGCAAACAAACTTGAACAAGTGGATCTTGCTAAATATATTATCACGTCAACAGACAAGGACAAGTTGCAGATCGGTACTAAATATCTAACAACGGTTACCAATCGTCAAGTTATCAATACGAAAACTAATACGTTGGTTACTGAACTGACCAAATTGGTTGGTGATGCCATCGTTGCAAATCGTCGTACAGGTAAGGATCGCTGGACAGAATCCGGTATGATGACTTTCAATCTTTCTGCTGCATTAGCAGAAGATGTAACAATGGAAGCTGCTTATACGGATCTTCAAACAACAGTAACTAATTTTGGTGGTATTCCTCCAACTTTAAGTGAGTTGATTGAGAAATCAATCGCTGGTACAAGTTACACTGTGGCTCGCACAGTGGATCTGGATGTTACTCCTTTTATCTATCTATATCCGAAGGGTGTTTCTGGTGCTACAGTATTACCTGCTGTTGCTGAAACTGATTCATCTGTTGCAGTTACCACTGCAGTGAAATCTTCTGTTGTAACAGACGCTTCTACTTCTTCTTCGACAACAGCTGATACGACTACAACGACGTCTACAGACACCACGTCAAGTACAACAGAAACTGTGACGTCTGATATGTCAACTCAAGCTCCTGCAGCTAGCACAGATGCTACTGCAACAAGTGAGACACCCGTTAGTACTCCAGTAACAGATACGTCTACCAGCGGCGTTGTAGTGACGCCTAGTACTGGTACAAGTACTACAGTGAATGAAACCAAAACCGATTAGTTTTTATTAAAAAGATAGGTACTCTGCTAAATGCAGAGTACCTATCTTTATTTGTATTATTCTATAAATATATATACTTTACTCGTTATTACTTGCTTAGGAATGAGGTTCGATATGACAATCCAGAAGAGATTTGCTTGTGTGTTTATGTTTAGTAAACCGCATACAAGTGTTATATTAGTGCAGAAAGGTAAAGGTCCAACACCGAGCAATCCAAATGGTCAGAAAAATAAACTGAACGGAGCTGGTGGTAAAGTAGAGGAAATTGATGAAGACAATTTGCATCCAGAAGAAACCTACTACAATACTGCTATTCGTGAAGTTATAGAAGAATTTGATATAAAACTTGATCGTCAATATCTTCAATGTTTCAGAAAAGAAATCTATCAAGATGGAGTTGAGGTTCACTATTTTGTTACTAACGAACCTGAAGCTTATCATAAAGCGATTCAACGATTAAAAACGAACGATGGTGATTATATTATTCCAACAGCTGTGAGTAGTGTTAGACGTCATCGAATTAAACACATGGATGATCTCGTTTGGAATGTTCCTTATCTTGTTCCTATGGCGCAAGAATGGTTAAACAATCCAAGTAATCGTTGGACAAATTTGTAACCAATGAGTAAGAATGCGTTTCTTCATGACGAATCTTTTTATCAAAGAGACTTAAATCCTCTTAAGCAATATGTTGAACAGTCTTCCTTTTATTTATCAAAAATGAAAGGAATAACGATTGAAGAGGCTAAAAGTAAAATCATGGAGAAGATGAAAACAAAATCTTTTCCTGATATTCGAGATCCAACTGTTCAGTTCTATGAACGTCATAATTATGAAGATCGTGAATTGACTGTTCGTTCATTAAGTTATTTCTTAAAAACCATTAATACTGAAAACTTGACGATGGCACCGAGTCTGACGTGTTATGTCAATAGTAAAGAACGACTTTCTCTACATTCTGAATTTACAGATGAGAATGTAAAGATACGTAATATTTCGAGAAAAGAAGCAGCGAAATGGAAAGCATTAGGTGACAACGATAAATTCATGCATTTTAACGGACAACAAGAAAATAAGAAGTTGTCTAATAATGCCATGTCTGGTGCTTACAGTTCTGGAGGTTCTGTTATCAGGAATCCAACAGCACATAGTTCATTAACTTCAACAACTCGAACGATGACATCAATCGGAAATGCAAGTAATGAACGACTAATTTCTGGAAACCGTCATTATCGTAATCCAGAAATTACATTGAATAACATCGTGGTATTAGCTCAAACAGTTGATACAACACAGATCAATAATGCAATAAAACAATTTCATTTGAAAATTCCAACGGTTGAAGAAACGATGGATTGCATTGAGTTCTCAACAAGCTTGTATTGGGTTGATCAAAAACAACTTCAGAAAATTAGAGATTTTATTGAAAAGTTAACAGATGAAGAACGAGCAACAATTGTTTATACAGGTGACCTTTATCAACTTCGTCGACTTAATCAAGATGTTATTCATCAGTTCATCACAAAACTAAGTCAGAAGATTACCGATCAAGTTTTTGAAGATCCGGTTAAAACAATTAAAGCAACAGACGAGATGTACGTTAATTATGCACATCAAATATGTTTAGAAGAAGTCAAAGGTATTGGAAAAGATTATTCTCTCTTAACTCCAGAGAAAGTTAATACGGTTGCTGCTACATGTTCTAACATTACAGCAACAATTATTGAATATGAAGAGTTTGTGAAAACATTCTTTTTAACATCAAATCTTCCTTGTTCAGTTGCCTACATACGTGATAGTATCCGTCGTACTGTAGTGTTGTCTGATACTGATAGTACAATGTTCAGTTGTGATGAGTGGGTACAATGGTATTTTGGTGATATCCGTTTTACTGAAGATGCCTTTGCAGTTGCCGGTGCAGTTATGTTTATGGCAACACAATGTATCGCTCATAATCTTGCGATCTATTCAGCAAATTTAAATGTTGATCGCAAGAAACTTTTCATGGCTGCTATGAAGCCGGAATTCGTGTTCAGTATCTTCGCATTGACTTCTGCAGGTAAGCATTATTTTACTTACGTGAATATCAAAGAAGGTTCTGTTTATAAGAAAATGGAAACTGAAATTAAAGGTGTTCATCTCAAAAGTTCTGCATCTCCTAAGATCATTACAGACGATGTGAAGGTGATGATGGAAGAAATCTTGAGTACGCCATTGAGAGGTGAAAAGATTAGTCTTTCACATTGGGTTGAACATGTTGCAAATCTTGAGCGACGGATTAAATTATCTGTGTTAGCTGGTGATACAACTTATTTAGGTCGTTTAAATATCAAACCAGCCGATGCTTATAGTGGTGGCCCAGAACAAAGTAATTATCGTAATCATCTTTTCTGGAATGAAGTGTTTGGACCAAAATATGGAATGGCACCAAATCCAACTTACACCACTGTTAAATTCCCAACAACACTTTCATCAAAACGTGTTTTATCGATATGGTTTAATCAAATTCAAGATGAAGAACTTCGTAGTCGATTAATTCAATATTTTGAACGAACACAACGTAAGGATATGAATACCATTTATGTTTCACAAGACCATGTATTTGGTTATGGTATTCCTAAGGAAATAGAAGCAATTATTGACGTTGAAAGTCTAGTAATCGACCATCTTAAAGCCCATAGGCTTGTGTTAGAATCAATTGGTTTCTTTGCGAAACAAGACTTAAATCTTAGTCAACAAGGATATTAACCCTTTCTAAACTTTATTTAAACAGATATACTCTATGTGAGGAAGCCAGGAAATCTTGGCCAAGGTAGTCTTCTGGGTTTCTTACATTCGTTATAACGTTATAAGGAGTTCACAGTGTCAAAAGTCGCAGAAGCAGAAAAGCCCGTTGTGGCTGTCTCAGCAGCCAGCAAGATCAAACCCGAAATCAAGACGTTGAGTGAAATCATCGTGGGTGGTCTCGATGTCAGTAAATCCGATGGTGTCATCTCTGAAATTAGGGATAACTATCGTGAAAATCTTCCGCCTGAAGTTACACCGGAAATCGATGATGCGATCACTGATTATCGTCAGCGTTTCGTCGCAGCATCTGCGTTAGCCGTCGGCACCATTGCCATCAATACTTTGCGTGACAATAAGAAGCTCGATGTTGTCACTGCAGAATTGCGTATGGGCAAATCCGATATTACACGTCATTCTGTCGAACGTCATCGTGAATATAGCTATGGCAGCGGCGCAGATCGCAGAACATCCGAAAAAGACGGTGTTCTTTCCAGCGAGGTCGATATCAAAGGCGAACACACAACAGGTCAGTTGAAGGTTGTTCGCAATGCAGTTGCCGAACTGGCAGCTGAGGTGTTGAAGAAAAAGAAGTAGTCCAACACTGTCAACTCTATCACTGACTCTCTAAAAGGAGTCAGTGATCTTCAAACAGGAGAAAATAATGGATACATTCAAACGTGAGTTTAAAACCGATACCGGATATATCATCAATTTAGTATTAGGATACACCTTAGCTTTGGTGTTATTATTATCTTGGATTAATGGTGTAGTAACGACATATGGTTTCTGGATGACGTTGTTTGCAATTGTGTTCCCACCGTACGATTGGTATCTGACGGTTGGACACATCATCAATCTCTTTTCTCCAATTACTGTTTGTCAATGAGAGATAAACAACATGTATGAAGTAAGATTTGGTAAAGTTATCAATAAGAAAAAGAAAGACTTACCAATATACCAATCAAGACGAACACGAGTCATACATGATTTCGATGAGAAGATATTATCTGGTCTCTTTCTCGATGACGAACGAAATCCTCAAGATGTCCATGGCGTACATTATCCCGATAACGTTAAGTGGACGATTGTTAGAACGCCAAAAGAATTCATGGCTATTATCAAGGAAAAGAAGTTTGACATCTATTCCTTTGATTATTATCTCAGTGCTGGTAGTATTACTGGCCAGGTTCTCTTAGCAGAATTCATAGGTTCATTGGAAGAAGATAAAATAACAGATCTTCCTATCGTAAGATTTCATTCTCAAGATAACACAATGGTTGCTAAAATGTCAGCTATGTGGTATGAATTTGAGGATGAATTAAATGATCGAAAAACACCAAAGAAAGATTCTTAAAGGAGAATGTACCGTGAATAATATTGATTTTACTAACATCGATTATTTAACATGCACAATTGTTATCATTTTTAGTATTACCGTCATTTATATAGGGATGATAATTTTTACGACTATTTCTATAAATAATCGTTTAAGATCTATACGAAATGAGTTAACGTCTGCTAATAAAGAATTAACAACATTAAGAGAAAAAATAAAATCATTACGTCATTAAACATATATGTCATATACACCGTTAAAGGAAAACAGCAATGAATAGTAACAATAACTTAGAATCACTATTATTCAATATTTTCTACGTCTTATTTCCTGTAATCCTTATTATTTATTATTGGATTGTAATCTTAAAGAAGAACAGGAGAGATGACAAAATACTTGAAGGTCTCTTTCTAGATGATGAAAGGAATTGGATAGATGTAACTTGGTGTCGTTATCGTGGAAAAATTAAATGGACTACGGTAAGAACACCTGATGATTTTATTCATCAAACCAATCGTAAAACATTTGACGTTTACTCCTTTGATCATGATTTGGGAAAACAAACGAACCAAACCGGTTATGATCTCTTAAAGAAACTCTGTAATGGTTGGTTGGATAACCCGCTATTAAAAGAACCACAATTGTATTTTCATACTCAAAATCCAGTTGGGAAGAGAAACATGGAGTGTTATTGGAAAAGCTTTTTACGCCATATCACTGAAGTCGGTTAACACTGTTGATGTACATGTCGCCCATTTGCGACACCACTCCTGGCGTGTGTTTGCCGCCGGAGTGGTTTTTTTTTTGCATAAACACACGCTCTACTACAACTTTCATAGTTGTAGTAGAGTTAGTTCTCACATTAAAACATCATCGACGACCAATCATTCTAAAAAGGATAATGATTATAACCACTACTAATAAAACATAAAGAATGTTGTTTCCTCCCAAGTCAAGAGTATGATGATTTAAATATAAACCACCACCGCCTCCAAACAAGAGGAGTAGAATCAGAACCACAATTATGAGATCCATCGTTTTCTCCTTTAATCTTCCATTCTATTATATAAAATGAGCTCTTAAGTATTCTTAGCTTTATATACTCTAGTGGAATTCTCGCTTGTTTTACCAGAAGGATTTTATCATGACATTGAAAATCAGTAGGGAAGATTCAGGTTATTTGTGCGAAGTGACGGATAGTGATGAACCTAATGTTGTTGTCTGTAATGGAAAAGATATTAAAGATGTAATAAAAATCTCGGGATCAAGTGGTTTTGAAATTGATGAAGAAATACAAGCACAAATCGATAAAATGGAAGTTGGTGAAATTATTGAACTTCCAATTTCAAACTTTATTCCAGATACAAACGTTAATGAAGAAGATGTAAGTTCTTCTGAAAATATTTTAAATACTGATGACAAAACTAGTTATCAACAATGGTTACAAGCTGGTAACGAAGGTACTGAAGAAGATTTCATCAAAACCCTCATACCTAAAACAACTTATCAGGTTCGGTTTGATCGTGGTAATATCGAAAGTCAAGAAGATTTTCTTACCAGTCTGGAAACTGTCAACAACGATGACACCACTTTAGCAGTCGTCGTTCTCGATACAATTACATCTGAATTTATCTCGCCATTCGTAATCAGGGTTGAGCATACTGAAAACGAAATTCATAATGTTTCAATTCATGATTTCTCAGGACAGTTTGTCGAAGGTGGTAATGGAAATCTTGATAACATGCTTTCTTTCCTTGATAAAAAGAAAGCTGGTCTAAGTGAAGAAGATAAGAAAATTGCTCGAGCAATAAAACTAGGACGATCTCACACTTTTGGACCTTTTGATTTCGATATCAACATTACCACGTTGTAATAAACAAAGAAGAGGATACAGGCTAATGCCTGTATCCTCTCTATTTTTTTTACTTCAATTCTACTATTACGGATTTACAGGGAGACTTACTGCAGTATCCGCTACTTCAGCCATAGTGTTGGCATAGTCATCTTGCGCAACAGCAACATCACTGTCCTGATCAGAGATAAACGATTCACGCAGATAAGGATTGGCATTAGTCTGATTCAGATTGTCCAGCATGGATTGCGCCAAAGTACGGACACCCACTCCAGTCTGAGTCAATGCAGTGAATTCGATCGATAACGTCAGAAGCTCACCAGCAGCTGTCATATCACGACGACCATCTTCTTCACCATTGCTATGTGGCATCATGTTTGTACACAACCAAGCCTTCACCACGCGGTTGTGAGAAGCATCGGGTTCAATAAAGAGAACCGTTGCCGTATATTGATCAGCTGTCCATGGTTCACTGGGCGTATTGTCCAGATTGGAAGCCAACGCGTATTTCGTATCCGGATCCATCATACCGTACTGACCCCAGCTACGGAAGAAGTTCTGGAACGGAAGACCAACCTTGTCTATCACACTGACGACAGGTGCAGACGGAGTACGGCGAGCGTTGACAACTTCATGTTGAACTTCACCAGCACCACCAACAGGATGTTCTTCGAATTCATATTCGACACCCGAGTGAAGTCCTTCAATTGTTCGAACGTGTGTTTCGAAGAATGCACGTAGGATCTCGACCCACTTATTGGGATCAGACATCAAGTTGAAGAAACCTGGTGCTTCCATGACAATCGCAAAGACTTGTTTGCTGACATAAGCCTGGTTATTCAGCCATTGTGTCAGATCGTTAGCCCAACCGCCTTGACCACCATAAGTGGGATCGGTAGCAAATTGTGTAAGTTGTTCACCAAAAGCTTGTGAACCCAGTAATGTAGCACTTGAGCGAGCCATGATCTATTAACCTCCCGTCGGGGCATTGTTGTTGGGGACAAGATCTGCTTGACGATAAGATTCAACCCAAGTCGTCATCACAGTCCGCATGTTATCGGCTCCGATCTTGATCGGCATCGACCAGCTAAAGCCACGCAGATTATCCAGATCGCTAATCGTTGCAGCAGGAATGATCACATAACGATTGTCAAAGATACCCTTGACACGATCGTTAACAAGACCATTACTACGATCACAAAGTTGTGCTGGAGTCAGATCAGTACGGCCCGTCAATGTTCGCCAGACCGAGTTCGCGATCTTGTTCAGCTGAGCAATCGCAAGTGCTACCACGATGCTGTTCAGCACGGAGGTATCATCGTCATACACGGTTTTGTAAGCCGGAATGAAATACCTGGAACGATCAAATCTCAGAACCCAGTTCAGACCCGTATCCCAATTCAAGTTACGAACGGTATCAGAAACCCAGGTAATGTTGATATCTTTCATCCGAGTGATGTTGTTACCGGGAGAACCTTCCGGAGAAGATCCTGATTTCCAGTTACCATTACCAGCACCCATGTATTTAGCAAACTTGCTAAGAATCTCGAATGTTGCCGGAACACGTTGAGTATATTCGCTATTGCGAACAAGACCACTGCGTCCCATGATCATACCACGCATAACAGGTGTTCCGAAGTAATCGGATTCCGGATACATCTGCAGGCGGGTACGAAGTGAAACAGCAACCGAATGCTCTTCGGACTCAGTTAGTGTATCATCACCAACGGTATGTGTGCCGAGAATGCAAACAGTATCTTTACGAACAGAAATGAATTCAGCCAGCTTGAACTTAGTATCAAGCGAGAAGCCAGAATCGTAGATAATCGATTCGACATTATACGCAATATCCTGAACTTCATCTGTTGGATCGGCATACTTATCCATCTCAGCAGACACCAACGTTTCATACATCGTACTGTCCATCGTGCCATCAGCACCACCAGACAGGAAAACGTTGCTATATTGAGACATGCGAACAGAAGTGCTCGAATCCACGAACTGATAGGTTTGATATGGAACGTTATCAGAAGACACACCCGTCACGAAGTTCATCAGACCAGCCGATGTCGAATCCGAAGTGATATCACTGTTGGAATCGATATAGACTGATTCAAATTCCCACATCAGGTTTGTAACCGTTGTGATATTAGCTTCGTAGACATACATATTGCTGATACGACCAATCACATCCGGATAACCGGGATTATCGATCATATTGTAAGATTGAAGAATGATCTGATCCCAACCGATCTGCTGATCAGTTGTCGGATTGATCACACCTTCTGCAAACGTAAACATGACTTGGGTTTCACCCGAAATGGTCTTGTCATACGTAGGATTACTATTAACATCCGCACGTTCGATAACAGAGAACATATACGGATAGACCTTATATTGAGCCATCATGGCTGTAGGCATGCTATTGCCACCAGCTGTTGTCGGAGCCCAAAGACGGAAACCAGTATTGTTACCATCAGCACCATAATAGCTATTCTGCAATTCGAAGAGCGGATAGCGCGTCGAAGTAGCATTAGCACCAAAACTGACAGAGGCACTAGACGAAAGAGCAGAAGTAGTGGCTGCAGACAATGTGACAGTCGGATAAGCAACGATCACATCGTTATCCAGAATACCAGATGTTAGATTGACATTCAGTGTAATGGTGCCAGTTCCAATGGATAGAATCTTTGCACCAACCGGAATGGCACCACTGGTTGTGGTATCACGCACCACCATACCCACTGCAAGACCGGTAGTAGCATCAACTGTAATGACTGCTTGTGCCGAAGATGCAGCACCATTAGCAGCAGTCGTGGTAGTGGCTGTACCAGCTACTGCCGACACTGTTGTGTTAGATGCGATACCGGTACCAGTCACAGCTTGAGTCGGAATAATACCGACACCGCTATTCATAACCAGTGTAGTTCCAACTGCTGTCTGAGCAACCGCTACTGTACCAACAGTACCAGCATCGGTTTGATCACCAACGACTTCTGTCTTATCACCAATCGTTTCTTGTTCGACAACTGTCGTACGATAGGTTTTGACAAATTTGGCTTTCAGACCAGGAGCCGATCCTACAATTGTTGGATCACCCATCGAGTCCAGCGTGATTGATCCATCCGGATTACGCTGGTACAGATCGACCATTGTGACCAGTACATCAAGCCAAACGACAACGTTAGACATCGGTCCAGCATCGGTCGGAATCAAACGCTTGACCATAATGCTATTGGCTTGTGCGATTGATTCGTTGGCAAACAATGTGGCGTGATTGAAGTAGTCGCTACGCGGATCAAACGTTGAACTACCAAAGATCAGTTGAGACGTATTGCCATCGACGAGAAATTTACCATTCCCCCTCTGAGCAAATAAGAAAAACATGGGCAGATGCTGTGGTATCTGCTCTGGGGTAATAGGAACGACTTTCTTAGAAAGGTCGTCCGTACCCAGATTGATCGTCATACCTGCACCATTGACAATGGTTTGCTGCGTCATATGGTTAACCTTTCCTTAAACTGTTTTTGGATAAAACGAAATGTCAAAATTCACTGATGGGTATCAAACGACTCTCGGATCCAGGTTTAATACAACACGGCTTTCCGAAGCAATAAGTGAGTCCTTGATTCGGGACAATTTGTTGACGTCCTCATTGGATGTAAAAAAACTGGGTCCGATATATCCAGTTTTTATCACATCACTACAAGATTCTGAAGAAAAGATCCCCTTATTTGCTCATCCGTATGCTTATAGGACCCGAGATGGAAATCGGTTAATGGTAACGGATATGCGTTTATATTTGAGGAAAAGGATCTTTGACGGTACATTGACATCATTGTCAGCAGCGATCAGTAGTCAGGTTGAATATAACTTTGCACGTTCTCGCGCCATTCTTAACATAGAGTGGTTAGAAGGAGATGTAGAAGCATTGAAAATCAATTTGTATTTCTCAACGATGATGTTTGGTCGTTGGATGGCTGATATTTTGGCTAGAGCTTATGCGTTGAACCCAATGGATCAGTTAATCATTGCTATCACAGCATCCTACTATTATCAATCGCTCTTCACAGACGAAACCGATTACGATGAAGAAACATTACAGAAATGGCAGATTCACACCAGCAAAGTCACTGCAGCTGATGCCAAGACTGTTAATAAAGTCTTTGAGAAGATGCCGATGATGAAAGGTGTTGATACATTTGTCGAGGGTGTTAAAGCTACGACAGATAACATTCGTTTGAAAGACTTGAATGTTTTAACACTTTTAACACTTCTGAAGAATAGTTGGTATGGTACCAACAGCAAAGATATCATTGCGGTTGCAACCGAACACCCTCCTACTTGGATGGCTATCATCCATGCGGCCTTAGAAGAACGTAGTTATCGTCAGAGTCTTATCTATAAAATTGCAGAACGTGTCGGTAAACGAGGAATTGCTGACGACTATGTCAAGCAGTATCACAAGATTCTATCTGACTATAACATCACGAGTACACATTCGACTCTGGCAGTCGAAGGTCTTGCTTAAGAATTCTGTATGACAAACGTTCTTGAACAATTCGTTCTCGATAATATTTGGTGTACTCCTGGGCAAGATCAAGAACTGATCATGAAACCAGGTAGGCTCCATTCTTCTAATCCGATATTTAATAGTCTTAATTTTTTAGGTCGAGAAATTAAACTTCCAACTCAGTCGAGTGGTTGGTTTATTTATCAGGTCGGAACTTATTATGAATCTCAAGACCAACTTCCTTTATACCAACATGTTTGGGAAATGGAACAATGGCGTTTATTAACACAACCTTTAATAGAAAGTAATGTTTTAACAACCTTATATACATCGAAAGGAATTGTATTTCCTTTGTTTAGAAGTTATTATCTCTTTACAAAAGAAAAAGCTTTACTGATTGCAGTAGAACATAACAATATCATTCCGGCTAATTTGAGCACAGAGGATTTATATTTACGCTTCTATGTGAATGCGTTTTATAACTCAAGTCGTTCATCTGGAACAGATTATAATTTACAAACAGGTGGTTCTATTTTGACTGCTGCGTCGGATATTACTGCCATCAATACTCAAATTCAAACATTGATTACAACCAGAGGTTATTGTACGTTGACCATTAATGGTCAACGGTATAAGACTCCTGATACAACATTTGTTTCAGCTGGCGACTATGTTGAATGGATCTATGATCCAACTGTAGAACATGTTGAAACTTATTTGTTATCATCAGCTCCAACTTACACAAGTAGTTTAGATAGTGAAAGTAAATCTATTCTTCACTCTTCTTCTACAAGTTATTTTACTACGATCGAATACCAAGACGATCTAGAAGTCGATTTGTTTATGAGTCTTTCAAGTAGTGTTTCGTACGGTGCGCATTATCCTATTTCTAGTGATAGATCAATCCGTATGTTAACACATCGTGATTATGCATTAAGCTCATCAATCTTAACTGCAGTAATCAATTCCATTACAACTTTGAATCCTTCAACGCAACCTGTCACAATTTCAGTTGAAGTCAAGTTTCGTAAATCAGGTTATGATCGACCTATTTATCCTAATACTTCTTTAGTAAAGGATCTTTATACATTACCGAATGCATCTATTTTGAATGCGTTGATTCAGGATCCTGTCACTTTCGCAACTTTCTCAGCTCCAACAATGGAGAATTCACCTTATATTCAAGCAATGAAAGATGACCAAACGAGTATCACACAAGAATTTTCTGAAACTGTTTTGGGTTATAATTTCATTTCTTTTTATTATGGTGTTGAGAATATCAAAGCAACCGTTGCTGGTTCTGTGAAATCCACACCCATTCCTATTGGTTATCAGTCCGGTTGTACTGGTTATGAATATAATGTTACGGGTCAGTATCTTGAGAATCATACTTCAAGTAGCGGAAGTATATATACCGCAACTAACCTTAATTGTAACATGATTGAATTGATGAAAGGTTTAGCTGACTTCGGACCTTCATCGTCTTGTGGAAATAATGATCTTATTTATATTCCAAATCATGCTTATCGTGTTTTTGCTTGTGATCAAATCAGTGATGTACCGCAATATAATTGGACTGATATCACAGATACAAGTGATTATACGATTGATACAACAGCAAATATCGTATCGTGGACTAATCCTAGTGATACACGATACATGATGATTCGTGATGATTCAAAGTTTACTACCAATACCTTTACACAATTATTCAATAATAACTTGATGACATTCCAATTAACGGAATATATGGATCGAGGTCAGGGTGATGGTATACTACAATATCCAATTGCTGTTCCTGGATCTGATATCACGTTATTTATGAACACACGTTCTTTAGTTCGTAATATGGATTATTTCATTGATTTTCCAAACGTTTATATTACGAACTTTAACTATCTAAATCAAGACGTTGCCACTCAAGATCAGTTTTTTCACTATCGTGTAACAGGTCTTGGTAATGGAAGTCTTCAGTTTGAATACGTGCTAGATAGCGGTGTTGTGAATAACGGATATGTTGGTACAAGTGGTAAATACGTTCCTAAGAACGACAAACCTATTCGTATCTCTATTGATGGTTATATCAAAATTGCTAGCACATTAAAATTCTCTCAGGATTACCCAACAGGAAATAATCCTACTAATAGTTTGAATGGTCTTCCCTATCAGGTTCAACATTACGTTGTTCCTGTATCGGAATACCTTAATGACTCCCAAGAATCACTTCGAGAAATTGCTAATACGCTCGATAGTAACTTGAAAACATTTATGAACGCAAACTTTATTTTCCCAACGCGTGCTACTGAAACAACAATAGCTTCACCGTATAAGTTGATTTGTCCGTTCCATTCTAAAATTACTGATGATATCTTGAGTGGTGTTATTACCACCGCTGATGTTGATCCAACATTAACGGATTCAGAAGTTGAAACCATTCTAGCACCTTACATGTATTTATTGAATGTAAGCCCGTGTAACACTAGTTTTGGTTATGTTGGAAATAGTAGTTTTACAATCGTTCCAACACCTCGTAGTGCTGCGATCCATTTAAGTAGTGCTAATCAAATTAACTTCATTGTTCGATCATCAGCATTAGCAGCTCCTGGTGCTATCGATGATGTTGGCAATTATTATTACATTTAATCATATACTTCCATACACACCTGGTTAATCCCAGAGTGTGTATGGAAGTATTCTTAACCAATTTCAATCACATATACTTTAATTGTGAATGAGAGTTTTATTTACCTTTCTCATAAATAAACCCGGAGGTGATTACTGTATCATCGATACCAATTCATCCAAAATCGAGCAGTGTTTCAATCTAGTCAACAATGACTTATCGTGCATCAAGAGAAAAAATTCATCCATTGATTGTTAGTGTACCACTGACTCAGCAGTAACCCACAAATTGATAGTGTGTCAGAAAGAGTAATAAACCCATACAGATGTAACGTGTCATACACGAATTCGTTTTCACCCACGATGTAATGATTCAAGTTCAATTCAACTCACTAGGAGAGTACAGGAATGAATGACCTCATCGAATACGATCCCGTATCGGTTGTTGCGGTGATCAACCAAGAACGATTCGAAGCAATCACCAATGCTTCAGTTCTGAATCAAAGCGTCAAACCTGAAGAGCAGATTTTCATCTACGATCGATTCGACGAGAACAGTCTGTTTGCAGCGGCAGTACTGAAATTTTACTCTGAAGTTCGTGTTTTTGAATACGAACAGATCGACAAAATAGATTTCAGCAAAGATGCGATTCTGTACTGGTTGGGTTTCCAGCCGGCTGAAATCGTAGCACGCAAGATTCACGTCAAGCATATCGCGTATATCCCCAACACCACAGAACTGCCTGTTCAAACCAGCATCGAAATTCGTACGGGTGCGTACGAATCACTGGTCCATCAAGTGATCGAACAGATCATGTCTATCGATGATGAGAAAAACGAGGAAAAACTCATCGATGTTGAAACCATCATGGGGTATGGCTACCTCATCAATACTTTCCAGAACAAATCGACAACGACTCTGCAGTCTCTTGCAATGGCCTTTGCTGTCATCAAGATGGCCTTCGAGTATCTGTATTACCAGCACCCATGGGACCTCAAGGTTGACGAGACAGCGGTCCAACTTCGCTATCTTCGTGCAGTGAATGAAACCAAGAATCTACTCGCCAGCGGCATCAATCCGAATTGGGTTTTGACTGAAGGTCGTATCGTCACAACCCGTCTCGTCAATAACACCGATCATCGTTGGTACATCATCAAACGACTGATTTCTACTTGCGGTCAGATCTGGAAGGTACCGCGAGTCTTCAGTGATGGGATGTTCTACGAAACCAACGAGAAACATTTCATCGGCAAAACCAAGTTCTATCTGCCTCAATCACAGGCGGCCTAGTTACAACATTCATCAATTTCATCAGGAGTACCGTCATGCTTTCCGCTATCATGGGTATCGCTTTCTATCTTCTCGTTACAGTCGTTCTCTTCAACATCCTTGTCAAGCTGATGTTCAAACGCGGCTATACCAGCCAGGCTGTTGAATCCGGCTGTTTCATCATTGCATTACTCTGGGGGATCTGGGGCGAATTTGCTCTTACTATCCTTGGGTTTTACATCCTCTACAAGCTGTTTCAGATCCTTTCCGGAGGAGGCGGTCAACACCGGTCACATCCGATTGTGTAATTATCATACAGCCAAGAATAATATCTTGGCTGTATTTTTTTTATCAAAATATAAAAATAAAAGATATTATGAATCTATAAAAGGAATCAACGTTATGAAAATAGAAAATCACTATCTTTGTATCGAAATGTTCTACGCAAAAGGAATTGCCTATACCTTTTTATATCTTGCGATTGGTTACATGTTGTACAAACCCAACTTTCTTTTTGCTTGGTATACTTTAAAAAGTTGTGGCTTTACAAAAGATCAATTAAGTAAAGTTTACTATGTTCGAAGTGAGTTAATGTTTGTCTACCCACTTGTGTTTATTTTACTAATCATATTGATGTTTTTCAAGAAGAGTTTGTTCAAAAAAAGAATAAAGACATCGATAACCAGTACCTGATAAGGTACTGGTTATCTTTGTTGTTCAATAGAGTGATCGTTTTACCGAATACTTTAGTATCTTTTGTTTCTTGATTTCACTTAACATTGCATCGACTGATAGCGATACCTCATGTTGATCACCTAAAAGTCTTTTAACACTTTCTATTTCATACACAAGACGTTCAGATACATTAGGATCTCGCTCTTTACGAATAGCTTCTATAAGTTTTTCGATGTGTTCTTTTGCACGACGAGAAAGTTCAAGCTGATACATCTCTTCTCTATTAGCATGAGAATGAATAACTTGATTTTGAGACAAAACATAGTTAGAAGGAATTCCATAATACTGGAGATTTTTTCCTTGAGACATGAACCAATAACTCAATAACCATGAAACGCAGTTATGAACTAGAATATCATTAACAAAATATTCATGACAATCAGCCACTAATAGATTGTAAACTTTCTCTTTTCTTCCTTCTGACTTCATCAGCTTTATTTCTTGAGTAATATCTTTGGATGTGTAGTCTTTATGATTCAAGATATCTATGATACGTTTTTCCGCTATACTCGATAGATTCTCGTGCCATGTGTACACAACACTCTCTAATGTAAGATCTTCAAACGGTATTTCTCCGTTTGGGGTAATGAAAGGATGGTTGGCTGTTCCTGTTAAACCAAACTTACTAATAACTTCTTTTTCTCTATTATAAATGTAGAGTATAGGTTTGTAACCTTCTCTAGTTAATACTAGATCTCCTATCTTTAATTCAGAAATCGGTATATTACCCTTTATAGTTCTTACTAGGGTAGAACCAACGAAACAAAGATCATCATGACCACCTGTTGGATGATCTACTCGTCCATTCTTAATAATAAGTGCAAGAAGCTGATCGATAGTGGGTTTATCTTTAATTAGATCGCCTGTATATTTCACTGCTGCACGAAATGTTGTTCCGTAGAGTTCAGAACGAGAAGTAGTACCTCCTCCTGATGTCGTGAACCCAAAATATTTTTTATACTGAGCAAGGAAATTCTCATTACCGATATTTCTTCGTTCTTGTATTTCGGCATAACGTTCAGGATATTCCATATGCTCCTGAACAACCATATTGAAGAGTCGTCTAAATGGATCTATCCCAACAGCAATTAGTTGTTTATGCATGTAATCAACAATACTAGCTGCTTGATTACGACGCTCAATAATCATTGTTAATTTAGGATAAATCTTTAGAAGTTCAACAAAGAAATTCGAAACGGTAATGAGATTGATTTCATTAATCCCACAAACTGCAAGAATTTCACCTGTCTTAAGGTGACGAATATTCAGTGCGATCTCGTCCTTACCCATACCGTCACTTGTATCTACTGCAGCCACGGTATATTCGTTTAACATTACACGTTTAATTTCTTCTTCTCTGATATACCAACGAAGAACGATTTGACCGTATTTAGATATCTCAGCGTATTTAATTTCTGTTTGAGAATCTCTAACCTTCTTTGATTCCTCAACAGTCAACGGACTATTTTGACTACCTGATGTCCAGATATTAAGATAATCACGTTCGAATGCTTCTCCGTAAGAGCTATTCTCAGCAGCAACATTTCGAAGCCATTCATCAGTATATCCTAATTGACGGTGATTAAAAACACAATGAACACGATGAATATTACCATCTCTAGATGAACTTTTAATAACATTTCTAAGTTCTTCTATGTTCGCACAATCAAATAGAAACTCTGTCCACGGCGCACCAGAATTGAAATAATTAAAAGCAAAAGCGCCATCTCTATCGTCTTTTTTACCAGCCGTTGTCATGAAAATATTACCGTAGGGTTTACCTACTATTTCAGCGGTCTTACGTGCAGCTGTTGTTACAGGTAGTAATGACGATAAAGCAATGCTAATATAAAACAGGAATGCGAATTCATCAACTCGAACGTTTTCTACAGTATGACCTTTACCTGTTTTATCTGCTGCAATAGGATCGTTTCTAGCAATTAACGCTTTATAATTGTTGTCTAATGAAGAAACATTTATTTCTTCACGATTTCCTATGTCGTGTTTATTATGTTGACGAAGATAAAACGGTAATAATTCTTCAATCGTTTTAATTTCACTTAATGTCTTAGCTCTAAGTTGTTCATCTTTAGTTAGAAGTAGTGTTCGACCACCCGTACTTGCGATATTTAAAAGATAAGTATCTAAAGATGTTGAACCAAATGTTTTACCCGTCTGTCTTGGTTGAAGTAAACAAACTGTAATGTGATTAAAAAATAACCAATACAACGCCATGTTAGAACGATTAGCGTTAAAATAAATAGGTGTATCTGACGTACTTCCAATAGCTCTTGCTACAGAGCGAAAATAATACCAAGGATTTAGTTTGCACTCCAGAGTAATCAGAAGTTGTTGATCCAACGTAAGATTTGGATTAAACGGATCGACATGTCTTAATTCCGAATGAATTAAAGCAAGACACCATGCCCAGTTCTTTATACCCATCGCTTTAAGTAACTGGGCATAATGAAGAAAGCTTTTGTTCGGACAATCGTAATGAACTATCGCTGTTGGATAAAGTTCATTCCAATCTTTTTCAAAAAGTAACATTAATCAGGCGTCTTACAATAACGGCTATAAATACCAGAACGTTCAGCCAATTCCTTAACTTGTTGTGCATAACCAGGCTCATCTTCCTTAGCACTGATTGCGTAGCCCATTAAAGCAGCTCGAGAATGAATGTCCTTAAGCTTTATAACAAAGGCTTCATTTTGTTGTCCAATACCACAATCAAATTCAACCGCTTCAGGATGCTGAACTAGTTTATCGATAAGTTCTTCGATCGTTGTTGGAACAACAACGAACTTAGAAATATTGATTACTAAATATTTCCCAGGAGCATTTCTACGGGAAATCACATAAGGTTTGGTCGACATGAATTCATTTCCTGTTTGGTATTCAGATACCTAAATAATCTCTAGGATAAATATAGAAACATATAGATCACTACACTCGTTGTACGAGTGTAGTGATCTATGAATACGTTGAGTTACGTTTCTTTTTCGATCGTGTCAAACTCTTTAGAATGACTATCACTTGTTATAATGGTGATATGACGTTCGTTATTTGAATTTGAACGTCGACGTTCAGGTCCTTTATAATCGGCATTAGTACCTTGTCTACGACCAATAGGAAGTTCACTACTCTTAATCTGTTTAGAAATATAATCGATATAAAGTTCAAGAATATAGCGAGATAAACTGTCTTCTGACAACAATTTGAAATAAGGAATGTAAAATGACATCACTCTATTGTTATAGTTATCTGTGAGTTCAGGGAAGTCTGGATTAGCAAATTGAGTACCAATTCCATATAAAGGAACTTGACTCATCTTCATTTTTCCAAATCGATAATAATTTCTATCTACCATGGTTCTATAGAAGTTAAAAACTAAAGGTTTCCCCTCATTAAAGTTAATAGTCAGATTGTTATAGATCGTACTACTATTATCTATAGATGTGTGATAGAATCGAAACCCAATAAAAAAAACATATATTTTAAAGAGGATTCGGTTCAATATCATTTTCATTTAAGAACTCCTTTGTCCTACTAAGACTCTAAAGGTAATGTATAAAATCGTAGCTGTACGAGTTGCCAACAAAAGAGGTGAGGATAAATCTTGATGGGCTTTATTAATGATACGATCTGTCAGATCACGAATCTTGATTAAATCGTCATCTGTACTTCGAGAACTTAAATAAAGATTCTTAAGTTGAACCAGGATATACCCCACATCGTTAAGATGTGATGATTCGATTCTAGTATTAATAAGGAAAAACGAATAGATAATTATTTTTGTAACAGCTTCATCAATTAGTTTATATTCCTTTGCATTAGCATGACCTGATATCCAAACGAGTGTTTCTTTAAGAAGTCTTGGAGAGGTGTTCCGATTAATATCTGAGATAACTCGAATTAAATCGTCTCGAACAAATGCTGTTGGATCCGATAAATACTTTTTACCCTGCGCAATACTTCTATCAATATTGCGAATGTTATCACGGACAACTTCTTCACCTTCTAAATCAAATCCGGTGATTTTAGTGACACCAATCTTATCACCTTGAGCATGAACTTTTGCAAATTCTGCATAATAGTTCTTGAGCATATCCTTGATAGAGTTTGCACCATCATTAATGACATCAACTAAATCAAGATCGTTATTCATTTTAAATAACTTTTGATATTGAACACCAGATTTTGAAATAAGCTCACTAGAACGATAATCCATAACCTTATGCCAACTTCCTAATTTCTTAATTAGGAATTTATAACTTAAGTTAGCATAAGCAGCTTGTGCAATTTTGGGATCTGCCGGATAGGTAAACCAAGCCGATAACATCGCTGCCATCGCTCGATAGAAAAAGACCAACCCTGTGTTATAAGCACCCCAATGTTTATCTCGTTCGTCTAATGTTTTTTCTGAAAGAAAACGATGAACGAGATAAATCAGAGTTAGATTAAAGATATCACCACTAATTTTGAATGTATGATTGATAATGTCAGTTTCACGAATCTGAGCTTCTAGATCGTCATATTCGATTTCTAAAACTTCATTAAAGAAACGAAGAACGTCCACTTCTCTAAACCGAATGACATGAACACCTAAAAGATTAGAACCAAAAAACTCAACATAATCTCTAGATGTGTTAATATAACCGATTTGAAATTGGTAAACTTTCTTAGCCAATGCTTTTGTAATCGGTATAGATTTGAAAAAGGTATCTAATACTTCAATAACTGAAAGTCCTGCTTTTGCTTCTAAAGCAAACTGAGGACCTTCAATCGTTCGAACTAACGCGGTAACAGAAGTCATTATTACCCCTTCATTTTAGAACGAATGAACTCTAGACCTTCTTCACGTGAATCCATAACAATCGCTTTCATCTCTCGACAGATCTGTCTGAATTCAGCAACACGATTTGTAATGTTACCATGATGTTCAATACAAACATAAACATTTGCCCACATTTCTGTTGCAACTTGAAGATTGTTAAAAACATTGACGTATTCATCACCTTCTAAATATTTACCATCAACAAGGTAAATATAATTACCAATGGCAGGATTTTCTTCTTCTTTTTCTGTTTGATCATCGGCAGAATCTTTTATGGCTGCTATTTCAGTAATATAACTCTCACGAGCATATGCCTTATTTAGCGCATCAGTATAGACTTGACTTAAAGGTCCATCTAACACAATTGTGTTTTCATCAATCTCCTTCATGGTAAGATATTCCATATCAGGAGCTGGAGTAACTTCTTTATTTTCCTGTGTTTCAAGATCAGGAGTCTCTTTTGATGTAACTGGTTTTTCTACAACCGGTTCATCTTTCTGACTGATCATGAAAATACTCATGGGTATTATCCTATTAATGATTGATGTGGTATCATCTAATCCCTATTGTGATATAGGTTTTAAAATATAATATCTAGTATTTTTCAATTGATCACCAATAATAGTGTGAGTATTGCCTAACTTTCCACCTATCAATAAAGGTGGAAAATATAGGTGGACGTCATATTTCCCTCCTCCTCCATTTTATATACATTAAATAACATTTTCCTATCGGAGCAATGTATAAAGTCATTACAGATATGATTCGCTAAGAATCATATCTTCCTATCATTCTTATTACAATAATAAGGAAATTAAAGTAAGAACAATTTATAATGATTTTTTGACCAGATATACTCTATATGAGAGATGTCGACCTCTCGGATGTTTTACCTTTCTTAGCTAGGAGTGAATTTTGAATACTGTAAATCTTTACTGTGTGGGGGGTACTGGCGCAAACATAGGTGGAAAATTCGCTAAGTTTCATAACGATGGACCAAGCGGGTTTGCTTCTATCAAGTCCTATTTCATCGATACATCCAGAAGCAATCTTCCGGATGATCTTTCGGATGATAGAGTGTTCCTATATAAGGACGACAACGGCGAACTATTGGATGGTAATGGAAAGTTGAGAAGTTCCAATTATTCAGTATTATCCGAAAACTCAACAACCAATCGGATTTTGAACCAATTCAAACCGACGGATCTGAATATCATAATTCATAGCGGTGGTGGAGGAACTGGATCAGTTGCGGGTCCTCTGATCGCAAAGGAATTGATTGCAGCCGGTCATAACGTAGTTGTTATTCTGATCGGATCCGGTTCTTCTAAAATCGATCTCAAAAATACACTAAACACTCTGAGGACTTACGAAAGTCTTTCAGAAATGCTGAAGACTCCGATCAATGTGTTATATCGTGAAAACACATCAACCACACCTCGTGGAAATGTTGACTCGGAACTGGTAAATTACATTTACCTTCTTTCTGCATTCTTCGGTGGAAAGAATCATGGATTGGATACGGCAGATCTTCGGAACTTCTTGCATTATAATCGCGTTACGTCTTACGAACCTCGTTTAACAGCACTCGACTTCTTTAGCAAGACGATCAAGTTGTATCCGGATACGTTGGCCATCAGTGCAGTGACATTGATTGACCAAGCTATCGAAGTGGACCACGGTGATGTCCTGGTAGATTTCCAGGTAACTGGAGTTACCAATGCAGAAGTTATCGAGATGACAAAAGATCGTCTTCCGCTTCATGTTGTCACACTGTCTGGTTTCTTTCCAAGTGTGGTAGCTCGTTTATCTAAACAGCTTGCTGCTCATGAAGAAAAAGGTCGTCAAATCTCAATGAAAACAATCGCAGTAAATAGTGATAAGAAAACCAATGATGGTTTGATTCTGTAAGAGATATCTGATAGCTCCTATAGCCCCTACAAAGGCTATAGGAGCTTCTGGTTTTATTATTTCGTACCCGTTCATTAGTTGAGGTTTGAGAAATGGTTATACGAGCTAATTTATGTTGACAGCCACTTCTGATTATGAAGTTCGTTTGATAGAACTTCAATATCTTAGAAATCAATATGTTCCTCTTATTAATAATTTCTTATTAGAGTGGAATAAAAGCCATGTTGCTTGGCCTGAAGACATTGAGACAGCATTTGAATGGATGGTTAGAGAAGGTTTTAGTCGGATCTTACGATGTCCAGTCATTAGTCATTTTCACAGTGATATAGGGAAATTCTTATATACTCAATTTCCTGATATTGAACATTATATCGGTTTATTGGTTGAACAGCTAAGATTGGAGAAACGTCCAAGATCATTACGTCATCTAAAGATGATGACGGTTGGAAATATTCTTGTTGTTGGAATGTTGTTCGAATTTTAAGGAGCTATATGAGTAATACAGACGTAATTAAAAAAATAGTCATCGACTATACTGACTATAAAAGTGAAAGACATAAACGCTCTGTTATACCGATGAGTATTTTCCACGGAACAACGGAATATCATACTAAACCGCAATGGTTTCTTGTTGCTTTCGATATAGCTAAATACGAAATACAAACATTTGCAATGAAAGATATCCATTCATGGATAGAAACTCTCGAAGAAGAAAATAATGCCTTAACAACTGATGCAATATCCAAACTAACTTCTCCACCTCCAGTAGATGAAATCTCCTTCATAGGTAATTTAAATGAACCGGGATTTAAAATGATAGTAAAAACTACATCGTCTGATTTGGATTTACCATTTATAGACAGTGATGGAAATTTGAGAGAAACGTTAGTTTTCAGTCCAGATGTTATTCAAAAGCAGGATCATGAGAAATGAGTAAAATATATACCAGCATTATGGATCTTTATAATGAGATTGTGGAATGTAAGATTATCGATCTCATTCCTCATGCTGTTGGTATTGCTCCAAATTTATTAGCCGCCTTAAATGATCCTCGACCAGGTCTTTATATGCCAGGTTCAATTCAACCGATTTTTGAAAAGGGTGAGGTTTACACACTTATTCAAAAGAGAGGTGTTATTCAAATTACATTTGATGACATTATGAAAGATTTCATTAATGACAAACGTCTTCCTGGTGGTGATTTCTTTCATGAGAAGATGAAATTTAGATTAAGACGTTCTCAATATGAACGGGTTAAACCATATTTCATTACGAATCCAAACATTCCAGTTAAGGGGTGTGAAGTTGCAATCGCAACAGTTGTAGGGTATCTGAATACACTATCACCACACACAAACGTTGCTGCTTATAACTATCAACTTCCTTTATTGGTTAAAGAAGAATCTCATTACTTACTCGATCAAGAGAGTTATGAAATAGCGTTTGATGAACTCTTCCTTGAAGTTAGAGATTTCGTAGGACGTGATTCCTGGAACTTATATTTTTATAGGGTACTGGGAACTACACTTATAATTGAAAAAGGTCTTGATTTCAGAATCGTAGATTGGCATATGAGTCAGATCAAGAATTCAGATGGTTATGATCATGACCTTGGAGGTATCTCGGAAAGTTTCATTCCTATTGAATTAAAACGCTGATGAGCCATTATGGTACAAGAACGTTCTGCAATCTATAAGCATCTATACCCTCCAACTGAACGAACCAATTTCATTGAGTATATAGATTATAGTACCCCACCATTTCCAGATACACCATCGATTATTCAACCATTTATGATTACGGATGTATCGAGTACGATAGGTCGATATATGCGTTTCAATAACATGGTAAGACTTTATCAGGTGTTTCCGTTACACGACATGATAGAAATGTTGTTATCAGTCAGTATTAAGAATGCAGAAATTCCAGGACTTACTGATCGCTTATTGTTTTATGTCGAAGAGCGAATGGGATCGATGATGGAAAAAATCGATATTGATAGCCTTTTCATCTTCTTTGAAGGTCTCACACAAGAATTGGAACTCGAGATCGCACGTAAGTCACCAGACTATTTTTGCTCTGGTCATTATGTTTTCTATAAATGGGTTGATCCTATTTCAATTTGTCTATGTCTTGAAAAAGACATTCTTCCAATGGGTAAAACCTTTATTTTGGGAGATAATTAAAATGGAACTTCAAGAAGGTGGATTAATAATTGTCCTTGACTTGGGAGTTGAATCTATTCGATTTTACGATAGCATTGGTGACTATGTTCGTAAGATTACTGATGAAAAAGTCAATTTTGATTCAGTTGCTGACATTGTATATCGTGTTGTTATGAGCGATCTTATCAGAATGCTTAATCTTCCTCCAGCTGAGGCAATAGAACATTTAAGTAAAGATAATACAACAGACTATATTCCTCAATTCCTTAAATGTATTCTTTGTCACGAACAAGATCTGTTTTCAGAAATATGTAAAGAGAGTTTATTAAATCTTTACATCAAGATGCGGTCACAATTAGAGATTAAAATGAATGTTCAATATACCTCACAGAACATTGGAATGGATTATGTAGTGGTAAGAGAGATTATGATGAGTTATGTTCCTATGACTGCAACTCATCATAACAAAATCCGTAATTCATTATGGAAACATTAATGCGGAATAACGTACCCTATTATGAATTAGGGGATAACGTTATCCTTGATCTTGGACGTTGTGGGCATGATTTTTATCAAAAACTTAATGAGATCGTTGCAGGTGTTCAAAACTATCATCAAGAATTCACCTGGGCTGTTAAATTGATTTATGAAACTACAATCAATGATCTTATTAGAATTTTACATCTGCATCCTAGTGAAGTTGTGGAAAGGTTGAAATACTTTCCACGATCAGACAGTTTGACAGATGTTTGGTCTTTCATTGAACATGAATCTTACGATGAAGTAGCCATCGTTTGTCAAGAGTACGGTCTTAAGATTTATCTTCATTTGAAGTTTCAATTTCAGGAAATACCGAATGATGTTTGTTATATTCCAATTCAATTAGGTATTGATTATGTTGTTGTAAGTCAAGCAAGAAAACTATCTTCATATACCAATGGAGATTAATTCGATATCTAACAACACATCACAAGAGACAAGTCTAGACTTGTCTCTTGTGATGTAGGAGTTTTATGGAAATTTCATCTATTCATTTAACTTATAAACACAATAAGGACATCGATCAATTTTTCCATCAACAAGAAAAACCTCTTTTTATTCCGATAGGTCTTGAACATTATGATGATAATAAATTCAACTGCATCAATACTCCTGACGATAAATATGTTATAACATTAGAATCAGTGGTTGATGAAGATAAAATAACAATAGTAGAAGATTACATCAATATCCATGAGTGGAGTGATGTTGAATACTTTATGCATCATAATGATTCTGGACGCATGTTTGCTTGTTATCCATCTGTGGATAAGTTTAATAGTGGTGTTATTAAAAATAAATCAGAACTATTTATTCAGAGCACTGATTTATGTTAAAACAAGTCCATAACACTATTTCGATTTATAAAGATATTCGTTATGATAATTATAAGTTTGACGATAATAATTATCATCATGTTTTAACTGATAATATTGAACACAAACAATCCTGTCAATTTGACATAGAACTTAAAAAACAAAAAACATCATTCATACGGATTAAATAAGTTAATCTTGGGGGGTATCTTTATTTTAGCTTATGAAAATAAAGAATCCAACTATATGTTGGTGGAAAAGATGTTGGTGAAAAAGAATATGTGCTTTGGTCAAATCACGAAAATGGAAACACCGGCTATGGTACACCGTGAGTGTACCATTAATAATCAAGAAAATATCTTTTAGGAAGATTATGAAAATAGTTAGTTTCACTAATAATCAATATAAACATGCTCATGCAGATAGAAAAGTATATAAAAATAAGAATCTACATCAACGAGATAAACTGTATTCTAAAAGAGAGTGGATAGAAGATACAACTCATTTCCAGTCTGAAAAGATGTTTGAACAAGATCAAGAAGAACTCAAAACAGAACTTGATGGAATAATAACAGGTGTTTTTAATTACCTTATTTTTCCTGCTTCTGAGAAGACTAATTTTGTAGATGATTGTTTTCGTTATCCAATTGGTTATATTCTTACAATGGATAAAACCAAATCAGGTATAATTAAAGATAAGTGTAAAATGTTTAAACAATCATGTTATCGTGATGCAGGAAATTTATAACAAATGAAAAAGATTACAGACACTATAAATAGATATAAGTTCAGTAATTTGGATGAAGATACGTTCGATACAAAGATAGTAAATAATCAGATTATGAGAAATAAATATATTCATATTTCTGTTTGTATACCTAAAAACATAGTATTATCGATTGTATCTTTAAGTAAAAAGACAAGTTATCCCATTCCTATTAATTTAGAAAATAACGAATTATTACTCTATTATTTTCTAAATGAGGATAAAAATAGCGTTTATGTTATTCCTTATAAATGTATTTTATTCCTTCAAAGTCATTTGTAATAAGTGTGTTAAAATATAAATGAAAAAAGTTATTGAAACAAAATTAATTCATCGAGATAAGAATCGTGGGTTTACAAAAAGTATTCTAGATAGACCTATGGTTCTTATCAACATCAGTGTTTACTTTGATTACTTTAAACCAATTTATACCTTTGATTCTATTGATATAACTGAGCATAATAGATATAAAGAATCAGATTGTGTTCAAAGTTATTTCAAACCTTATGAAGCTTCAAGAGACATTGAGTTTATCGAAGAACAATACGTCGATAACGGTCTTGAACGATATGACGACAAATATCATACTTTAATTATTGTTGATAAATATAAACTGTTCAAACAAGAACAACTTCATCATTTTTCAGATTCTCCACTTCCAATGGTTAAAACATGAAAAAGGTTTATGACTCAATGTTAATCAATACCTCTAAGAGAAACATGGATTGGTTAATTCTTTGTGAAAAACCATTATTATTCGATATTGTTTCGTTATTCGATGATAATATAAAACCTATATATGTTTACACATCCGTAAACGTAACAGATTATAATGAAGACAAACCATATGTTGAGAATATACAAAGAGCAGTTAAAGAATGTTCATTTGAAAACATTGTTTTAAATTCTTACGCAAACGAATATCATAAAGAACTAGATAATGAAGAAATTCTTTTTGGTATCGATTTTGGGTTATCACATTTTGATGATAAAGTATTGTCTTCATCAATTTTAAACAAATACAAAATTAATAATCAGTACATTTTTAAATATGATCGTAAAATGCCGATACCTTTTCCTAAAGTATAGTGGTATTGAATGATACATCTCCATTCCTCTGAGAGCCAATATGAGCCTGAATCTTCAGATCAATAGCACGTATACTTTTAATACTTTGGCTCCAGCGCTTTTAGGTGCTGTAATCAAAAATGCTGTTCTCAATGCGGTCCTTGATTTCGAAACAGCTACTAAGTTCGAAAATGTCGCAGTGTTGTATGAGCAGATTTATCCAGCACTTCCGTCAGGAAGTCCACAATCTCCTACAGGAGTTCTTTTCTACCGTTTCACTTCTGAATCGGGTCAAAAGATTTTTATTGCTGAACCATGGATTGATGGTTCATCCCTGGTTGTTGTAACTAATCAGAATTTCACAATCAATATCGTGAATGCGACTTCGACTGATCGTACTAATATTCAAACGGCACTGGCTCATTTGGGTGTTAACTTCACATTTGTTGATTAAAACAAAATAGACTCCACAGTCCGCATTGGACTGTGGAGTCTTATATTTATTTCTTTTTGGTTTTACAAGCCAGGATTAATCTGAATGTTGATGAATCGATCGTAAGATTCGATATCATTCATAAATAACGTTTTCTTGACTTTTGTCTCAAGATAATTTTGATATTGCTCTTCAGCATCGTCGTATTTATCGACGATAGTTTTGAATTCACCCAACGCTTGTCCTTGCTCAAGAACACCTTGATCGATCCTAATAATCAGATTGTTATAGATATAGGACTTAACAGCCAAGATACATGCTTTAGCTAGAATAGGATAGCTTCTAGGTGAAATATTCGAAAGATTTTCTTCATTCGCTAAAACACATCTCAGTTCATAAATAACCGTAGAGCGCATCTGGTCTCGAATAATAACAGTATTGTAACCAACCAACTCTGCGTGTGCAGACGAGATATGTGGAACGTTAGCATAACTGTCCATTACACGCTGTCCTACAGTTTCTACATCAGATTGCGTAACTGGATTTACTGAACCGTAAGGAGTTCCCATTGTTCCCATAGCCGAACTATGAGGAAGATAATTCACTCCCATCACAGAAATAATTTCTCTATTTCCTGTTTTTTGAGGTGGAATAGTGTACATGACAGAGAATGGATCTTCGGAATAACCTTCTAGACCTTCTGTTGAGACATAAACAAGTCTCCCACCTACGAGGTTACAATCTTTCAGAACTCGTGGTCGAATAACTTTACTGCGAATCATCTCATCGATCGAAGCTGGTGCTTGCCGACGCCAGTTTCTATAATCTTCATGTCCAAAAACTGCTGTGAGGATCTGAGAAGGTATCACATTCTCGATCTCACGAATCGCGTTCGATACAGGGTTCATCATCTTGTAATCCTCATGATCGAGCCAGAGCTAATGTTTCATTGATATCTTCAATCGCAATTTCCAGTAACTCAGCAGTTAACATTCGTTCAAGAACATGACTATCGAGTAACCGTGATAGATCGATAATGATTCGATTCTGGTAAAGTCGATTTTGACCTGCGATATTACCACTTCCGATCTTCAATAAGAATTTCATATGTTTTAATCGCGCCATCAGAAATGCCCACCAAACTTGTCGAGTAGGTGCAATAGCTGGCATTGATAAAAGATTTAAAGCATCTTCTTCAGTTACAACAAAGATGTTTGCTAACATCTGATCGTAGTTCACTTGACTTTGTGTCAACTTCACTAGAACAGCTTCTTGAGCACGATTAACACTATTAATAATTCCAGAACCTTCTTCATTACCTGCTTCTGCCTGAAAGAAAGGAGACCTCGTCAATGATTCTGACATCGGAACACCTTCTTCCAGATTGATAATGCGGTTTACAAAGACGTGATCAAGATGAGAAACCATCATTCCTGGTAATACATATCGATATAGAAAAAGTTTAGGAGAGATAATTCCATCTCCTTCTCCATCTTTCTGTTTCTTTAATTGTTCTTCGATAAACATTCGATATTGTAACATTAACATAGGAATGTTAATGTAGATAACGGATAATCCATCTATGTAATGATTTGTTTTACCATTTGGTATTGTTAAACCGAAATCACTGATGGGATGTGTTAAAACTTTAACAGGTGTTGCTGTTTTCCAATTTTGAATAATATCTCTGATATCAAATTCAGCATCATCACCAATGATAATTTCGTAACTTCCTTCTCCATAAAAAGTTCCATACCAGATTTTACCATAACTGGCAGAGCCTGTAAATTGGAAATGACGAATCAAAGCATCTGTTCGATCCATTGATGTCCAGACAAAAGTCTCATAACTAGTGCGTAGTGAGCCTAATCCTATATTCAGTAATCTAACCAAGATATGATCGTTCTTTAAATAGAACGTTCGTTCTTGATAGTAATGACGAAGTTTAGATAATCGATATAAATAAGTCTGTTTAATATAATCAGACTGACTAGGTCGAACAATACCTTTGATGAATCGGGTTCTTGGTTGAAAGAGTTGGAACATTAGAGGCGACCCTTGTTGAAGGGTTTGCGAAATACAAACATCGAACCCTCCTTATTAGTATAACGGAGAAACATCTTCATAACATCAGACTGACCTGATAGGATATAAGAAAATGTTTGTATGAAAAAATTCTTTGCATATATCAATTATCTGAACCAGTACTTCTTCTTCAGTGTAAGCTGAGGGAGGAGTTCAGGAACTGTACCCCAGATGTTTTTCAAGAAGAGGAAGTATCGGAATACCTTAACAGAGTGTGGAGAGCCTTTTCTAAAAATCTTTGAGTAGATATACTCTATGTGAGGACTTACTCTCCATTTGTTCTCATCAGCGCTGATTTAAAACGTTTTAAAAAAACCAAGGAGTTTATGTGAGTATTGTTAACGAAGGTAGTGGTGCAAGCAATGGTGATCCGCGTGCAGCAGCCGCATCCGCAGGTCAGAACGGTTGGAACATGCATGACGGTGGTCTCTTCAATGCCCCGATTCCGCGTGGAATGGGTTCGGAGTATTACAATAGTGTCAAGACGGCTCTGATCGAGATTTACAAGCTCGCTGACCGCAGTGTCGATATCGGTGTGGTCGAATTGAGTCGGGCAACCGATCCAGCGCTCGACTTCTCTTGCATTCTCGTGGCCACGCGATTGCAGAACATGCCGGAACTGGGTGTCGCTGTTTACATCATCCTTCTCGCCGAAACCGGTGAAGAAATCCAACCGTATTCGGACCAGATCTACGATCGTACCGTAATGATCTATCGCGTTCCGTCCGATGCGATCAACGACATTCTGGTTCGCAAAGCTCGGCGGATTATCGAGACCGCTTACAACACAAACAAGGTGCTCTTCGTTGACGGCACAGTCGTCAATAGCAACTTCAATCCAGTTAACAAGACCCAGGTTCATCGTCTGGCTCTGACTGCTGCAATGGCTGGTGTTACCGAACTCAATTCTCGGACACCTGGTTTCAAAGATCTCAACCTCGCCAATCTGAACAAGCGTGGTCAGGCTCAGGTCGATGTGACATTTGCTCGTCAGACACTCGAAGATGCAGCTGGCAATGTCTATCGTAGTGACGTGCTTATCAATTTCTCCGATCGTAAGGTCGTAGATCGCGATAGTCGTCAGATGAACACTGGCGATCGTAATGCGAACTTCTCCACTCTTTCCAGTTTCGTGGATGCGGTCTGGTTTCCTGCACAAGATCCGAACGGCGGACTTGGTCAGGCATTTGCGCCTCAGCAGATGGCTCAAACTCGGAAATTTGTCGCTCGTCAAGTGATCACCGACATTACCGCCAACGTTGCTCAAACAACAGCATCGGTTCTGCTGGCACTCTCGACGGCACTGGCACTACGTCCATCGTCAAACTGGATCCAAGCGTTTCGTCCGATGGCTGTCTCCAAGAAGGAGCTTGACATCACAGATCCTGGCGCCTACAACTACGAAGGCAATTTGCCAGTACCGCAACCTAGCGGTATTCTGGCAACCAACACAAGCGGGTTTGGTTTGCCAATCGACACCAAGTCTGACGATTTCAAATCAGAACAGCTCGGCATGTATATTGCCGCTCTGTTCAATAGCGATCTCATGATTTCGATGGATATTCCAGAGTATGGTCCGCAGACCCATTATCTCAGTGTCTTCATGGCTGCGGCCCGTGGCGTCGATGGTGCTTACAAGCGCATCATCCAGTCTGCCAATGAACTGACCAATGGTGAGTACGCCAAGCATTTCCAAATGGGTACTCCGTTGTTCGCAACACAATCGGAACGTATCCATGCTGGTACTTGGGTAGACAACCAGGGCAACAAGCGTGACCTGCGTGATTTCGACTACGCTGCTGTAGCGAATATCGTCGGACAACGCAATCCGGCCATGATTCGTGAATGGTCTGATACCTTCCTGCGTTTGGAATATCCGGAGAATCTGCGACTGGAAGCGCGTCGGAAGATGCTTATGCAACTTTCTAACGATACCGCGAAGTTTACGGGCTACTATCAGCGTGTGACTTTTACTGGTGCTTTCTTATCGGCGCTTGACGCGGCTATCGCTACTCAGAACCTACAGGTCAATATCCGGACACCGATGTCTGGCAACGACTTCTACAACGCACGTGGTGTGGCAACTTATGCTCAGCAGGCATTGCTGGGTACTGGTCAGAGCTACATGCGTCAGGGTGGTTATGGTTCAACACCGGCTGCGGCATCAGCTTATTTCCAGGCTCGTTGGTAAGAAAATAGGTTTCAATAAGAATCAATTAGATACATCCGAGCCTAAAAGCTCGGATGTATCTTTTTTTATTGAATACCATTCTTAAAATATTTTAATCACATATACTTAATCTGATGACTAGCTGGTTCTTAATATAAAACGATGAATTTCAGAGACCTGATTTCCATCGTTTAAGGACTGGCACCCATATTCTTAAGAACTTAATAGACGTATTAAGGGGCAAAGAATTAAACTTTCATAAAAGTCGGAATTTCTGGAAGGTGGGTACACAAGCTGCTTTCGACGTTTGATCTAGAAGTATAGATCACTCTGGGTATGTGTTATCCATAAACACACAGATGGCGTGTTGATCACGCCAGGCATCACAGACCGACTAACTACGTCGGTCTGTGATGTTTTACTTTGTTATTTTTTTTTGTTTGATCTTGTGGAATCTATTTCTTTCCTAAGGAAAAGTCATGAGCGGAGATAGTAGTTGTAGTAATAACGGATACCCAAGATATTTCAGCTACGCTTCTTCTTCTTATCAACCTTGGGTTTGTAATCAGTTTGGTCAAATACCACCAGACCTAGGTCCTTGTAATCCATCTGCAACTGGAATGTCTTATGTAAAACAAGCTCAGTTAGGTTGTTATGGTGAAGACATTTCTAACGCTTTCTATATGTTAAGTAATTCCATGGTGTCTCAAACTGATCAAGCAGCGGTTCTTGCAACTCAGAAACCACTATTGATTACAGCGATGACAACTTACAATGCTTATACCACTGATCCACAGACTATTTTTGATAGAGATGGAACTGTCAATGATATCATGCAAGCGATTACAACGTCGATTACTGCACTTTCGAATGATCCGAATTATACAACATATACAACTCAGTTAGCTACCTTACAAACTGCAGTGACAACGTATTTCCAATATGCTGGTTCTAGTCAGTAACAAATCAGTCTTCTCAGAACCTATTGATGGTTCTGAGAAGACTGTCTATTTTGTTTCAATATTATATACTCTATGTGAGTTATTATTGAGATTAGTAATGATTAAATCCATAAAACGAATATTAGTTAATCTAATAAAAGAATCCAGACAATATATGAATAAATCACCAATCGTTATCGGTGGTTTTATTTCAATGTATAAACGTAATTTAATAAAATATCTTAATGATGATATTGTTGATATGAAAAATATATCATTAAATAATAGATTTCCATCTTGTAAGTCTATTAGCATATTGAAGGAATAAGAATGAGTCTTTCACTTCAGAGAGAAATACAACATCAATCTATTGTTAAAACATTTGATAAAAGTTATCTAGGTGTTAATTCTTATTTTAAATCTCTTAATCAGGTTGAACATCTTGGTTATGAACAGAAACTTTTCTTATTTGATCAACCGATAATTAATGAAAAACTATTCAGTGGAAGGTTTATTAATGGTAATAAACCTAGAGCATTGTGTAGTGTAACTCATAAAGATGATTCTGACTATTTCATAAGAAAAACGTTATAAATTTAGTATTTAGAAAACAACATTATTTTAATTCTACTATCAATTATTTTAATAAAAGTAACCATGATAAGAATGATTATTGGAAATATTAAAGTGGAACAGATTTCTCATCACTAAATAAATACTTTATTGTTCTATAAATTAAACATTATAAAAGTGATATAAATGAACCCGATAGCACAATTTAGAAAAAATAAATCATTATCACACGGATCTGTTATTCTATTCAAAGATCTTTTCTATGGTACGAGTTCAGCATTCGAAAAACAATTATTGATGGAAAATGTTACTGGTAAAGAATCAGATAACACTTTAGATAAATCTGAAGCCATGAAAATAATTAATACAGGTAAGCGTTATAAAACAACTAGAAAACCAAAACATAATTATTGAATAATAAACCTATTCTATAATATTTTCAATACTACATACTCTATTTGATGTCACACCCGATTTCCTCAAAAGGAGTTCTTCTAACATGAGCTTTTCGACGTTCAATTGTTGTGTTTGTGGTAAACCTACCACGAAACCTAAGTCCTATGCTGTACCAGGAAAAGGACGTGCTTGTCGAGAACATCCTGAATCTCAAACAGCTCGTCAGGGTGTCGTCTTCTCTGAAGAACATGCAAAACGTGCACGTGAACTGCGTGACATCGAGCAGAAGAAAGAAATAGAAGAACAAAAGAAAAGAAAGATGTATGGATTTAAAAAGGATGATCCGATTTATAATCATCAGGTCGATGCTCTGATAATTAATGAAGATAATTAAAAAGAGTATTTAAGTGCCTATTATCCAGAGTTTGATCGATAACAATATGATGTTCGAGGGGCTCAAGAACCCTCCGATTATCATAAACGACTTGCTTAACACTACCACGAAAGATCGTGAACGTATTGAACAATTAATCACCACAACTTATTCAAGTGACATGGTGACAATTCTTCCTTCGTGTCGATGTGGAATGACAAAAGGAGAATTCAGTAAGAATACGATTTGTGAACACTGCGACACACTCGTCAGTGCAGCGATTGAAAACACCATTGAACCGTTGGTTTGGTTTCGAAAACCTATTGGTGTTGAGAAATTGATGTCACCAATAATCTGGATTATGTTGGATTATCGATTTAGCAAATCAAAATTTAGCATCTTGAGATGGTTAACTGATACAACATATTCACCTCAGATCAATCGTCCTGATGTCGTAGATAAAATTGAACAAGCTGGTATTCAACGTGGATATAATTACTTCGTTCAGAATTTTCAATCGATCATCGAATTCTTGATGAGTCTGAAAGATTTTAAAATCAAAGGAATAGGACGAGATTATCTTGCTGATCTTTTAACAGTTAAGAAAGATATTTTGTTCTCGGATTATATTCCTTTACTGAATAAGTCTCTCTTGGTTATCGAGAAAACATCTCTGGCCACTTATATCGACAGTACCGTTCCGTTAGCACTTGAAGCTATCGAAATGTTGGTATCGATCGATAAAGATTTTCATAATCAAACAGTTTCTGTTAAAGAAAATCGTACAGCTAGAGCGATGTATCTTCTTAGCTGTAAGTTTTATGACAGTTATTTCAAGACGATCGTTGCTAAGAAGTCTGGACTCTTTCGACATTATATCGGTGGATCTCGATTCGATTATTCCGCACGAGCTGTTATCTCTTCGATAACAGACGCACATCGATATGATGAAATTGAAATACCTTGGGGTGTTGGTTTAACGATTTTCAGACCGATGCTCATTAACAAGCTTATCAAGAAAAGTGGAATGTTGATTAATGACGCTGTGGGACTTCTTCTATCTCATACTGAAATTTATCATCCACTGCTTGATCAATATCTGAAAGAAATTATCTCTGATACTAAAGATGGGCGTTATCCAGTCTTGTTTAATCGATTTCCATCTTTGCTTCAAGGTTCCATTCAGAAGGTTTATATTCCAAGAGTTAAAAACGATCCGAAGGATCTGACATTTGGAGTCAGTATTTTGATCACAACGAGCATGAACGCTGATTAACAGTTTTAGTCCTTTCAGATAGTGATATCTGAATAGCACCTTTCTAATTGTCGGGAAAGTCCTTTAGAGCTTCTTATACCAAGTTGTTATAGTGATATAACAATGGCTGAACTAATCACTCAGGTATGGTAACAAATAAGAAGATTGGATAATCCGCAGCGAAGTTTCTGATCCGTCAGAAAAACGTTCAACGAACATCCGGTAGCGCGGAGTAGGCTCAAGTGAGCTGAAATGGAAGGGGTCTCGAAAGAGATCGTGATATGTTCTCCTCTTCTAATGAAAGTTAGAGCTGTGTATCAACACGGAGTAGAAGTAACGATTCTACTTGAAGGTAAGGTTTGATGGAGATTCTTGCTCGTTGTGTTTGTCTCTGGATGAAGCCATGGCAGATATGTGGTATTCTTTAAGTCCAAAATTTAATATTTGGAACATGGAAGAGCCTTTAAGAATATCTGGAAATATCCGTTTACCAAAACCTATCATAGCAACAGTAGGAACTTGGTTAGCTGAGGAAGATTAATCAAGGAGTAAGCTTTGATTTACTTTAGGATAAATGGTAATGAGTTTTATCAACAAAAACATTATCAATTCCGTCTTCTTCTTTCAATAGAGGAGGACGGAATCATTCTTTTAAACAACAAGACGATAGAAGACCATTATATTCATGGTCGGAAAAGTAGGATAAAAGTAAAACAATCAATATCGTTAGTCTGTAAAAAAGGTCTGTTAAATACTGTTGTAGAAAAACATGTTATAAATAAGCAAATCAAATCACTTAAGGAGTTTTAATCATCATGAATTCCAATGACTTTTTGGAAGTACACAATAAACCATTCTTGGACACCCTCCCAGCTATCGTTATTACGATGGATATCGATACAAGTCGATTTACAGAGTACGTCTGGGCTTATCGTGCCACTCGTGGTTTGAATACGAAATTATTCCAACATGAGATCGATCTCTCTAACAATGTGACAATCAAGTCCATCATTGAACTCTTTAAAGAGTATAATTTCAAAACCCAGTTCTTATCTAACAAGGTCTGGCGCGGTTATATCGTTGATGAAACAGATCCAGACGACGTTCCACATCTGATCATTCATTTGACTCACTATAACCCTACTGAACCTTACACGATTGTAATCTTTGGAGATCCAACATGTGTTTCCTATTGGGAAAAGCATTTCCTAAAAGAAACCAAAATTTCAACCACTAAGAAGAAATGATTACTATGAATCTAACGATTTGGGCCATCAGCATTGTTGTCTCGATTCTTTTTGTTGCTTGTTTGCTGTATTATTTCAATAACAGCAAAAAGGTTCTGAAAAATAACGATCATAAGTTTCAGAAAGATGGACTGAGATTAATGTGGGATAGCGAAATGCATTTCACCAATAAAGGTGAAATTGAACTATTTCGAAAACCGTTCATCGAGAATTTACCCGAAATCATGGTGTCGATGGATGTCGATACTACACGGTTTGTGGAATATGTCTGGGCTTATCGTGCCGCTCATGGTCTGAATACTGGTACATTCATTTACAATATCATCGGTTCTGAAAACATGAAGATCGAAACCTTCATGGCTCTTTTCAAAGAGTATAATTTCAAAACCCAGTTCTTTTCCAATCTGGTTTGGCGCGGTTATATCGTTGATGAAGCCAATCCCAACATTCCTGATCTAGTCATTCATTTGACACATTACAATATCAAAGAAGCTTACTCGATCGTGGTGTGCGGTGACCACGATAAAGTAAAGCGTTGGGAAAAGCATTTCCTAGAACGGTTCCAAGCTCCAAGCATCAAGAAGGTTCATATCCTAACCGGTGTTGCTAACGATGGAACTTTCAAGGTTATCGATCGTACGATCGAATCTGAAGGTGCTGACGTTGGTCATGATAGTTTCTATCCGTTTATCACTGATGGTATTAAGAAACTGGTTAAAGATTTCATGGCTTCCAAGCAGAACATCCTACTTCTGGTTGGTCCTCCAGGTACTGGCAAGTCAACCTTATCTCGCACGATCATGCTGGAATGCGAATTTGAACATTTCGGAATTTGTAATGATCAGAATGCATTGGAATCACCTAACATTAGCAATTGGATCGGTGATTTCGGTGATGGAACTTTAGTTACCCTTGAAGATGCCGATAATTACATTGGCTGTCGACAAAATGGTAATAGCAAGATGTCAGCACTTCTCAATATGTCGGATGGTATCATCAAGACACGTCGGAAGTTGATTATCTCGACCAATCTCCCGAATGTGAATCAGGTCGACGAAGCGCTGATTCGTTCTGGTCGTACCTTCATGGTGATCAATTTCAGGAAACTGACAGTTGCTGAGGCCAGTACGGCACGATTGGCGATCGGTCTATCAGAGCTTCCGGAAGATCACCATATCGTAGGTAATTTGACTCTGGCTGAAGCATTGAACTACGAAAGTGTGAATAACATTCACACGAAATCGAAAAAGCAAGTTGGGTTCATCTCAGCTTAACATTTGTGAATTACATTAAGATAGATCTGAGCTTAAAGCTCAGATCTATCTTTTTTTTTCTTATTAATCAATCTATCTTTTGCTAGTTAAAGGAGTTCATTGTGCAAGAAACTAATTCTTTAGTGCCTATTGAAGGCGAAGTAGAAAACACGGTCACAATTGAAAAAGAACAGATCGATTATGATACTTATCAATTATCGAGAGGTCAATATTGGGTTCGACATGATCGGACCGTTATCGCATTCGTTCTTGAAACAAATGAGTTCGGTATTCTGTATCAAAACAAAGTCAATATCTCAGACGACGATGCGGTGTTCGATTTCGAAGCGGGTCAAGAAGTTTCAACCATCGAATATTTTCGTACTTACCTAAAAACTCATCGTGCTTACTTGATTTATCCTCAAGCTCATCTTATTACTCTTGCAGTGGATGCTTATCGACGGAAGTTAGCTGGACGAATGATCTTCAATCCGAAAGCACTTCCTCGTAATGAAGATGAGTATAATGAACTTTCTGAATACGAACGTTATACACAAACTCTTCGTATTTTGCCTCCACCGATACGATATCGGAAACGAAAAGGCTATCACTGGCTGAAAGCCGGTATGGCTGGAAAACAATTTGTTTGTAAATTATGGGATCCTGAAATTATTCCCTATGGGAATTGGATACTTCCAAATGGTGAGTTAGATCTTACTGCTAGTCTCGGTTTTGTCAATGGTTATTATGGACCTGCCGAACTGAATGATAAAGATGATCGAACTGAAACGTTTTCTGAATTGAAAGCGCGTTTAGTTGAATTCCTTCGTAAGAAAGGATTCATGTTTGATCAGAAATTCATTAACGAGCAAATGGATCGGTTTGATCTTTTTAATAAGACCGAAAATTCAATATCCGGCTATATTAATGGAACGATAAATCAAGTTACAAAAATGGTAACCTATCCTTATTACGAAATCTATTTCGTAATATTAGGTACCGCATTAGTTATCAATATGGTCTATGATCATAAACTGTGTCATTCGCTGGAGTTCAATAATCTTCAGAATAAAGAATTCATTCCGAATCAATCAGTCGATCTGATTTGTTATTTATAAGACCTATAGAGACAGAAGCATTAGCTTCTGTCTCTCTTTTTTGTTGTTAATTAGTATTTTTGGAAATCAGGTGAAGGCAATAGGTCATCAAGGATAATAAAATGCGCATCAGCAGTATGGTTACTTCAACTGCGCTCAGTGGAGCGGAGTACGTTCCAGTCTATGATCCAAACCAATCAACCGTTAGTCAGCAGAACCGTAAGGTAAATGTTGAACTATTCCAAGGTCTTCAGGGAGAACGTGGATTTCAGGGTCTTTCTGCTTATCAGAGCTGGTTGAATATCGGTAATACAGGTACCGAGACTGATTTTATCAACTCTATTAAAGGAGCTGCTGGTACAGATGGTGTTAATGGTACCAATGGTGAATCCGCTTATCAGAGTTGGTTAGACGTTGGTAACACAGGTACAGAACAAGATTTCGTCACTAGTCTAAAAGGAGAATCCGCTTACCAGGTTTGGTTGGATCTTGGTAATACTGGTTCTAGTCAAGATTTCATTAACTCATTGACTGGTCCTCAAGGACTTTCTGATTATGATATATGGCTCAGTGCAGGACATACTGGTACTGAGGATGATTTTATTACTTATATCACAGGTTTATCTGCTTACCAGATATGGTTACAAGCTGGTAACTCTGGTACTGAGAATGACTTCCTTGCATCACTTGTCGGTCAAAATGGTGCAACAGGTGGAACAGGACCTCAAGGACCTCAGGGAACCATTGGTCCTCAAGGACCTACTGGTGCTCATTGGTATAATGGTGCTGGTGCACCTAGTAGTGGTTTGGGTGCTAACAACGATTACTACCTCAATGACACCAATGGTGATGTTTACCAGAAACTTTCTGGTAGCTGGGGTTCTCCAGTTGCTAATATTGTAGGACCGGCTGGTTCTGGTGTTGTTGGATCAATTTGGTACAATGGATCAGGAGTACCTAGTTCTGGTACTGGTATTAATGGTGACTATTACTTAAATGACACTAATGGTGATGTTTATCACAAGGTCTCTGGTAGCTGGGGGTCACCCATCGCAAACATTGTGGGTCCAACTGGCACTGGTACACCTGGATCTGTTTGGTATAACGGTTCTGGTGTACCTAGTTCTGGTACTGGTATCAATGGTGATTATTACCTTAATGATGATAATGGAGACATTTACCATAAAGTCTCCGGTAGCTGGGGCAGTCCTACCGGTAATATTGAAGGGCCTACTGGTTCCGGTGCTGGTGTTGCTGCTGGCGGATCAGCTGGACAACTTCTTGTAAAACTTAGTGGTGCTGATTATGACACTGGATGGATAGAGCCTCCTGGTCTTATTCTTTTGGATCAACCTGTTATTTGTACGTTCCCAAATACCTCAGGTGTTTGGATGAATGCTGATTTTTCAACTGCACTAGCCAATGTAGATAGTAGTATTCCAGTTACAGCTGTTTTGGTAGTGACAGGTATTTTAGCTCATCAAAACCCTTGTAGCGTCTATGCACGTGCAGATTCTTCAAGTGTTCAACAAACTCTTCTTTCGACTGCTGCTTACGGATCTGGTGATCAAGTTGGAGTTCAATGTCAAGCATTAGCCCCAACAACGTTAAGCCGAGGATGTCAAGTTTATGTGAAGATTCAAACAGACTCTGGTTCGTCTGGTAATCCATATGACAACTTCTTTACTTGGCAGGTCATAGGGTATTTAACTACACCGATCACTGCTGCTGCCGTTACAACATTAACCTTCTCTGGTTCAACACCACCGCCAAGTGGTGGCGGATATGGTGGTGGATGTGTAATGACATACATGTATCTGAAATCTGATATAACAGCAGATATCGCTTATGTCGGTATGAGTCTCTACGGTATGGATGAGGATACTTATGAATTCCTTGATAAACCAATCGTTTCTATTCGTGATGCTGAGATGCAACCTTGTATCTGGATTGTAATGACATCTGGTGCAGAATTAGGATTTTCTACAACAACGCCATTATGTTTAGAAGATCATACAACAATTATGTCTTCAGAACTGAAAGTAGGTATGAAGCTTCCAGTTCGTATTGGTGAAGAAAATGCTATTCCATATTGGGATACAGTTGAATCCATTAGTGAAATCGGCTTACAGCTTGTTCGTCCGATTACGAATAAAGGTGTTTACGCTGCAGGTAGTGTTGCAGGTAAATACATTTATACACACAACATTAGTAAGGTTTAAGGAACACACTTTATGAAAATTTCAGTTATGCCAATTCTGTCTATTCTGACAGGTGCTGAATATGTTCCTATCTTTAATCCCAACGCTCAGAATATTAGTGATCGTAATGCGCGTGTTCCGATCACGGCGATCTATGGACATGATGGCGAAGCTGGTGCAGCAGGTGCATCTGCTTACGATGTCTGGATTTCTAATGGTCATAGTGGAAATCAAACAGATTTTTTAAATAGTCTAGTTGGAGCTACTGGACAGTCTGCTTACCAAGAATGGTTAGCTAATGGGAACGTTGGAAACGAATCAGAGTTTCTAACTTCTTTGATCGGTGCAACTGGTGAATCCGCTTACCAAAGTTGGTTAGATAATGGTAATACTGGTACTCAAACTGATTTCTTGAACTCATTGATAGGCCCACAAGGTGTTGCAGGTACTGCAGGTAGTACGATTTATCAAGGTACAATCGCACCAAATGACAGTAATGGTATCAATGGTGATTATTACATCAATACTACTAATGGTTATCTGTATAAGAAAGTCAGTGGAACTTGGGGTGCTCAGATCCTTGTAATGAAAGGAACCGCTGGATCAATCTGGCGTATCGGATCTGGTGCACCATCAGGTTCTGTTGGTCTCGTTAATGATTTCTATCTTAACGGTACTAATGGTGATGTTTATGGACCCAAAACTACTAGCTGGGGTTCTGTTACTGGTAATATCAGAGGTCCTCAAGGTATCCAAGGAGTTCAAGGTGGTACTGTTATTACAGGTAGCGGTGCTCCTAGTTCCGGAACTGGTAATAATAGCGATGTTTATATCGATACAACAACCGGTGATCTTTATGGTCAAAAAACCGCTGGAGCTTGGGGTTCTTCAGTTGCAACACTTGCTACAAGCTGGAGTGCTTTAGCTAGTAAACCTACTACAGTCTCTGGTTTTGGAATTACGGATGTTTATACTAACACTCAGACAGATACAGCAATCAGTACAGCAATTGCTGCGATTCCTAATCCGATAGAATATATTGGAACATATAACGCATCAACGAACACTCCAACATTAGCTAACACAGATACAGGAGTTGGAGGTCATCTTTACGAAGTGACGGTTGCTGGATCTTATGATTTTGGTGCTGGCTCCATTACGTTTGCTGTGAATGACAAAGTTGTCAATAACGGAACGGTTTGGGAACGTTGGGAATCGTCTGATATCCAAAGTGCCTCGAATACAATCAAAGGCAATAATACAGGAAGTACTGCATTTACTTTTGACCTAACTCCAACGCAAGTTCAAACTATGTTGGGTGTTCCTGCAACACCTTACGGTAGTGTAATTTATGCATCTACCGTTACATTAGACGGTAGTCAAAACACGCATAGTCGCATTATAGCAACAGGCGATGTGATATTAGCACCACCTTCTAGTCCAGCTGATGGTGTTCAATTGAATATTTGGGTTACAGCTTCTGGTGGTGCACGAAATCTGACGTTAGATGCAGCTATCGTAGTACCCACATCCAGTACTTTTATTTCTCCAGCTATCATTGCTAGCGGAAAGAAATCTAAAGTAATCTTAGAATATGATGCTACGATTAATGGTGGACAGTGGGAATTAGTAAATTATTTAGATGGATTCTAACCTTATTTTGTTGATTAATAAAACAAAATCTCTATCCGCCTTTTTATTAGGCGGATAGAGTATCTTTTGATGCCGATTCATATTAAAAAAGAGGGGTGTATGAAAAGTCTTGACCAACGTTGTATCGTTTATACGCCGTTATTTAATTTTAACAACAATGCTGATTATTTTCCTTTGATTAAAGGACGAGATTATTTCATTATTTCAAAATCTGATGATGACCATACAAATAAATCCATCATTAAAGAAGTATCTCTAAGTAATCATTCGTCAGATGCGATTGAGGAAGAACTTTTTCATCTTAAAATGAATAACATGATTCAAGATGGAGATAAAGTTCTTCCTTTCACATTTGTAGAACTTCTTGATGGTAATACGATTCATGCAAAAACAATTCCTCAAGAACGTCATATCAAGATAAAGACCAGTTTTCTACTTACCACTTTTTGATTAGGAGTAAAGTGTAATGGCAATGCCACCCAATGAGATTGGTAACAATGGTCAAGCTGTTCGTGATGATGTTCAGGATCAGTTCAATCAGATTGATGCCAATATGCTCGATCCTGTTTATGTTGCTGCTAATAACAAAATAACAGTAGCAGATCAAACTGCTGGAATGACATTGAAATATATCTTTGTTTCTTCAGGATATCTCAATGCTATAGAAATTTCTACTATTATTGGTGCGTGGATTGATGCAGGTTGGACAACTGCTGATTGCAACAACAATGTTCAGAGTCCGCATGATAGTATTGGTGGATCCCAGAAGTGGACTTTGATCATTACATACACACCTTAATAACAACCTATGAGTCTTGAACTCCAAGATCTCTATTCTTTAAGTGATTTGTTAACGCAAGCGCATCTTTCCTTTAAAACTAGAGATCTCAGACAAATTAGTTTTGTTTTCCATCCAGAGATGAGTTACATCGTTGAATTGATGGACGCTAAAACAAATCGACTTCGATATTATCATCTTGACAACTATAAAATGGTTGTTCAAACTTATTACACTTTGGAACAATCAGATATCGCGATGCAAGACTATTATCGTGATGTTCGACTTTATATCAATAAACTCCAAGCAGCTCATTCTTCTTTGACGTCTAATATCAAAGTTGAACTTTATCCATCAGGAATCAAAACTCCGATTGTATATAAAACACAATCGGGTGGTTATCGGTACACGAAAATATAGGAAGATATCATGAAAGCTCTTTTTTATTTTTCCATTTCTCTGATCGTTTTAGCACTTGTGACTGCTTGTCCAGGACATTCATCTAGTGCTGCAACGCCATCTACCAAAACAACGGTTCCTACACCTGTTACTCCAGTTAAAACTCCAGTAGTGATTCCGTCTCTTATTCAATCGGTTGCTCCATCTGACACAATTACTTTTACTTATAAACAAAAAGTGGATTGTGGTATAATTGGAAAAACAATTAGTGGTGCTATTAAAATACCTCCTTCAGAGGAAATAGTTTTTCTAGATCAGATGACGTTCACGGTTCCGGATTCTAATGGAGTCGTCAAGATTGGTCGTGAATGTTATTTGCTGAAAAACTGACTTTTGTCATTTACTCAACTTTTTAAATAACGTTCAAGGAAACCCTCACATGTCTTTCAGTTCCAAGAAACTTACTCCTGCTGATGTCCAAACAGCAGAAACCGATACGCTCGTCAAGATCACTGCCGCAGCTTATACTGTCGGTCCCGATGACGGAACGATCATCGTTACAGCTGCCGCTACTTGTGTCCTGACTCTGCCAACGCCATCGACCAATAACAATCGTGTTCTGAAGGTGATCACTCAAGCCGCCTTTGCTGTGAACAGTGCATCAGCCAATGTCAAACCACTTGCTGGCGGTTCGAACAGCACTGCAATCGTTGGCAATACAGCTGGCTCTAAAGCCACTCTGCGTTGTGATGGAACCAGCTGGCTCATCATCGGTTAATCATTAAACAAAACACAATCATACGTTCTAGGTTAATTCCTAGAACGTATGATCCTTTGAGTATCTAAAACTAACTTAGAGAATTAATTATGGAGTCTTATCTTAGACGTCTGCTGGGGGCAGTTAAGGTCTACGAAAAAGACGACCTTGTACATATTGAAGGAATATCTACAGCTCCTATCATTAATGCATTTTACAATATTTGGAAAACATCAAAAATTGGTGATAATATTTTTACTCATACCAATCATTCTTCTTTATCGTTTAATAAGTTTTTTGTACCTGATTTAGTTTATAGTTTCTCGGTAATGGCAGAACAAAAGCCCAGAGGGGTTAATGTTAGAGTCATTCAGAAGACGATTGAACTTCTGAAACAAAATACATGGTTCATTGCTTCTACTGAACCTACTCTTGCTATTTTAGATCGAGATAAGTTAAAGAAGTTTATGTTTGATCCATTAGAACATCAAACTGAGTTCTTTAACGATTATGAAGAAAGTACTCAGAAATTCCATCTAAAAGGTTATCTTTTAGCAGCAGCCCCTGGTAGTGGTAAGACAATGATGTCTTTGTTTCTAGGAGAACTTTTAGACAGTGATGTTAATATCATTATCGTTCCTAAGAACTCAATTGACTTAGTGTGGAAAAAAACGTTTGAAGAAGCTTATAAAAAGAAAACAAGTTATTGGGTTTCTTCTTCGGATGAAGAACCACCGAAACATTGTCGAAATTATGCTTTCCATTATGAACGTCTTATTGATGCCATTGAGTTTGTTAAGAAGAATCATTTTTTCAAACCAATGCTCTGGTTGGACGAAAGTCATAATTTGAATGAACCCACATCAGAACGGTCTCAGTTGTTTATGAAACTAGTTGATGTACTTCATTCAAATAACGTAATCTATGCTTCTGGAACACCTATCAAAGCGATGGGGCGTGAAGTTATTCCTCTACTTCGATCTATTGATCCGTATTTCAATGATGATGCTCAACAACGATTCACTGACATTTTTGGTAAATCAACGAGTCGTGCTGTTGACATTCTGAGTCATCGAGTTGGAATGATTATACATTTGACAACTAAAGCTCAATTTCGTCAAGGTGAAGAACCTATCTCCAAAGATGTCAAAGTTAAAATACCAAATGGTGATATTTATACGCTTTCGAAAGTAAAGATCGTTCTGAAAGCGTTTATTGCAGAACGAATTGAATTTTATCAAAAACATATGAAAGAGTATGAGAATACTTATAATACATCGCTTTCACTTTTTGATAAAACAATTAAAACAAAAGAATTAAAACATAACTTTGATATTTACAAGAGTTATATTTCGATCATTAGGAAAGGATATGATCCAGTTGCTCATAAAGAAATGGCAAAGTTTTGTAATCAGTTTGAATTAAAAACTATTATTCAAACACTTCCACAGCACATTAAAGAACCTTTCAAGAATGCCAGAACTGTTATTAAATATGTTTTGTTAAAAATAAATGGTGAAGCTCTTGGTCGAATTTTAGGTAAGATGAGAGAACAATGTATCGTTGATATGGTACCTCATGTTAACCTTCAAGACTTCATTGATGAAGCAGATAAGAAAGTCTTGATATTCAGTACTTATGTTAATGCTGTTAAAAAAGCAGAACATTATCTCAGAGGTGAAGGCTATCAACCTTTGATCGTTTATGGTGAAACCAATAAGAATCTAACGAGTATCATCCAACAGTTTGATAAAGATGAGGATGCAAATCCTCTATTAGCAACCTATGCTAGTCTTTCAACTGCTGTTCCTTTGATTATGGCTAACGTTTGTTTAATGTTAAATGTGCCTTTTCGACCCTATATTTTTGAACAAGCCATTAGTCGTGTCGATAGACTTGGTCAAGATACACAGGTTTATATCTATAACTTTTATTTAGACACTGGAGAAGAATCTAATCTTTCTACACGTTCTGGAGACATCTTAGAATTTTGTCGTGTAGAAATAGAGAAGATCATTGGTCAGCCTCTGACATTGGACGAGGATGATGTTGTAACAATGGAATGTTTCCCTGAATTTGAAACATTTAAATCCACAATAGCTTTTGCTCCAGCAGTTTTGGAGAAATGGTAAATGGCTAAGAAATTTCAAAAAGTAGCTAATAAACTTGGAGCTAAAAAGGTTTGTCTTACTCCTGGTGCGTACTACAATACTTCTATTCATTCTCGTAAAGTTAATTGTTCGGTTACCATTCCGTTCGATTTAGATTTAACTGAAGATGAAGTGAAGAAACTAGAAGATCGAATCCATGATGCAATGGAATCTGTTCTAGCTAAATACTGGAAACAGAAATAACATTTAATTGAATATTTCATAGAGACTCTGGGAATTCCCAGAGTCTCTAATTTAAACGTTATGAATACCTTATTGTCTGAACTGATAGGAAATAATATCATGGATTTCTTCGATAATATACAATCACTAAATGAACCTAAGCAAGCCTATGTTGGTGATGAAGCCGTTTTGTTTATTATGAACACTATGACTGGTATTGCTTATCGTTCGTGGATAGCTAATCTTTATGAAAGTATTAAAAACATGATTTTTTCACTTTATTCAGATGTTCCAAAAGACATGTTTTATATGGAACTTGTTGAACGATTTGGAAATGAATTTTTTATTATTGTTCATTTCCCATCTATCACAATGAACTCACAAGGTGAAAATGTACTAACAAGTACGGTATGTATTTTTCATAGACAAACTTTTCAAGATTGTTCTGATATGGATAAAAACGCATCAATAGCTCCTATGGGTATGCTTGCGTTAGTTTTAAATCCAGTTTCAAAACGGATTGTTGATGTTGTGAAAATAGCAAGTCAGGTCATTATTTAAAACTAATCACTTTGTTAAAAGTTTTTGGTTATATATACTCTAATTGAGCATAGGTGGTTTATATTCTTTCTCTATCAATCAGGAAACTCTATGAATGTTGAAATTGGATTATCGGATGGAAAAACAATCACTGTCGATGCCGATCCTCTCAAAGAGATCGAAAAGTTTGCTTATGACTACGAGTATTCTGTTAATGGTCTCGAAAAATACGCATTACCGATTCTGAACAGGGTGTTGTGTACGAAGAAGATGATCCAGAATTCTCACATCGTCAGCAAGGGCATGGAAGCTTCCATGATGAAAGGACCGTGTATCTATTTCATCACTGATCCTGCAACTCGCAAGAAATTCGAAGAAGAGAATCGGCTGGAAGATTTCAATCGAATCAAAGCAAAAGTTGTCAAAGCCAACAAAAGTATGGATTTGGTAATGGAAAAAGTTGCCAAAATCATGGGGCGTGAGTTCCATCCCAGCACGATTCAGTAGTTTAGAACGATACTTATTGTAAACATTTACTTCATAATAAAGTAAATAATTCAATATGGATCGAACGATTGAAGGAAAACTGATGATGTACCAACAAGGTGTTGTAATCATCTTCTTGCTTTCAGCTATTTTATTTAAGCTGCAAAGCTTAACAATTGGTCAATGTATAACAGCTGGAGCACTCATTGCTGTAACAGTTATGCTAGCTGAATATTCTTACTTCCGTTTAATGAAATAGAAAATTTAGTTAGTTAATACATCATGTAGCGAAAGCTATTGATAAATTCAAATTCAGACGGAGTAACCGGTAACACGATCTGGTTCTCTTGTGTCAAGGGTGGTGTTTCGTGCCTGAATCATCTTAATAGTCGACATATCGCAATTGTCGTGGTGACCTATGTCGTGCGAACGAAACTTAGATTTTTAGTTTGTTAAAGTTTGTGAGTTTGGGGTCGACCTTTCGCCCTCTGTAGCAGTTACGAGAGACGCCTTTTTGCGTCTTCCTGAACTGTAAACTCTCCTATACTTGTTCTCAATTGCAGGCGATCGTGAGGTATATGCCATAATGGTCTGACGAACAAGTGAATTTTTGACCAGCCAAAAGTGTCCATTGTTTAAGAACTTACGGTGAGGAAAGGACATCAGTTCCTGAGGAACTGGGGAGTAGAAATACTTCTTTAACCGTGTAATGTAAGGGCACCTACGAAAAATGAGTTGGTAAAATCGGCACGGTAAAAGTTTGGGACTCAGCCTAAATCTGAGCTGCCGGGGAAGTATGAGAACCCCCATCTAAAAATGCGAAAACAACTCAATCCGAAAGGACGTATAAACATCTACTGAATAGCAGACCCTCAGTCTTCTTTGAGAAATGTGATTTCAGCAAGCTGAAGGATATGGATAATAGCTATATGGAATACCGGAGAAATCCTAGTCTCCATGGCGATCATGTCTTAATATAGATGTTGGTGAATGTTGTCAAAGTCGGTTATAGCTATAGGGAACACAAAAAGTCTTCAATGAATGAGTGGTCCATCCTACGCTAATACCGAGCGAAACGAATCTGAATTACTGATCGGTTAAACGAGTGCGGTGATGTATATACCGTGTTTATACCCGCGTTGTGACAGTAAATGTGCACAACAGGTAATTGGATTAGAACGTGTAGAGACTCAATGGCAACAAGCTAAATAGCGCCTAATACAGCGTGAAAGTGATGACGGGAAGCGAAGAGTCTTATTTCTGAATAGATGAAATCTTAGGAGTAAAGAGTCATATCTTTCCCGACAGACGGAAGTAATCTTTAAGAATCAGACCAAGTGTAAGTCTAGCAAGTAACTAATAGAACCTCTAGCGAGATGAAGCTGAGCTATATGCTTAAAAGAGTCAAGACCACAAACATGTAAAGTTAGTAAATAATAGCACGTTGAGCTAATAACTCAATACGAGTGAAACATTGAACGCTTTTTATTGGTAGCGAAAGCTATAGTGGTAGTTGTTTTCCCTTGAAACAAAAATCTTAGACGGTAGTGAAAACTACTGATTAATCTTTCAAAACGTTAACCCTTAGAGCTGTTGGTCCTCTTAATAGGCGCAGATTGGGTTATACTTCCGAGGGTAAGGGATAGCTGGGAAACCAGAGTCCGTGTCTTTGATTTACTAGGACTAGAGTAGGATAGAAAGGTACAGAACTTAGCTCATTGATACATATAAGCACTGGGGCGTTAAATCAACGATCCTTCACTCGTATGTTAATATCGGCACTATCGTGATGAATGTTCTGCTATACCTCCGTGAGTTGGTATAGAAATCATCACACTCGATCAAACGACGCGATCTGCGTTTTGAATATCTGACTCCTATTGGTAAAGGTTGTAATGACACGATCTGCGTTTTCGTGGTTATAGGTCGTTAGTCGTAATCAGTATATGTCAGATGTTTGTTCGATGTTGTTCTAAGCAACGGCAAGTACGGAGACCTAGGTTTCGGCCTAGGTCTCCGTTTTGTTTTATATTCGTCATAAATCTTTTTAATGAAACAACAAGAGGAAACATTTATGGAAAAGACTCCTGAGAATTACAAAAAATTGTTGGAAGAAATGAGAGTAACACGTATTATTAATCCGGGTGAAACAGATACCGGTGTATATCTTACGATGTTAGATGAAATTGGTATGACCATTGTTGCTAAAGACTTCATTGTCAATCCATCCCAATATCCGGATAACTACCCAATGGCGGCCCCTCGTGCCGATTGGCTTGGAGCAACAGATTCATATCCTAATATCTCTTATGCTCGTAGTATTTTCCAATTTATTGAAAACGAAGTAGACGTCGTTCTCATCCACAAACGTGGTGAAGTAGCACTTCCTCCGTACAATCGAAAGATTACATATTCTTGGCCAGTTCCAGGTTATGTTGTCTGGAAAGATTAAACCACGTGTTGTGTTGAAGCTAGTTGGTTCTAGGTTGATACAAAAATTACCAGGAGAATTATCATGCCAACATCACCTACTTCAGTTCTAGCTTCTATTCCTCTTCGACAAGGAATGAAAGTTCATGAATTGTGTTTGAACTACGCAATCGAGTTGATCGAAGTCGCTTTATCCAAAATTTCACTTCATCTCCAATTGGACGAACATGCCGTTCATATTTTGAATGGAAGAATGGTTTGTACTTTATGTTTCCAGGGTGAACTCAGTATAGAGGTCAGAAATTCTCTAGCGGTTTTATATGGAGAAAGTGGTTGGAATTTCGTTAGAATATATAATTCCGACGAACAAGAAATGAAAACCTGGACCATCGAACTCTGTTGTAATATACCGGAATAAACAATCACTCATAAGGAGCCTTATATGGCTACGTCAAGAGAATATGTCATTCAGTCATTCAAGTCCGTTAACTCACCTATCGTTGAGAACGACATCGTTACGAAATTGGAATCCAGGATCGATGCTCATTTGTTTAGCACGGAATGGATCAAAGATAACGTATCTCTTTATCAAGATATCAAATACTGGGTCGTTCCGATTACTGAGGACGAAATCCCAATTGGTGTTCAGCTTGAACTTGTTTTCCGGTATTCAAACGCTGGATGGAAACACGTTCGTATTAATCATAGTGTTCCTGATGATAAGAATATCAGGACTTGGAATATCACACTCTGGGGATCTTAATAAAGGTCCCTTCATCATCTTTGTTTAAAAGGAACCTTTATTATGGCCCTCCATATTGACATCGCTTTAGAACTAGTAGCACGTTTCGAAAACTTCACTCTGGATGAGAAACCCATTACTCCGAGCATAGAAGTTCTTGAACTTCTTATCGACAGACATCTTTGTAATAAAGAGTGGATGTTAAAAAACCAATTGACTTATGGTTCAAAAACCATCAAGCGACATTGGTTGATTCCGATCATGACCGGCTTGACTGAAGAAGATCAGAAGACGCTGAAAGAGCGCTACGAACAAGTGGGTTGGTATTCTGTTAACATCATCCGGAAATCAACTAACGAGGAGATGTTCTACATCTCTCTTTGGGATCTTAATTAACGTTTTAGGAGGTTTATATGCCAACTACAAGAAATCGTGTTATCGAGTTGTTAAAACCAACTCAGAGTCAGGTAAATGATAGTAGCTAACAACCAGAAACTGATGACAGCATTAAGAAGAAACTTTTAAACTTCGAAACAGTCATCGATGTGTATCTGAACAACACATCTTGGATGAGAAAAAACGCACAAAGATACGTACATGAAAGTCAAGAGATGTTCTACTGGATAATTCCTATCACTACAGATCGTGAGATTTCAACAGTTATTCAAAATGAGTTGATTTCTAGATATACGAATGCTGGGTGGAAGAATGTACAAATCAATAATTCCAGATATAGTTTTGGAAAAACAGGGGCGTGGAATATCAAACTTTGGGAATCATAACTCATGGCACTGCATATCAGTAAATCTAATCAGTTAGAGAATCATACCGATTTTATTGATGCAGACATTGTAAGATCGTTCTAAAAAACACAAATTTGTATTTTGTGTTTTTTTTTGTTCTATTATTAAAATTATTCGATTATATATACATTAGGTAGTCGCTATAACAGACTAATTTAATTTCCGAGAAGTTCAACTATTTTTGAATGGAGAAAAACATGAGTGGAAAATTCAGGCGTCTCAGTGGTGGTTTTGAGGAATCTGAGGAAGAGCATCGTGTTAATGACGCGATGTTACAAATGCAAACTGATGAGATTAATGCGCTAGCTGCTGAAGCATCTCCAATAACTCACCAGCTACGTGCTGCTAAGCTCCTGTCTGAAAAGAAGAAAGCTGGCGATGCTCCTAAAGTCATCGTCGTTACAACGCTGGAACAATATCTGGATCAACAGAGAATCATTCCGAAAGAAGATTCTCTGTTTGCATTACGTGATAACAATAACACACTGATCGTGAATACCAAGAAAGAAATCATTGGTTTTCGTGATAAACAGAATGCGAAATATCTTCGTGATCGTCTTTCACGTAAATATGGATTGGAAACCTTTGTAACCAATCCAACACAACACACCTAATTCTTTTGATCGAAGCACGGAGTTTGACATGAAAATCGATAACCTTAAAGAAATCATCAAAAGAATTGATCCGACTAGATTGAAACATCTCGATGTCTATCGAGATAAAATCACTGAAGTCTTGGGCTTCGAAGCTACATGTATCGAGGTTGAAGAAAATCAAGAATATTTCAAAGGTACCATCTATGATCTTGCCTATAGGTGGGAACACAAGACAATCGAAATTCTTCTGAAGGGTAATTTTACTCCTTGTGATGTTAATAATTACACACTGAAGATAACTCAACGACAGCAAAAATATTGTACTTCATTCATTATTTTTGCTGCAATGGAAACTCTCGAAGAAGTATTCTTCGATATTGTTTTCAAACATTACAGTGCCATAAAAGGGTAAAACAATGCAATACTATATCGCTTTCTCGGTTCATGGAACGAATGCCTTCATTTCGGCAACCAGTAAATCCGTGGATTTGACGTCCGGTAGTGGATTCACAATTGGTAAATCACGTCGTGGGTGTGTAGCTACAGATCGTCCGTTCGACTCGGTTAATGAGACCAAGATTCTCTGGGACAAATTGAATTACAAAGATGGTCGTGGTCCGCATATCAATCCGTCTCATATCCTCAAGCTGTTTAAGAGACTGGAAAGGATGGGATGGAAAATCCATGACTATAAGTTTCGTCATCATCATTACGGAACATAGATCAAAAAGACAACATAACTCTCCCTCAGTCTATAACGACTGAGGGAGATACTTTAATCTAGAACATTAGGAGTTTATGTGTCAAAACAACTCATTTTGTATCGTGGTGATTCAACAGTAATTGATGAATTCAAGTTCAAGAAGACTAAGTCTACATGTCTGGTTGGACAAGGCATATATCTCACAAACTCTGAGAAGATTGCAGATACTTATCGTAAAAAAGGAAACTGGTCTAGAAAATCTCACCGGGTTGAAGTTCTATTTAACGAATCTGCTTTTAACCGATTGGATGCTTACGAAAGAGCCTTTATGTCATTTATTAACGTTGATGGTCTTCCGAAGTTTGAAGACGTTAACGTCTACGTGCTTAAGGTAAAAATCGACAATCCTAAACGACATGGTGAGTTGTCCAAGAAAGAACAAAAAGCACTTCAACAATATAGAGCGCTTTATGATCAGTTAAAAGATGATGAAAAAATCACTGCAGAGTATACAAGTACTTTGAAAGACAGTCATGGAAGACGTCCTATCAAAGTGGAGTATCATCATGGAGAACCAACTGGATATCTTTCCAGATTTGTTTTCGATGAAAAAGAATTTAACCAATCCGTTTTTAAAATTGATCAAGTTTACGATCCTGCTTTTTGGGAACTGATCTGGGATAATCAAATTCAGTTTGGTCGTTACCGAACTGTTTGGCCTGATAGCCCCATTAAAGATAAAGACCTGTTTATCAAGTTCAATATCGAACAAGCTGATAGAAATCCACTGAATAAATATTTCACAACCATTTATCGTGAGATCCGACATGTTCTAGAACCCTATGGTTACAATGGGTTTGAATATTCTGGTGGTATCATGATGGGTGGTAATCGTCACAGAGCATTTTGTATCTGGGATGAACAGTGGGTCAATAAGCATTTGGTTGAGCAAATTAGATAGAGATAGCCATATGGCTATCTCTATCTTTCATGTTATTACTATCGAGAAATTTATGAATACTGAAATCATCAGTAAAGCAGCCAAAGCCAGGAAAGCCGAAGAGGCATTCAAGTTCTGTAGAGCTATTCGTTCTAACATGCTCATGCGTGTTGGTGTCATGCTGGATCATACTCACAAAGTACCGGGCGATACAGAATACCCGGATATGTTCGATGTGAATGTTATCACTGATTCAATAGCGTTTTTCGACGGAGGTTTTCTTAATAAGATAACGAAATTAACCGACTTCGATCCCAACGATTTGACACCTTGGCAATTTGAAAAGCTGGATTTCGGTCATCACGATCGAAACGATCCGATGCAAGACATAGGTCCGTTAGAACCGATCATTATGTTGATTCCGCTTTATCTCTACCCATTTATTCGTAATGGTTCAAAATTGATGACAAAATCTGGGAGTGTGTTAACGTTTAAATTCCAAGTTTCTTCAAATAGTCATAATAATGGTCTTCTTAATTATGGCGTAGCAATCAAATAAGGAATTGTTACTTAAACATGAGAGAGCCTGATGGCTCTCTCTATTTTTTTTTTATTTTCAAATCTTTTTGATTCTATATACTTAAATTGACATCCATCAAAGGTCATCAATAGTGAAAATAAAAATAGCCAGAACACATTATGAATATATTGCTGCATGTTCTTTAATATTAAAAGATAAACTACATTTTACAGATAAAGATGGTAGTTTTATCAAATCAGAATGTGAACGTTTCTTAAAAATGAAAACAGATGTTCAACCTTTTTATGTAAACGAAAAATTAAAATGGACTTTCAATAAACAAAAACATGAAAGACCTTTCTTTATTGTTTGTCTTATCTACGATGAACTAAATGACTTAATCGGTTGTATTCTTGTATGGAGTCGATTAACTTCTTTCTTTATTAAAAAGAAATATCGTAGAAATGGTTATATTACAAAAGCCTGGAAACAATTAAAACGACACTTCATATTAAATCAAAAAGTCGTTAATACAGGTTATAACAAAGAAGCATCCTACTTAAGAAATAAACTTCAAATTCCTAAATCATTCTGTGAAATGAGATCGATGGAATACCATTTACGACAACATTTAAATAAGAGAAAAACATGAACACAGAATATGATATCAAAACCTGTATCAAACTCAAAACACTTGCAACAGAATGGGTTGATGAATTCTGGGACAAATGCGAACCATTTACCGATAGCATCAAAAACATTATAAAGGCTTTTGATAAAGATGACTATGAATCACTACATCCAGAGTTTGATACGATACCAGCGACTTATCTTTATCTTAGTTTATCAGAAAGAGATAATGGCCCAAGAAAATATATAGCTGAACGATTTCTCATTTTCGGTATTGAATTTACTGGGAAAGCGTTGATATTTCTTTCTTGCATGGTAATCAATCCTAGTCACATATCTATGTTGGTTGCTGTTATTACTCATACATTGTTTGCCAACGACATCGAGAATAAACGTATCATTACCTATGAATATCTGACTAATATTTTCGAAGGAAAATTTCCTAGTAATGAAGTTTTCAAAGAAATGTGGGATAAACAGAAATTGTTAGATGGTACTAATCTTGTTGACCACTACAAATCATTCTTTCTTCTAACAGAGGAAGAATCTAATTGGCTTGCCGAACATCCAGAAGAAGAAATTACCAATGGCTGAACCAGAGATTCAAACATTAAAACCAGGAATATGGAGACACTATAAAGGTCCGCTATATCTTGTCACAGGTATTCTGAGAGACTGCGATAGTCAAGAACCAATCGTTGAATATTACAACCTCTACGATACCCCGGTTCGTTCCTGTCAACCATTGAATCGGTTCTGGGGATCAGTAGATGTTTATCTTCTTCCAAATGGAGTTATAGCCTCAATAGAGAGTTATAACAAACTCGTTGGAGAAGACTACATAAAAGATCATATCAAGGATATGAAGATCACAAAGGTTCCTAGATTTATACCTGTCTATTTATCAAAAGAAGATTTGACCAAAATTCCATTTATTAGAATGTAATGATAAATCGTAACATAGAAGAGGCACTAGCCTCTTCTATTTTTTTTGTTCTCATTTGTTTTTAATCAGATATATTTTAACTGATAGACTTGTAGATTATACGAGTCTTAAACCCAATTCTTATTAAAGGGAATCCTATCATGATCTTTAGAACAACATCTGAATTAACCGATCATCAATATTTAGGTATTCGGCGACGTCTCCAATTTATGGAAAGTCAATTTGTTCAACTTACTCTTTTGTTAGAACAACACTTTCCGATGATGGGTTCTTTCCTACCAGGTTTTAAGGATATCCTTAATGCAGTAGACAACGAAATGGACAAAGATGAATCGTTTGCATATATCAATGGTAATGGTCCACGTGCTTTATTGATTCGTCAACTTATTGATGTAATTCCTGATAAAGCACATATGGAAACTTATATCAATATCGGTATTCCGAAACTGATTGAACCTGATCAGGGTCAGCTCAAAATGTTTCGAGACTATCTTGATATGACACTTAAGCAATTACCAGTCAATGCGAGATTGGAACAAAGTAGTTGGCTCTATAACACAACTCCTGAACAATTGGGAGAATATGTTTTTAATCAACCAGACCCATTGTTAGAAAATGGTGTCTATTTTGATCCTAGAAGTTTAAAGACTGGTTTTTATCGGTCTAAATTAAATATGTCGCATAATTCTAGTCCAGATAAACAATGGGTGGTTGTTATTAATTTCCACAACTATGTTATTTGTGTTTCAAGAAATGGAACTGCATTAACATATATTTATGTTGATATCGAAAAAGTATGGGTTCGAATAGAAGGTATTCATCTTGTTAAACCTCTGTTTCGTAAAAGTGTTTTTGATCCATATACTGATCTTATTCATGAATACCAATGGCTTTTGGATAAAGTCAAAATCAATAAACATCCACGTGTTAACGAAAGAACATTAGGTACGATGATTATTGAACTTCTTAAGGAAGTCAAGATTACTCCTATAGACTCAACAACCTATAGGAATAGTACCAGGAATAAGAACACTAGCGATCATCAACTTCCTTTCTATGGTAATATCGAAACACCACGTTTCATTACAGTTAGTGAACTTCAAGCTGGTGTTACTTATTATGCTTATTTAAATAAGCATAAGTTGTACGAAATACGACATATATTCAGTTCTGATATCGAAATATCCGATTCATTCAGTCTTATTATTGATGGTAGAGTTGTTGATGTTGATAATACTCCTATAAGTATTATGGAAAGTATTGAACTGGCGTTCAAAGATAGCATAGCGCTTAACAATGAACACTATCAAGAACTTCTACCACCTGAGTCCTAGCGGTCTCTCGAAACAAAAACGAACTTGTCTATTCTTTCATCACTGGTCTAAATGGATTGTTGAAGACATTGAGATCATACGTGATGGTCAAGGTAATAGATTCAGGGTTATTAAAGAATACAAGATGTGTTATGATTGTGGTGAAACCGCTAATCGTACAACCAAAACACCTCGAATATATCTAAACACATAAAACTATAAGTACACCATGATAGCTATAATGCTATCATGGTGTACTTAGATTATGTTGATAATATATATTTTATTTGTAGACGTATTATGATGATATTCTAGGAGATCAAAATGTTTGTCAGTAATAATGAAATCATGGTATTCGGTAGTAACACAAAAGGAATTCATGGCGCTGGGAGTGCTTTAGCAGCTCGTGAGAAACATGGAGCACAACTAGGTGTTGGTTTTGGACGTACTGGTGAAGCATTCGCTATACCAACCAAAAAGTATATTGGTTTCATGCATGGTCGTCATCAGTTTGAAACAATGACAATTGAGGAAATTAAACCTTATGTTGATCGATTTATTATTTATGCCAACGAACATCCTGAACTGAAATTTCATATAGTGAAAATTGGATGCGGATTAGCCGGCCATAAAGAAGAATTGATCGGTCCTTTATTCCAAAAAGCTCCGAGTAATTGTAATCTACCAGGAGATTGGAGAGAGAAATATGCTGGAAACTGATGCACCAATTGGAAAGATGTTTCCCATTCAAGATGATGAAATCAAAGAAATTCCTTGGCATCTTTTAAACGAAGAATATGCATGGAAGAATCATCGTCAGTCGCTTTCATATTTAGCACACCATGGTGGTCTTAACATTGTAGAAGCATGGGCTAATATTAAACGCGCAACTTGTCAAAAAGGTATGATAATATTTACTATCAAGTTAACTGAAGAAGGTATTACTTCAGCACGTAATTATATTCGTCAATTACAATCTATCAAAAATTTAGAAAAGAGCATTTATGAATAACAATGCTCCATGGCTACAACCACAATTGCTGGATTGGTCAATCGTTGGTATGAATCATTACCACATGAATGGTGAACGTAGACTATTTGTTGCAATGACCAACAAATACGGGATTTGCATTCAAGAAGAAGGTGTTGATAACGAAGATCTTTGGAACCGTTTACGTTCCAAAGCATTAACAAATGAGAAAATGTGTCCTATCGTTCATGATGAAGAATTCAAAGAAATACCATGGCGTCTTTTGAATGAAGAATACGCATGGACATATTACGGACGATCACTTAAGTCGATTGTGGATAATCGTGGTGGTCTTTGGATTACAGAAGCTTATGCCAATATCCAACAATTACCATATGACGATATAAGATTAAAATACGGTAATAATTCTTTCATTTTAATCTATGATGCTCGTAAATTCATTCGTGAACTTATCGCTGATGAGAATAAACGTGTCAGAGAATGAAACACCAGAATCAGGAATCAAACATCGTGAGTAAACACATACCGTGGTTGCAACCACCTTTGCAGAACCAGATGGATAATAATTAATGAATATTGATGCGGATTTTTATATCGGTAAAGGTAAGGAAGCTGAATGGTTAGGTAGTGTTAGTTCTAACGGTGATATAAACACGATCGCTAGAAGCTCATTCGGTCAACAATTTCTGGAGTGTCATACTCCTGAATTATTCAAACATTTTGTAAGTAACTATCTACACCAATATAGGAATAGTGTTCTTGCAAGTCAATGTTGGCCTTGGTTATGGGGCGATAGTGGTACTACTGATCGTTCTTATTGGTTTTTCGATGATAAGATTTGGTGTGCTGTTCCTATTCTATTTAATGGAAAATGGAAATCTGAGGTTCCTCATTACTACATTTCTATTAATGAAATGTATCCCGAAAGAGATAGCATAATCGATTACAATAGTTGGGTATCGACAAATCGAGAACAAGTAGAATTTCCAATAATGGGTAAAGATCTTCGATTTGATAAAATTGATGAACCTCATTCATCAGAAACAGAAAACGATAAACTCAGAACACCAGATGGTTATTTATTTGATGTCTGGATGCCAGGTAAACACATCCAATTCACTTCAGTTAGTGATGACGAAACTCAAGTATGGCCTCTTGATAATGTTGTCAAATGGAGTTGTCGTAAACTTTATTTTGATCCCAAGGAAGAAGTTATAACTCATCTAGGTAAATGTCCTATCGAGAAAAGTCGATTAACACCAGAAGAAATGGAAACCAGAGTGCAGGCAAGACTACTAAAAGTCCTGACGCGCTTTGATCAGAAACTCTAACATGAATAAATTAACGCCAACACAAATAGAAGCTTATAATCTTATCAACAAAGATAAACGATCATCTCTTGGAACTTTACCTCTGAAGGAATCTACAGATATTAAAGTAGGTGATGTTATTATTGATACAGATGGTATCATACCTGTTATTGCTGGTTCTAAACCAAGTATTCCAGGTTCTAGACATCTTGTTATCAAAACCATTACATACAAACCAGATTAGGAGAGTAAAGATGAATCGAACACCTGAAGAATATATACGTCGTTTTCGTCTAGCCAGTACAATGGCTGGAAATCGAGATGAAGAATGGAACTTAAAATACCTAACTGCATTACGTTTATTAGGTCTTACTCTCGGTTCTGAAAAAGATAAATATCCAGATATGTATCCAAATGGATGGCCAGTGGGAGCTATTAATCCACCACTCATTAATAGTGACGACAAACTTAATGATGGTTGGTGGACTGATGTTATTTGGATAAATATAAATCCAACTAAACACGTTGTGGTGTGTGCAGCTGTTCGTGGAGAAAACGGTTTTATTGTAACCGGTATACGACACTACAGTATGGAAATGCGTGAACAGATCAGTAAACGTGTTGATGGTGATATGTTTAAGAATAGACCTCATGAAGAGCAAGGTTTCATATGTAACTATGGAATCTACATGTCTCGTGAAGAAGCATTTCTTATTGCTAAGATTGCAGGTCAATTAGACAAAGTAAAAGAAGATTGTCGACATCTTTATCTTGGAAATGAACTCTATTCAGAGATGTTGTATTAGATCACAGATTTAACTTACCAATTTCATCTCTTCAAAGGAAAAACAATGAGACATAATGAAACAGTGCCAGTCAATCTTACAGAAGCAGAACGTGTTGAGGCTTACCAAAAGTTTCTGCAGTATCGTGATCGCTTGACGTCAATGCTCGGTATGTCTCATACAAAGATGACAGACATCAATGATGATGAGCAGTTGGCGGTAAATGAATTATATTCCACTTCGGAGGAACAATACTTCGTTCAGCTTTTCTGGGAAGTACCTGGTGTATCGTTGGAACTGGCTTTCTGGCAAGGTTACAATGCTCAAATTTTAGAGTTTGAAGGAACCCAACACCACGATCACGGAAGTCATTGTACGTTTGATCTTTTAGTCAACGAAACTAGTTATGGTGATGTTCACTATGAGAACCCGCAGTACATTGTTCGTCACCTCGAAGAACTTCACGAAGTAGATTTTATTCGTGGCGTAGCTGCATTCAAAAGTTTTATGTTTACAGAAAAAATGATAGTTCAGATGAAAATGAACCAGAGACGTGGTACTATCCCTAGAATTCTTTCTTAAATGTCTTAAACCATCAATAGGAACGAAATCATGAATGGGTCTATTCAACAGTCAACCGAACAAGTGAAAGTTAAGTATTTATCCAACATTTTGGAGGTACAGCAACGCACTTTCTGGGAAGGCGGTGGTTATGATTGGGATCCTTTTCGTAAGGTAACAGAATTTTGGACTATTAACGGTATATTTCTAGCCCGTAATGATACTCCTGTTTCTGAGAATTATAGTTTTCAGATACCTTACACACACGTCTGTATTCTTATAAACTGGGGTGATGAAAGTTTATTAAAGATTAAGGAATTCTTTATTGCTCTGGATAATAAAGAACCAGGGTTAGAATCTATTGATACTGATCAGCTTAAGGACACGCGAGAATGGTTGCGTGTACACACATCCTCTTAGAAATGGAGAAGTTGCGAATGTTACCGACTATCATTAAAGCGGTATTTACGCCAGAACAACAAGAAGAAATCGTTAAAGAACTCGACACAATCGATTATTGTCCCTCTCCTACGTTCTTGGGTAATTTTGAATACTCACAATTTCGTAACTACCGCTATCTTCCACTTCATATTTATGACGTGATTATACGGTTGATGGATATGTTTAATACCCAGGTATTCACTACGATCTTTATTCAACGTTATCCTGAAGGTTCATTTGTAAAAGAACATCGTGATCCTTTAAACAATATAGGTAAAACCATTATAGCAGTGTTTGGTAATTTCGATCCTGTTTATTCTTGGTGTGATGAAGAGCCTTATGTTGCAGAGTCAGGTGATATCATTATCCAAGATTGCACAATCGATGGCGTGCAAGGGCCTCTACATTCTGTTGAGGAGATTCTTCATGGGAAGAGGTACTGTATTATCCTCAACACCATTTCTTTTTAAGGATTAGTTATGAACGAAGAACAAGCAGTCTATTCGCAAACTTTTGCAATGATCAAACCCGATGCAACTATTCGAGGTTTTACTGCTGTTATTAAGACAGATATCGAAAATGCCGGATTCGAAATCATCGAGTACAAAGCTTGTTTTTTGACACGTGAAGAAGCGGAATGGCTTTATCGTGAACACAAAGGACGAGCTCATTTTAATGATCTAATTGAATACACCGTCTCAGCTGACGTTGAGTTATTACTTCTTCGGATGGATGGTCCTAATTGCGTGTCAAAGTTTCGTGAACTCATGGGACCAACCGATCGTACCAAAGCAGGTCCCAATACCATTCGTGGAAAATATGCTTTGGAAACTAGGTTGTGTGAGAACTCTGTCCATGGTTCTGACAGCAACGAAAGTGCTAAAGCAGAAATTAATAAATTCTTTCCTATCTTTTAAACAAAGATAAATATGAACTTTTCTATTAATGATGTTGTTATTGATCGTTGTGATCATAATCACGTATTTGCAAAGTTGCCAGATCATCCGGTAAAGGATGGTCGTGCTCGTTGCCCACACTGTCTTGTTATTGGTTTGGACATTCGGGATAAAGAGCTATTAACAAACACACAAGAAAAACATATCACTGATAATACTTAATGGGGATTAATTTCCAATGTTCGAATTCAAATCAAATCTAGGTCTTATCAGAATGCCTGATGGACTTCTGAATGTAAAACCAGATACCAGTTTTTCTGTCAGGGTTTTGACAAAAGGTATTAGTGAGTGGTATGTTGCTTGTCTTGTAGGGTGTAATTTCGATACTGTTCCTTATCTACTTATCGAGATTCTAGATCCACCAGAACCTTTAAGAATTCATGACATTTATAAGATCACTGTTCCTGATACCTGGATGTATTGCAAAACATGCAATGCACCTCGTGAAGGTGAACAGTGTTGGAAATGTAATGGTGATACAACTAAACCTTGTGAAGGATGGAGTTTCACTAAACTTCCAGATATCAATAAGATTCGTGTATTAGCCAAAGAAGTGGGTTATGCTATCGGTATCCATGGTTCAAGAGAACGTGATTTAGACATCGTGGCGATGCCTTGGGTTGAAGAAGCAGTGACACCTGAAAAACTCTTTGAACATATCGCCAAAGGAATGAATGCACGTGTCGTTGATAAACTGGAAAACAAACCAGTAGGACGTATCGCTGCAACGATTCAAATCGATGGTTATTACAAACAAATCGATATTTCTGTTATGCCACCTATACCTTCTAACAAAATAAATACTTAACAAAATGGAAACCTTATATGTTATATTTCTATACCAACAATCAAACTAAAAAGTTTTTAGCTTTAATAATTGCTAACGACATTTTGGAAGCAGATAAAAAATTCAATACGAAATTCAATACAAAAATTGATAAAACACCCTATATAGGTGTTCAGGTTAAAACGAATGCTTCTGCAGTACTCCCATGCTTTTCTATTACCAACAAAAAGGATAATAAATAGTCATGTACGTTTTCTTAATAACAGACGCGGCTCTGTTCATTTGGGTTGGTAATGCAGTTGTTTTCTTCTTTAATCATTACCTCGATAAAGAGGACAAAGAGAAAAGTTTCTTAGATTACTTCTACGGTTTTCCAATTTATGGTTTGACCTATTTTGTTATCAACATTACTATTCGGTTGTTTGATCAATCATTATATTACGGAATCGTTTTTGCTTTTGTCTTACTCGTCTCTATCTTTAGTGGAATAGGTTATATCGTTCCAAAAATCATTCTTTTGTGTTTATGAAAAGGAACTAACATGACAAAGTTTGCCAATATCGAGACTAGGAAAAAAGAACCTCGATTTAAACCATTTCCTACTTGTGAATCTCATCCTGATTCTGATGAACGTTCTGATGCTTGGGATGAATGGTATAAAGATACTGCTAGTAAATTAAACGGTGCAGAACTTGATACACTTGTCGCTTTAATGCGTTCTGGTCCTCTTTGGGATGGTGATGTTCCTTCCAAATCAGCTCGAGATACACTTCTTGATTTAGAACTTTGTTCGAAAATCATCGTCAGTGGAAGAGCTATGCCGAGTGTGTGCGCTCAATATGTTAAACCACCTCCGCTCTTACCAGAAGAAGAAATCAAGAAAGGGTATGAATGGGGGTATCAAGCAAGTTCTTACCATGGGGCTTATGTTTTTCAAGAGTTATTAAAGTCAGGTAGAATAAAACCCTAAGGCATGAAACGTCAATTAAATATTACCAAACCAGAACTGACTCAGTTTATTAGTAAATCTGATTATCCTTGTCAGACAGGATTCTGTATTACGACTCTTTATATGTTTAGTGGAAGTAGAGATACATATAAAGGTGGGTTTGTATATTATAAATCAGAAGAAGATATCATGGATAAATGGAGAATTTTTGAAAAAGCAAATGAGTTTTCAAAAATGGAAATAAATGATAATTTACAAGGTTATTACTCTCCATGAAACCTTATTCGAATATTAACAAACCTGATATAGACAACTTCTTTCATAAACGAAAATATACTTGTCGAGGCGGGATGTGTATTAGGACTTATCATCATCCGTGTGATGAAGCAAAAACTTTCAAAGGTGATGTTATACCATATAACTCCAGTGAAGTAAGTCAGAAGAAACATCAATTCTTTGATTCTCCAACTTTGTGTTCAAAATACCAGTTGGAGGAATATGGTTATGAAACATGAATTTCTTGTTAATAAATGTGATTCTCAAGAACACATCGATAAAATCCGATTGGATTGTGAAACATCTAGTTGCAGATCCCTATTTAAAAATGGAATCAGTTTTTATAAACACGACAATAGTTGGGATAAGTGGTGGTCTTTTAATAAAATAACCGACCAAGGTAAACATGATTTAAATAAGGTTATCCAAAATGAAGATTTCAATATGAAACTTGAATTGGATGAAGAAGACAATGTCCTCGTTATAATCCCAGAATCTGATGCTGATCGTGAACAGATTCGTGATGTCTTAGGAATAGAAAAGATACAAACTTTAGGACCTAACAAAACAAAATAGAACAGATTCTTATTGATTCAAAGTTTAACGATGTTCACCAACTTTTAGTTCCATTTGAAATTTGAGAAAAAAAATCATGGCTAAGTTAACAGGTAAGTTGTCAAAGATCAAAATCCCAGCAGAGAAGTTGAATGTTCTGGCTGATACCGCATTTGCTGTTGAAATCATTGCCAAAGTCAATGATACCATTTTTGTAGGTCGCTCTGGAACCAACGTTCTTGTCGAAATCGAAACAGATGCTGATGGAGTTGGTATCAAAGATGTCATGGATTTCGATATCAATGGAAAAATCGTTGGATATGTCAAGTACGCAAAACCTCTTCCAGAGAAAACTCCAGAACCTACTCCTCGTCGACAGGGTTCCACCCAGAAGCCGAATAATCGATAAAGGAATATCCTCTCACATACTCCATCAATAGGAGTATGTGAGAGGATCTATAACGTTATGAGTTTAACAATGTATTATCGTGACTGCTTGACAGCCGATATATCTTCGACCAATAATACGGAAAAACTTAGTATCTTCGAAACAATTCAGAAGACCTATGTTTCCGATGATCGTTATTTTGCTGGAGTGTCTGTAGGTCACATTCTTATTCCTGAAGAATGGGAAAAAGCTCGAAAGATTCTTAGTGTCTACTCGCTTTATAAAACTGACGATAATAAAGAAGCAGAGAAAAATGCCTCTGCAGCATTCGATCAAATTTATAAGAAAACTCGCTCAACATCTTCCAGCATCATCATGGTAATGGGAAATTTGTTTGTTCATATTGAACACGAAATAGACCATGGATGTCGTCTTACTTATTTAAGACGTGATATTCCATACACTGCAGGTACAGCTAAATCGGCAGCTAATGTGATTATCGATAGTAATAAAATCGATAATTTTGAAAGATTTTACCAAATCATTTCGATGAGTGTGTCGGATGTAACTTCAGAATTTACAAAGATAGATCTTTCAACAATCATTGATACACCTTGGTACAATTCTAAACAACCTATCAAAAAGATAAGTGTTAAAAAGAGAGTGAGAAAATGACAACTGGATTAATAGTTATTCGATCGGGGTCAATTGCTTTTTCTCAATTCATTATGAAACCTAATGTTATGCCTACAAAAATAGGTTGGAAAGATCTTATTAACCCAGCTAATGGAACATTAGCGATACCATTTGGTAAAGATGGTACACACATGCTGAACTCTTTCTCAACGAGTACTTTTCTCAAGGATAATAAACTCTCTGTTGGAGCTATAGGCGCTGTTATAAAACAACCTTATGGGTTTGCAGAAGAACTCTATAACAATGGTAGTGCACTTTCGGTTAATCCTATTTCAATTGCCTACGATTCCTTTTATACGCGGTCTTCTGATTGGGATATAGAGACAGCTGCGACAGCTGGTTATTTTGTTTATGACGAAATTGATAAAATCTATCGAGCCGCTTTAAAAGCTTGTAATTGGAAAGTTATGCCATTTTATACAGGCCGATTACTTTACATTGGAATGGCATTAAAGAAGATTCGTGACCTTGAAATGGAATATAAAAAAATTCAAGATGAGTATCCTGATGAGAAAGTGGAAAACAATAAATTTCCACCAAAAATCAAGAAACAAGTAAAAGCGATTGTAACAGAAATCGATGAATTATCTTGTCATTTCGAAGTTCATGCAAAATTACAAATTTACAACTGAAAAGGAGTTATCATGGAACAGTCAAAGTTTATGCAGTATTTCACTGAACATGTAGAATATCCTCGTGGAGTTAAACAAATATGATTAAATCTAAATTCCCTCAATTGGATCAATTAACACATGAGGAAATTCTTGAATTCGTTAAACGAGAGTTAGTTAAACCTCTCTTTGAAAAAGAATCTCCAGTAAACTACGGTCCAATGATTATACCGTTAATTAACAGTATCGATCATGGACGTTATAAAATCTATGATACGGAAACTCATGTTGTCGTTCCTATTGTAGATGATGAATGGTTTCCAATTGAAACAGCACCAATGGTTAAAGTTAAATCAAATGTAATCGATGGAATGTTAATCGATGTTTTTGATAATAAACCACTTTTTCTTTATGGTAAAATAAGTGGAGAACTCAACGGTGTTGCGGAAAATTCAGAACCAATTATTGCAGTTGGTTATTGGTATAAGAGACAGTGGATACGAGCTGGGACTGTTGATTATGTTGTGGTTATCCATGCTACTCATTGGCGACCTATGTTTAAAGGACCTAAAACATGAATGATTCAGAACCAGCTATCATTAATAAGACATCCAAACCAGAAGAACTTGAAGATCTTCCATCTTACGATGCATGGACTCCACCAGAACCCATCAAGAAACCATTCTTATGTCGAATAGGATTTCATACACACAACACAAAAAACAAGATCGTCAACTATGATGAAGCGCTTATCGACATCGCTTATTGTTATTGTCTTAAATGTGATAAATTGACATCTATGTTTATGAGATTCAACGGTTCACACCGATGGTTGTGGTATGATCAAGAAACAGTTAATAATAGGAAAGAACAAATCTTCCTAACTCATGAAGTTGGTAAAGCGATCCGTGAAGCAGGTAAAGAGATCGGTGAGGTCATTGGTCAGCTTTTAAAATGATATCAAGTTCTGAAAAGATCTTAATGACATATATTCTAATTGACATCTGTCGTTAATCATGTCTAAAATAACACACTATGATAATCATCCACAATTCATTCAAAATATCAAAGACACGTTGGATGATGCCACCATCATGGATATTGCCACAACCTGTCTTATCTTCACTATCGGAGTTACCTATGAATAAGAAATCAGAAGTACCGAAACAACTTACAAAAAGAGAGAAAGCATTAGCTTTACTTCAGAACATCAATGAAGAAGTTAAGGTTCTTAATCATCTTCTCAAGAAAATGCAAGTTGACATCGCTAGTGGAGAACACCCCGATATCGTGCAGGCATTAGAAACATTACGCAAGACAGACTTCTTTCGTGAATGGATCAAGCAGCAGGATAAACATTCTGCTGAAGCTATGGCTATCATTGAACGTGCTGCTGATGCGCTTAGAAAGAAAGAAGGTGTGAAAGATCCTGAAAGTGTGGAAGATACGGTAGCTGCTATCAATAACGCTACTGCTATGCTTAAAACATAAAAACATAAAAAGACATCCGGATATTATTCTTGGATGTCTTTTTTTTTCACCTTATTAAAAAATTTCAGTCACATATATTCTAGCTGAGAATCAATCCGATCTATTTATTAAAGGAGTGTTATAGTGAATTATCACCTCATTCTTTCTATCTTTGTTGTGTGGAATGTCATTGGTTTTTGTCTCCATACAACCCTATGTTTTGCGACGAAGACGGCGCATTTCGAAGCATTCAAACGTTATAACTTCTTCATCGGTGGTCTCCTCTATCTCAGCTGCTTGAGCAATTACCCGTTAGCTGTCGTTTTCTACATGGTGGTGTTCGGCTTCCATCAGAAGATGATGATCAACGCTTTATCGGATGCACTCGACATCTATCGAGATATTCGATGGAAGTCAGCTGACTAATAAATAGGGTCGTGTCATGCAAAAGAAAAAAGGTAAATCTTTACTGGAAAACAAAAAGATTCGATCTAACTTAATCGATCTATTCATCGAGATTATCGGTATTATCTCTGATCTTGTCCCTTACCTTTTATTCCTTGCATTAATCGAGATGTTAATACATTTCAATGACATACTTTCATATCTATCAAAATAAGGGGAAGCATGAAAACTTCATTACCAATCAAACCCAGAGGGAAGTTGAAAGGATACATTCTTTCGATTCCTTTTCAACATCTACCAGCTTCAAATAAGCGTGATTCTCATATCGAAATCATCGCTGTTGGAGAACGACACCTTTATATAGGTGGTCAAATTGGTACAACCGAGTTGGTTGAAATCAAGACAACGTCTGATTGTTTTAGAATCGGTGATGTCTTGATCTTCGGACAGTCGTATAGCAATAACGAAACAACTTGGAAGAATCTTCCATTGCTTAAGGTCAAATACACACCAAGAAGCAAACCAAAGAAGAAGAAAATCGTTTCCAAGTAATGCAATAATGTGTCACACGACTGTGGAAGCGTGGTGGAACTGGAATACACATTTTGAACAACAGGAGTCTTGATATGAGTGCCGTAGTAAGGATGAATGATCCTTCTGATTTGGAAGAAGTTCATCCTGAACCGGTACTCGGTTTCGATAACTTCTTTTACTTTCCTGATGACAAAAGACTTGGTGTTAGTCGAGATGGAAAAATAGTAAACATACATACAGGTAACTTGTTAAAACCACAACTTTCTGGTAATGGTACGGTAGGTGTAATTATAACAAGCCCTGGCAAAAAACCTGTATGTCATAAATTTAGTCGATTGATAGCAAAAACTTTCATTGGTCGACCATCTAGACATCTAGATAAATCTTTTAGTAATTTAGAAGTTAATCATTGTGATGGAAATCAACTACATAATCTTCCAGATAACCTTGAATGGTGTACTGGAAAAGAGAATGTAGAACATGCACGATTGTCTGGATTTATGAGCGATAACAAACCTATCGCAGTTAAATATCTTGGTTTAGAACCAAGAGAATTTCTTATGTATTCGTTGAGAGAATTCTCCGAAAGATTTGAAGTTCATCCAGCAACAGTTTCTAAATGTTTAAGAAAAGGTCTTAACTTTGGTTATCACGTTGATTATCACGCGTTTAAATATGCTGATGGAAATCCGTGGCCAATTCTTGATCTTAAGAAAATGACACAGCTTGGTGAAGGAAATATTGTTAACGGTCATAGAACTGGTGGGTATCGCAAAATAGTTTGTGTTAAAGATATCGTGAGGAAGTTAGTAACGATATATAATTCTTTAACTGAAGCTATCAAAGAAACCGGTCATAGTTACGATGCTGTTAATCACCAAGTAAGAAGAAAAGGTTTTGCAAAGATAGCTGATTTAGAATACAGTTATCTCTGATTTGTATTAGCCTGGGTGAACCTAATAAAGAATGGCACATTTTGCGGGCTTAAAACCCGTGGTTTTTGGGGGTTCGAGTCCCCCCCTGGGCACCAATGTTGTTGGTAGTTTGTAGAAAAGGGAACTTAAGTACTTTAATTTGAGCACCTACGAAAAATGAGTTGGTAAAACAGAGTTGGAAGAATAAAAGCTTATGTGAGTTGAAGCTCTCACTACCCTCATGAAACAACTCAATCGAAAGACGTATAAACTAGCATCCATTATAAATAGGTGATAGAGATATCATCGTCCAGAGATAATATCAACGGGGTAAGGGCTAGGGTGAATGTTGTCAAAGTCGGTGAAAGCTAAGTGAGTTGTCTGTTGCAGTTCATATGCTAATACCGAGCGAAATTCTTCAATAGCTACCGTATGGTAGATGTGAGCCGGTGACCAGAAATGGTTGGGGAGTAATGATACCGGGATAGAACATTAGATCTCCACAGACTGTTCTTGAGAAGAAAACGTGTAGAGACTGGTAGGCAACAACCTAAAGTTTTCATTGCGATGATCTAATTCTAGTAATTAGCATTTCTTTGACTAGCGAAGTAACTTCGATAAAAAGCCGGGAAACCGTGTAGCTGAGTCATCAAAAGTTCTGTTGGAACTAAGGTTAAGGTACAGTCCAGACCACAAACATGTAGAAGTTAGTAAGGAATAGCTCTGAGTTAATAACTCTATAAGAGTGAAGGCTGAATACTTCTTAATGGTAGCGAAAGCTATAGTGGTAAGAAAATCCCTCGCTGTAAGGCGTGCCGGTTCGATTCCGGCTCCGGGGACCATTTTGTGTTAAAAGGAAACGATATGTCCTTCAGCGGAATCACAACCTTCAAGAAGAATTTGGAGACTCTGATGGCATCTGACAGATTCAAAAACGCCACTCCAGGTCAGCGATTGCGTTTAGGTGGGATGTTGCTACGGAGCCGATACGGCGCACCTCTTGTTGGCTCTGTCAAAGAACTGAAACCAAAACAACCGAAGTAACTCAGAGGTATAGCACGCAACAGAGGAGTTGAACATGACTGAACTTGATGAAGAGTACGAAGAAGAAGTAGAGAAAGATTCTCGGAAAAACATTCGAGAGAAAGCTCGCTTCGCTCAATATGTTGCCAAGATAACCGAAGCTTTGAGTTCTGAACCGAACGGTCTTGGTTCTGTCGAACTCGGTGAACATGAGTTCGATCTGATCATCGATGGTAAAGAAGATCTTGGATGTCATGAGGACTCCGAGTATCGCTTGGATTGGTATCCAGCCAATGATGATGGTACGATTCGTGATGATTCTAACGTGAGCCTCGAAATCATTGTCGGTTTGTTTCCTGGTGAACCAGCCAAGTATAGCATTTTCGTTGAAGAAATACGAGAAATCACAGGTGATGAAACGCTCGTCATGTATTTTTCAATTGTCGATGTTCTTCTTCTGACAGACGATCAAATCAACGCCGCTATTCAGGAATACAAGACGAGAAATAATATCGTCAATTGACAAACATGCCCCTGAAGCCTTTAATGGATGAGGTCTGGCTTTGTAAGCCAGGGAATCTGGCTCGGTACCAGACAGGGGCACCATTTGTAGAATAAAACTGTTACTGACGAGTCCTTTAAGGGACGAAACTTATTTTAACATTAAAATAAGTATAACAGCTAAGGGTGATTTGCGAAGGGGTAGTAGCGAAGGCATTCGAAACTATTCAAACCCTACGGATTGGTTGTGGCCACGACTAGTCAAGTTGTCTATTCAGATATGTAGACCTTGTGATCTATTTACGTCTGAGGAAGCAGCCTGTTGAGCACTACGCGAGTGCTTAATGGAGTGCTTGTATTATCGTTTAATCTGATCAAAAAAGTCAGATATATGTATTGGTTGGTAAATGCAGAATGGTGTTGGGCAAATGCATGCCTCGTAACAATGGTGAGTCGTGGAGGAGAGATCGTCCATGCGCAGGTGGTATAAACACTGGCGAAGCCATTACCATCAAGCTTTATACCAAGCAATGAATTCTTTTCGTAAAAGTGAACATCGACGGGAGAAGCCGTAGCCGGGAAACTGGAGCGGGATTCAACACAGACCAACGTAACGGTCTGTGCTTGATACACTGATCAATAGACATGTTCTTTGAAGTCGCTATTACTTCTAGCCTTATCAAAATGGTAAGGTCAACGAAAAGAATGTTACCAAAGCTCCATCGAAAACTGAGTCTGGAAATGAGCATCCAGAATGTGGACGTGGGACTAACCCAATGCAATCGTTAGCAGGAACGCTAAACAAAAGAAAACAATCGTGATTCGTGTTATTCTCTAACCTACGTGACTGGGGTAACAGAATGCGGATCATGATCTGGGGCTATACGAACATACTCACCCTCTTTCGGTGCGGTGTTACGCCCCGTGTTTTCTTTCACGCGGTTTAGTTTAGTACTGTTGAAACTTTAACGGATCTTTGATGTGTAGGATAGATGCGAGACTTTGAAGCCGTGATGCCAATTACGGTGGAGTCGTCCTTGAAATAGCATCCTTCACTGATCTTAGCATGGTAGTATGACGTTAACGGTAACTAAACCGATACTCCGAGGTATCGGCGATCACTACGTCTTGATTCAAGGATCCGCTCTTGTTCTTGAATGACTGATCTATCTTTCGAGATAGGGTATGCCGAAAGGCGTTAAGGAGCACCTGCCCGCCGTGTTGTTATGCCGAACTGTTTCGGCAATAGATCGAAAGATCACCGAGCCAGATGGGGAGAATCCATAAGCTCGTTCGGGCAAACGTTGTAAGAAAGGTGTGATGTCACAGGTTGCGAGGGTACCGCTTACCTTTCGCCACCGACATCATGTTCAGGCTTCTTACGAGAAGTCTTTTGACCTGCCAACAAGAGGAGATACCTCACATGAAGACGTTAGGCTCCGAATAGCCGCGTAACGATATGGGTCATAATTTGTAAACCCGTGTTGTTTGTTACGCGGCTACTGGCATAAGCCAGCAAGGACTACCTAGGTGAGTGTTACGGCACTCAAAACCAACTAGTCCTAACTTGTGTATTAACCGCACGCTGAAAAAGCAGAAAGAGAGAGTGTTCGTACACTTTCGATGGTGGAACTCTGCAGAGAGCATCGCGCTCAAAGGGAGTTGAAACCAATATTGCATGTGGCATGACCCCTTTCGTCAAATAAGGACGGCTGGCCCGAGACGAGTTCTCATTGTGCCAGTGACGTTAATGATGAAAGGGGTCTTCTAATGTGAATCTTTAGAGGAGCACACGTTCATGAAAACCTTCTAATTCTAATGATGTCGTTGTTACAATTATGGATTATGAAGGTATTTGGTTAAACTTCGCCTCAGCTGAATGGGTCCCCCCTGCAACCCCATTCGGACCAGTGATACCAGGCGTAGTGATCGTGTGCTCGTCTAAGGGTTTATTGATTGGAGTATGAAATGACACGTTTGTGTTTTTACCTGGAAACCGGAACTGTTCCTATTTTCTTTCTAATGATTAAGTGATTATGATGGAGGATCGTCTAATGGTAGGACGGTGTCCTTTGACGTCATTAATCTAGGTTCGAGTCCTAGTCCTCCAACCACTTAACATTAAAAGATGATGTATGACCTTTCGTAAGAAAGTCAATTTGTTCTTTTACAATCTATCTGTTCCATGGAAGAACTATAGGTTCAAAAAGAAGTTTTACAAACAATGGATCAAAGAAGGGAAGGACCCTGATTTCTTTCCGTTAATCGCGACTATTTCTTCGAAGCATATCGAAGCTTTTGAAGTAGCTTAACTATCATCATCCAAGGAATCCGATATGACAATCGTCGATTTCACGTCATCCGACGGAGAAGAAGAAAGAAGTTTTGCTACTCAAGAAGAAGCTCTTGAGTGGATGGAAAGACATGTGGACGATCACTGCATCGATAATCGTCGATTCGCATATCTGAATGACGAGGCTGCTTTGGATAAATATCAAAGAGCTCGTGATGAAGGATGTTGCGGTATTTTCGATACCATTATCGAAGTGAATGGTCAAAGAGCCAAGATCGGTTGTAATTACGGACACTAGTTTCAAAACAATTTGTGATGAATTCAAGGAGACATCATGTACGATGAAGATTGCGATTGTATTACACGAGACATTATCGTACATGATGTCGAAGTCATGACGTTGGATAAACCCAATAAAAATGACAGAATCTATTCATCTGACGTTGTGTCTCGGACTTTAAAGAATAGTGAGTTTCCGATATTTGGACAAATTGGAATGCCTGATTTAAGAACGTTACCAGATCCATACGACGCTCTTAAAGTTCCTGAAGACAAAGTTAGTCATCGCGTAGAAAGACTGACCATTAAAGATGGTAGTTTATTTGCCGATATACGTCTTCTTAGAACACCACAAGGGTTAGTTTTACAAAATCTATTCAACCAAAACCCCAATGCATTCAAAGACAGGGTTAAGTTTCGTACGGCTGGAATAACACAATTGGGTTCTGATGGTAAAGAAATAACTAATTTTACGTTATATGCCATCAATGCAATCGATGCCGCTTTAGCGGCATAATAGTCAATGGTCACTAAGCTAAGAGAACAGGAAAACCAAAGAAAGATCAGAGAGAATTCTAGAGAGTATCTTTGATTGAGTATAAGACGAGTACTGGGATGAAGCAGTTCGGTCTATAGGAACGATAGGAAACAAAGAGCCTATTGAACACGATCGGAAAGGGGCTGGGTTCGAATCCTAGAGTGATCGCCATTTTCAAACAGTCGCGTGGCGGAATTACGGTAGACGTTACTAGCAAAGAAGTTATCGAGACTCATGATATCGATAATGGAAAGTTGGTACCAAATTGGGTGTTCGGCGTAAGGACCAATTTGGCTGTGTGTTCGAATCACACCGTGACTGACCAGTTTTGTAGGGCCAATAGCGGAAGGTTGTGTTTAATATTTTAGGGATACTAAACACGTTTGGGCTACTGAAAAATCCGGCTTGTGGAAATAACAAGTAGGTAGCTTATGACAGGAAGAAATGATATGCGCACGTGAACTCACCTATGCACCGTGCTGACAACAAATGAAAATGACGATGTGTGTGCACACATCTGTTTGCAGAGATCAGAAGTGAAGGATCAATGCAGCAATGAAAAAGACAGGATCCTTTCCTCTTAGATACAACCTGGCCCGAGACGAGTTCTCACAGCGCCTTGATTGTTGCGGGGGAAAGGATCAATTTTTTTAGTCCAGTATCTTTTCTGTTTTAAGGATATTTGACTAAAAAGGAGTCTGTGATGAACATTGAAGATTTTGCTACTCAGGTAGCGGTTTTCGAGGAATATCACGCCAAACTGACCGCACTTATCGGCAGGTCTCATAACACTGCTGGTGGTGGTACCTTCAGCGGTCCTCTTTGCTGTATGGAAGCACTCGATTTCAAGAAGGTCTTCCAACATTATCACGACGACCATCTCACCGATGATTTTTCAATCGGCTGCATATGGACAAATCAAGCAAACTTCTCACTAGGTTTGAGAGCCACTGTTCGAAACACTTTCTTCAAATTTTGTCTCGATATTATTGACGACAATTCAAACGAACTTCTTACTATTATTGCAAGTGGCCAATCATTAAATATCGAACAAGATTCATTGTCTGATGAACAGCTGATGCAAGCGGTCAACGCATTCAAAGACACATCTGGAAGTAAATCAACCGGAATTGACAAGCCTGTTGGTGAATCGGCATCTGTTAGCATAGTGAGACATTAATTAAGGAGAGTCGATAACTCGGCTATCTAATATTCCCTTTTCCCGGCGCATTACTTTCTACAATGTGTGGGGATTAGGGTTAAAAACTACGAGATCTCTTGTTCGGTCTTGTAGACGTCGGATCGCCTGCAGACCTACGGGTCTGCAGGCGATGCCTGTAGCGGTACCTCGAGTTGTACTTTACGGTGTGGTAAGTGCACTAAAACTTGCGCCAACTGAGTGGTAGCAGTAAGTGTACGAATCCACGATCCCAAGACTTAGCCGAATGCATTCGGTGGTCATGCCCGACAACATCAGTGGAGATCCACATGCTCCGAGCAATCGTTTGTATTTAGCCCTATTATCGTTATGTTGGATTAGACTAGTATGCCAACAGTTTGTTTAATGAGTTCTCATAGTCTGATCAATAGCCATTCAGCTGATGGTTCCCTGATCAGATTCAGCCTGGTAACTTGGTAAATGAACATCCGGTACAGGGGCTCTGGCTTTGCCAGAAAATGCCAAAGGTCGGCAGCGAATTTAACTTTGTTAACAGCTGTGGCGAACGATCACCGTTGTAAAAAACCATGGATTGTCTTTACAGTCCTGTTAGAAGAATCCAATATTCTTAGTGAGATACTCTGTCAGTAAATCAGTATGTCGTCCGTCTAACGGAAGATGTATTGCTGATTGGGATCAAAATCATAAGTGAGGAGGAACCGACCCGATCTTCTCTTTCAACAATCGGATGAACCACACCTTCACTTCGGCCGAGGTGAGTAGTGGTCGTGCCGTAATTTGGAGGAGAAGATCAGATTTTCTGTCGCTCAGTATTCAAGAAAACTCTCATTAATTATATCTTGATAGAGTTTTCTTGAGTATAAAGTTTGTATAATTACTCAAGAGAAAAGCATGAATCGTTTCGACAATGGGCGTGATCCTAATTAGGTATAAGGTCCCGACTCATAATCGGTAAATAGTGAGTTCGAATCTCACCGCGCCCATACTCATAATGTTTTGATTTTCTTGGATACAAAGGTTATACAAATGTTTGTCGTATATGGACCGTTAACTCAGTTGGTAGAGTAGCGGACTTTTAATCCGTCGGTCGATGGTTCGAGTCCATCACGGTCCACCAGTTATGTTTTTAGAAAGAACACTCGTTACGCAGAGAGCCTTGGTGTGGCTTTTCGAATATCTGTGAACGGTGGCTGACAAAGAAATGTTCACGATTCGCCACTCGGTCGTGAGCTATACTAGATAAACAAAATATTGGTTGTAGAATGAAAGTCCTTTTCAGAAACGGTATTCTAGTTATCTGTTCTGAGAAGGCGTCAATACAAACTACTGCTTGATGATGTTCTGTTTCGTGGGTTATTGTAAATATATAAATTGCTGTACTTGTGCAGTTCCCACCCGCAACAGGAGATTGTCATGCTGAAGTACATCACGAAACCCAGAGACTTGGGTGATGTTCGTTCCCCTATCCAGTTGTTGAAAACGGCTTCATTCGTTTTCACCTTAACCGGTTCGCGTTACTTCGGTGATGCGAAACTGAACTCTGATTACGATTTCTTCGTTCAAAAAGACGAAGATGTTTGTAATTGGTTGATCAAGAATGGTTTCGTCATTCTTGGTTCCGGTGAAGGATACGATGGTATCCCTGGTGTTAGTGTATTCCGGAAACTGAATGTGGATGTTCAGATCAGGCGAAATGCTGATGAGTTCGCAAGAATCAATCAGTGGTTGTTCGATCACCCGGAAGCTTACCAACATCTGAAGAGTCTTGGAAAGTCTGAGAAGGCTCAGGCACTCTGGGATTACCTGAAGTTCGTTGTGTAATCCATCGACCACAGATAAGGACTTCCTTATCTGTGGTTTTTATATGTTTTAAGGAGAAAGTTTATGTTTTGTACAACTTGTTTTGGATGGCCAAAAGAGTGCACTTGTGGTGTGCTTCAGCCCAAATCACAAGCGTGTCAATGTCAGGGGCATACCAATCGTGCTTCTGATCAATCTGCACCCAGTTCTAATAACAAGAAGGATACAACTTGGAAAGGTGTCCGTGATATCCGATCTGCTGGAGGAGTACTGATCCGTCGTTGATAATAAATTTTGGAACTGTGAGCAAGGTTAATTCCTTGCTCACATTCCTTATTTTTTTTTGTTTAGCCGTTTATTTTTTGATGTAACATATTGATTTATTTATTTTTACTCAATCAGGGGATATCAATGGGTCGTTGGCTTAAGGCAGAAGAAGTAAAAGATTACGTTCCTTCGACACCGTATTGTACCAACTGTAATGGGATTCATCACGGAAGTACATGGTGTCCTTTTGCTGTTCCTTATGATACCAAGGACCCAATGGGTCATAGACGTGGTTTGAATCAAACTTGCGAGACCCAACATGTCGGAAACGGAAAAATCAGAATCACAACTAAATGACCATACAAATGTGGATGATGATAGACTTGTACAAGGAGATCTTTCTATAGTAGATTTTTCACCGATTGTAGGTCTTGTTGAAAATACATCTAGATTGTCATCTGTTGTAAAATGGCCTGAAGATGTTACTTTTACCAATCGAACAGATAAGCTTGTCCGACTCATTGGACATGTTGAAATTCCTATAGGACTAAATTCAGAAACTATGGAGTTAGTTCTACAGTTTTCAGCTGTTATGGCCAAGAAACTTTATAAAGCTCAAGTTGAGTATGAAGGTAGAAAAGAACCTGCTGAAGGTTGGATGAATCCTGATCGAGAACAACTCTATCGAGAACAACTTCGTCACCATATGGAAAAAGGTGATCCTATTGATGTTGCTAACTTCTGTGCTTTTATGTGGTATCATGGTTGGTCAACAGCATCAGACGGTATATCAGAAAAACAACCACCCCGCTTTATTCCTGAATAAATAAAGTAATGTATGACTGACGAAAGTAAAATCTACAAGATCATTTTACCGTTTGACGATATGCGAGATGTTCTCGATATCACTTTGACAAATGAAGCTATTGAAGACGGCAGTGTAAGTCGTACTGATAGACTTCATCCCGATATTCAACTTTATCAGTTCTCGATGAAAATCGATAATCAAATATTGTGGTTTCAAACTGAGAATCTACCACAGTTCAAATTCGTATTGAAAAATTCATCTGAATTTATGCGATTGAGTTTGAATGCTAATTACAGTTCTATTCTTATCGATAAGAATACGCTTACAGCTGTTGGTGAACCTCTATCTGGAACACTTAACCAAATTGTCAAAGAAGATCTAAAACTGAATTGTCACGTGATGATGAGTGGTAGTATTCGTATTGATAATGGTCATTCAACAGTTCATGGATATTCTTTTTATGTAAAAGATATCACTGATAAGAATGGCGATATTATTAATCGTAATGATAATAGGATTTATGATTTAATCAACATGATTCTTAATGGTCGATTTAATCATTACAGTCTAAAATTTAGACGTGTTAATACGATTACGTCTATAAAGAATGAGGATTCGATTCTACATGTTTAGGACTAAAATCAAATGAATACAATAATGAGTGTTTTTACATCACCTGAAGTTCCATTAGTCAGACACGGAAACACAGCATGACGTTGCGCGTGTGCGTCTGACGACCCACCGATATGGATGGGACTCCGGAGTATCGTAGTGCACCACTAAAATTATATCTCACTGGTATCTATATTGTATGTAGAAGTACATTGGATATCGTCAATTATGAAAAAAGGTTATTGTTTTCGGATATATCCTACAGATAGTCAGAAAGAATTCTTGGCTAAGAACTTCGGATGTTGTCGATATGTCTTTAATCGAGGATTATCAGAAGCTAAACTAGAATATGAAAACTGGCTAGCTTTAAAAGAACAAGGGGTTATTAACCTTTCTCGTCCTATCTCCACCGGGTATGATTTTGTTAAACGACTTCCTATTTATAAAGCAGACCCAATTTGTGAATGGTTAAAAGAAGCTATCGCTACAGCCCTTCAGCAAGAGATGTTACATCTTGGTACAGCCTATTCTAATTTCTTCCGACGGAGGATTGGGTATCCTAGGTTTAAAAAGAAAGAAGGTCGACAAACATTCTCTTTAATGAGAGATGGTTTTCAAATAAGAAATGGTCAATTCACCATAGCGAAATGTGATAACCCTATTAAAATTGAATGGCACCGTGAACTTCCATCAGCTCCTTCTTCTTTAACTATAATTAAAAGAGCTAGTGGTAAGTATTATGTTTGTTTTATTTGTGAATACGAATTTAATATTACTAAAGGTACTAAAATTACGGGTATCGATGCAGGTCTAACGTCTCTATTTACTTTCTCAGACGGTACCAAGATCGATAACCCTCATCATACTAAAAAATACGCTTTAAAGCTTAAACGGGCTCAACAATCCTTAGCTCGTAAAGTCAAAGGTAGCCATAACCGCAAGAAAGCCTGTCTTAAAGTCTCTACCATACACCAACATATCGCTAACGCACGTCAAGACCATCTACACAAACTCTCTCGAATCCTCGTCGACGAAAACCAAGTCATCGGACTCGAAGCGCTTGTGCCTAGTAATATGGTCAAAAACTATCGATTAGCGAAACACATCTCAGACGCAGCGTGGTCTACCTTTAAGACCTTCGTGATCTATAAAGCCCAGGAATCTGGACATTGTTCTGTAGTCGTTATGGATGCTTATTACCCTTCAAGTCATATTTGTAGCAGTTGTCAACAACGTCTTGATCGTAAGTTAAAGTTGTCAGAAAGAACTTGGACCTGTCCTCACTGTCATCAAACCCATGATCGAGATGTTAATGCTGCTATAAACATCCGAGATGAAGCGGCGATAGCCTATCACAATGCGAACGAACCGAAAGGTATCGTGCTCTTAGCGAATAACAAACGCTAAGTGTTATAGTTTCACACTACGGCGAGGCACGCCGAATGTTGAAGCCTGTGGAGAGAGGTCAGTCTTGTCATCATGAAAGCGCTCTCTGCGAAGCAGGAACTTACAATGATATTGAATAAGAGTCAGGACAGAACTTATTCAGTATCACCAGTGAGATGCCGCGATAAATGAAACATCAATAACAGATGGTATTTTTACCACACTAGTTGAATGGAAGAAAAAACTACTTAGAAATAAATTGACACAAACGGTTATACAGAATAAATATGTGTCAATTTTACAACAAAATAAGATTAAACCCGCTATCGTTAAATACGGTGGTGTTGATTTAGAAGTACATCTTCGTAATGATTATAAATGGAAAGGTAATGAGGTTGTTTGTTCTTTATGTGGAGGATCTTGCGGACAATGTTCTAATTCTCTATATATGGCATACGTCAACAATGAATTATCGGAAGATCATTGGTATGTCATTTTACAGAAATCTCATAAAGTTATTCTATAATTCAGATCACATCCACAGACCTCAATAAAAGGTCTGTGGATGTGATCTATAAATTTTGTAATCTTTTTATATTGGGGGTAAAATGTTATGGCTGCAAACTATCTCCTCCAACTCGTTTATTATCCGGGAACTATTCATGAGTCACGATAAACTGCACGTGATTGCTGTTATCTCTAATCCTTTAAATTTCAAATCGCGTTATCAATTATATCGACAATTTGAGCGATATATGAAGAACGCAATCAATGTTGTATTATGGACAGCAGAACTTGCAATAGGTGATCAAGAATTTGCAATTACGCAATCTGATAATCCTTATCATTTCCAATTCCGTACTAACGACATTCTTTGGCATAAAGAAAATTTAATTAACATGGTTATCAAACGACTTCCAAAAGGATGTAAATATCTCTCTCCTACAGATGCTGATATCATTTATGCCGATCCTAATTTTGCAACCAAAATCATCGAGAAGTTAAAACAATTCCCAGTTGTTCAGACTTTCTCAGAAGTACAAGATCTGTTACCTGATTGTTCATGTACACCTACTAAGGGACCTAGCTTTACCTACAGGGTTCTGAATGGCATGTATGTGCCTGGCAAATCTTACGGTAGTGTTGGAGCACCAGGATTTGCGTGGGCATTTACTCGTGAAGCGTATGATCTCATGGGTGGTATTCCTGACTTCCCTATTCTTGGAAGCGCAGACTTTTTTATGGCCAGTTCATTCTTCGGATATTTAGGAGATTCGATCTTTAAAGAACTTGAAAAGAAAGGTAGTAAGATCGTAATTCCGGCAGAAGAAGCACTTCCTGAATATCAGGAAAAACTCTATGCTTGGCAAGCTAACGCACTGGAAAAAGTCGGTGGTCAAGTGAGTTATGTTCCCGGACTTATTTTGCATTATTGGCACGGTCGTCGTTCTGCTCGAGGTTATCGTACTCGAAACAGTTATTTGATTGATGCTGAATATGTGGTTTCTCGAGATATCTATTATCGAGAAGATGGGTTGATTGAATTCACAGATGCAAATCCGACATTACGAACGGGTATTCTGGAATACTTTGTAACACGTGACGAAGATAGTTTGATCATTTAAATAACGAATTTATGATACACATCCGACGCAGTTAAGCGTCGGATGTGTATTTATATGTTTGTGTATTGAGACCTCTTTTGTTAAATCTAATGGACCTTGATTAAAAATAAAACGGGTGTGATAATGGCTACGAGTAAGACGATTTCCCATGCAAATGATTTTTTCAAAATACCGGTGGGAATGAATACCGGATCAGTTAGCCTGAATATTTCAGGTACTTATTCTGGTCTACTCACAATCAAAGGTTATGTAGCCGCAACTGGAACTGGTTATGACCTTGAACTTTTTGATGAAAACAATAACACTAGTGTGTTAAATGCTGGAGATCAGAAAGATGTCTTTTTTGATGTTGGTGGTCTTCAATTTGTGAATATCTTACCAGCGAGTTGGACGAGCGGTAGTGTAAAACTAATAGCAGTTATATCGAACCAAACGAGAAATTAAATGCTCTTTAGAAAGAAGCTTGTTAATTCATCCGATTATCTCAGAATACCTATTTCAGAAGGTACTGCTTGTATTGGTTTAAATATTGGTGGTGTTTATAATGCCAATCTTATCATTGAAGGTTATATCGCACAAACTGGTCAAGGATATCCACTTACTCTTTACGATGTAAATGGAAACATTATTATTTTAGAAAATGGTACTAATACTGACGTCTTCGTCGATGTTGTTGGATTCCAATTCATTTTAGTGAGTTCGAGTTCTTGGACCGATGGTGAAGTTAAATTGACCGCTGTTAGTTCTATCGTACCTAAACCCGTTACCATGAAGGGAAATTTAGATACGATTGCATCTGCATTAGCTAGTATTAGTAACTCAGTAACAGATGCAGCTACATATGCCAATACTGCTCAAACTGTTGCAACTTTTGAGACTAATAGACCATCGGCAAGACTTGCTACAAATGGTGTATTACCAACCAATACTTATTCGTCTGGTATCATAACAGTTACAGCAACAGGTGTGTTGACTGTAGATGGTAAGACAGTCGCACTAAGTGATGATGTTGTTGTAAAAGACGAACCATCTCCAAATCAATTTAAAAACGGTGTCTATCACTGCACTACCGCTGGAGCTACAGGTGTTGCAGCAGTATTGACTCGTCGCAGTACTGAGAATAATGCAAACGGGCTTGGTAACGCTTGTTTGCAGATAACAGATGGAACCAATAATACGGGTTGGACTTATTTATGTCAACAAGCATCTGGTTCAATTACAATAGGTACGACAGCAATTACATTTGCAGGACAATCCACAGGTACTATTGCTGAAGCAGCAGCTCGAGCTACTGCAGATACAATCATTCATAACGTACTTGATCCGTTGGCTAAAACTCTTATAGCACTTAACGACTATTTAAGTTCTGGTTCTTTTCAAGTTATAATTGGTAATAGACTCTATGCAGAAGTAACAACCGCTGGAGTCCAACTCTATAAAGCGATATTATCTGCTAGCAATACCACAATGGATGATCAATCTGCTATTACACTTGTATCACGTATCTTTAGTGATGCCATTGGTGGGTTTTTCAACCAACTGAATTTATATAACGCACCAGGAACAGAACTCGATATCTTAATTAGTAATCGACTTTATGCAACAATAGATCCCACGAATGGATTTTATCCACGAAAAGCAACATTACCAGCAAATACAACAATAGATGATGATGTTACATCAGCTATTACATCGCGATTGTTGTCATCTATTATTAGTTCTATGCTGATTGGTGTAGGGCAACAGTTTGATGGTACTGGGGTTCTAAGTGCTACTTGGGCTAATCGGTTGTTATTTGAATGGGATAAAGCCAATGGGTTTTCTCCATCTCGGATGATGATACCGAGTGATGCTAAAATGGCTGATTTACCCACAGTCAACCTTTCCACTCGATTTGGTGGAGGTGGTAGTGCAAGTGCTAATAATTCATTTACAGTACAGTCTCGATACGATGTTAATGGAATTCTGCAAATCCATTCATTTAACAAAACCACATCTCAGAGTTTGCAATTAACTTCCGGTTCATCTCCTTATCGTAATCCAGAATTAGACAATAACAATAATGTCTTATTTTGGAGTGATGGAGACGGACGTGAGATGTATTGTAAAGCAGATGGGACCAGTACACAACTATGGCCTGTTAATGCTGATAGTACTTTTGTTGGTATTGGTGATAGCGAAACTTATAGTTCGCATCCAGCTGGCACAACATATATGGCACAACTTGGTACATTTTTGGCAGCGGGTGGTGCAACCAAATATACAACAAGTCGGTATGGAGTTGGTGGTTATACCGCTGATCAGATTGTAGCATTACAAGGTGGTAATCCTACTTTGTTAACATTTCCAAGTAATCAAATCCCGTCTGGAAGTACTTCAGCATTAGCTGTTGGGTTCACAGTTGGTCTTATCACCAATCAGACTTCTGGTAACATTGGAACTGTAACAGGTACCGTTACGGGTACAGTAGGTGGAGTTTCTACTTCTGTTCATGGTACATTAAACGCTACCGGTTATGATGGTAATGGTCAACCTACAGGTATGACATTTACCCCATCTACTGGGCCAACAAGTACGGTAACAATACCGTCTGGTGGTGCAGCATTTGTTACCGATATCGGTGTATCTCTTCAGACTTTTGTACAAATCTGTCTATGGGGTCGTAATGGTCCTAATCAAACCGCTATCACTACAGATTTAACATTGGGTAAAGCTTATATTAAATCGTACAATCAGAAACAGTTACGAGTATCGATTATTAGCATCGCCGGTAATATGACCGATCACGCTGCTCAGATAACAATCAATACAGCTATTCAAGCGCAGGGTCCGTTGACTTATGTTGAGGTCAATAACTCACCACCTACAACAGCTGAGATGGCTTACATAGGTTTTGTTCCGGATAATTATGGTGCGTACAGCAATGGAAGTACCGATGCGATTGATCTTGCTAATGGACAAATTCCTAGTGGAATGCGAGACCACGCTAATAATGATTTCGAACATCCAAATAGCTTCGGTGATAAATTTATCGCTCTTCGTATCTATAACCAAATTCGTACACTTGGCTGGGCAACTACCGACAGTGGGCAGTCGTTGCCCGCTCTCTTTTAACTAGGATTGAAACAATGACTGCTATCATTACCGGCCTTAGAATCAAGATTCCCTCCACTGTTGATCCTGATTCAACTCTTCCGTGGCGGGATGATTACGATCTTATATTACCACAACAAGGTGGTATTGCTTTAGTCGAATTGAACCATTGGGCAAATCCACTTAGTGGAATTCCATCTGGATCAAATTCAATTCCAAATATTGCGTGGAATCAAGCGAAATCTCTCGTAGGTAGTGGAGATATCAATTCGCTTGCATTATCTCCTTCTAGTATGAATACTTCTACGGTTAATAGCGGTGCTAATACTAGGAAATTTTTCGAGCGCTCAACACTCGGTGGTTTACATGGTATTATCTCACAAGTATATGACACAGTAGATAATGGTGGTGCAAGTATTGTATTACCGAGTGGTATTATTAGCTACGTCTTAGCCAATCCCGATCATGCTTATTATTTCTCAGCTTGGCGTAATATCACGCGACCAGCTACTGTTAGTGGTGGCGGTGTTGATATGATTATCGGTGCGTCAACTGCTAATTTCTTGACGTATCGTCAACCTTATACGACTACGGGTGGCGCACAAGCGGGTAACACAACTATCAATCCTCCATCGTCTATTTATACAGGTCCTACTTTTTCAGCCTGGTCACCTACAGTTCATACTGGTACAACTTCAAGTTGGTTTAATATCCTTGCCGCATGGGGATTAGTTTCACCTTTTAATGATCATAACGTATATGGAAACCATACATCGTCCAATATTGTTTATCGTTTATATATGGAAGATAGAACGGTATCTGGACGTAGTTACTCAACTATTGAAACTCTTGATGCAAAACTCTTTACAGCAGCCTGTTTAACAGTTGGTGGTCGTTATTATGGTGATACATATACTTTACCATCAACGATTCCATAAATCATGTTAATCAAAGATTTATCTTTTCATGTAGACGGGTCATGAACTCTAATGTTGAAACTAAGACATTTTGGGTTGAAAAACTACCCATAGTTGATTGGGTTTATTCTGCATTAAGTAAAGGACCGTGTCCGATATATGGCGATTACCATGAAGCAGAATCAGAACCCATAGAACGAGTGGAAGGTGAAGAACCGTATGGATGGCCACATGCACCGAAGAACTGTGCATGTGGTTACCTTTTCACTTCTGATGACTATAGTGGTAGAGGCTCACCAAGATATAAACGATCCGATACTGGTGAAGTCATCTTTGGTAAGTTACCATTTGGTGCATTGTTAATTGCGAGTCGACAACTAGACAATCATCAGTCTTATCCACGTCGATATGGCATAGATGGTTTAGCAATTGCTGTTGTCATGTATGACGGCGGTTGGTGGTATCCTGAAAGTCGTGCAAGTAATTGTACGATGAATAATGATGATACACACCGCTGTTGGGTACGACATGGAACGTTTGGCGAAATGCTACACGTTGATAAAAACGGCCACACCTGTCAAGCTGGAGCTGGTTCAATTGTCTGGCGCGATTGGCATGGATACTTGCATAATGGGGAACTTACATTAAAATCAAAAGAGAGACTAAATGCTCATCAGAAAAACACTTAGTCAGTCCATTGACAATTTTCGAATACCAATTTCTGAAGATACCGCTTGTGTTGGTTTAAATATAAACGGTACTTATAACGCTAATGTTGTCATTGAAGGTTTTGTTGCTCAATCTGGTCAGGGGTATACACTTAACCTTTATGATGAGAATGGGAATATTGTTGATTTAACCACTGGTATCAATACTGATGTTTTACTTGATGTTGCTGGATATCAATTTATTTCAGTGAGTTCACATTCTTGGATCAGTGGTGACATTAATTTAACTGCTGTCACTTCTAACGTTCCTCGATCAGGTTCAGCACAATCTTCCGGTGGTGGCGGAGGTGATGTTACGAGTGTCTTTTCAAGAACAGGTGCTGTTGTTGCCCAATCTGGCGATTACACATTTGTGCAGATCGGTTCTAAACCTACGACATTGTCAGGATATGGTGTTACTGATCCTGTTGTTCTTACGAGTGGATCTTATTCAGATCCTTCTTGGATCACTTCTCTGGCTGGTTCTAAAATCTCCGGTAATATTACTGGTAATGCCGTTTCTATTACTGGATCAATTAGTCAAAGTCAAGTAACAGGTTTAACAACTGTTTTATCAGCTAAAGCGCCACTTAACAGTCCTACATTCACAGGTATACCTACTGGTCCTACTGCAACAGTTGCTGATAGCTCTACACAGCTTGCAACGACAGAATTCGTTATGGTTGCAATTGGGAATATTGCCGCTCCTGTTGTATCAGTTTTTGGACGAATTGGAATAGTTATTCAGCAGATTGGTGACTACACGTTCGCTCAGATCGGTTCTAAACCCACGACATTATCCGGGTATGGTATTACGGATCCAATCGTATTGACTAGTGGGTCGTATAGTGATCCTTCTTGGATAACAGGACTTGCTGGTTCTAAGATCTCAGGTAACATTACTGGTAATTCTGCTTCTATTACCGGGTCTATTTCAGAATCTCAAGTTACTAGTTTGACGAGTGATCTTGCTGCTAAGGCGCCACTTAACAGTCCGACATTTACAGGTACACCTGCTGCGCCAACAGCTTCAGGTGGGACTAATACAACACAACTGGCAACAACGGCATTCGTAACTTCAGCTATAACAGCTGCTGCTGGTGTTGCATCGTTTAATACTCGAGTTGGAGCAGTGACTGCTCAAATAGGCGATTACACATTCGCTCAGATTGGGTCAACTCCTACATCATTGAGTGGATATGGTATTGCGGATCCTGTTGTTCTTACATCAGGTTCTTATAATGATCCTTCTTGGATAACCGCTTTGGCTGGTTCCAAAATAAATGGTAATATTACTGGTAATGCTGTCTCTATTACTGGATCAATTAGTGAGTCCCAAGTTTCTGGATTGACTACAGATTTAGCAGCTAAAGCAACCGATAGTTCTGTTGTTCATTTAGCAGGAAGCGAAGTAATAACAGGATATAAGGAATTTACTTCTGGTGCTGGATTCAATATTGCATCGGGTAGTAATTTAGGTATTTTATCTATATCAGGCAGTATTGTTACCGATACCGTCTTTTCAATTCAAGGTATCGCATCACAGACAGGTCCTTATTACAGAGTATTTGATTCTAATAGCAATATATTAGAAACTCATCTTCCAATTTCAGGAACTGATCCAAGAGTTAAATTTAACTTATATAACACTCTTGAAACAACTCTGACGAATTATGAAAGAGGATCTATTTTCTGGGATAACACTAATAATTTATATAGAATCGAAACCCAAAACGGCGGTACTGGAACTCTTCGATCTCTGATGATACAAGGTAGTGGTGGAAGAACGTTGGTTGGAGGAACAACCGATGATCTAGCAACCACACTTCAAATTAATGGATCTGCATTATTAACAGGTCAATTAAATTATCAGACTACATCGATCGATCCAGCAAACACGTTAGGCCAGATTCCTGGTGGAGTATTCCCTACAGGAATTACTTACGGTAATGTACTTCGTTATATGGGATCTCTTGATTCCGGAGGTGCATCTAACGTTACCGGAAAGGTAGATGAACTCAATGTAACAGGTGCTATACAAACAGCTTCTTCTATTGCAGCAAGTCGTATTCAATTAGTAGCATCACACACTGTTGCGGCTACTATGAATATTGTTTGTTCATACATCATACCAAGAGTTTCTAATGCAGGACATGTGGCAGGTACAGGTGTTACAGTTTTACCACAATCGTCAGCTACATCAACTGGTAATTTTGGAGCTTGGACATATTTCTCCTGTTCTGTACCCAGTCTTTCTGGTACAGGAGACTTTACCAGTTCAATATTAGGATTCAATGTTCCTAACATAGGTAGAGCGACTGCAACTTCATTAACAGGGTTTAGTGTTTCAGATCAAACAAAAGGATCTGGAAACGCTACCGCTTTTCAAGGATTAATAGCATCAGCTACTGGTAAGTATAACCTAAGAATGACTGGCACAGCCATGAATGTCATTAATGGTAATACTCAGATCGGTGGTACTGTAGATCCTACAACTGTTTTGACAGTTACAGGAACATTTACATCGGCTGGTGGTGCTATTAATCTTAATCCATCTTCTAACTTTGCTGTCAATATTAGTACTGGAAGTACTACTTCTGCAGTAACGATAGGAAATTCAGCTAACACATTAGCATTGTTGGCTCCTACTACAGTTACCGGAGCATTTACTTCTGCTGGTGGCGCTGTATTAATTAATTCATCTTCCAATTTTACTGTTGGCATTGGTACAGGTACAACATCATCCGCAGTTACAATTGGTAATACAGCAAATACGATTTCACTGGCTGGACCTATAACAGTATTTGCTGGTACGACAACTTTATCTCCTTTGAAGTTTACTTCTGGGGTGCTTAATACATCAGCAGTAGCGGGTGTGGTTGAATTCGTAACCGATACTTTATCATTTACGATTACAACAGGTACTGCTAGAAAGACGATTGCTCTGACTGATATTGCTTTAACATCAGGACGAGTTGCTCTTTCAACAACAGGTGGACGTTTAACCGATAACTCCGGTTTAACATTCGCATCAGGAACTGGTTTGGGTATCGGTGGAACTGGAGCAGCCCGTTTACATACCCTAGGAGCTATTAGTGCTGCTGCATGGAATACGAACGGTATCAACATACGTACTGATGCAGCCACATATACTGACAGCTCAACAGCCACGTCTGGTACTGTCACGAACGCTGCTATCAATGCAATTGGTATTCCGACTATTGCATCCACTAATACATCCGTTACCTACTCAAATGCTGGCACTCTTTATATTGCTGGAGCACCGGTTAATGGTACAAACGTAACTATTACCAATGCAAGAGCATTATGGGTTGAAGGGGCATCTTTCTTCCATGGTAGTGCATCTGTCTCTGGTGGTGGTGTATTCGTCGGAGGAGGCGTTACACGAACAGCTTGGGGTACGGCAGCGACTTCTTTTTCCGTCCAAGCACAGACGCTTACAGACAGTTCTACAGCAGTTAGTGGTACAGCTGTTATCGAAACAATGGCGTCGTTCTTATTACAGACGCTGGCTTCAACTAACGCTACCGTTACAACAACAGACGCTATCAATGTTTATATAGCGGGTGCTGTTGTAAAGGGTACGAATAATACTGCAACAAACACACACGCACTTTATATTGATGCGGGTAACGTTGGTGCACAAGGAACTGCTTATAGCTTAACTGTTAAAGCACCAGCAGGTGCTACGACTAATATTGCTGCACAGTTCTTAGGTATTACTAACATCAATGTTAGTAACAATACTGCTACCAATATTAATACAGGTACTTCAAGTGGTGCTGTCATCATCGGTAATTCAAGTGCTACTTTAGCGCTTAATGCACCGACCACCTTAGGTGCTCAGATCACTGTTAGCGATGCCATAAATTTTGCAGTTGGTACGAGTACTGGTACTGTTATTGGTACTGCAACAACTCAGAAACTTGGGTTCTATGGAGTAACTGCAATAGCACAAAGATCCGGAGCAGCTCAAGCAGCAGTGGCTACAACTGCTTCAACTGTAACAGCACCATTCGGTTATACCACACAAGTTCAAGCTGATGGGATTGTAACATTGGTTAATGAGTTAAGAAACTGGGCTGTTGCTCAAGGCTTTATAAAGGGTAGTGCGTAAACTTAAACATACGGTAACATTATCATTAATAAATGTAGTGTTACCGTATTTAATGCGGATGGAGCTAACATCAAAATAGGCTCTATTTCGATCTGTATAAAACAAATGACTTATGTGGAGTAAAATATTTTACTCCACAAGTCTTCTACTTTTTGATTAAGGAGTGATGTAGATGGCTGACATTGATTATGATCAACAGTTGATGAATTTTGACGGCAAACCTTTTGCCGAAGTTGTTGCAACTGATCCAGCAACAAATAACGGAAAGGAATTCAAGCACATCCCCTTCACACTTCGTAAGGTGTTGTTGATGGCGCTGAATTCTGAACCAACGAAAGAACGCGATACCATGGGTCAGAAGATGGCCAAGTATAACCTCATTCGCAAAATCTCCAAGCGTAAGAAGCCTGGTCTATTGATTGACGATCTCAAGTTGGTCAAGGATATCGTGGGTGAAATGATTCTCAATCCTTTTCTGGTAGGTATCGTTACCGATATCTTGGAAGGTAAGACAGAATATTCCGATGAAGATTTCGATATCGTGTTGGAATCACAGGTGGCTCCAGTACAAGAAAGCACCGCAGAATCAGCAGCGTAATGAGTGAACAAACCGCTGAAGTAACTGATGAAGTTGTCAAAACTGAAAATTCGCTTAAACCTCGAACTAAGTTTTGTTATGTCGGTGCTCCAGCCAAATTCATATTGGAACAAGCTTGTCAGAATCTGCATGATGCATTTGGTGAATACGGTATTTATTTAGTTGGGTCTGTATTAGAACGACCTGATTGGAGAGATGTCGATTTAAGATACATTATGTCAGATGAAGGGTTTGCGAAATTGTTTCCTGATTCTGGTCCAAATGGTCAATGGGAACATGATCCTCGATGGCTTCTTCTGACTGTTCTTATTTCAGAACATTTAACCAAGATCAGTGGACTTCCTATCGATTTCCAATTTCAACCTCAGATACATGCTAATAATCGTCATAAAGGTAAACGTCGTGACGCCATGGGTTTGCGTTTTATGAAACCAGATCGATCAGAATAATCATCAAAAAACAATCCTATATACACGAGCCTAAAAAGCTCGTGTATATCTTTTTTTTTAATTGATGTAGTATTCATGTGAACAAAGGGTATTACATAAGGCGAAAAAACATGAGCAGTCCAGACGTTGATCCAATCCAGAAGTTTAATGAAAAGTTTCGTAAGAAACAAACTTCTCATTCTCAACCAAAACCAAAAATACTTGTGGAAGAACGTCCTGCTCCTTTTAAGCCAAAGTTTATTGACCCTAACATATATACTGATCATCATCGAACACTTGAACATCATGTTTTGGATTGTATCAAAGATTTTGATGGTGAGATGTCACTAACAGCTCTCGAATTTGGTTTGATGAAAAAAGCTCCAACATATCTTAAGAACGAACTTACTACTGTTCTGAGATATCTTGATAATCAAAAGATCATTGAGCGCAGAATCGATGGTTCTAATCAATTATTGAAATATATCAAGAAAAAAGAACGAGTACCAGAACCTGTTATTAAGGATGATAAGGTTAATATACAAACGGAAGATGTCAAACCGATTGCTAAATTATCATCTAAACCCAAAAATGAATCTCAGAATCCAGATACTCCTGACGTCAGTCTTACTGACAGTTCTAGTCTTATATCTTCAACTCAACCCATTAAGGATCCACTTCCCTTAGTATCTAAGGAAGAGCTGGATATGCTTTTATGTAAAAGAATCAAAAACAATAAAAGAGATTGGAAAACAGTTACGGATGATGAGATCGTTGATTACATTAGTAATCACACTGTTAATACTGTTGATTATGCAGCTCATATCGGTGCGTCGTATCAGACGGTCTATGTCCGTTTGAACAAACTTGCAGCTGCTGGTAGAATTTGTCGGAGTAGTCGGACAAGTCCTTGGGCTAAACGTTTTGTAATGCCTAATCCTCCAGTTCTTGAAGAGAAGGAACAAATTCCTGCAGTAGAAGTTCTTGAGGAATATGAACAGAATTTTTATGCAATAATGAATGATGATGGAACAGCTATCCTAACAGGATTGAAACATCATAAGAAAATTCGGTTAACTGCCGAAGAGCTTGTTAAGATTTATGAAGAATTAACGATGACACCTATAGAACGTGCTCGAAAAATAATGATTGCGCAACAATATAGCTTGGTTCAAAATCATACTTAAAAATCAAGAATAACATATTCATTAGAGACTACTATCAGGATATCCTGATAGTAGTCTCTTTGAAAATATTTCAATCACATATACTCTAATTGAATTCTGTTGGTTATTCCAACTTATTGAGGATGATTACCGTGTCAAAAACTTTCACTATTTATTTTGCAAATGGTAAGTCAAAAAATATCGTTGGAGAAACAGCAGCTGAAGCTTTCATTAACGCCGGTTATGAAGGAAAGTTACTTGAAGTTTCTTTTCATACTGATTATTATCCTAGAACAGGCAAATCCCATAAATGGGATCCTGTTAATGAACAATGGATCAAACGATCCAACACCTTTTAACATTTATTAAAGGAATATTTAAAATGTCTGGTAAAATCAAGCGGTACATGATCTATCTGAAAAACGGTAGTTCTATTCAGGTGGAAGGAACAACTCTCGACAATGCTTGTAAGAAAGCTGGTTTTAGCACCGATACAGTTAAAAGTATCGTTCACGATCATGAGTTCCATAATCTGATCGGCAATCGTTTCATCTGGTCACACAAGACAAATACGTGGGTATTGAAAACATCTTTGATATCGGTTAAGATGTTCCGGTTTCACTGGGTTGATGGAACAACCGCTGTGAGTTCAGCTGAAGATATCATTCCGGCTTATGTCGATGCTGGATATAGTCTCGACAAAATGTCAGAGTTGTTCGATTTCTACGAATGTAAAAACGAGAAAGAGATTCGTTGGATTTGGAACACTCAAACCAATCATTGGACAGCTATAACATACCATCGTCCACCATTTGTCAGTGTTGCTATAGCTTAGATAATCTATTAGGAGGTTATCATGTCTTTTCAAAATGATAAGAGTTTTATCATTTACTGGCTCGATGGTCATACGAGTGTTGTTAAAGGTATCGATGAAGTTGATGCATTCAGGAAAGCTGGCATCCAACGAGGTGCTGTGGCGGCGATCGATTTCTTCGCAACATACATCGAGTCTGTCGGTCAAACTCATGAATGGAACACCAACACCAAACAGTGGGTACGAACAACTCCAATCATCGACGTAAGAGCTTGAACATCAATCGGGAATAGATCTCTATGTTGACTCAAGAAAACAAAAACAAGTTTGTTCAACTTAGCAGCGCTTTAAAGGTACAGGGTCGATATTTTATCATCGATCAATCCACTACGACACAGATCGTTTTACTTCTTTATCGGAAAGGTGAACAAACCAACGTTTGCGTTTTCAAACGAAACAAAATGGGTCGTTTCCTTACCGATGTTAAGAAAGCAGTTGGACTAACAACGGAAGAGTTCAATCGTTATAAAATCGATACATCGAAAGTGTTGGAAGTTAAATTTAAACCAGTTAAAGAAACAGACTATTGGTGGAATCATGATTAAACCAAAACACTAGGAATTTCCTCCTAGTGTTTTTTTTTCTTCATCTATTGAGAAACTTGATGAGGAATTCAATATGGGTATGATTTTGAGTCCTATTCTGTATCAAAGTACTAAAGAACGTATTGGTTTTTATTGTCCTGGCTGCGAAGATATGCATATTCTTCGAATTCGAACAGATTCTAATGTTCGTCCATCTTGGGAATATAATGGAAATCATCATTATCCAACTTTTAACCCATCTGTTGATGTCAAAACAGGGCATTACGTTTCTGGTGAACTTCAACCACCACATTGTGAAGAATGTAACGAAGCAGCAATTGAACGAAGACCAACGCTCTGCACTCATTGTCACTCTTATGTAAGAAATGGAACTATCGAATTCCTATCTGATTGTACCCATAAACTGGTAGGACAAACAGTTAAGATTCCATTACTTCCATTTTATCTTAAAGATGAACGAGAGTAATTCCTAAACATTTTCAGTCATAAATACTCTATTTGATGCTCCAGTCAATAAAATTGAAAGAGGTTAGTAAAATGAGTGAAGTTTTGAAACATAATTTATTTGCTGATTGGTGGAATCAAATCAATGAGCTCGAGAAACAACCTGGTATTAGTCAAGCTTGTGCGAACGACGTCGTTTATCTTCGCACACGTATGCGACATACACCTGAATTGGAGGCTGAATTAATCCGTCTTCATAAAGCAGGAACACCTCCGAATGTCATGGAGTTCGGAACGGGTATTGTTAATCTCGTAAAAACAATTAAAATTACAGATATCAAGGTTCCTTGATATCTGTATGTATTTCATTTCAATTTACTTATCCTCTGAATTCATCCTGGAGATAGCATGAGTTATAACCTTAATGTAATGGAATCCAATTCACCGGAAACATTTGATTATCTTTTATATCCAGAACAGCATCCGAATACTTTTAACTATATCCAGAATCAATTCCAGAATATTGGAAGTACGATTATGGAATCTGGTCGTAAATTTGTTGAAGATTCCAAGAAACTGGTTGAACAGTTTTATGATAGCTCTGTAGAACGTGCTGCTAGAGCAGCAGTTCGAATGGCGAAGAATATCGTCAATCCTAACGCTATTAATCGTTACGACTCACTTGAAGAACTTCAATCAGCTCCACCATTGATGCAGCGGTATATTATGGCTGAACCTTATATCAGAGATAAGTATCATCATCAACTTTGTTCTGGTTTTGCAGGCAATTATATCGATATGGATCCTTCGTTTCTTCGTCACGAACATTATGATTTTAGACGAGTGGAAAATGGAGTAATTCGCTTCGAAGGTGATAATGAACAATGGATTTCTACTACCTATTTCGAAGATCTCCGTGAAGGAGATAAAGAATTGACTTGGGACCAGAAGATTGATATTCGTCACAATCAACGTATTGCTAAAATGTTTGCATTAGCTGGAGAAGATCCAACATCTCCGTGGGGTGAAAAAATAGGATAACTAATATATCACTAATATTTTATGAGGTGATATATTAGTTACAACTTTTTTGAATAGATTGTAAAAAAATCTCATAACGAACTATATCGTGCTTGAGAGGATGGGGGATGCGGAGATTTGTATTTAACCGTTTAACCCAAACAAAGTGAGGTATCGTCATGACAAGCGCAATCTTTAAGGAAGTTTTACTTGATAGGATGTCAGAATGTGGAGAAACGCTTTCTGACATTGAAGTCTGCACCCTGTCTGAAGAAGAGTTTGAACGTTCTCTTGATGAGGAACTTCAGGATGTTCATGATTTCACGATATGGACGTGTGATCACATTTACATTCCACAACTTTCTGTCGATTTAAGTGTTACAATCGACAGAATTCCCAGGAATCCAGATTGACATTTGTTCAAAACTATAACAATAAATCTCTAGAGTAGGTCAAACCTACTCTAGAGATATGTTTTTACTTTTTTATAAGGAAAATAAGATGGAACATTTTGTTAATGATTTATCGTATTACTTCGTTCGTGATTTAACTCTAACGTTAGGTCTAGAAGGGTTAAGTCTTATTTTGGGTCTAGCAGTAATTGTCATTTTTACTGCATTAATTATGACCACTTTCTTTTTCATTAAGATGAAAAAGAAAGGAAAATCGATCTCATATAAACAGATGCGTTGTATCTCTTGTTTAGGAGAAGATATCACAATCAATTCTTTATCAAAATGGAATGTTGAAAAACAACATTGGGAACATTATGATTTTAAGGATTATACTGGTTTTTGTTATGATTGTAAACGATCAACAAGCATTGTTTATAACACAAAATATGATCCAGCAATAGCAGATTGGGATGCTGTTATAAGATCTAAGGCTAAATCATGACACTAGATGAAGCCAAGATCTTCTTATCCAATTGTATTCGAACCGAATATCCCGATCATACTCACGGTGATTGTGAGATATTCTGGACTAATCCTATTACGAACGATGAAGTCGCAATAGGATATCGCGGCCGTATCGATATCAACGTATCGATTGGAGCATATCAGTGGTCAGGTGAAAAAGCTTTGGAATTGATTTCTTTAGGTCTTGAAACTGAGATCGGAGAAAATGATTCCACAGATCCTGATTTATATCAGGATGAAGTACCTCAAGATGGTTTAACCTTTGACGAAGTATTACGCGAAATCACTCAATAGGGGGTTTTACAATGCAACATGAAGGCTGGCAGTCTGAAGGAATGCAAGCAGTTGTTTTGCGTGGTCTCAAAGAAATAGTGGAATGTACAGTGGGTGATCGAAAACCCACTCGTGAAGCTATGATGTTAACTCCTTTCAACATCATGGTTACGCGGACACGGACTGATCTTACCCGACGAGAATTTGAAAATTACTACGGGTTTGCATCTGGCTCGATGCAGCGGTGGGAAACGGGGCAGAAGACTCCGGATGATATCGAGTGTCTTGTATTGACGTTGATCAACAAGCATCCTGAGTTGATCAATAGCGTGATTGACGGTCTTTCCGACCGAGTAATCATGTAGGTAAAAAAAAAAGAAATTCATAGAGAAGAGACTTTTGTCTCTTCTCTTTTTTTGTTTTTAAATTATTTCAATCATACATACTCTATTTGAGAACGAGAGTTCTCATAATCATGGGAAAAGATTCATCCATTAGGTACAAGTGTATCACAATAGAAATATTCTCACGATTCATTAGTGTAATTTGAAGAAGAAAGAACACCATAGCAACCAAATGTGTTACCATTAGTGAGTCAACCAGAAGAACGCAGCGAATATCATTGACTATCAGTAACCCATAAATATTCAAGTGTATCAATAACCATAATTCTACCATAGAGGTTTAGTGTATCACAGACTCCGATAAACCTACCCTTTCAAAGTGCATCAAAAGACGACAGTCACCCAGTGAACTGACAATGTATCATCGAAAACGAGTTATCCAAGTAGCGTTAGTGCGTCATCGACAAAAAGTCATCCAAAATAACCTAATGTGACATAAGTGTGTAGACAACCATTGAATACAATCGCATCAAAGAGATCAAGAAAATCATCGAAGTAAAATGTACCAAATGTTGGAATTCAACCATCGATACGAAGTGTATCAATTAAAACCATTCACCCAAATTAGCTTAGTGTGTTAAATGCTGGAGAAACCCAATATCATCTATCGTGTTATCGGTGTGAATAAACCCAGCGAAAATTAATGTGTTAATGTCAAATAGAAATCCATAATGAGGAAACGAATCACCCCCCCCCCCAAAAAAAGATCTCCATAAGTATCTAGTGAACCACTGTCTGAAAGTCAACCAAAGAACGATAGTGTGTCATCACTCAAGATGAACCCATATTGCGTAAATGTATCATTCCATTAAAGAAACCCATCTCCATAAAGTATGTCAGAGAAGTTAAGACATTCATAGTGGTTAAACGTATCTAGAGGAAGAAGATAACCACATATCGGCTAGTGAATTAGTGATCTAAAGTGACCCAAAGATCAAAAGTGTGTCAAATCAATAAAGTATCCCAAAGAACGTTAGCGCACCATACGCGGTAATAAACCCAATGTTAAGTAGTGAAACAATATAAGGAAAAAATCCAGATGTTATTATTGTATCAACTACAATTAGTCAACCATGGGGTTCAAGTGTGTCGTAGACAAATAGTCAACCATAACCGTAAAACGTATCAGGAATTAAAAGTCGCCCACTAGTGGAAAGTGTATCAAAGATGAAAAGATAACCATGCTTGATATGTGAATAAAAATCTACATGACATCCAGTAGTGACAAGTGTAACTTGAAGAAGAAGTCAACCAAAACGATCAATTGAGTCAAGTTTCCTCAGAACCCCAAGGGCAAAGATCGTACCTTTTACATATAGTAATCCATAAATGCTAAGTGCATCATCAGTCGGTAGACATCCAGTCAACAAAAGTGTGTCAATGTACGGAAGTAACCCAATTTGAACTAGCGGATCATTGATCTGTATTCATCCAAAGATCAAGAGTGAACATTAGAAGAGAAAAGAAACCCTTCAAAGATTAATTGTGTCATTGGGTTGTAGACATCCACTAAGATAAAACGTGTTAAAGAATCAGAGTCAACCTTAGTATTTGAATGTGTCATGGAATTCGAGTTATCCATCAAAATCAGCGAATGTATCATTATATCAAAGTAATCCAATATAAGCGAGTGTGTTATTGTCGCCAGAGTCATCCACAAGTACAGAACGTGTCATAGTAATTTATTCACTCAGTGTCAACGAACGTGTCTGTGGAAATAATAAACCCAATAGCGCGAGCGTGTGTTAACCATCAGTAGACATCCATATCAGATAAACGCATCAACGGGAAGTATCCATCCACGAGATTCTAGTGTTTCACTATCTTCTGCAATTCATCCAGCAAGTTAAAGTGTTCCAACGATCCATAGTTATCCATTGGAAAAAAGTGAGTCATACGCCGTAAGTAAATCCAAACGACGTTAACGTATCAAAAGGACGTATTCACCCATTTTCGATTAGTGTATCAACCCTAATTAGTCACCCATTGAGAAAAAGTGTGTCAACTGATCGTGAGTAAACCTTAAAGATACAGCGCTCCATTCTGAAACAATTTCAGTCACATATACTTTATGTGAGAGTTCAGTGCAATCACCTTCTCATAGCTACCCAATGTAAGCAAGTGTGTCAATGAAAAGTAGTAATCCGCACTATGAAAGCGTGTCAGGTCATTGAAATGTGTTCACACAACGACACTAAGCGTATTTCTATTGGCTAGTAACCCAGAAGGATTTAGTGCATCATAATTAGATATTCACCCATGACGTACAAGTGTGTCAAATAAACTGATTTCCCCAAAGGACATCAACGTTTCAATCACGTGAAAAAAGACATCCATCTGCTCGTAGTGTGTCAACGCGTATAAGCAAACCAATAGAAAGTAGCGCATCAACCGAATTCAGAGTTGTCAACGTTTCATCCAGCTGTTAAGCCAATCTTCTCATCCTTAATAAAAAGGTGAGATCAATCTAAGGAGTATCATTGTGAGTAACCCCACATCAAACACCGCATATCAAAGATCCCAGATTCGGACGATGGTTCGTTCGGTTTACGATCTTCAGCAGCTGCGTATCATGATCGGTAACCGCACCGCTGGCAATTTCAGAACCAAACTTGGAATGTCGACCGACGGCATGTCTGAGAAGGAACTCGGAGCTCAGGAAAAGGGTATCCTGAAGCGTCTGCGTGATTCCTACAATCGTATAACTGACGGCATCATCGAGATCACCGGCGGCAAGATGGTCACACGTCTGCAGATGGAACGCAATTTCCAACCCGACGATTTGATCACCAACATGGCCGAATTGTTCCTGATCGAGAACTACGTCAAGATTCTGGACGTCGAAGAGCAGCACTTCGCTGACATCGGCATCATGCTCAAAACGGTTCCTGTCTACAAGAACTTTCTTCAAGGCGTAGCAGGTATCGGCCCGGCAGCGGCTGGTGTTCTCATCTCCGAGATCGACATCCACAAGGCCGAGTACCCGTCCAGTCTTTGGGCGTACGGTGGTTTGGATGTCGTCCAGGTGGTGGAATACGAAGTCGGTAACAAGACCATCAGGCTTTCGTTCGAACAGGCGATGAACGCTCCGGAGTTGGAAAACATGGACGGCGTGTTCTTTCACAAGGGTGTGGTGTGCAATGTGGTGGGCGTTGCACGTGACATGAAGTCCTACTCGTTGGTGAAGCGTGACTACATCGACAAGAACGACAACCCAGCTGTTCGTGATTCCATTACCTATTCTCCGTTCCTCAAAACCAAGCTGTTGGGTGTCATCGGACCGGCATTCCTCAAGGTGACCTCTTTCAAGGTCAACGGCAAAGCAATGGGTATGGCAAAACGTCTCGAGCTGGCTGTTGAGCATGGACTCGACAAGAAGACCATCGGCGAAGAAGATCCCAACTCTGTCATCAATGATTTCCTGATGGGACAGGGCTTCACAGTTGAGCGTGAAGGTTCTCCGTACGGGATGGCCTACTACAACTACAAGGAACGGCTTGGAAACAATCCTAAGCATGCTGGAAAGTCTCCTCTGCAGAAGCATCGCATGGCTCTTCGGTTCTGTGTCAAACGGTTCTTGGTGGATTTTTATACCGCGTATCGTACGGCTGAAGGTCTTCCGGTGGCGTCTGAATATTCGGAGGGAGTACTTCTGAAAAAGCATCGGGTAGCAAAAGAAGGGAACTGGCAGCGTCGGTAACAAAGTTAGTGAAGAGCACGGAACTCCGTGCTCTTCACTTTATTTTTTCTTTTAAGGAATCAACATGAAAAATATTTTTTTGGATAGCTTTGCTGTTTTTGCTATCCTGTTTCCTTATTCTGTAACATTTGCTCAAGACAATTGTGATGAACACTATGTCTTATTTAGTACCGATAACAATGGTCAGGTTAAGATAATCAAAGATATCTCGAAGACTCAGTGTGAATATCTCAGATTAAAGCTAGTAGAAGGTGGTAAAGATAAGAATGTTCGGTGTATCAGATAGTCCAGAAGGAATATCCAGATGAATCACGATGTCTTGAAACACACTGCTGATCTCGTCAGAATGTTGGAAAAAGAGGTTGAAAACACGCGTAGTAACAATTCTGAGTTATTAACGATTACATCAACTTACGTTCCTTCTCATCATCGTTTTATTCAACAACCTTTAAATAAGTCAACTTTTCCAGCCGGATTTACACCATTACCGTTTCCTAACTATGGAAATGCTTTCAGTCAGAATGCTCAAATTGATGCTTATTTGAAGCTCTTACAAAGTCTGATGCAAGCACGCCAACTGTTGGAAACGGTATCATCTGCTTATGCTGACAGTTTGGTCGCAGGTTGTATCAAACAAATTAATCGAGAAATACCTCAATCTGTTTTACCGAATGATAATTAGTCTCATTCGTTATATTTTTTTTACCTTATTATATATAAAAATATAATATAAATGAGGTTTTCTTAAGCTGTTTGTAATTAATGTTTAGGTTCACTGATAACATGCAAGAAGTTTAAGTTTACATGATAAAGAAAAAATAAACTCTTGTAAGAAATGTTATATAACAGATCGATTGGCACACTCTAAACTGACAACTCTCACATGTAAAGGAAACCATTAATGTTACCTGAGTTGTACCTTTTTCCAATGAATAAAATAGAGATTAACCGTGATTGAGACTATCATTAAAAGAAACGGAAGAGAAGAACCATACCAGGCTAAAAAAATTAACGGCTGGGGGATATGGGCTGCTGAAGTTCTAGGTGACCATGTTGATTGGGCTTCTGGTGTTATGGCAGCTGTTAGATCATTACCAGTAAAGACAACCAGTAATGATCTTCAAGATGCTTTGATTCGTCATTTTCTTAATCAAGGAACCTGGGCAAACAACCGTATGGCGGGTCGTCTTTATGGAGCCAGTTTGCACAAAATCTTTTATGGGGATGAGATCCCAACTATTAAAGAATTACATCAAAAGCTGATTGATATCGGTTATATGGTTCCGCTTTCATATACCGATGAAGAATATGTGCATTTGAATACCGTGATTCAACATACACGTGATTTCGATTATGCACATACTCAGTTAGAACAAATTCGTAACAAGTATGCACTTCGTAACCATCTGACGAAAGAAGAATACGAAACTGCCCAGTTTGTGTTCATGCGAATGGCGATGGCATTAGGGAATGATCAACCTAAGGAACGTCGAATCAAAGATGTAGAAATTTGGTACAAATACTTTTCCAAAAATGTGATCAACTGTCCAACTCCGAATTATACTAATCTTGCTACGAAGCTGAATGGTTATGCCAGTTGTTGTTTGATCAACATCAATGATAATGCTCGCTCTCTAGGCGTTGGTGATCATATTGCGTACATGATGACTGTCATGTCAGCAGGTATCGGCACTAATCTTCAAACACGTTCTGTCGGTGATCCAGTTCGTGGTGGTTTGTTTGCTCATCGTGGTAAGATACCATACTACCGAGCATTGTACGGTGCTGTTCAAGCTAATATCAAGAATGGTCGTAATGGAGCCTGTAACGTTTTCTTTTCTGCTTTTGATCCAGAGAACAGAGATATTCTGCGACTCAAGAACCCCATGACACCTGCTGATAAGCAGATCCGTGGTCTTGACTATGCGATGCTCACAAATAAGTTCTTAGGTCGTAAAGCTGCTCGTAAGGAAGATGTATTTCTTTTCAATGCATTTACTGCTCCTGATCTAAACGAAGCATTCTACAGCGGAGATCTGGATAAATTCATCGAGATCTATGAGCGGTATGAAAACGATCCGACATTTAAGAAAACTTATATGTCAGCACGTGAGATCCTTCTTCACAGTCGAAATGAAGCGTATGAAACGGGTCGTGCCTATTTCGCTGATATCGGTGAAATCAACCGTCATACTCCTTTTAAGGATCCGATCTATTCTTCCAATTTATGTGTCGAAATCTGTGAACCTACTTGTGCTTATGAGGACATGAAAGATCTGTATTCAGATCAAGGTGTAGGTTATATTTCGTTTACTGTGAAAGGACGTCATATTGCATTAACGCTTAATGCTTCTGATATTGTTCATTTAGTCGATGGAACACGTGATGCAGCTCAAAACCTAAAAGTCGGAAGTAGTTTTTATTGTGACGACACTACAGTCTATACTGTTGATGAAATCGTAAACTTGAAGAAAGAACCTGAGGTTGCATTGTGTTCGTTGGCTGGTGTTGTTCTTCCTAACATTAAAGATGATGAAGAATACGAAGAAGCAATGTATTATTCGTTGTTAATGATTGATAAATGTATTCACATGTCGGATTATCCATTACCACATGTAGGATATACTGCGAAGAATCGACTTAACGCTGGTGTTGGTATCATGAGTCTGGCGCACTACATGGCGAAGAAAGGACTCAAGTATTCAACACTTGAAGGTAAGCAGGAAATGCATCGTGTTGCAGAACGTCACATGTATTTCGCTATCAAGGCATCGTTACGATTGGGTCAAGAACTGGGTAACGCACCTTGGATCCATCGTACCAAGTGGACAGAAGGATGGACTCCTCTGGATACTTATAACAAAAATGTGGATAAGATCATCGGTGGTGTTGAAAACCAATATGATTGGGATCAACTCAAGACTGACATTATTGCGAACGGTGGTATTCGAAACTCAGCATTAGTCGCTTATATGCCTGGTGAGAGTTCATCGAAAGCCTCTGGTGGATTTAATTCCATCTATCCTGCTCGTGATCTTTCATTGATGAAAACCGATGGTCATGCAAAAGTCTATTGGACTGCTCCAGATAGCGATACGCTTGCTGACCAATATGAACTGGCTTGGGATGTTCCAATTAAAGACCAGATCGAGATGTATGGTATCTTCCAGAAATGGACGGATATGTCAATCTCAGCAGATTTCTTCCAACGTCTATTAGGAGACAGTAAAGTTTCTAGTGACGAAATGCTTCAACATGTATTCATGATGTATAGCGTAGGTATGAAGACTCAATACTACACCAACGCAAAAACTTCAAAAGAAGTGAATTTGGATCAACCTGAACAAGAGGAAGTATTCCAAATTCTTGGACCAGAACAACCTGAACAAGTGTACGAGGAACTTGAGAGTGTTGGTTGTGAAAGCGGCTCATGTTCACTTTAGGATGTATAAGAAATCATGAATGAGAACATCTTTAATGCAAACAAAACAGATTATAATGAAACAGGAAGTATATTCCTAGGTCAACCTCGTGGTTTGTTTGATACGGTTCACAAGAATCATCCAGAGATCTGGAAGATTTATAAAAGTATGAAATCAGACGATTGGGATGAACTCGAATTCGATTTCAAACCCATGAATGTGGAATTCAAAACACGGTCGAAGTCATTGGTCGATCGAATGGTCAAAACAATTGCTTGGCAATGGGAAGCTGATTCTATTGCGGCTAATTCAATTCTGACGACACTAGCACCATTCATTACGTCTACAGAAGCTTTTGCTGCATGGTCAGTGATTACTGCATCAGAAGTTGTTCATGCTGCTACTTATTCTGAGATTGTCAAGAACAGTTTCGATGATAGCGAAACTGCAATGGCTAGTATTTTGAAAGAAAAGAAAGCATTAGAACGACTCTCTGTAGTTGGTGATGTCATGAGTGCAACACATCGTATCTCTCACGAATACTCCTTAGGACTTCGTGAAAACAATCAAGAGACTTACAATGCAGCTTATCTCTTCGTTATTGCTCTCTTGGTTTTAGAACGCATACAGTTTATGCCAAGTTTTGCAGTGACGTTTGCAATTGGTGAAACAAATGCTTTCATGCAAATTGTCGAAGCCGTCAAGAAGATCTGTCATGATGAATACGAGATTCATGTCGAGATGGATAAAGTAGTTCTTAGAAACGAACATTTAACTGAACGTGGAAAGATTGCTCGTATACAAACATTACCTTTCGTTCGCAAAATGATTCGTGGTGCGATCGATCTAGAATGTGCGTGGGTTGACTATATGAGGATGGATGAAGATCCATTATCAGGACTAAACGGTAAAAACCTAAAAGCCTGGGTTATGCATTCTGCTTCAGATGTTTATAATTTCCTTGAGATTAAACCAGATTCTGATCTTATTATTCCGAAAAAGAATCCTCTTGGTTATATGACTAACTATATGGACCTTTCTAAATCTCAAGGAAGTCCTCAAGAACAATTATTAGCAAGTTACAAAGTGAACATTATGACTCGTAATGACAGTGGTGTTATTTACGACATAGACTTCTAATAACATAATCTACACAGACTCCAGGGGTTACCTGGAGTCTGTGTTTTTAAAAAATTTCAGTAACATATACTCTAAGTGAGAATTATCTAATCTCATTTAAAAAGGAAATGTGACGTGACGAAAATACCCGGTCCAGAAGTTTTGCAGAAAATGACTGATTTCACGGAGGTTGCAATAAAAGCAATTACCGCTGATCTCAGCCGCGATAATTTTATCGATTCCGTTCGTGCCCGAGGTACTCGAAATGAAAACCTCGTGTTCACTATCCCAGGTTATGCTACACTCGGTGACAAAGAAGCGATTGTCAAACGTTGCAAAGAATCGAATTGGGCGCGTGTGTTTGTTAGAAACTCAGACGAAGATGGCGAGCGTTGTTCCGGCATGGTCAGTGTAACACTTTACACACATCCAGAATAACCAGTTTAATTCAAACAACATCGATATAGAGAAGAGACCGAAGTCTCTTCTCTATTTTTTTTTTGTTTTTAAATTATTTCAATCATACATACTCTAATTGAAGATTAACAACGTTTTTCTAATTCCATCCTCAGGAGCCTAATATGCAAGCTCATAGAGTTACTGATTATTTACTTGAACGTGTAAGAAAAACTCAACATAATAATGAAGACTTTTTCTTAGCACTCATTGCTTTATTGAAGAAAGCAGAAAAAGTTGAATTCCAGTCCGTCCCATTTGTTGTTGGTGAACCGATTCCTAAACTTGAATTATACGAAAAAGAATGGTTTAGTGAAGGATTGATTCCGACTCCAGGTGAAGTCGTTTGGTATGAAGTTAAGATACCTGATAAGACTCGTAGTGATTCGATTCATTACGGGCTTTTGGTTTATGATACCAGCGAGTTTATTAACGAAAATAAAACTATTCCGGCTGATATTACTGGTATTAAGAAAAGCTGGAAAATGTTTTATTTTATACTCAACGGTGTTGGAAAAGAAAAGATAGGGTTGAGTCCGATCATGATAGAATGGTTTATTACTGACGGAAAATATGGCCAAATCCGCTCAGACATACCTCATTTTGATTTTGCTCTAGCTGAACAACAAACCGGTGATTCGAAAGAAAAACTCATAGAGGAAACAGTCAATCGTCAAGTGATATTTTTCTATTTAACACTAATGATTAATTCTAAATCCACCAGGATTAATCAAATTGTGCCTTCTTCTGTTCTTAATAAGAAATGTATTAAGAACAATAGAACCCCGATGGATGGGTATCGAACGGTTACAATTGTTGATCGTGAATTATTAAAAGGTCAAAATGGAGGAAGTGGTTCACCTAAACGACTTCATAGCTGCCGATCACATCTTCGTCATTTTGAAGCTCAAACTGAGAATTCTAAATGGATGGAAAACAAAGAATGGAAAGGTAAAACAGGCTGGTGGGTTACAGTGATCCCTAGGCATTTTAGAGGTCAACGAGAACTAGGAACGATTGAACACGATTACATCGTTCAATGACAAACATTTACTTTAACAACAGGGTTTAACATGAATGATAACGATTGTGGTTTGAGTTTCAGTTTTGATAAACAGGAGGTACCGTATTATGGTGCTTACTCATCTATTCCTCTTACAATTAGAGGATATTTTAGTATACTAGGTCCTCAGAGTGAGAAGAATGTTCCGGAGTTGGTTGATCAGTTGTTTAAAACCATACCAAGTCTTGATCAGGTTGCATTAAATACTATCGAGAGTGGAGCGGTATATACTCGACGCGGTGGTGCTCTTTCAAAGAAAGCTTCAGAACCCAAGCCAGAACCGGATGTTGAGAAATTTGCCAAACTCATAGAAGTCGCTGGGTTCACGATCCTGAAGAAGTTCCATTTGGTGAATCAATACGATTCCAGATCAGAAGACGATCCATGGTTGATGGTATTTACTGATATGGGTTATATCATCATGGGATGGCGTAAACGTGTTATCTCTATCGACTGGGAAGGTATGCCTGACGTTCGTGGAACCATTACGGACGATGATGTCACCAAGGAAAATTGTATGGTCCATGCTTGGGGTATGGAAAAAGCTTTGACTTATTTAACCAATCTTCATGGGTTCTACATCAAAGCAAAAGCTAGCAAAATATAACGATTAATTTCATTAATGTAGCTGTAGATATTGTGGAAACTTTACTACAGTTCTTTAAAGGAGCAGTTTAAATGAATCACCAAATCAAGTAATTCACCAAAGGAGTAGTCCGATGTTTTCTTCAGTTTTTACTGGTTTCAATTTCTTCATCTTTCTTCTCTGCTGGTTGATGGCAGGGATTGTCTTGAAAGTGTTGTTCGTCCAAGCACTCCATATTCAGCACAGTCGTAATGGAAATCTTCTTTGGCATCGACGACTCGGATCATACGCGATGAAAATCGCTACGATGCCGCTATCTCTACTCGTGCTACTCCTAATTTTCATCACAGGACCACGTTCAGCAATCGAGCAATTTCGTGAGTTGCGTGCATTGAATCTCACAGAAAACGAACCAGTCAGTCAGAAATCAAAACTGATGTATTAGACTGATAAACAAATCAACCATACATTCACAGGACTTGGAATGACCCAAGTCCTGTGGTTATTTCTAAATACGATTAGGAGTTAGTTATGACAGATCCAGAACACAGTCATAAACACATGTTTTTATTGCTAGAGAAAAATAATGGAATCTATTGTGGTAATAATGCCAGTAAAAATCTCAATCTCTTAATCAGTGAAGCTGAAGTTTATCAGAACAAGAATCAAGATAGAGGAACGCTCGGTAAGAAAGCGATCATCGTTACAACAACTGGGCGTGTTATCTACTTCGAAGGTCGTGAAATTGACGATCCGAAAGATATTCCCTTCCTTAGTAGTAATGGGAGTATCGTAGATTCTGATGCACCATACACTTTGATGAAACAAACCACGACTAACTATTGGGTAGGTTATCGTGCTTCAATGAATCTTTCAGAAATTAAAATTGCTCTAAGTGATTTGTATTTTACTGCAACTGGAGAATTTATTGCAAAAAGTGAGGATCATTTCATCGCTAATAAGTATGGTGACCGTGTCAATATTACTGACGATAGCTCAAAACTATGTAAGACTCCTCCGATCATAGATGAAGCAGGTATATCAAAACACTATAGCAAGCTCAATCTTTCTACCGTCAATATGGCAATCGATAAATTCTTTCCATCAAAGGAAAGAAAATCATAAGTGAACATCATTTGACCATCAACGTTATTTCAACAAAACTCACTTAGGAGACCTATATGGCTAAATGGATGATTTACTGGAATCTCAACGCAACACCAGCAGTAATTATTGAGGGTGATACCTTTGATACTGCTTGGGCAAATGCCGGTTTCATTCCCAACGATATGTCTACCTTGTCGTTCTATGCACCTTATGACGACGTTTTCGGTTCTACACATGAATGGAATGCAACTACCAATAATTGGGTTATTAAACCAGGCTGTCATGGTCAAGTAACCGATATTCAGTTCGTACCAGAAGCCGACTTTATGGATATTTGTTACGAAACGGAAGAATACTACATCGATGATAAGGGTGTTGTTTATCATTCTGCAAAACAGAACCCAAATATTCCCAAAGAGAAATTTCAACGAACGAAGGGTGGGGTTCGAGCGACAAGTCTTGATGCAGCCATGGAGATTATCTCTACCATCATTACAGTCACCGGTATTAATTATCGTGTGTGGATGAAATAATCAAGATAGGTCAATAACCCAATGTCTTTATTTCAGTGTGATGAATGTGGGACAGTTGAAAACACAGCCTATTGTAATTATTTCTATGAACATGTTTACTTAAAGGGTCAGAAGCTTTGTTGTGTTTGCAGCAAAGTAGGCTGTAAACCTAGAGGGATCTGGCATGATAGATTTCCACGTGTTTTTCTCCCCAAAGATATGTTCATAACTGGAAAAACTGGCGATCTTTTACATAAAGTAACGGGTGACTCAGATTGGAATAAATACAGTATTCCTAAACCGTTAGAATAATTTGTTTCTCAGAGTTTTTAAAACAGTTATATCAACACAGCTCTATATAACGAGCTGTGTGTTTTTTTTTGTCATTAAATTATAACACTATATACTCTCATATGAGAGTAGTCTCTAGTAACTTCATACTCAAGGAATTCATTTTGTCAAATTCATCTATCGTTAAAATTATACTGCCTTTTAGAGAGGCAATAGAAAAATCAATCAAACAGAATTTTGATCGTGATGTAAGATGCAAACATATGAAGGAACGTGAACTATTTAAATATTTTAGTATTTATCTAGAAGAAGTCATCATCATTTTTCAACGTATAAACGAAAATTACGAACCTGAACTTCCTGATATCGAACATTATGTTGTTTTACAAGACGAGGAATGGAAAGTATTAAAACAACAATATCAGAAACCAATCGAATTCATTGAGAAAATTAAAACGCTATATTTTTCCAAGAATACTGGACAAGTTATTAACTGAAGAGGAACAGTAATGGTAAGTGATAAAGAATTAGTCGCACTGACTTTCATCAAACGGTATTCAGAGATTCGATATAGTCAAACTTTCTATAATGATCAAACTATCATTATCACTGAACAATCTGAAATACGAAAACATATTGATAGTATCACAAAACGATACTTCAATCACGATCCTGATTTTGATTCTGAATATGTAGAACCTTTTACGGTTTGTTTTGAAGTTACTGGTAAAGAACAGCGTGCGATTGCTGTACCAGTTGGTTCTACACTCTTTTGGTTATATGAACTTTATTATGACGATGAACCTGAGAAATTATTTGGTATATTTCTTCTAACTTTCAACGATATTAATGAAGATATGCGAGATTATTTTTATACTCTTGCATGGGAAGATGTGGATGATGGGTTCTGTGCTCTATTAGACCGTCAGACATTATTTATGTTGATTGGTAAAAATAACCAATCAACAACGTTGACTGATTTTGTTAACGCATGTAACGACACAGATAACTAAATATAACATCATACAGACTAGGTTAATTCCTAGTCTGTATTTTTTTTTTAATTTTGTTTTGATGAACATATAAAGTGTAAGGAGTAGTATGAGAAATAGCTATGCCAAAAGTTCTTAATAAACGGACTGATATTATTACGAAGGATAGCGTTTATATTGGACGACCTTCAAAGTGGGGAAATCCATTTCCAATGCATTCAGAAGCAGATCGGGATAAGGTTTGTCAGTTGTATCAAGAATGGTTAGATAAAAACGAAGAACTCAAACAACAAGCTCGAGAAGAATTAAAAGGCCGCGATCTAATCTGTTGGTGTAGCCCATTAGCTTGTCATGGCCATATTTTAATTAAGGTAGCAAACGAAGAGATGAAAAATCCAATTCGAGTTCGTTATAATCCATTAGAAGATACAATTGACCACATCAATTGTTGGTCGAAAGCAAGAAGTGAATTAGGTAGAAATTTATCACACTTCGCTAATATCGGATTCGAACATCCTAAACACGGTCGATTTGCTAGTATCGAAGGATATTGGTATTGGTTGTTAACCGAACGTAAGCATGACCAGTTCAGAATACTTTATGGTTTCAAAGCTAAGGAAGAAGGAAAACGATTTCAGAGAGTTGAATATCCAACTTTCATACGTGACATAGAAGAAGCAGTTCGATTAAAGATCATTCAAACTCCTCATCTTCTTAAAGCGTTTAAAGAATCAACACTACCTTTCACTCATTACTTTATGGTTGGAAATGGTCTAGATACTAAAGCTATAGGACATTGGACATCGAGTTGGTTTAATTATTATTATGGCAAGTTAAGAGACCAGCTTAAAGGTCTAATTAATAATAAAGATCTTAAAGTCATTGTAGCTGGAAGTCGTTCTATTGATAATTACGATCTAGTTTGTGATACAATCAACAGCTCTATGTTTAATATAGGAGAGATTGTTGAAGGTGGGGCAAGAGGAGTTGATTTGTTAGGAAGACGTTTTGCTGAAGAACGGTTTATTCCATTTAAAGAATTTCCAGCAGATTGGGATCAATATCAGAAACGAGCTGGTTTTATCAGAAATGAGGAGATGGCTAAATACGCCGATGTATTAATCGCCATCAAGAAAGATAAATCTCCAGGAACGACACATATGGTCGAAACTATGAGAAAGTTAAATAAACCAATTTATTTAATTGAAATATAAGATATATAGACATGTGTATTTAGTGGGTCATAGAACTGGATAATAGAAAATGCCTGCCAATATTGATATTGTTGCTATACCGAGTTTAGATACCGATGGCTGGGTTTTTTCAAGCTTGAAACAGGCCGATTATATCATGGCATATTTTCTTGCTGCTGATCAAAGTCAGTCTTATGTTCATCGTGGTAATATTTCTTCATTCGGTTGGTTAGTTGCTACTTATAACAATGAACCTGAACTTCTTGTTACTGAGATGACGAAAGTACTTAATACGCTTTTCGGACGTTACTTCAATAATGTAATCGTTGAATGTACTAATCAGACTAATGCTAATTCCCCAAGTGAATTTATTTTGGGGATTTACGTTGAGTTTGAAACTGCTAGTGGGGCTGTTTCTAACATTTCAAAAATTGCACAGATTAATGGTTCGAAATTTGAAATCATTAATAACGCTATTACACAAGGTAAATAACGCTATTACACAAGGTACAAGTTGAGATTAATCATGAGCAAACAGAACAAAGCACCAGACGTAGCAAAAGCAGTGAATAAACTCGTCCATAAAGAAGGTAGTTCTGATATTGATCAAGCCTACAGCGATTTGTTCAATCAAGACTCAGCACCAAACCAACTTCCGGAATCTATTTTTGTTGATAAATTCCTACCGTTTTTTGCTGGTAAGGTTCATGATGATAGAAGTATGAATATTACCACTCATTGGGTTGCTGTAGCAGGATCTCCTATGAACCCGGTTGATGTTACAGATAACTCAACTGGTAAAGTTCTTTATACGGTCCCGTCATTAATGTCAACTGACTTCCTTAGGACAAGTGAGAACCTAAGAGGTCGTAAGTTCAGCGAGATTTTCGTTAATGCTCGTAATCAAGCAAATCGTCTTCCGGTTCTTGGTGAACGTGTACTTGGAGCGCAATCGGCAGATAAACTTTCAAAAATGAAAGTGGAACCGGAAAAGACTGATAAAGATCGGTGGAATCAAATCTTCAATCGTTATGGTATTGAACATCCAAAAACTAAAACGGGTGTAGCTACCGATAATCAAAATAATGGTAGTGATGATCTTGTCTTCGACGACGAATAATTCTACAACAAGTGATGATGGTAATCATATCGAAGTTCATAAACAGACTGCTATTAACGAGTGGTCTATTCCTCCTCCTAAACTTCGATATTTATGTTTATCAGACATTCATATAGGTCATGCTAGAAATCCTGCGAAAGCCATCGTTAGCAACCTTGCTGACTACTTTTCTGAATTTACAAACAAATCTATTTTTACAAGACTTGATATCATCTTTATTGTTGGGGATTTATTTGATCAATTGATCGATTGTAGTGGCCCTGCGCTTTATGAAGCATTGGAATTCATAACACGATTGGTTAGTTTCTGTGGTCGTAATAAAATCAAATTACGAATCTTGGAAGGAACCCCCTCTCATGATCGTCAACAATCTCGTCTATTTGAATTTATTTCATCAGTTAAAGAATCAGTAGCTGATGTTAAGTGGATTAAAACATTGATGGTAGAACGAATGGAAGATCTTAATCTTTCTATTCTTTATGTGCCAGATGAATATACCGCTTCTACTGATATAACGTTACAATTAGTATATGATCTTTTTAAAAATCAAGGGATAGAACAAGTTGATATCGCCATGATGCATGGTGCGTTTAATTACCAAATGCGATGTATACCTGGTCAACACGATACACATAACGAAACAGCTTACTTGAGTTTAGTGAAACATTTTATTAATGTAGGTCATATTCACACTCATTCTAATTATGAACGTATTATTGCCCAAGGTTCTTTTGATCGCTTAGCACATGGCGAAGAAGAACCTAAGGGTGGTGTTCTAATGACGATTAGGGATGATGGTTCTGATTATTATGAATTCATCGAGAATAAGAAAGCCAAGATTTTTAAGACTATTGAGATTAAATCAGAAGACCTTCAAAAGTGTTTACACCAACTTGAACGTATTCTATTAAAAATTCCGAATGAATCCTACATTAGAATTAAAGCACCAAAACTTCATCCAATTCTTGTTCATATCTCCGAACTAAAGAAACAATACCAGTTTATTCATTTCTCTAAATTGAGTCTTGAAGAGGAAGAAGAACAACAATCAGTAATTAAAAACACTAATGAGTTTAATTATTCAGTAGTTGAAATTCGTCCAGAAAACATCGTTAATCTGATTATCAAAGAACTTTCTCCAGATATATCTGAATTTGATAAGAAACGTCTGGAAAAAATTCTTATTGACTTACCAGCGGTTGCGTAAAAGAGAATAATACCAGAATGGTAAATTTTCTACTGAATCTGATCTTCGTTCATCTCCTAATGGATTATCCTCTACAAGCTGACTTTATGGCTCAGGCCAAAAACCATTTATCACCAAAGCCAGGTGTGCCATGGTTTTTGATTCTGATCTCACACGCATTTATGCATGCGTTTGGTGTTTACTTAATTACAACCAATCTCGTTTGTTTTCTATTTGAATTGATTTCACATACTTTGATTGATTACTTCAAATGTAATAAAAACATTTCTTTTGGAGTGGATCAAGGTTTACATTTATTTATCAAAATGATTATTGTAATTTACATCACATTTACATAGACACTTGGCGATCGCCAAGTGTCTATGATTTCTTAACGAAATATGAAAATATATACTCTATATACGGAATCCATTGAAACAAACAAAAGGAAAAACATGGCTAGCCCATTACAAATCGAAGTAGCACTTTGGTACCACACTCGACCAGGTAATTACGATATCGGTGATATTTGGGGTTCTGAGCATATAGACTGTCACAGTCTTTTGGTGGAGTTTGGACTATTGTCACGTGATGAAAGAGGTAATTTTCACGGTACCGAAGCTCTACATGTTTATGCTGAAGCGCTTTGTAATGTACCCTATCCAGATCAGCGTTGGGTTATACCAAAATCATAAACTTATCAGCATTCTCAAAGTAATGGAGTCCGTCATGGAATTGAAATTGTTTTGGATCTACACTAAGCTTTGCAGTGTTAATAAAATTGACACTCGAATCGCTGGCGTGAAATCTGTTATCGCTGCAGAAAATCAATCTAGAGCAGAAGAATTTTTTAAGCAGGTAGAGGTAAAAGATTGGTTTTGTCCAGATTATGCTAACATACATGTTATTGAACTTCCTGGTATGTATATCGGTAACCCAGGTATAGTAATTCATGATGTTGGATTGGAAAGATAGGAGTGTAAAATGAGTAATAAAAGTATAGCGACTGTTAATCTATCAGATCCATCTTTGAAAATAACAATAACCGATCCGGTTAAAACATTCATTGGTATTTATCTTTCTGATGAATCTGCATTGGATCGGTTCGTAATCATTCGTTGTCCATGTGGTGTCGAAAGTCCAGTTAGTATCAGGAACTTTCCAACGGAAAATGTGAAACATCCTTGTGATAATCCAGATCACTGGACTATCCGTTACGCAAACAAAGATAAAGAAAATGCCTAATAAAGACGATATATTAGGTAATAAGAAACAAGCTTTCAATTCTAGTAAACCTCTGTTAACAACAGGGTCTGGTAAGATCAATACATTCGTAGGAATTTATATTACAGATATAAACAGTTTGGATAAGAATAATCTGGTTAAATACGCTACGAATAAAGTCATATCAATTATTTGTCCGTGTGGAGTTAAAAGTTCTGTCAATATAGACGAGTTTCCAAAAAAGAGTGTGAAGCATCCATGTAGTGATTCCAATCACTGGACTGTTCTGTATAAGGATAACTAAAATGTCTGAGATCGTTGAGCCAGCTTATGATCACATACCTCGTCATCCAAAAGGAAGTGACTTCAGAGATGACCCAAAAGACATGACAATTGAACTTCTTCTAGAGCTTGCTTTTCAACTCTATGCAAGGGCTTGTCATCCTCACTGTAGTGAATCACTTCATAATCGTGCTTTTGAACTCAAAGAAGAAATTCGGAGACGATTAACTGAAAAAGCAGTAATACCACTAATGTAGAAAGAGGTGTTCATGAATATTTATTGTAAACCTTTTGTTATTTACGACCCAATCTCACCTGTAGATAATATCGCCGCTTGTTGGGCTATCGAATGTTCGGTACTTAATGGATTTGATTTCTGTCCATTTACAAACAAACAAGAAATCCAAAATGTTTCAAACAGAACTATTTATATTCTTGGACTTATTTATCCCACAGATATTCTTAGAGAAGTTATTGTCGATCTTTCTAAAAGAAATGAACGAGTTGTGATTATAGCAAATAATCCAGCTAGTGAAAGCGTGTTATTTTCACTTCCAATTAACGTCGAACTCTGTTGTACGAATAATCGACATTTAGCAATCGATGCTTGGATGAAGTTTAACGAAAATGTAGCAATTCCAAAGATTTTACGTGTTATTGAAGATCGTAATTTCTTGAAAATTATAAAAGAAGAGAACGAAGATATTTATACCGGTTTAGTAAATCATGATGGTATCGAAGTTAATAAACATCCAAAAGAAAGTTTCGATTTTCTGGATGCGCTTAATAACGGTATTATCGGTAAAAATATGATCGATGAACTTCGGAAGGAAGGACATATTATCAATCGTTATATCAACAAACAGAAAAAACTTGAAGATATATATGATCGTTCACTTAAAGTTGATATGAGGTAATAATGAAAGTTTATCAAATTACCGTTCATTTTTGGTTTCAGGATAAAAATGTTTATACTGCAGGTGTCGCAATTGTTGCTGCTAATAACAAACGTGAAGCTGCTCGTATACTCAAAAATTCTAACATACAAACATGTGATATGTCTTTGTCCTATAAACATTCTTATAACATGAAAATTGAACCTTTTAATCTGGTCTATAAAGGACCTGCAAAAGTTCTTGGTCATACTGAAATTGGACAATATTACCATAATGTAGGATAATAGTGGGTTAAAGTTCAAGGAGAGTAATTTTGGAATTATACACACGTACAATAGGTGCTTTACCTTTATCAATCGGTACGTCAATGGCTTTGGAATCGATATTTCTACGGCCAGCGCCTTCCTATGATCCATTAAGAAAAGTTCCTAATACAGTCAAGATATCGAATTATACAGAAATCTGGATTAACATTCAAACTCTTATTCGTAATATCGCTCAATCGGTTGATCGGATTAGATATATGGAATGTAATTCTCTTCATGTGTTAGAGATTTTGAATACTGAAATCGATATTATTACCTCTTTATTTCAGAATGAGGGATCTGGAGTCTGTCTCCCAATTTTTTATTATTGTACCTATCATACTCTGAAGGCACGTCACAAGAACCGTGTTAAATTCCGGGAAAGTACGACCGTTATTCAGCGGAGCTATGACCTCAAAGAAGAACAAGTTTTAACTCGATTGAATAAGAGTACTGATTCTATCCGTGTTTTAGATAGTGAATTAAAACCTCATCATAGATCATCTGCGCTTATCATGACACACATTCCGTACGATCTTACTAGCTATGATCAATTCAGGCAATTGGATCTCTTAGAGAGCCATACAGGCGTTCTCAAGACTAGAACAACTTGGAATACAAAGTACGCTGCTTTTGGTCAGGACTCTTTATCACACCTTCCTTTCTTAGAAGAACTTCTTCTAATTTTTGGAGATAAAAATCATTTAGAACCTCAACATCGTAAGACTCGTCAAATGGTTTATGATATTAGCCTAAAAGCAAAATGGACACCATTTTTTCGAGCTGATAGAGTTCATGAATCTTATCGAACATTTATTACTCATCCTGCAGATATTCAATTTCTAATGGAATTTAGCCGATAAGATTTATTCGATTAACCACTGTAGTATCAAACCAAAACATGGGAAGGAATGATGTATGAGTGAAGTAAAAGCAAGGCCACCAATTTTCGAACTTGATCGATATACGTTCTGGACATCAGTCGAAGGAAACAAACGTGCAGCGATGTCCTTCGGTATCAAGGAAGGATATCCCCGTATTACGGTGTTTACCAATACCCAATCAGATCATGATGGTAAAGGCGCTATTATTGCGTCATTTGACTTGGAACATTTCCTTATCTTTCTGAATCACTTTGAGAAAGTTGTTAAGACCAATGGTCCTTCTAAAGAAATGGTGAATATCAAACATTTCCCACGCGATACTGCAGGTAAGATTACTGGTGACCGTGAAGTGACTGGTGAGCTTTGGTTCGGAAAGAATGAAGAAGGTGTGGTTTGGATCTCGGCACAACAACCGAATCGTCCAAAGATCGTCTTCGAAATCTTACTATCTGATTTCCATGAGTTCCGTAACTCGACTGGTCAGTTGATGACAAAGGGTGAGGGTTCTATTTCACGTGCATTAACACTAGTACCTATTCTTCGTCATCATTTCATCGATAAGTGTTTGCATTTCCGCAATACATCGACTCCAAGAGAGAAATCACTTCCTTATAGTCAGCGTGGAAATCAGACAGAGAATATCACAACTTCTAAGCCAACAGGTAGTGTTTATGACAATATGGATGAATCTGATATTCCCTATTAATTAATAAGGACACAAAACATAGATCTACTCCGTTCAGTCTATGAACGGAGTAGATCAAGTACCTGCTAAAATGTTTCAGTCCTATATATTCTACTTGTTGTTAATAAGGAGTTTGTTAAGTTGAAAATCTTTGCCTCGGTTTCATTGGCGAATGTGACACCATCGGTCATCATAGAACATCTAGGTCAGACTCTTAGTTTCTCCATATCGTTCTATCGTCGAACGGTCTTCTCTGGTGATATGGATGTCTTTAGTCAGATTAATGATTATTGGGCTGATCAGACACCTGAAGTTCAACAAACTATTTTCAATATCTATCGAAATATCCTGAACTCTTTCGACGATATTGGTTATACCAAACAGACACTTCGTGAGTTTCTTCAGGAGCAAGTCAAAGAACTTCTCAGCTATCACGATCTTGTAAAAGTTCAAGAATGGATTGCTTTCAAAGCAATTGATATTAAACTTCCATTATCAATACCAAACGAGTTTATTGTAGATGTTGATCGTAATACATCATCAGGCAAAACATATATTGCGAGTGATTATCGTCGATTAACAACATTGTCTTTAGTACTACGTTGTATGATTCCTATTTGGGGAGAATACATTTCTAGTATAAAACAAGAAACAGATGATAGTTTCAAAGAAATGTTAGCTTTCCAACTTGTTGATAAGGTATTGAACGCGGAAGTTCCTGCAGTCAAGAAACTTATGAACTATATCGATAACACGATTCATTCCGCCAATCTGACACGTCAGATGAATGTGTTCAAAGGAATTCCAACTTCCGATTATCCACGTTGGCTATTAGCACTCGTTTGTATTCGGTGTTTAGCTACTGGAGATATTCGAGGTGTTAATCCAGAAGCCCATCTTGTTACATTTATGTATATGTTCATTTCCGGTCGGTTGTCAACTAAAGATGATACCGGCGATTCGAAGATAAAGAATAAAGAGATTGACGACACGATGGATGAAAATACCGCTCGTGCTTCTGCACTGGAACGGTATAAAATCAAAGCTAATATTGCTATCGGTGATATTGTTGAGATCGAATATTTTCTGTCGGATCTTTTTCGAGTTGGACAATATTTATCACCTGGTATCGATCATAATGATGTTCTTCGTTGTGTTGAACATATGAAAGATTATGAAGGGCTAACCACAGAACCCCAAGTGACATTGTTACGATGGATTTTCAGATCGATTGTTTCTCAGAAAATCATTCATTATTTACCAGACCAGCTATTAAAACAACTGATGGGTGTTGCTGAAGCTGTTCTTTGGCGACGTGGACATCACTACCTTTCTTTATTAATTACATCTCATCCGATTCGATCTGATAAAGAAATGGTTGTTTCTACAGTTGATAGTAAGATGAGAATAGCAGAACCTCTCATCGAACAACTGGATGTTTTATATACTTATCGTCGTAGTCAACGTATTAAGAAAGCAGATAACAGAGGAGCCAATCTGGCTATGGAATCCATTGATCGGCTTACTAATAACTTAATGACGTATGGTTGGCGACCTACCACAGAAATAGATCGAGTTGAACAAGTCTTGGGTTATCGAACAATGCGGTATCCAATCAAACCAGATATTAAAACTGATCTCGCTAGATTAGTGATCGAGATTCAAAGTCGGAATAATCTGCATCCAACACCGCTATTTAAATAGGAGAACGAAATTAATACTCAAGCTGGTTATACACAATCTTTCGCACGTCCTGTGACTATCGGTCTACGTATTCTGAAATTGATCGTTATGCGTTCAGGTACTTATAACCCAATGTATTCTCGTCCATACGAGACACATTATGATGCCAGTATTGCAGACGATTTAGCAAAACGAGTTGCTAACAATGGACCTGGTGGAACAACAACCAGTCTAATGGCAGGTATTGCTAATCGTATCATGATGCCGTCACCACAACACATGGGGGTTATTCCCATTACAAACGGGTGGGAAAATCCTCGTGGTAGGTTCAGTATGGTTGTGGAAATAACCAGTAGCACTGGTTCAACTTTTCAACTCCATATTCAAGGATATACCAGTCATTTTGATACCAGTTTGGTAGGTACTCCTGATCCTGATATGTTGTTCTTTATTAATTCTTATACTCAAATCAGTCAAACCAAGATTTTGACTCCAACGGGTATCGAAACACGTGAAATCGTAACCGAATCAGCGCAAGTCATTAATGGTCGGTTAGTTTCGAGTCAGCTCAATCATGACGTCTACGGAATGCGTCCAAATGAACTCTATACCGTAATGCAACACGGTCCTATTGCTCAGGAAATATTCGATCAAGACAACCATAGTCGAATAAAAGATGAACGTCATACGTTATCTCGTTCATCTGTTCCAAATTCTCGTTCTAATAATCTTCCAGCCAATATTTTGGCAACAATGGTTAATAGTTATCAGACAGGACAAGCGTTACTTTCCTATGGATCTGGTCAAGCTGATATTTATAGCCGTTGTAAAGGTTATGTGCATGAAGGTAGTTTATCAGAGAAAGCGTTCTTTAGGCGTTTATCTGACGTTACAGGTCAACCTGACTCAACTACCTTCAAATTGAAACATTTAGTGATGATAGACAACAATGTTCTTGATCGCTCTGTTTCAAACTTCATTACATTGACATCCGCCGCCATGACAAGATTGAATCACGCGGGGCAATCTGAATATTGGCATAACCCGAATGATCGTGGTGCATGGGTTGCTTCTGTTCTGATCAATGCTGTTCCAACGATCATGATGGAGATGATGATCCTTAAACTTCAATTCACTTCGAACAATCATGACCACATGGGCGTAAATCATGTTCTATTTACGGGTGCTAAAGACATTATGGGTCGTGATATCTCACAAAGCCTGAATGTCTTTAAACAACGATTTATTCATGAGGTTATGCATGACTTAACTCATGGAAATCAAGAAACCTATATGCTCCAGATGAGTATCGATTTGTTAGGTGATACTGTTATCGATATACAGATTGGAGTTGACCCAATGACACGGTATGTTGCGCCATCGTTCTGTGACTCATTGATGGCCCCAATCATTACTACAGATGAACAATTAGTCCGTAATAACGTATACGACTTTACCCAAATTCTTCAGAGTGTTCAACAAGACACTAGTCCATCTTCCGTTAATGAGCTCGTCTAATGTCTAAGAAAATACTGGATATATATACTTCCATTCTGTCTTTTGCAGGGCTTCATGCAGACAGTGATGGTGTCATTTATGTTCAACCCAATAAAAATTCTGATTCAATACAAGTGGAAATTAATGGTGAACCACTTGTACTTCCTATTCATTCTCAGTTCAATAATCCTGATCAGAAAAGAGTTTATTTCCATCCTTTCTGTGAAAACTTTGTAAGAGGTGAATCTGAGGTTGTTCAGAAACTTAGAGAATATATCGCAATTCGATTCAATTGTGTTTTTGGAATCACCGCTCAATATCTTCTTAGTCTATTGGGTTCTCCAGAACAACATAAACGTTTGGATGAAGATCAGATTGCTTTGTTGAAATTTATCAGTGAAGCCGATGATAAGACAGCTATTCATTGGTCTAACTTAATGATGAAGTTGCTTAAACAACATCTTAGTGAAACCTATATCAAACTTTATCTGAAACATTCTGGAACATGGAGAGGAGAAGCTTATTCACGATTGGGTATTGTGACCTTTCCGTTCTATCAGGATTTGACTGCAGATAAATATGATCATCTCAGAGTAAAAGATCGTTCTGCTTTTAAGAAAATCGTTGAGTTTATCTTTCCTGATATCAAGAAATCGGAAAGTTATAATTATGGAACTAGGACTCGAGTAGCACCTTATCTGGATGCTCTGATGTCTACCTCTGCAATTATTGCACAACGCTTGAACGATATTACTACAATGTACAAAGATTTCATTCCTAATTATGAAGACTCTCTTTTCGATATGGAATGGTTTGCAGCATTTCAAGATCTGGATGATCTGCGATCAGATATCGAAAAATTACCTCAGTTAGTAAAAGGTAATGGAGGTAGAGCGACAGTAAGTGAACAAAATCATCCTATTCAGAAGGTTGAATATAAGCAAGATCCGCCAGCTCCTACTCAAACCACTCAGCAACAACCTATTTATCAACAAGCGCCTCAACCAACTCAGGCCCCTCAATATCAAGCGCCAGTTGTTCGTGAAACTGCTGATGGTAAACTTAATTTTACTGATATGCTCAGAGCTAATCCAGTTATGGCAATGCAGCCTAACCCGATGGCGCCTATTCTTGCACAAGAATATATCAACAATCATATTCGTACATATGGATATCCTCCTCCTGGCGTTATGATGCCTGGAGCACCTCAAGTTCAACAGGTACCTAGTTGGGCTGCTCCACAAAACGCTCCTATGATGAATTATCCAGGACAGCAGCCAATGTATCCTCCATCTCAAGCTGGTTATATTCCAGCAGGATATCAACAACCTGTTTATCAGCAACAACCACAGGTTCAATTACCACCACCCGCACTTGGTCATCAGTGGGTAGTTCAAAATAATCAGTATGTTCAAGTTCCTATCCAGCAACAAGCAGGATATCAACCACAACCTACTTATATGAATCCAAACGCTCAACAACCACCACCGCCTGGTTGGAATTTCAAATAACATCATAGACCTCAGACGCCTATACAAGCGTCTGAGGTCTTTATGAATTAAGCAACTTGTGTGGTCTTATAAACATTTTTGAGTAGCGTTATTTCTTTGTCATTTGGAACCATGACAACAATTGCTTCACCTGTGAAATCTTGACTACTGTAAAATCCGTTCACACGCATCACTATATAGTGTAAGTCCATTGGAATCAGTAATGAAGATAGGAGACCATAGAAATCACCTTTATAAACAATAGTGACGTTCTCAGGAACATCTTTCTGAATAGAAATATAATTCTGAATGATGTATGGAATATGAGACTCAATAAAAGTTTCGAAATCATAGTTCTGATAATAGGAATCAGTAACAGGTAAAAGTGAACTGATTTTCATTCATGTTCCTTATTTTTTTCAAAGATATATACTCTAAATGATAGCTGATGCTGGTTTTTCTTTGTTGATGTATAAAACTATTAAAGGAGTTTGGTTTTGGAAAAACAGAGTGATAGAGTAAACGAGATTCGTCCTCAGTTTTTGGGGATCCATGCGATTAACCCTTTCGCAATCAATAACTCAAGCTCACGTTCAGTGATGATGGCAAGTCATGTCAGTCAGCATTTGATCACTAACGGATTGGAAGAAAAGATTATCCAAGCTGGTCCTGAATCTGAATTGGCAAAATATACCTTGGGTGTTCGCATGCCTGCCAATGGCAAGATCATTAAGGTAATAGATCGATATCCTCAAGGTGTAGGTCAGGATAGTTTAAAACTTAATCCCGAATCTCTGGTTATCTATGAAAATTCGGAAACTGGAGAAATCGATTGTTTTATGATTCCGATTTATCGAAGTTTCCATCAGTATTTCGGTTGGAGTTGTGTCCCTCAACAAGGAATGGATCTTTTACGCCACACTACTTATATTCCTAAAGATACAGTTTTCATGGATAGCCCTGGTGTTAAAGACGGAAATAATTACGCATATGGTCGTAATGTTAACGTAACCTATATGGCTATCCCAGGTGTTTCTGAAGATGGTATCGCTGTTCGTCGTGGGGAACTTGAGAATTGGAAATATAAAGTTTATGACACTCGTGTTGTTGAATGGGGAAGTAATGAATTTCCTATCAATATCTATGGTGATAATAAACCATTTCCAGACATCGGAGATTATCTTCGAGAAGATGGATTATTGATGGCGCTACGTACCTATGACCCAGATACCTATGTTGTTGATATGGGTATCAACGATATGCGTGAAATTGACTATACATTTGATAAACAGATTTATGTTCGTCAAGGACGTGGTCGTGTTATCGATATAGAAATCATTTCGAATAATAACCCTATTCGAAATACACCTGTTGGAATGTCGGATCATGCTGATAAGTATGTCCAAGCATTTCTACGTTATAATCGTGAAATAGTAGAAACAGAAGAACGTTTACGATCTGAACGTAAACGTAAGTTTGGAACACCGTTTATTAATATCAGTCCTGCGTTTAATAAGATTCTGGTCAGAGCACTTGCGATCACAAATCATAACGCTGAGAAAATGAAACAAACATTGAAACTCATTTATCGAAAAGAACATATTGATGAGTATCACGCTAAATTTGTAATCGAATATGAACTGATTCCAAATATTGGAGATAAGTTTAGTAATCAAAGCGGAAGTAAAGGTGTCGTTTGTAAAATCATGGAAGATCACGAAATGCCTATTCGTCCTGATGGTGTTCGTGCCGACATGATTATCGATCCAGGTCCGGTTTTCCACCGAATGAATATTGGTCAGTCTTATGAACAATATATGACCTGTGCTTGTCACGACATTACTGTTCGTATTACACAACAGTTGGGAATTATACCAACAAATCATATTGATGATTTTAATAAGCGTCCAGAAGTCAATCAAGAAATGTTATTAGAAATAAATCAAGAACTGTTTTTAGAGTGTTACGATTACTTGATGAGTTTCTATCGTGTTTTCAATGATATCATGCCGGATTATTTCAGTGCTTTATCTCGCAATGAACAATCTGAACATCTATGTGACATCATTAACGACGGGACCTGTAAGATATTCTTACCGGTAGATAACAAGAAATTACCTGATCAAATTGTTCCAGAAATCGAACAACTATTTAAACCAACTAGAACAACAGTTAAATATGTTGACCAATCAGGTCAACAAGTTGAAACAGTTAAGAAGATCAGAATCGGAAAGGTTTATATGTTCCTTCTGGATAAGTTAGCAAGTGAATGGTCTGCAACTTCTACTGCTAGACTACAACATTTCGGCATTCTTTCTTCCGTAACTAAATCCGAGAAATTCGCTTACCCTTATCGTAATTCTCCAACTCGTCTTTCTGGAGAAACTGAATCTCGAATCTTTGCTTGCTATACTGGAGCCGAATCTATTGCGGAAATGTTCGATCGGACTAACAATCCTGTAACACGTCGTAACATTTACTGGAATTTATTGGCATCTAATAATCCTAGTCAGATTAGTCGGATTATTGATCGTGATGTAATACCACTAGGTGCTTCTCGTCCTATTCAGATTGTGAATCATATCTTCATGTGTGCTGGATTTAAACCTGAGTATTTACCGGAAATTAATCAGTATATTCAGGAAAGAGACGATGAAGATAATTGAAATTGCTTATATCGAAATAGCAATAATCGTAGCTTGTGTGTTTATCGTTAAAAATAGTAACAAGAGTTCACAAAAACCTACGGTTATTATGTTACTGTCTTTATTTATAGGAGTAACATGGTTAGTGTGGCCAATTTATGCTATTATGAAAATATTTCGAAACAGACCTAAAACGGATAAAAATTGTGACAGCAATTAAAGCTAGAGATTTATTACCATTAACTCCAACTATTATTCTTGAAACTTATCCGAAAACAATTGACCTCATTTATGATGATGGAATCACAGTTACATCAAGTACTCGAAAAGCTGTTTATTCCTGGTACTTCTGGGAGTTTCATAGACGGTATCCATTCTTACCTCTGACACACTCTCATCATGCTGATAGCATTATGAATGGTCAGTTATTATCGTCTAATACACACATTGATCTTATTAGCCGAATCTCAAAACAACTAATTATGGATCATAACCTCACCAGCTATCAACAGAAAGAAGAGATTCTTGGCGTTATCTATTACGTCACTAACCAGCTTCATAATGAATTGATGAAATTTGCAGGTCGTTATGTAGCGACTTTAGATATTCTCGATATTCTAGAATTGGCTCAGGCAGAACAAATTGTCGAATTGAGAAATAAAACAGAACCGACAGCTAATTCAATTGCAGATTTTTATTCGAATTCACACAAGGTCATTTTTAATGATCCGAAGTTCCAGAGAAATAATCTGGTTCAATTTATTCGAATGAAGATTTTGAATATCAATCAAGTTAATCAGTGTGTTCTTGCACGTGGATTTCCGATTGAAGTTACCGGAACGATCATGAGTACACCGATCATGTCGAATTATACAACTGGAATGTATAAGTTGTATGACTACGTTGCAGAGTCTCGTGCGGCTGCTAAGCATCTTTATTCTGCAGAAGCACCACTTCAGGATACCGAATACTTTGCACGACGTCTACAGCTCTCTGGGATGGTTGTGCAAAGTATTTCACCTGGTGATTGTGGTTCAACAAAATATATTGAGTGGTTAGTTAAACCACCTTCCTATACAGAAACAGGTCGCCAAATTTATGCTGGTGATCTCAAGTTCATGAAAGGTAAGATGTATCTGGATGAAACCACAAATAGTTTAAAAGAAATTATCGGAAAAGAATCTCATCTATACGGAAAGATTATTTCAATTCGTTCATCACTACATTGTCAGGAAAATAATCCTCATAAAGTTTGTTCAGTCTGTTTTGGTATGCTTCATCATAATGTTTCTCGGTTTGCTAACCTTGGACATCTATGTGCGGCAACTTTAACTCAACAGCTGACTCAGACCATTCTGTCAACCAAACACATCATTGGTTCGGCTGTTGGTACTGAGATTTTGATGAAAGAAGATGCTCAACGATATTTGACATTCATGTTTAATACCATGTCGTTTCATCTTAAACCGTTTAATAAAACATCTCAATACAAGATGATTGTGAATCGTAATACCGCCATTGGTCTTACTGATCTTAAACTGTTAAGAACGATCGATCAGATCAATCCACGACGTATCAGCGCATTGTCTCAGATCGTTATTCAAGAAACCTTGTCCAACGGCGCTATAGTCGAGATACCGATACAGATCGAACAGAATAAACGTTATGGATATTTCTCGTATGAATTTCTTCACTTCCTGAAAGATAAAGGATGGAGTACAAACGAGTATGATCATTTCGTATTTGATTTGACTGGATGGAATGCAAAGTTTCCAGTGATACGTGTTCCTGATATGGAATATAGCTATGCTGATCATGCTGATCATATTGCTAGTATTATCGAATCTAATACGAAGAATCTTCATAAGCGAGCACAAGCTGATGCCCCCGTGCTTATTCTTCAAGAGTTATTTGATCAGGTCAATACTAAAATTGATGTTAATTTAAGTTTACTTGAAGTATTGATCTATGCTGTCATGACGCCTGGTGTGGAAGATTACGGAATGGCACGACACCATCCGAATGCAGGACTTCATGTAGCAAGATTTGTTATTACAAATCGTTCTTTGGGTGCGGCTTATGCATATGAAGATCAGTTTAAGACGATCTCAAATCCAAGAAACTTCTTCCAAGAAAATCGTCCAAGTTCTCCTATAGACGTATTCTTAACACCAAAAGAGGTAGTAGAAAATCTTCACATGCATACAAACTTAGGTTCTCATTCCAAAATAGTTTAAAACATCATAGGAGGCTAGTCCGTTTGGGCTAGCCTCCATTATAGAGATGTGTGACGAATGTTTTTTAAAACGGGAGTTTAAACTTGTCATCGGTACAATTTGATCCGATTTTTGTAATATCAATCTATTCTCATTTCTTTAAAGTGACAAGAATTACTCCAATGGGTCGTAAACTATTGGATCATTTTCTCGTACTATATACCCATAAAGGATTTAAACCTCCTAATAAATACAACTTCAAAATACCATTGAAAGAATCTCCAGATAAAATATATGGATTATCTTGTCATGATCTTAACGAATATCGGTTTCATATAGGACAGTTTAATCATTTCGAAGATTATCTTCAGAAAACTGGATATGATCGAGGGTTTTATATTGTTGATATAGGTGTTATACCAGAACCTTTTCCAATCACTGTTAAAATAAAAGATGAATGGAAGCTTCGAGATCGTCAACCTGATGTAGTTGATTTTTTAATACAGGAATTAGCTGATGATCTTAATAGTCGTTTGGTCACTCTTCCAACAGGTTATGGTAAAGGTCTTATTGCGCTATGGACCATTTGTAAAAGAGCTTATAGAACAGCTATTATTATAGAACCTTCATTCATAGACAAATTTATCTTTGAGATCCAGAATGTTACAAATCTAAAAGAAAAAGACATTATGGTTGTTCAAGGTGGTGATTCATTACGAGGTTTAATAGAACTTGGTAAAACAAAAACATATAAAACTGAAATTGTGATTATATCTTCAAAGACATGGACAAATTTCATTACGTCTTATTTGGAGAATAGAAACATTTGTATTAATGATGAATACGGATGTGCTCCAGAAAATATTTATGAACTTCTTGGGATCGGAACTGTTCTTATTGATGAAATTCATCGACAATTTTTTGGTGTTTATAAAACACAATGTTTTATGAATGTTGATCTATGTATCGGATTATCTGCTACATTTCTATCTAGAGATCCATTCATTGATAAGATGCAACACATCATGTTTCCTCGCGAAATTCGCTTTGAGGAAGTCAAGATGAAAAAGTATATTAGGACTTATGGTATTTCTTATTCAATTTCTAGTCAAAGTCTACAATTGATCAGAACGTCTGAACGTGGCAATACCACCTATTCTCAAGTTGCTTTTGAACGTTCAATATTAAAACATAAAAAGCTAACCGAAAAATATATGTCTCTAATTGAAGAAGTTTTGATCAATGGTTTCTTTGATAATTTTGAACGAGGGCATAAATGTATCATTTATGTTCGAACGATCGCAATGTGTGAAGTTATCACTAAGTTCTTAAAACTCATTTATCCTCAATATGATATTCGTAAGTTTACTGAACAAGATCCCTACGAAAATCTAATTGAGCCAGTTATTCGAGTTACAACCTATCAATCTGGTGGTACTGGACATGATCTGAAAGGATTGATGACTATAATCTGTTTAGACAACATAGATTCACCAGTTGCAAATATCCAAATGCTTGGCAGATTAAGAGAACCACCTTCAGGTACAGCTCGTTGTTTCTTTGTCTTTTCTGAAAATATTAAGAAACACTATGATTATGCAAGAAAAAGACATGATTTACTTTTAGATAGAGTTGCTTCATTCAAAGAGTTTAAGAGTAATGTCTGTTTATAAAGTATTTAACTAGCAGATTCATTCAAATAGAACCTGGGTTATATCCAGGTTCTATTTTTTTTAATCGTAAATAATTATTACGAGATCGTGTGGTGTTATTCATATATTTTAGTACCAATACTTCTCTTTTAATTAACCCTAGTTATATAGGAGATATTTATGCCTGAAGCACTTCATAAGCGATTAGAAGAAGAGGCCAAGAAAAAAGGTCTACATGGTAAGCAAAAAGATGCTTATGTATTCGGAACATTGAATCGTATCGAAAAAGCACAAAAAGAAAAACATAAGCCGGGATCTGTTTCAAAGAAAACGAAATAGGAAATTATTATGTCTGGTATACTGAAATCAACTCACGGTCGTAATAAAGGACAGTGGAAACTCACTATAGATAATGATTGCAAGTATAGCGCTATTTATTATTGTGCAAAATGTGGAGGTCCTATGCATTTATTAAAATGTGAAATCACGAAAGATGGAGCATTAATAACATATGTCATCAGTAAAAATGGAGATGTTAATCCTTCAATTGTTTGTCCTCATATAGTTGATTGTCAAGTTTGTGGGTTTCATGAACAGATTCATTTGGTTGGTTGGAAAGAACGAATGGATAATATCAAATGAAAATTGGTAAAATTATACGGCGACTTGTTCCTCTATTCAGAAAAGCCCAATATTACACTTGGCGTTTTTGGAAGAATACTCAGGTGGAAGAATCATTTCAACATCATGAACTCCTTGTGAAAGGAGTAGATGAACTTGAACGTCATCTAAAACCACCTAAATTGGTACAACAAAAAGCTGATAAACACGATTGTCTTATCGCTTGTATGGCTATGGTAATGCGAATTGATTATCGAGAAATCGCAGAGTTATTGGGAAGCACTCTTACTTCATTTATTCAGCATAACGGTTCATACAACAATAAATTACACGAAATCTTTACTGCTTTAGGAATGAATGAAGGAGAAGATTATCAGTGGGTTGTTGGATTCTCTAGTAGAGGATTTAGTTTACCAGTTTTATACATATGGAAACGTGAAGCTATTCTTAAAGTTCCATCAAAAAACTATAAAACGCTTTCTCATTTTGTTTATTGGGATGGTGACAAAATTTATGACCCATCTTTAAAAGCAGTTTATACAACAGAAGAAATTAAACATACCGCTATTGAACATGTAATTTTGTTCAACACGATACCTTAAAACAAACATAAACATACACCTACAGGAATTACCTGTAGGTGTATGTCATTTATCGAATCATTTTCCGACCTTTTAATGCATCGGCATGTCTTTGTTGTTCTTCTCGCAGTGATGATTTTAATGCATGATCTGCTTTAGCGGCTGTTTTAGATTCATTTTCATGTTTTTCACGAGCCATCTTAACCATCATTTCTACGATATCAACCGGTAGTTTCATAAACTGTAAGTAGTCAATACCGAAAATATCTTTAATTGGGAGATCACGAAATATGCGCATCGTATCTTCCAATAGACTTCCTGTAGTAAAATCTTCACCTTTATGGAAAGCAACGCTAGCTAAAGGTCTCCTCGAAGCTGGAGGACTTTTGAAATTCTTAAGATGATTAAAGACGTTATAAATAGTTTCATAAACGTCCATCATCGTTTGTTGTATCTCTATGCTACCGGTAATAACATCCGCACCCAGAACACTTTGCAAGATCGAAGCCGGATCAATGTGACGACCATAGTCCGGATGACCTACAAGGTATTTACTTATCTGTTCTCCAGATCCCTGCGTTTCTGAGTAAGCAGGACGAAAAAAAGTTGGATGACATCGATCGGAATCATATTGGTCCGATACGGAAAGGTAATATTACCTTCATTAGGTTTACCACATTTAGGACAATCATAGGTGGGTATACCGACAACTGAAACCGAAGAGTTCTCAATGAATTTCTTCACTTCCGTTAAGAATGTTTCACGAATATTTTGATCACCACTGATGTTATTCAATACCTTTTCGATAGAAGCCCTATCGGTAATTTGATTGGTGTCAAGTTCAATCGAACTAACCCAATGACAATACTGACGCATGATTGTAGCGCGAGATTTCATATCGATCAATTTATTCTTTTCTTCCACAGTACCAGTGGAACCTAAAACCTGTTCGACATTATTGACCATGTCGTCAATCCAACGGTGACCTGTTTGGATATACTCAGTTATAGAAGGTGAACGTAAATTAATTGTAATTTCGTCTTTCTCACCTTCGTTGACAACAACTCGATGGAAAGAGGCTCGTGTCATCTCAGATCCGTAGGATTGCAGATCCTTAACAGTAATCTTAGTTCCACCACGGTGTTCAGCCATATGAGCTTTCTGACGATCTGTCAAACCTGCACGATTGACTAATTGCAATTTTCTTAGATTCAGAATTTCATTTGTAACGTGTTGACATTTTTCAGGATCAACCATGCAAGCTCTGCTATAGTTGAAACCTTTAGGGAACATTGTACAAGCAAGTCCCCATAACAGTGATGTGATATCCTGAGATTTGATATGGTCAAGAATATTGGCCGGACCAATTTCATCAGGATTTGCATTAATGCGATAAATATGTTGTTGTGCAAATCGGCATAACCGTTCGATATGATACGAGCTAGTGTTAGCATATGCCAATCCATAAGACATCCGTCCCATTTCAATCTGATCTGCAGTAAGTTGACGATAAAGCTCAACTAGATCTTCTTCAGTGGGTGGTTTGAACGTAATCCAAATACCAGTATTGTAAAGTCCGGTATTCCAAGTGCTTCCAAGCCCCAAATGTGAAATAGTACGAAGAACAGCTGCTTCACCGTCAAAGGAGGTATTTTGGCGTTCTCTGAATTTGACTTCATTAGAACCAAATTTTGTTCCATTGACTTCCAAGCTCTGATGAAAATCAGCATTTTGGTCTTCCAGTGTTGACAGGAAGACATCTTCATATGAATTCAAGCCAAGAGCAGCTTGTACAGCTTGAGCCCACTTGGTTCCCTGTTCGGTTCCTGACACGTCGATATTTGGAATATTAGTAATGACTTCTTCTGTTCGTGTCGAAGTATCACTAGGAAGCGATATTGAAATGCCGGCAGGATCAGGATTATCCTTAGAGACTACCGAATCAAGAAATACGTTCTGATTGGGACGTTTACTATAAGTTGGTTCTGGTGCTTCAGAAGAAAATTCTGAAACTTCTGATCGATCAGTTTTTTGCGGATCTGGTTCCTGAAGATAGTCCGCATCTGTCTGCTGAATTCCGTCTGTTGCAGTTGCAACAGACGGAGAAGAAGTTACCTCAGTTACAATGACTGATGGTTCAACTGCAGTCTGTCCAGTTTCACTACCTTCAATATGTTCGTTCATGTTTTGCTTTAAGTTGTTGTTATAGAGGAAATTGTATTGGTTGCATTTGCGACTAGATTCTGAAGATTCTGATTTTCATCAACGTTAGTAACTTCCGAAGATAAGTAAGCAGTAATTTCGACTGATGCTTGGAAAGCGATCGTTTTGAATCGCTCGAAGAAACTGTAATAAGCTTCACCGAGTGCATAATACTCTTCCATCTCATCATTAGTCACTAATTGACCTTCTTTGGTCTTATGACGATCTTTTATAAGAACCAATTCTTTTGAGAATGTTTCACAATCTTGAATAGCCTGTTGAACAAATCGAAGAAAAACAGGATCAACCTTTTCACCCGTATGTTCCTTATTTGCTTCAACGGCTTTTAAATTATGGAAAATTGCTTCAGAAAATTCCAGAATACCTTTGGCTATTGATTGATAAAGCCCGTTAAATGTATTCCATTCTAATTCTGTTGTTCGAGGTTGGGAGCGAACATTAGGCTTTGAATGTTGAGAGAGTTTGCGAGCTTCTTTAGAAATCGCAGTTCGTTGAGTGGTTGGTATTGAAACAGGAAATGGAAATTTATGTTCTTCAGCCTGCATGATCGTGCGAGATACACGTTTGTTTGTGGGAAAGCTTGTCTTCTTTGACATTAATTTTACCTATTAGTTTTAGCATGATGTGACGACCCGCACTAATTAATAAGTGTGGTATGAATTAAATTCTTAAGGAGAGGGTCATTGAACGAACTTATTGAAGACTTCATTTCTCATGTCTTCACACCAGGATACATTGAAAATATTCGAAAAGCAATTAGTCTTTTCGAAGCATTCGAACATCAAAATGCATATGGTGGGATCACTGATGTAATTACAAACGAATCAGTTTCTGATATTCAATCAAGAGCTAATCATTTTGTAATTGAACTTAACAATCAACTAGATTACATCGTTAAACAACATCTTATCGAGTTAACAGATAACGCAACAACTCATGATCGTATTATTATTTTAGATGCATTATTTCGTATTCAACATCTAGAAAATTACATTACGATTATTTCTATATTGACTTCAGAAGAAGATAGTGTTGATAAACTATCTAGAATTTTGGAAGAACTGACAGAATATGATCAAGCTCACTTTCTTCACTTATTAAAAGAAGTTAATGTAAGAACATTAGAACTTCTTGAACTTTATATCGAAAATCAACTTCAATTCGAAGAAGAAGAACCTGTTGATTACTCTATTATTGAGCGTGTTAAATTGTTCAATGACGTTTTAGGTAAATCTCATATTGGATTTGTCTTACTGGATGCTGGAATGAAAGTAGGATATCCATTACGTCTTTATCTTCCTTTTGTAGAGGAACATCTTGTTGTGGAAAACAACAATGAACAATCTGCATTGAATATTCTTTCAATCATTTATATGTCTGATACACCAGAACAAGCGATTCTAACAACTTATCGTGATGTCGGTGAAACGGCATTTAAATCGATCGATCTGGTTGGTAGAGCTGAAAATTTTGTATTGAAGATGATTAGTAAAATTCAAGATACCAGGAAGATTAACAATGAAAAGACACGATTATCTTAAAAGAGCACTTCAAGCTGGTCTAGCGAATAATCTATCTTGGATATTTTCAGCTTTCTGTGTAACGAAAGAAAAATCAGATGCTTATCTTGAAAATACTTATTTTTTAAGAATCATTAGTTTTAATCCAGCTTATCGATTCATTAATAAAGATGGAACGCTTGAAACAATTGATGATAGTCTAACGAAAGAACCTCTCTTTCATTTCAAAGAAAGAATTAAAGTAGATTCGAGTTGGATGCCTAATATCAAGGAGTCTTTCGAAACTTGTATTGGAAATCTTATTTTCAATGCAGTCATTATTCTACCAAATTTTGGACCTAAGTATCCGTTTGATAATGGAAAATTAAGTGTCCAAAACCATGAGAAGTATATCGCATCTCGATTAATTGACACTCCTAAGTCTGGTGAAATCAGAGACAATGCTAAAATTTATGTTGATGAATATCTAAAGTTTCGAGACAGTTTAGTTTATCTTGAACAATTTGCACCCATTACTAACTGGTCGGCTACTCGTAAAGGTATTACAAAGTCTCCAGAGTTAGCAGCCTATAGAACACAGCTCTTAAATGAATATGGTAGTAACCTGAATGATCCTACTGTATTTGCTGAATATGAAAATAAACTTAAAGCTTTTGATCGTGAATGGCTTAAAGATGATCAGGCCTTTGGAACTTTCTATAAAGGAAAAGTTCTGGATGTTTCCAGAAAGAAAATGTTTTTAGCTATTGGTATACCCGAACGTTTGGATCCGAAAGATCCTATCGTTCCCATTACCAGAACGTTGGAAGAAGGTCAACCAACCGATCCAGTTGAATATACAGCATCTTTAAACGGTGCTCGTTTTGGTTCTTATTCACGTGGAACAGAAACCATCAACGGTGGTGTGGTATCTAAATCAGTGATTCGTATAGGAAGTAACTATTCCATCGATATGGAAGATTGTGGAACAACACTGGGTCTCAAGAAAGTCTATACCAAAGATACGATCGGGATGTTGGTTGGTCGTACCATCATTGAAAAGACTGAAATGAAACTAATAGAAAAAATAGAAGATGCTAACCATTATTTAGACCAGAGCGTGATTATACGTTCACCAGCGTATTGTCAAGCAGGTCCTGGCGATCGACTATGTCGAATGTGTTCTGGACGTGCGCTTTCCCAATATAAGGAAGGTTTAGTCATTCCACTAACGGAAGTTTCACATCTCATCCTGAACCAGTCGTTAAAGGCTATGCACGGCAAAGTGTTGTCAACTGCAGAAGTTGATCTTCGTTCTGTACTGACATAAATAAAAAGAGGGCGTAATGAGTGACCAAGAATCAAACTCATCTGGATACGAAAGCAAAGGATTTCAAGAATACTCTGCTCCTTCGGCACCAAAAGAATCATCCACACACCAAGACCAGCGTGGTTCTTATACTGGCGGGAATAATTATTCTTCTAACAATTATCGTAAGAATGCCGGTTCTCAGTCTGGTGGTTTTTCTCGTTTCGGCGGTAATTCTCGTCGGAATGCTCCTGAGGTACCTCGTGACTTTTCTGTGGACCCGCCTATTTTCTACAGACCGTACGTCGGAACCGGAAATGCAGAAGTCCCAGAAACGGCGCTAGCAGCGTTGAAAGAAATCAGAGACATATTGGATCAACGAGGTTACACAGTTCGTACTAGCGCCTTCGATGGTCCTGACAAAATGTTCATGGATGCTAAACATAAAGAGGTTATTATTCCTTGGCGTAATTTTGCTGATAGCCAATCAAAATTGACCTTTACTTCAGAAGAAGCAATGTATTTTGCTAAACAATTCTTTCCGAAGTTTGACGACATGAAAGATACAGTAAAGAAATTCTTGGCTAAAAATGTTCGTCTTGTTTGTGGACAAAATCTTAAGAGTCTTGCACAATTCGTTGTTGTTTGGACAGAAGACGGATGTGAAGATCCTAAAATTAGATCTCCAAAGACTGGTAATTCAAGTCATGTTATCGCAGTTGCTCATCATCTTAATATCCCTGTTTTTAATTTTGGGAAACAGGATGCCAGAGAACGTTTATTGAAATACCTTCACATTCAAACACCGTAAGGAAATATCATGACCGATCCTGTTACAAGTTCAGTCGAAGTGGAAATAAAACCTGAAAAGATCAAGATTTTAAGATCTAATGATTCCATAGTGAAACGACCAGAAGTTGGTACACCTATTCGAAAAGTAATCCTTCCTGTTGAAGATTCATTCACCAAAGACTTCAACGCACTAATTGAACGTTCTTTGGCACTTAATGATCCGCTGAAAACAGAACTCATTACTTTCATGCAGCAGTATGTTACAGATATGGCACCAGGTACCACTATGAGTAAGACGGGTGGCATTCCTGGTGCGAATTATCAACTTTCTTTCTGCAGGATGCTGATTAAGGTTATTGAGAAATCACCCCCTGAAGATTTTCGACGGAATTGGATTATCGTTTTGTCGTTCTTTTGGCAATATAAGAAAGCAGCGCTTGGTGAACGGTATATCAATCGGTTCTCTGAATACTGGATGAAAGATGATCCTAATCTCACTGTCTTTCAACGACTCATGAATTTGTGTCTAGTTTCAGCAAACCCAGAAACACGTGGCCAGGTTTTATCTCGGGTTGATATTGTTAAAACAACATCACTTGTTTTCACTGAAACAGGTAAACAAAACGTTTTGTTGTTTTATAAAGCTTAATAGATATACATTTGACATACTTCATACTCCCAGAACCTTATCGGTCTGGGAGTATGAAGTTGTATTAATAAGAAAAAGATAGCCCTGCTATCAAAGCAGGGCTAAAGTTATCAGGTTAAAACGGGAGGGATGATAACCTGAATGAGCGACTAAGGAGTTCAAACCGCTCACTTGATAAACAATTAATCAATTAACTCGTTCAATTCAAATAGATTTGGTAATCCAAACATCTCTTTACCATACTCTAATGAGTTAACATAACCAGAACATAAGTTGATATTCTGTCGTCTAAAAACAGATTCTTCAATTCCATTGATATCTACAATTTCGCGTTTCGTTGTACTCTTAGAAACATTAAGTATTGATGTACAGGTTGGATAGGCAGATACGCAGTCACTGTCGTATACAAACGCTCTTAACTTAGTGCGTATATGAAGATTTTCATATACAAGTGGTAATCCAGGCACTACTAAATGTGCTGGTAAGGTCATAATCCAATCCAATAATGATAATGTCTCAGGTTCTCCTTCTATAGAAGGTTCTCTTTCTGCGCCTTCTTCTATTACTATTGTTTCCTTGACTTCTATTGGATCTTTCTGTTCACCAACGGAATTAAGAACATATCCTCTTTCTAATGCGAAGAAATGAAGCATATCTGCAATCATCTTCGGTTTTGAATTACACTTTGCAAAATGAGTATCACCTGCAAAACTAGGGATAGTAAAACAGAGATCTAACGTTTTATCATCTAACAATTTCATGGAGAGAGAATCGAATAACGCATAGACCATGTATTCTATTTTGAAATTCTTCTGCATGAAAATATGCCAACGATCTTTCTTATAGACTTCGGCTTCTTTGAAATTCAATTTTCGAACTCCTAGTTCTCGATCCAATGTTGCATCTAAACCATAAGAATTTTGTTTTTGTTTGGATAAACGTAATAGTCTATAAACACACATCGCGTCAATAACATAGAAACTAGCTGTCAATAATAGACTGTGCCATTGATCAGCATAATCGATTGGATATTCAGCACCATTGGCTTTTCTTTTCTTTCTAAGTCCTTCCTTGTACTGACAAAGTCTAGCCGGTTCTGGTACAGACGGATCGCAGAGAATATCTCGAGGATCAACACCATAGCGTTTCAGAGTATCCAAAATCTTTGGAATATCGAAATCTATATTCCAAATTGCAAGAAAGTCAGGTTTACGAATATGTATCCAATCAAATGCTTTACGAATCAGATCGACAGTGCCATTTGCTTCGATATAAGTAATAACATATTTAGAGATGTCAGTAAACTCTGAAATATATTGTATGCATTTTTCTCTAAAGTTTGTTTCAGGATCAACAATTCCTTTTATGAAATCTTTAGTGACACCAATATAAAGTTCATTACCAAATGCTGCTGTGGTAATGATAGGTTCTTGTGTACCATTTAACATATCGGTTTCAATGTCAAACATCATGACCGAGAACTGAGTATTATGCGTTTTATTAGCAGTTTGATATTGGTGTTTGATAATAGCTTGACTACCAATTTCAGTTCCGTATAAGTAAGGACTATTTGCTAATTTACGAATATGGTTTTGTGAATAATCAAATCCTAATGCAGTAGCTATCTTATCTCTTAAATCAGATTGCGTACAATTATGTTGCGTTAATCTATCAATCGACTCAACTTCTTTCTTTTGCTTGTGAGTTTGATAGTTCTTGTTAGTGATCCAAAATGGTCTTGTGAAATTTTTGATCCAACGTAAACGTGGTTCTGAACGACCGCTTTTCCAGTGTACACGTTCTTTTATTAAATGTAAATCTGGTCGTTCTTTATTTTTAGGAACATGAATTACGAAACGACACTCACGGCTAATTATCTCATCTTTTTCAGATTCGATAACTTTGTTTTGTTCTGTCATGATAACTCACTTATGAGTAATTCTATCTGATGTGTTGAGTGAATGGAATTATCCCATTCTTAAAAAATCATAACTCTATATACTCTAGATGAGCTTAGGCTTTTTAAGAAAACCTCTTAAAATGGACTTCAACCAAATCGGAGAACCCAACAGTGAAAGAAGTTCAGATTGGCGATGTAATCAAAGTTCGGTTCGGTAATAATCGAGCGGTTGTAAAAGAAGCAGTTGTATTGTGTAAGAAACCAGGAGCGAAACATATCCTTGTTGAATCAAACGACAAGAAGCACATGGGAAGTGTCATCATTGATCACGAAAAAGATGAGGAATTTTATCAAACGGATGGGATGTGTTTTATTGGTGGATCTGGATATCCTCGCGATAAAGCAGCCAAAGCACTTGGATTTAAAGGTATTAAGATATAATCTATTTTTTATAAAGATAGGAGGCTGGATAAAACCAGTCCTCCTATTCTTTTTTTTTTATCTTTTTATGTTTAACGAAATGGTATGAATCGATCAACCCAATATTAAATTACCATCTCAGAGGGGAATTATGACTAAGTTTTATGAGAGGGATACAACCGTCTCTCTTGAGATGATCGACTTTCAGTCGGATTCTTATGCTCGAGATATAGAAGTATTGTTCAGTATTTTGATGAAAGATTTTTCAGAAAATCCAAATCAATATCGAAGGTGGAAAGAACATCCTAACGTTAAAGCTATCGAAGAACTCACGTTTAAACGAATGGGGATCAAATTGGATCTCATTCCAAATGGATTACCTGGTGCGGTTATTCCATTTTATCCAAATGAATATTCTTCGATTATTAATAAACAACTTAGAGGTAATTTGTACGACGGCCCTTTAAGTCGAGCTTTTTTATCCAAACAGCTTAAAATTATCGATCAAGCGTTGGAACAAAAAGGAATCGTGGATATTCAAAAGTGTGAAGTATCCGGTATCTTTTCTGAGTATACAAATCCACTTCATGTAAATATTCAAACATTCCTGAAATGGAAATTATCACCTGGAATGGTGACAGCGATTTTTCTTCATGAATTAGGACATTGTTTTACTGCCTATGAATATTCTAATCGATTAAATTCGAATAATCAAGTTCTATCTCAGCTTTTGAAAGATACCGTTAATAAAAAGGATTTGTCAAAAGACTATATTTTCAAAGAACTTAAAATATTGAATCCAAAGACAACCAACGAAGAACTGGATAAGATCTTTTCTGGAAGCAATACTATCCTTGGTCGTCGAACCATGAAGTTTTTAAAAGAAACAATTGAAAGTCAGATGCCGAATGACCGTTATAATGATAATGCTAGTGAAACATTAGCAGATAACTTTACCTCACGTTGGGGGTATGGTCCTGATTTAATTGCTGCGTTGGATAAAATGCAGGGTTCTGGATTCTTGAATCCTGATCAATCTCTAGCTGGAAGCATCCTTTGGTCAATTGGAAGTATTCTTTTAATTACGATTTGGACATTTCTATTTTTATCATTATTCTTCGAAGCCTTTTTATTTATTATTGGTGCTGGAGTGACATCATTGTTAACTGGTACTGGATTTGTTTTTTATTCTTTAATAGCAGGTGTGGTATTAGGTTCATACGTAATCAGTCATTCCACCTATATTAAACCAATGACTTATGATGATCTGAAACATCGTTATCAAAGAGTTCGAAATCAATTAATTTTCTTACTTAAAGATAGTGATCTTCCTGAACATCAGGTCAAAGAAACCATTGATCAGATTAAACTTCTGGATGAAATTATCCAAAATAAAAACGAATATAAAAATCTGGTGACACTTCTTATTGATTTCTTCACACCAGGCCACAAAGATTCTCAGAACGATATTCAACTTCAACGATTATTAGAGGATCTTTCTGCCAGTGATTTGTATCTTGCATCTGCTTCACTTCGTGTTGCCCATACGTAAACCCTCTAAGGATCTATTATGACCATGTATGCAATGAACCGGCTGTGCCGAAAGTCTCAGGATTTCATTTTCTCTTTTGTAGGAACAGCACGTTCTCGTTCAGATTCTTTCAGCTTCGCAATGGCGTGCGTTCTCATCAATGCGATGGAAACAGCGGCTTATAATGCCAACGAAACTCCTGATGAACATTATTTTGTTCGTACTTATGGGATCAAACTTGTTGGTAAGCTGAATGATCTCAATGAAATGTTGAAATTGGATATTGATAAAGTATTGTACTATACCGCCAAGTTATATCAATATCGTCAATCACAGACGTGTTGGAACGGGTGGATGAATGTGGTGCATTCTAAGGAAACTGCTATTGCTGATTTCTTTGGTATCACACGTTTCTTTTCCAAAGAAGATTTAGCAATCATCGAGAAAGATCATGTCTCGATTCTTACCGATATCTTGAATCTCACACAACTGACAACAGAGATTGGGTTTTTTGATGGAAAACCGAACGATCAGGTTACTTAATGAGTATCGTCGATTACGATCCATTATTTCCTGATGTAAGTTCTGGAAATGAACCCGATCTTTCTGTTATCAAATCACCAATATTTAAGTCTAATACAGACCCTAAGATTTTCTTAGAACCAAGTAAGATTCCGATGATTCCCAATCCTGATTTGGAAGCGTTATTTAATATTCCAGATTTATCAATAGAATTCAAACTTGTAGAAGATCAGAATATCAAACTCATATCTTTGAAAGATATTGATAATGATATTTCTAAATCGGGTACAATTGATTCTGGTCGTGCTGAAATCATGGCAGAGTCATTTACAGAACTGTTTTCAGTTGTTCCGAAAAATGGGTTTACACATATCCCTACCAAAGTTGGGTATAAAGAAACTCAAGTCTATGTAAAATCAATTGTCGCTAAAGAAGAAGCCCAGTTGATGGATCTTTTCAAAACCTATATTGAAGGTCCTTTAACTGATACTTTTTCAATGATTACTTCTATTAAAGAAAACTATCTACCTGGTTTGATTCGTATTTCAGAATCATTACGTTCTGAATTACAAGTCAATCATGAGAAAATTCTTGGTAACCCTAACAGCACGATTCCTTTAAAAGATGGAGTGTTCATAGATTTGAATAAGATCAATCTTTTAAGATTTGATACATCTTTGATCAATACACATCTTAATTCCATTAGTGAGTTTACAGATGCACTAAAAGCTATCAAAGAAGTTTTCAACTGTCATCACGCTAAGTTATTCTTTGATATAATTGTTGGTCTTGATGACGATAGCGAAGTATCGATGGTTGATTTAATGACATTTGTCATGAGTCCTAATATAAGTTCAAAGTTGAATGAATTTTATCAAGATCTTATCGCTAGATTGAAAATCGTTACGGATCTGGCTGTAGAAGCCAAAGCAATCTCTGATAAGCCTGATTTGATTTCGAAGCTGGTAGTTGAAAGAGCGGAGATCTTTATTTCTCTCCATCATTGTCTGATGAAATATTCTGGATTGGTTCATCATCTAACCATTTTGAACCTTGCCATTAAACAGCTTTTATTGACATATTTGGAACTATAAGTATACTCCATACACTCAAGACCTAATAATGGTCTTGAGTGTATGGAAGTTCATTTAGAAACCTGTGTAGATGATATTAAGATCAGGTTGGATCGTAACAGTGTTATCTTGATTAGCAATCAGTTTACGTGCGATACAGAGACGATTGTGTTGATCGGTGATGGTCATGGACTTATAATCCGACGTACCACCCAGATTACGAATAGTAACACCGTAAACGTTATTACCCAACGCTGTCTTGAGATCAGATTCCATTTGATTAATAGTGAATTTCAATTGTGTAATATTGTTATCCAGATAGTCTGAAATGATATTGGTGTTGGTATTTTGCACACCTGTATCATTTACAACAGATTGATCAATAAAGACTGTTATTGTAAGACTTTGTTCAGAATCAATATAAACATTCTGATTATTGTTAACAATAATCTGTGTAACACCAAGCGAAGCTTGAGGATAGAAGAATATTTCAGTTCTTTCGATTAGACGAGCTTGAACTTCCAGAATATCTACTGTAATCCATTCTGTCATAGTTTTCACAACTTGATCTCTATAACTTACATAGTTAGGATCAGTTGTGAAAAGCAAGTTAGCATCAATGACTAAGATATCGAAATCATTCTTAGCACCAATTTCACTAATGATAATTGGGTTTCCATTGTTATCGAGGATATTATCACCAGCCCGATAAGTATAAACAGGATTCGCACTTCCATCTAAAACAGGATCACCAATACTGTGAATTTTGTTATAGTACGGATTACCTGATCCGTCTATAAATAGCATGGAATTTGTGATTGGGTTAATCTGATAAATATCTTTCGTATAGAGCTGCGGGACATCCGAAGGAGAGGTCTGATAGTCAGCACCTGTTGCATAGCTTCTAACACGCGCCCAGAGATGCTCAAGATAACTACCGAATGTAACTTCAAGTTGATCGTGAGTATTTCCTACAGAACCTATTGGAAGCTGTGCTTTATTAACTAATGTATCGGTTTCATCTGAAACAAATCCACTCGTTACAGAAGTTGTGGTATAGAGTATGTCTACAACACGATCCAATGCAACATAGAAATTAGAAATCAAACCATCGGAATTATAGACATTAATGATTTCGATACAATTGTTTCCATCAATGTCATAAGTCGTTTGAATATCAAACGTATAGATTCTTTCATTCGAAGTCGAATCAACTCCTTGTTGAACACCATTGATCGTACCCGATAATGACCCATCTTCATTCACCAATCGAAGTTGAACACCTACTTGGTTATCATTCAGTTGTTTATATGCAGATCCTGAAATAGTTACAATAGTCAGAGTATAACCTGTCGATGTCTTTGTAATAGTGTAACTACCAGTATTAACGACCAAAGCCAGGGTGTTGTTCTGAAGGATAAAGTTTAGATTAGCGATATCTGGATGATCTAAATCGTACGGTCTGACATCCAGTAAACTATCCTGGAGATCAAAAACATAATAATACGGCGTATAAACATAACTAGCTGCATTCACTGTGCTAACCAATGAATTAACAGGTTGAGATTTGATCGAGCTGATAACCGAACTTTCTACCAATGATGCAATACCATTATTTAAAGAAAATGCGGTATTGGACAACAATGTGAATCGGTTACTGTTGTTGACAACATTATCTGACGTCTGAAGATCAGAAATCTCACTAGAGAAACGGATCATACCGACATTAGCACGACTTAATAATTTTTGATTATTACTTGTAACAACACCTGTTGAAGTAGTGCTAGTACTACTAGTATTTGCAATGCTAATATTAGGGATAGGTCTAATACCTAACATATAACGATCTGTTAAAGTATCGGCATTCCTAACAATCGTAAAACCATTTAATTCACCTACTGTATCCAACTGTGCTGTGGTGATTGGAATATTAAAACCACCGAAAGCGTAGTTAATGACTTTATTTTTCAGTGTTGTAAAAGCTATACCGTCAGATCCTCCAGAGAGAATTTGATCACTGAAAGTTAAATAATTGACAGTACTCCAGATGTTTGTGTATACGTTGGTATCTCGAATAGAATCAATAGCTCTGAACTTTATAGCAAACTGATCCAGGGTATATCCACCCATATTGACATCGATATTTCCATCAGTTGTATAGAGGTCAATACGAATTGTACCTGAAACTGTTCCTAGTGTATTGTAGATATACGGAATGGTAACATTCAGATTCAAACTTGTTACCATCAATACAGCTGTTGGTGTTGTTTGATCAAAGACTTGATCAGAATGTGTTGTTACCATTTCAACCCAATCAGCACCTGTCGTATTCGATTTTTGAAAAACACGTGCAAATAAGAACTGAGATGTAAATGGAATATTAAAATTAAATACTTTCTGTTGTTGGAAAGCGTAGTTAGATGTAACAATGGTCATTTCTTTTACAGGAGCAACGAAATAAAGCCATTTAATTCCGTTGGAATCCTGACGGGTCTTGAAAGAAATGATATTATTAGACGGTGTCGAAATTGGTGAGCTAATTGACGTATCATGCGTAATCTGCATGACGCCATTTGGAAATTGGCGAATGACGATTGGGTATTCCAGAGTAAATGTATAAGTATCAATCGTAATAAAAGTATCACGAGGAATAATCGCTTTCATGCAATTTTCTGTGGTATCTTCCACCAGAGCATTTAAAAGTGAATTCAAATCGAACATGAAAGTAAATGGGACACTTCCAGGTGTTGCAAAACGACCGATATATTCTGCATCCGTCATATGCCGATAAATATCTTGATCTGTCTGTGCCAAACCAGCATAAGAACGACGAAGATTAAGAAGTGACTCGTTAACTGCAAGTGCAGTATGAAGTGATGACATTTCTAACCCAAGGATGAATGGGTTAGTCGGATCAACTAGATCGATTTGATTGTTTAAGACTTCATCAAGGAAATCATAAGTCGCTTGAGCGATTCGGACAGGAGATCCTTTGTAATAACCAATCCGATTATACAGATCAGTTATACTTGCAGAACCACTTACAATCTCAGTCATTTGTTAACCGCCTTCTTCGTTATCATCTTGTTGATTGTTAATTGCAGATTGAATTGCATCATCATCTGCTTGCCCTAAAGATTGTAAAAATGCTTGGGTTCTAATATTAAAAAGATTCCGATCAACCCACCACTCCATGACATGATTATCAGGATTGATTCTTGGATAAGCACGATGTTGGAAGATATAACTAATTGAACGTGGAACGAGAATCATGGTTGAATCGCGATTCTCATTTTTCATTTCACTCTTAAACATTTGAACTGTTTGATTAAATTCATAGATCAAGATATCGTCAAAGATTTCAAATCCTTGACATTGAAATCGCATTGAGATATCTTTATTTGCAGATGAAAATGTTTCATCCATATTAAGATCACCAAACTGACCGACCGAAGAAGCAATCGGAATGGCAGGTCCGGTTGACATAATCTTACTGACTTTATACCTATTACGATCCAGACGAACTCGATAAAGTCGAGTATTGTAATCAATACGGTTATCAGTAATAAAATCTGGATACGGAACAAATTGTCCTTTAAATACATAGGACGCATAAAGTGTCCAGATGTAAAACATATAAAGGATAGGATCTGATACTGTATTTCGAAATGTAACATCGATTGTATATTCTTCGAAGTTCTCAACCAATCCATCTACAAAGCTCACCGATTCGTTATATCGACCTTGTTTACTTGTGAATAGAGGAACAACAGGGTCTGGCCAGCCAGAAGATGACAATATGTTATTCGTTAAAACTGGAATAAATGCCATATTGTTATTCGTTAATGGACAAGTAATACGAGGAATATCAATACCTGGTTTTGTAGCTGTTTTACCAAACTGATATCCAACCATTAATCGAGGATCCAGAGTTGTTCTAACAAAACGGTGGATCGTTGTATCACTGACATCTGAAGCTAATGGCATAAACTTCCGAGAATTTCGAATGTTATCTAATTGAAGATTTAATTGTGGTCGAACAAAAAATAGGAAACCTTGACGTTCGCGATTGTACGGAACAGCAGTCGGGATTTGATCGTGATTAAAGCCGTATAGATTGTTTCCAATGGCTTTATCAAGAGATCCTACTGCTGTACTTTGTAAAATATCATCGATAGAGATTGGGATCTGAGTTGTCATGTTTTGTTTCCATTCCTATATAAATTCAAGAAGAATCGTTTATCCAATGAGCTAACGCCGCTGCTTCGAGATCTTATAGTTCGTGGTTATCGAATTTAGCGTAAAGATTTTTACCTCATCAAAGACTTAAAAAACCGGAGACGCGTCTTGGATCCTATCAGTGTTGGTACTGCAATTACGACAGGTTTGACTTTTATCGCTAAGTTCCTCAACACCGCTAAGGACTATAGCAGTTATTACAAAAATACTTCGCTTCCAGAAGCAACGAAGTTAACACGAGTTGAACCAATTACCATCGTGTCGAAGGATCTCCTAAACAATCCAGTGACACGGGTAGTTTTGAACAGTCAATTATCCATCTTCGCTGGTTATTATCTGCAAGCCATTGATATTCTGACCAAGGTTGGTGACGTTGAAGTGGTTCGTATTCTTGACCGTTTGAATCCCGATCGCGATGAAACGGGTTTCTTGTTGTCTAGTGGACGGACC